TACAACAAAAAGGACTGTATACTATGTTAAACACTAACACAATGGAACAAGCAATGGTTAATACACTTTATTCGATGCAAAATGCTTTTGTAAAACGCAAGTTTGACCCAACTAAGAAAGCAGACTTAGCAGTTTACAAACAGTTTATCACAACTGGTTCATGGGGTGATGCTCCTTGTCCATTTGAACTCGAATGGCCTGCGCTGAATATTCCCAGCATGATTGAGCGTAAGATTTCAGAATACACTGTGCGCAATATTTAAACCTAGTATTATCTAACCAAAGGCTCTTCGGAGCCTTTTATTTTGGCTATAAATATTATATTAGGAATCAATAATGGCATCATACTCACTAACTGCTACTAACACAAGTCAACAGAGCCCTGTACTTAAGAAGGGAGTTATTATACTGTATTCATCGGTATCAATTTATTTTGTAGTAGGTGAAAATCCTGTAGTTGATCCTAACAAGTGCGCACTGCTACGTGCCGGCGAGAGTAGACAACTGCGTTTTCCCGTTAAGTGTAGTCGTATTGCTGTGCAGGCAGTCAGCACACCTGGAGCAGTAACTATAACTGAGCAAGCTGGCGGAGTAAAAGCTAGCTGTACAGCATAAGATTAACTAAATACACTAAAGAGAATAGTTATGTCAGCAAACGGAATATCAACATTAGCAAGTAAACAGCTTAAACAAGAAGGCAAGCTAGACATTGCCGAAGCCAAACGCCAAGGCAAACTAGTAGCCATTGATGGAACCATTAGCGGGTCTGCGAATTCAAGTCAACCATTTGCACGTACACTTAATGTATTAGATATTAATCTATTACCTACAAAATATTCAGGCAATGTAATTGTTGATAACATCCAAGATGGTAATGTATTAGTAACAGGACGTCCGTGGACTGATATTGCATGGACATTGCCAGCTGGCATGGACCGCAATGAACCATATAACGGTTCTGGTGGTAGCAATCCTACAGTACCGGGCGCACAATATAAAACTGCAGCCGCACGTGGTGTTCCGGCATATTCAGCAAGTGGCATTACCTTTAACGATCTATCAGCGGATGCGCTTACTAGCATTTCAAATGAAGCAGATGGCTTATATCGTCGCAAATATGTTGGTAAAGTTGTATCAACTTACGGTAATTGGTCCAGCTACGATTCAACATGGTTTGCTGATCCGACACGCGGACCTATATCAGAAGCCGTATATGAAGTTGATACCTATGTTAGCTTTGGCTATCGTAGCGACTTGGGCGCAGAAAATGGCTACAGTTTAGAGTGGAAAGGATATCTTAAAGCACCGGTTACTGGTAACATGCGTTTCTTTGTAGATGTAGATGATGATATTATGGTATGGATTGGAGCAAATGCTTTAGCACCAACTAACTCTAACTATCTATTAGCACAAACAGGCGGCACAAGAACAGGCACTAATGGTATTACAGTAGTAGCAGGCAAATACTACCCAGTGCGCATGGCGTTTGTTGAACATGGTGGTGCAGAACAATTCCAAATCTTTGCTAATAGTTCAGCAGGTGCTACAGTATACAACGGTCAAGACCTAGACTGGGCATACAACACAGCAACCAAAGGCTATTAAGGTAAATACATATTATGAAGATAGCAGAATTATTCAAACACATGATTGACTTGTTAGATCAAGAAGAACAAGCACAGTCTCAGGAAATTACACCAGATGAACCCGGTGTTATGGTTCCACCACTACAACAAAAAATTGAAATACTTAAACGTTCACAGGGTATAGACAATGTCTACGATGAAGAACCTGATGAACTTGATCATATCAAACGCAACGCTGGTATAGCAGTAATTACCACAGCAGAAGAAGACGAACCTTTTGAAGGATAGGATAGGTAATACCTATGTCTATCCAGTCTGATATAAACAATACCACAAGAACACTTTGGACCAGTAAGACTCCTTACAATGCTAACGTATGGGTAGGTGAAATTGGTCAAATATTCTATAACCCTACCTTAGGTTGCTTGAGATTAAGTGACGGAGTTACTGCGGGTGGCCTACCATTATGCGACGGAGCAAACGGCAATGTAGGAGCCACTGGAGCAAATGGTGTTAGCATTTCAAATGCCACAGTAATTGGTGGCAATTTATTAATCACATTTAGTAACAGTTCTGCTATCTGGGCAGGCAATGTTGTTGGACCACAAGGCATTCAGGGGAATGTTGGACCACAAGGCATTCAGGGGAATGTTGGACCACAAGGCATTCAGGGGAATGTTGGACCACAAGGCATTCAGGGGAATGTTGGACCAGCAGGTAATACTTTTATAGGTGGTGACTACGGTTCTTTTTATGATATCACTACACAAACAATATCTAATATTGCCCTAGCGTATAAAGTGCCAATTGGTAATACTTCGATCAGCTCCGGAGTTTCTATATCCAATAGCAACATTGTAGTTACTACTAGTGGAGTATACGACATACAATACAGCATACAATTCACTAACACAGACAATGCTAATCATGATATAGATGTTTGGGTTAGGATTAACAATATAAACTTACCAGACAGCAATAGTAGATTTACTATACACAGTCGAAATAGTAATCCTGGTGGCGCCGTGGGCAAATTGATAGCAGTCACTCCTATAGTTACTAGCCTTAATGCCAGTGACACTGTACAAATAATGTGGGCCACTGATGATATTGGTATTGCTATTACCACGTTTGCTGAACAGACTAGCCCAATCAGACCAAAGACACCCGGGGTTATCGTTTATGTTAATCAAATTGCGTAATTTTTCTTGACTATTATAAACTACCATGTTAAACTATCAGTTACAACTCAATAAATAATTAACTATGTTATTTGGATTATTCATCTTAGCGGTGGCTTTAAGCATTTCAGCCGTGGCCGCATACTATTCCATAGCTGGATTAACAGCTATTTTTGCCGCGGCAGTAGTGCCTATTATCATTATGGGTGCTGTACTCGAAGTAGGTAAAATTGCCGCTACTGTATGGCTACATAAATTTTGGCATCGTGCTAACATACAGTTTAAACTTTATCTTGTTCCTGCCATTTTAGTGCTGATGCTGATTACCTCAATGGGGATCTTCGGATTTTTGAGCAAGGCCCACATGGATCAAAACATTACAGTAGGCGATAGTGCCGCTCAGGTGCAGATCTTAGATGAAAAGATTAAAACAGAACAGGATAATATCAGCGTAAACAAACGAGCCCTACAACAAATGGACGCACAAGTGGACCAAATGTTGGGTCGTACCACAGACGATCGGGGTGCCAACCGTGCTGTACAAATACGTAAGAATCAAGCCAAAGAACGTAAATCATTGCAAGCAGACATCTCAGCCGCACAAAAGAATATATCAGCATTACAAGCAGAACGTGCTCCACTGGCCGCACAGAATCGTAAGATTGAAGCAGAAGTCGGACCTATCCGTTACATAGCCGCACTTATCTACGGTGATAACCCAGATGCAAACTTACTAGAACGTGCTGTACGTTGGGTAATTATCCTACTAGTGTTTGTATTTGACCCATTGGCACTTATCCTTATCCTGGCCGCAGAGCAAACTATTATGTGGGCTAGAGAAGACAAGCGTAAGAAAGAAGATGAATACGAACTAGACGATGGACAGCTAACCGACGAACAATACGAAAAAATTAAGCAAGAAGCCGATGTTGACGATTACATTGCAATGCAAAAGTTCTTTGATGATGGCAAAGAACTAGCCAAGTCAATTGATGACAACGATGGTCGTTTACCTAATAATTATGCTAGCACACAAGCATATTTGCATACTCCTTGGGTTTGGCCCGAACGTACTTCAGATGAAGGACTAGTACCTAAACAACAACCAGTTGACGAAGATCCTTTAGATATTCCTATACCAGAAGGTGAAGAAATGTGGGCTCAAGAGGCTATTGATACAGACACTAGTAAACAAGACTTAGACAATGCTATTAGTTTAATTGCAGAAATGCAGGCTAAGTTAGATGTGCTACAAGCAGAGCATGATGCTAAACACGAAGAATTGGCACAGATTAAATCAGTTGATCCAGTTACCCTAACAGACCATTTGGGCAATCCAATTGCCACATATTATCCACAACCACAACAGGTTATCGCACCAGATTTAAGTATCAATGCTGAACTTGATGGTAATAGTGTAAGTGCTGGATTTGGTACAACCTTCCCAAAAGCTCCAGTCAAGGGTGATCTTTATCTAAGAGTTGACTATTTACCTAGTCGATTATACAAATGGAATGATATCAAGTGGATCGAAGTAGACAAAACTACAACTGATGTATATTCATATGATACAGAGTATATCAAACATCTAACAAATAAAATAGCATCTGGTGAGTATGATGTGGAATTACTTACACCAGCAGAGCAAGAACAAATTCAACAGTATATTAAAAATAATCCTCAATAAACAACGCATATAAATACATTTCAATAAGGAAGATAGCGATCAATGGCACAACACGATTCAATGGTAAGAGGCAACACAGTCTACGTTAAGAATGACAACGTAGAACAGGCAATGCGCAAGTTCAAAAAGAACATTCAAGACAGCGGACTAATATTAGATTTACGTGCTCGTGAATCATATGAAAAGCCTACACTTAAACGCAAACGCAAAGCGGCTGCGGCAAAACAACGCTGGAAAAAGAAATTATCCAGTCAAACACTTCCAGCAAAACTTTATTAAGAATTACTTGTCAAACTACTTGACAACTAATGTAGTATAGTGTATTATGATAAATAGTTATGTAGATGCCTAATTAGGGTCTACAACTACTACTTGCTTTTTATAAGGAGAAAACAATGAGCAAAAATACAATCATAGGTATTGACCTAGGCACCACTAATTCTTGTGTGGCCATTCTTGAAAATAACAAATCACGTGTAATTGAAAATAACGAAGGTGCTCGTACTACACCAAGTATCGTTGCCTACGGCGATGAAATTATTGTAGGTGCTAGTGCTAAACGTCAAGCAGTTACTAATCCAAAAAACACAATCTACGCCAGCAAACGACTTATTGGTCGTAAGTTTGATGAAGACGCTGTACAAAAAGACATTGACCTAATGCCTTACAAGATCGTTAAAAACGAAAATGGTGATGCATGGGTTGAAGTCAACGGTGACAAACTAGCACCTCCACAAATTTCAGCAGAAGTTCTGCGCAAAATGAAATTGACAGCAGAAGACTATTTAGGTTACAGTGTAACGCAGGCAGTTATCACAGTCCCTGCGTACTTTAACGACAGTCAAAGACAAGCTACTAAAGATGCTGGTAAGATTGCCGGCTTGGAAGTACTCCGTATTATTAACGAGCCTACTGCGGCCGCACTGGCATTTGGTTGCGATAAAGGTGATAAGAAAGACCGTAAGATTGCTGTGTATGACCTAGGTGGTGGTACATTTGATATCAGTATCATTGAAATCAGCGACATCGACGGCGAAAAACAATTTGAAGTATTATCTACCAATGGTGATACATTCCTAGGCGGTGAAGACTTTGACCAACGTATTATGGAATACTTGGTAGATGAGTTTAAGAAAGAGTCTGGCATTGACTTAAAACAAGATATGCTAGCCCTACAACGTCTTAAAGAATCAGCTGAAAAAGCTAAAATTGAATTGTCAAGTTCAACACAGACAGATGTAAACTTACCTTACATCACTGCTGATGCAACCGGTCCTAAACACTTGTCAGTTAAACTAACACGTAGTAAGTTTGAAAGTTTAGTTGAAGATTTAATTAAACGTTCGATTGACCCATGTAAAATTGCTGTTAAAGACTCTGGTATTAACATCAGTGACATTGACGATGTTATCTTAGTCGGTGGTCAGACACGTATGCCTAAAGTACAAGAAGCTGTTGAAGCATTCTTTGGTCGTGCACCACGTAAAGACGTTAACCCAGATGAAGCTGTGGCAGTTGGTGCGGCAATTCAAGGTGCGGTATTGGGTGGCGATAAGACTGATGTATTGTTACTAGACGTAACTCCACTATCATTGGGTATTGAAACAATGGGTGGTATTATGACCAAGCTGATTAAGAAAAATACAACTATCCCAACCAAAGCAAGCCAAACATTCTCCACAGCAGAAGACAATCAACCAGCTGTGACTGTTATGGTAGCACAGGGTGAGCGTGAGTTTGTCAAGGACAACAAAGTACTTGGTCAGTTCAATTTAGAAGGTATCGAACCACAACGTCGTGGCCAACCGCAGATTGAAATTACACTTGACATCGATGCTAACGGTATTCTTAAAGTAAGTGCTAAAGATAAAGCAACTGGCAAAGAAAACAAGATTACTATCAAAGCTAACTCAGGTCTAACCGAAGAAGAAATTGATGCAATGGTACGTGATGCAGAAGTTAATGCTGATGCAGATAAAAAATTGCGTGAATTAGTTGATGCACGTAACCAAGCTGAAGCACAGGTTCACGATGTTAAGAAAACTGTAGAAGAAGCTGGTGACGCGGTAACTGCTGAACAGCATACTGCAATCAATGATGCAATTACCGCGGTTGAAGAAGCCATCAAGGGTGATGATGTAGAAGCTATTAAATCAGCAATGGTAAAATTAGCAGAACCAGTAGCACCAATCTATCAAGCTAAACAAGCACAAGAGTCAGCAACAGTTGAGCCTGGTGCACAAACAGCTTCAGATGCGCAAGATGGTGTTGTTGATGCTGAATTTACAGAAGTTGACAAGGAGAGTAAATAATGAAACAAGTTTACACAACCCTTGACATCCCTAGCATCTATAAGTTTGCTATCGGCTTCGATGAGTTATTTTCACAACTGCAACACTTAGAGCAACGCGGTAAGGATTCGGGCTACCCACCGTTTAATCTAATTAAACTAAACGAAACTAACTACGCCATTGAATTAGCAGTAGCTGGTTTTGCTGAAGATGAATTAGATGTAGAAATTGAAAACGGTGAATTAGTTATCCGCGGCACTAACCGTGAAGTCAGCTTAGAAGAAGCTCTTCATGACCTTGAACATAATCCAGTTGAGTATATCCATCGTGGTATTGCGGCTCGTGACTTTGTTAAACGCATCAAGTTAGCCGAGGGTGTAGAAGTTAACTCAGCACACGTTAAGAACGGTATCCTAACAGTTAAATTGGAACAATTCACACCTGAACCAGTTAAACAAAAGGTTGCAATTTCTTTCGAAAAGTAGTAGTATAGTAATAAGGGTGGAGGAAACTCCACCCATCCTCAACAAAAATACAAAGAGAGAAGATATGGCCAAGGCAATTGCAAAAGTTAAAACAACACCAAACTTATCAGTCAAAGAACCCAGTATGTACAAGGTCATTTATATCAATGATAATGTAACAACTATGGAATTTGTTATTGAAAGTCTGCGTGTGGTATTTGATATTGCCGTTGACACTGCAATTGAAATTACACAAACTATTCACGAAGAAGGCAGTGCAACAGTTATTGTGTTACCTTATGAAATGGCAGAACAAAAAGGTGTTGAAGCAACACAACTTGCTAGAGCAAATGGCTTTCCACTTGTAATTAAACTTGAACCTGCTGCATGAGAAACTTGTTAGTAATAGGTGATAGTTTTTGTGATCACAGATATATAGATACAGACTGGCCTGTGTATTTGTCGAACCTATTAAATTTAAATTTAATTGGTGCCGGTTTACCTGGCGAATCTTGGTGGTTCATAAGAGAACATTTTATGAAAATTTATACATCGGATGAATTTAAAAAAACTGATCTTATTGTATATTGTCACACTGACCCAAATAGGATTATTGGTACTGATGGTACCTTACGCATAGGAGATGACGATCCGGATGTTATTAAACTTTATTTGACAAAATTACAAAATCTTAAATTCAATGATTGGTGTTGTCGACAATGGTTCAAAGAATTAAATAATCTATTAGCGGACAAAAAAGTAATACATGTTCAAAATTTTCCTTTAACTTCTAAATATTTTAATAAGTTAAACGGAGTTAAAGTTGATAGAACGACATTGTACGATTTAAGTTTAAGAGAACTTACCGATTGTAACAAATTCATATATGATACTAGAAACAACCATTTCAGCACAGAAAATAATTTAAAAATTGCAAACATGTTATTTGAAATAGTTAATACAACCACTAATTGGCAGAATGAAACTCGGGAATTACAATTTTGATTTTTAATAAAATTAAAGAACTCAAGCAAGAAGGTAAGAAAATTGGTATAACTTTTAGTACGTTTGACATGCTACATGCTGGCCATATAGCTATGTTAAGCGAAGCTAAAAATCATTGTGATTACCTAATTTGTGGTCTACAAACAGATCCAACTATTGATCGTCCCGATACTAAGAATAAACCTATTCAAAGTATTGTTGAACGTCAGATCCAGCTAGCCGCTTGTCGCTATGTAGATGAAGTAGTTATCTACCAAACAGAACAAGACCTAATTGACCTGTTGCTAATCTTACCATTGGATGTGCGTGTCTTAGGTGTTGAATATGAACACGAAGAGTTTACAGGGCGAGAGGAATGTATGATGCGTAACATTGAATTGGTATTTAATGGACGTGACCATAGTTTCTCTAGTTCAAGTTTGCGTAAGCGTGTAGCACATGCTGAAACAATTAAACTATTAAAGGATGAGCATAATGGGTAATATTAAAATTGGTTTATTAATGATCATTGCATGGCTTGCATTAGTGTGGGCAGTGTATGGTTCAAGTGTAGAACACATCACTATGAAATATGATTGTGCTATTGCAGAAATTAGCCCAGATGTTCCGCAAACTGTTAAAGAACAATGTAGAAAGTTGATGCAGAAGAGATAACTTACTTAGTTCTAGGTCCTAATCCGGGTATCCAACCTAAACTAATATACTCGTTAAATAACTCAGGTGATATGTATTTTCTATCACATGTTTCCTTGTTATGTACCCAGCGTTTGCCAATAAGTGATTGTTTAATCTTTTCCGCTTTTTCGTCTGAGCAAGGTGGGCGAACATTCCACCCAGGAGTTCCTGCTCGTAGTTTGCGAGTAACAGATATTTTAGATACTTCTTCATCTGTTCGAGCAATACCTTTATTCCAACTTGATTGCCCTTGCCTTGATAATGATAACTTTTCTCTCCATTCGAGAGTAAAATCTTCTGATGTGCGTCCTGTTTTTCTACCGTAGTTAGGATTGAGCGGACCTGTTAAAGTTTTAAGATATTCTGCTCGTTGTGATTTAAGTTTTTCGTATATAGTAGATGTCATTTTGTAGTCGTGTTTGCTGTTCTTACCTTTACAGCACATACGCCAAGCCGCGTGAAACATTTTAATTTGTGCCTGGCCTGTAGTCATTTTTGGTAGTAATAAATGACAAACAAAGTGTTCTCGTGCTGTTAGGCTTACTAAGTTATCTTTAGAATTATTGCCACCTAAACTTTTTGGTATAATATGATGGCGTTCTATATATGTTTCTGGTGATAAAGTTCTTGACTTTGCGTTAGATACTATGTTAAAATAATACTTAGAATATTTATTTTGTAAATACATTTGCTGTAACTCCTTTTCAGTTATAGAGTAGTTGGATATCCCCATATCGCGAACTACATTATTATTTATCTCATAAAGGAATAAAATGAGTTTTTCGGTTATGCTTGATTTAGAAACACTAAGTACCCGCCCAGAAGCAACTATCTTAACATTTGGCGCTATTAAGTTTAGCCCATACAATCAAGAGCCTATGACAGATGGTATCTACTATCGTATTAATGTTGATGAACAAATTGAGTTAGGTAGCCATGTAGACGAAAACACTGTAGCATGGTGGGGCACCCAAGCAGAAGATGTGCGTGAAGAAGCACTTAGTCCTGAGAACCGTATTAGCCTAGAAGAGTTCACACAAAACTTAAATCGTTTCCTAGTAGGTGCTGACAATATTTGGGCACAAGGTCCGGTGTTTGATATTGTTATTTTAGAAAACTTATACAGACGATTGGGCAAACCTTGTCCATGGCAGTTCTGGCAGATCCGTGATAGTCGTACTTTGTTAAGTAGTCTAGGTGACCCACGTGAAAAGAACAAAGCAGGCCTGCATAATGCATTAGAAGATGCAGTCAGTCAAGCGCAGGCAGTCCAGTACGTGTTTAAACAAGCCGGAATTACGGAGAAACGATAGTGGAAATTATATTTGGTAGAGAAAACGCAGAAAAACTGCGTGAAAAGTACACTGTATTAGATTTAGAAACAGTTGAGCGAGATGGTGCAAGTCTTGAAGTATTTTGCCTAATTCCTGCTGATAAAATTAGCCTAGGTGATTTGCCTACGCTAGAACAATACACTAATCTACATGCAGAATTTTTACAAGGTTATAAGAATAAACACTACGACTACTGTCGTCAGTGCATCACTTACCTAATGGGTAAGTTCTCCGGTGAAGTTGATACATTCTATGAAGAAATACTACGTAGAATTGATCTAGAAGACCCTCCAAAGTAATACTATAAGTTAATTATATCAGAGCCCCCGTTAAATAATAATAACCGGGGCTTTCGCATGAACAAACGTATGGTCTGCAATCTTTTATTGGTCGTCACGTTGACTGCTAGCGTTAATATTGCCAAGGCTGGCGAAATGGTGCACACATTCAGTAGCCCGGCATTCAGCGGACAGGGCTTTGGAATACATGCCCTTACGATTAAACAATTAGAAGATCAGGCCAAGGACAAGCGTGAATCTGCGGCAGAAGCTATACAGGCCAAAGCAGAATCTGCTGCATTGAATACTCCGCAGGCTAGATTCATTGCTAACTTAGAATCAAGAATTTATAGTCAACTAGCAAAACAGCTAACTGACAGCATGTTTGGTGAAGGTGCTACCTGTACTACAGCAGGAGTGGTATGCGGTAATATACCAAACCTGGGCGGTAACAGTATCGAGTGGAGTCTAGGCGCAGGTAGCGATAGTGGATTAATTATTATTACTATACAGGATCTGGCTAATGTTGATAATGTAACAACAATGAAAGTGCCAGCAGGGACCTTTTACTTCTAATGAAAAAGTTATTAATTCTTTTATTAGCAGTAACATTAGGCGGATGTGCCACGGGTAGTGTGATTCGTGAAAAAGTCACAGGTGAACAATTTGATAAACCTGAAGTAGTACGTGAAACATACTTTACTAAACCGGAGAATAGAGTATTGCCTCCAGCAGGCGGTCCTGTTCCTATAGCAGTGTATAGTTTCTTAGATAAAACAGGACAACGTAAGAATATACCTAACGTGGCTAGTTTTAGTACAGCAGTATCGCAGGGTGCAGAAGCATACTTAATCGGCGCCTTACAAGATGTAGGCGACCAACGTTGGTTTACTGTGTTAGAACGTGTAGGGTTAGACAACTTGATTAAAGAACGTCAGATGATTCGTCAGATGCGTGAACAATATCAAGGTAGAGAAGCCAAGTCATTACCACCAATGATGTTTGCTGGTGTTATTGTTGAGGGAAGTGTAACAGGCTACGATAGTAACCTGCTTACAGGTGGTAGTGGTATGCGTATTTTGGGTATAGGAGCTCAAACACAATACCAAAGTGACACGGTTACAGTTACTCTAAGAACAGTAAGCGTTAATACAGGTGAAGTATTAACAACTGTAACAGTTACTAAAACAGTATTAAGCTACATGGATAAATTTGGTATATTAAAGTTTGTTGAAGAAGGCACAAAAGCCATTGAAGCTGAATCTGGTATGAGTATTAACGAAAGTGTCAATAAGGCAACTAATCTAGCAGTCAAAGCAGCTGTGGTTGCTACTATTCGAGAAGGAGTTCGAAAAGGGCATTGGGCATTTAAGGAAGAGCCTAAGCCTGTAGTACAAACAGATGGTATAACATATCCGCTGTTAGAAACAAAAAAACAATAATAGGATTTTAAAAATCCAAGGAGCATGACAATGAAATATAATTTAAAAGCAACGGTAAGTATGATGTTTTTAGCTTTGTCAACGTCGGTAATAGCCGCAGGTCCAACAGGCCCTAACCGTGTTTACATTGAACAATTGGGTAACACCAATAATGTTACAATTGAACAGGTTGGCGGAACTAACGATGTTGGTGGTACTGCTGGTAGTGTAGCAGTTGACGCAACAGGTCTAAGTACACTAACAGTAACAGCACCAAGTACTAGTAACTATGCTACAATCAACGGTAGCAATAATGGTGTTACTATAACGCAAACTGGTGATGATAACCAAGCGCAGTATAATATTAAAGGTGGTACTAACACCTATACAAGTACTGTAACTGGTAGCGGCAATCAAAATAAACTTACTATTGGTAACACCAACACTAACGGTATGCGTAATACTGTTACTGAGTCAGTTACAGGTAGTACTAATATGTTGATTACTAATATTGTTGGCAGTGATAATGCGTTATCAACTACTATTGGCGGCGATAATAACCAATTAACCATTGGTGTAACTACTAGCAATGCCGATATTACTAACACTATTAGTGGTAGCAACAATATATTTAATATACAACAAATTGATGCTGCAGGCAGTGCTGGTCATAGTTTAATTACATCAACTACAGGTGACTACAACAGTATTACCACACAGCAACAAGGTACAAATGATACTACATTGAACATTAGTACAACTGGTGATCATAATACGATTACAGTACGTTCAAGCAGCGGTGCTATAGTAAGCCCAGTATCAGCAATAGTGAGATAGTCAATGAAACTATTGCTTGCCGTGGTATGCTTATTAGCATATACCAACAGTTGGGCGGGCATTGGAACTGTAAGCGATACTAAAGGTACCGCTTGTTCAATAGAGCGTGCTAAACAGACCCTGCCTGGCAACAAAGGTGCCTCCATAGAAAGTATGGATACCTATGTTACAGGCGGCTGTGTTAGCAACATTACATTTAAAGATGACACCAAAGTAAAAATAACAGAAAACAGTCGACTAATGATAGACGACTTTGTCTTCGATCCTAAAAAATCTGACGCAGGCAAACTAGCACTTAAAGTAGGCATGGGCACAGTGCGCTATGCCAGCGGTCAAATTGCTAAGAATAATCCACAACGAGTAGACATTAAAACTCCCACAGCCAGTATTGCTGTTCGTGGTACAGACTTTAACATGACTGTAGACGAAGCCGGTCAGAGTTTGGTAATTCTTGTGCCTAGTTGTAAAGACGGTGAAAAGATCAAAGAATATGAACTAGAAGAAAACTTATGTAAAGTGGGTAAGATTGAAGTTAGTACACTGGCTGGTATAGTTACGTTAGATAAAGCATTTGAAGGTACCTATGTTACATCGGCTAACATGATGCCTAGTCCTCCAGCTATTATTAACACAATTGAAAGTAAGATTGGTAACAGTCTTATTATCACCCGCCCACCTGAAATTGTCAAGGCTAGTAAAGAAGCAGGTAAAAGCAAACGTGATCTAGAACAAGAAGAATTAGAAGCTATCCAAGCAAGTCAACTTGCTCAACGTATAGCCAAAGAAGGCGAAGCTAAAGCTACGGTAATGCCTTACAGTTTTGACAGTGGTAAATCAGGATGTAATCCATCAATTAACGTCTGCGTCAAGTGGGAAAATCCTGATGGCGACAGTCTACAGGCCAAAGGTCGAGGAATAGCGTTTCGTCAAAGTGAAGATCACTATGCGGAAGTTAAAACACAGGGCTACGAAAGTAATACGTCGATTGAAATAACACATGATGATAATATTGCTTCAGCTACAATTGGCTCAGGCGATCCAGGTGGTAATGTAGTACGTATCAAACAGAATTCTGGAGTGTTAAGACGACAATGAAACGACTCCTTTTAATCTTATTGTTAGTTTGTTCCGATACCCGGGCAGCAGGAATTACGGGTCTTAATTATCAAAATTATGCCGCAGGCGGTGCGCAACCCTCGTATACTCAAGATGCCAACGGTAACATCACCAATCGCACACTATTAAGTACTGGAACTGTAAACACAGTAGGATTAACCACTAGTAGTGGGGCAGGCTTGCCTACTCGCAGTGATGGCTTTATTGTTCGTTTCTATGGTTACATTAATATCGCAACAGCAGGCACCTACTACTTTGGCGGACAAGCCGACGACGGTATACGTATTAAAGTTGATGGTGTTTCTGTAGTCGACAGTTGGATTGAAAGTGGCGGAGCATTTAGACAAAGTAGTTCTATTACATTAGCCGCAGGTGTTGTTGCTGTGGAAGTGATGTTTTACGAGAACGGTGGCGGACAAATGGTTAACTTTCAGTGGTACACTCCGGGAGCAACAGCATGGGCTATGGTACCCACAGCGTCAACAGCCACCGATAATACCTATTGGGCGCCTGCAGCTCCTGCACTATGCTGTGGGGGTAGTTCGTCAAGTTTTAATGCTAGTCCATCTAATGTAACAAAAGTACAGTCATACGCCACAAGGAATACCAATGACAGTCAAGTCTACATAGACCAAATTGGTAATGACAATGAGATTACAGTTGATCAAACGGGTACTAAAAATAACTACACAGAATACAATGGTGGTGGTAGTTTCAATACCGTTAATATCTCACAAACTGGTAATAGTTCAACAACAGCAAACTATGTAGAACTAAATGTCAACGGTGATAGTAATACAGTAAATCTAACACAGCAGAGTACAGGCGGTGCTAAAGGTATCTACGCTACAGTTAACGATGACAATAATAATGTCACAGTCTTACAAAAAGACAGTGGTAATGCTTACTTAAACTTAAACTTGAGTGGTGGTAATAAGACAGTGGACATAACTCAACAGGGCAGTGCTAATCACATGGCCGACATTACATTAAGCGGTGCTGGTGCTAGAAGTTTAAACTTAAATCAGCAAGGTGCAGTACAACAATTTTATAGTATCAATAGTAGTTGTGCTAGTAGTTGTCAAGCTATAACAGTAATACAGGGGCAATAACAGCACTTAACTTAGCAATTATTAAGTTTAAATATTAAAAACGACATTAAGATCGTAAGGAGCAAGTCTATGAAGAAAATAACATTAGCATTGATGCTAGCGGGTGTATTTGGTTTGAATCAAGCAATGGCCGCAAATGCAATCATCGAAAATGAATACGTAAGAGCAGGTGTAAACGAAAGTACAGGTACACTAGGATCTGGTGGTGGCACACGTCCGGGTCTACAGTATGACAATACAGGTACAAGTACTTGGCCCGGCAACAGTAGCCAAGGCGACTATCTAACACCGGGTAGCCCATTTGAAGGTTACACAGTTAGATTAGAAGAAGCTGATGGTACACTAATCCGTTCATATACAAATAACAATACCGGTGGTGCACAAATTTCCGGCGGTGCTTGGGTAACTACTCCAACTGCTGACAGTGCTGTATGGGCTGCAACTACCAGTGACTTTGGTATTCAAAATACCTACAGCTTACCGGCTGGTCAAAAGTATATTGAAATTGACACACAGATTACAGCAAGTATAGCTATACCTAAACTATGGTTTGGCCGCTTTATTGATCCTGATGCTATGCCTATGCCAGGTGATACGAGTGCTACAGACAATGCACGTGGCTACGGTGCAATTCCAACTACAAACGTAGTGTTTAGCGAAGCAACAGTAAGCCGTTACGCATTAGGTTTATACTCATCAGCAACTAACGTGGGTACAGGTATTAGCCCTATGTGGACAACTAATCCTAAGGACTACTACACAAACGTTGGCGGATACAATGTAGGTAACGGAGATCATACAATTGGTTTAGGTTTCTTAATGAGTGGCGTAAGTGCAGGTGACATTGTACACTTTAACTATGCTTATATCTTTGGACCAAGCGCATTTGGTGCGGCTACTTCGGCAGTTAGTGGTGGCGCTGGTGGTGGTACTCCTGGCACTGTTCCTGGAGGCGGCACGCTAGTTGACGTAGGTTCAGCAACAGATGCAGCGTCGGGTACACCAACACCTCCTCCTGCTCCAACAGTAACAGGCACAAGCACATCAACTATTACTATTAGCGATGTTACTGCGATAAGTGCAACATTACCAGTTATTACAGCGAGCCTAGCACACCATGATGCTACAGAAGCCGCAGGTGTACAAACAATTGCACGTGAAACAACTACTAACGTAACAACTCCAATGGAACGTACATTAGTAACTAAAGTACGTACAACCAGCACATGGAGTGATAGTACAACCACATTCGTTGATGCGGCTCCTGTGACTGATGTTACAGTATCGAACAGCGTAGCAACTTCAGTAGCTAATGCTAGCTTCGGTGGTCGTGTTGATCAATACACACAATTAGCAGAACTAAACACAGGTATCAATCGTGGCTTAAACTCACAACTATTCCGTAAAGATATGGTTGATGGAAAGGGTTACAGAATGTACATGGGTGTTGCACATTTAGACAGCGGCGCAGGTAACGGCTATGATGCTAAGTCAGATAAATTTAACATTGGCGTTGAAAAAGATGTTAAAGCCTACTGGACGTTAGGTGCTCAATATACCAATGTTAATACATCATTAACAGGTGTTGACAGTGCCACTAAACAAAACAAAAATCACTTGGGTGCTTATAGTATCTTAACTAAAAATAATTGGATCTTAAAAACAGATTTGGGTCTAGCTGATAACAGTCTTAAATCAAATCGCAACGTAGCGGGTTTATTCTACAATGCCAGCAGTACTGATGGAAACGATTGGTGGTTAAGTAACCGTGTTTATACTCCTAGCTTAAACGGCTTCCGCCCATACGCAGGTTATACATATGGTAAAGATAAACGTGATGCTTACACTGAAACAGGTAGTATACAAAGTGCTAGAACTGTGGCCAGTGTAACTGACACCAATGACTACAGCGAAATTGGTGTGCGCTATGATAAGACCATTAATAAACTAATATTGTCGGGCGAAGCAGGTGTTTCTAGTGATAGCTACAAAGATATTAAAGGTGAAGTAAGTTATCTAGTTAATGCACGTAGCAGAATTAGCATAACAGCAAGTAGACAGGAACATAAGGACTTGTCAACTAACCAAATTGGTTTGCAAGGTAAGATAGATTTTTAATAAATTGCCCCGAAAGGGGCTTTTTAATAACTATAAATACTATTATGTATACATGGCGCGAACGTATTATTTTCTTTGAAATTGTCCTTTTCTTCACCCTTGTGTTTTCTATCCCCTACATAGAACAACTAATCCAACTGTAACAAAAATTTAATCTGTTTGTAACGCTACTGTAATCTTTGTGTGTTTAAATATAATTATGACCACAAGATATAAGACCATTTGTATATCCGACTTCCATCTTGGCACTAAAGATGCCAAGGCCGATCTATTAAACAATTTCCTTAAACATCACACCTGCGAAAATTTATTTCTTGTAGGTGACATAATCGACGGCTGGAAAATACAGCAGAACAAATGGCGTTGGCATCAAAGCCATACTAATGTAATACGTAGGATATTAGGCTATAGTAAACGAGGATGCAATGTAACCTATATAACTGGCAACCATGACGAATTCCTTCGTCCGTTAGTTAGTCATGGTTTTAATCTAGGTAATATTCGTATGGCCAATCAGGCAGAATACCGTAGTATCGATGGGGAACTATTTCTTATCACACACGGCGACTTGTTTGATGGTGTTACTAGACTAGCACCGTGGTTAGGATTTTTAGGTGACAAGATGTATGATGTTGCTTTGTGGTTTAATAACTACTTTAACTTTGCCCGTAGAAAATTAGGGTTTGGTTATTGGAGTCTGAGTAAGTTTTTAAAAGCTCGTGTTAAAAAAGCAATGGGGTTTGTGTTTAAGTTTGAGCTTACTATGTTACAGTACGCACAAAAACGTGGATACGATGGTGTTATCTGCGGACACATACACACACCCGAAATTAAACACATCAACGGCATGATTTATATGAATGACGGCGATTGGGTTGAAAGTTGTAGTGCCCTGGTAGAAGATTATGAAGGACGCTGGGATATTATATATTGGAATGAAATCAAATAGGAGAAAGATGAATGACGATACAACAGGTTAAATCAATAATGTATTATGTAGTAATAGCATTTGCGCTATCAATGGCAGGGTTAAAGCAAGCGCATGCCGACAGCACCACTGACATTGTTAACGCACTAGTTATGAAAGGTGTACTTACAGAAGAAGAAGGCGCATTATTAAATAAAGGACACAGTGGAGAAACAGGCGCTGCTAAAAAAGAAAAAGACACTACTGTTCATGCGGCTAGTAAAATGAGCATTCGTGGCTATTTACAAATGCGTAACACTACTATGCTCAGTGGTGATGAAGGAGTTAACCTTTGGTCAGATCGATCTGTAGGTGATAAAAACTCTCTTGCTGATCAAGACAAAAATTTCTTAATTCGTCGAGCACGTGTGATTATTTCTGGTTCTGCCGGTGACCGTTTAGATTACTACATTCAACCTGACTTTGCTAGTACAGCAGGTACTACAGGTAACGTAGCGCAATTACGCGATGCTTATGGTGATGTCAACTTGACCAAAGACAAAGTCCACCGCGTTCGTGTTGGACAAAGTAAAGTACCATATGGCTTTGAAAACTTACAGTCTTCACAAAATCGTCTAGCACTTGATCGTGCTGACGCATTTAATAGTGCGGTACGTGATGAACGTGACTTGGGTGCGTTTTACTACTACACACCGGATAATGTGCAAAAACTCTTTAAAGAAATTCAAGATGGCGGACTAAAACACTCAGGCAACTACGGTATGTTTGGTTTAGGTATATATAACGGCCAAGGTGCTAACCAACAAGATCGTAACGACAACTACCATGTAGTGGCACGTGCTACTTACCCATGGAAAACTGAAAGCGGTCAAATTTACGAAGCTGGTGTACAGGGTTATACAGGCAAGTATGTAAGAACAGGCAGTGCTTATAGAAAAAATATGGGCAACAATGTCTACGCAACTAAAACACCAACATTAGAACCAGGCAATACAACTGGATTTAAAGATGAGCGTGTGGGTGTGAGTTTTATGATGTACCCTATGCCTTTCGGTTTGCAAGGTGAGTGGAACTGGGGTAAAACTCCTGGCTTAGATACTGCTGCTAGTACTGACGGCATTATTAAAGAAACTAATTTAAACGGTGGCTACATTCAAACTATGTATAAAATTGATAACTTCAAGGTGTTAGATACCAATGGTACATTAATTCCATTTGTTAGATGGCAATACTTTGATGGTGCGTCAAAAGCAGAAACTAACTCACCAATGAACAAAGTTAACGATTGGGAGTTGGGTGCTGAATGGCAAATTGCTCCAGAAGTTGAACTTGTGGCTTACTATCATATGATGAACCGTAGCAATTTAGTAACAGGCGCATCAGCTACTACACTAGTAAAACAAGACTATGCTAACTTTAAAGCAGATGCTTTACGGGTTCAGCTACAGTATAACTTTTAATAAATTGCCCCGAAAGGGGCTTTTTATTGGATTAAATAGTAGACAACGGACAAATAAGAGTATAAAATAACTGTATGAAACATATCGGAATTATAGGCTTTGGTTATGTAGGCGGCGCAGTCGCAAGTAGCTATGCCAACGAACGAATATTAATCAACGACCCGTACAAATATCCAGATACTTCAATCAGTTATGAAACACTTATGAAAAAGTGTCGTGTGATATTTGTCTGCGTACCTACTCCGCAATCGGATGATGGCACCTGCAACACCAGCATATTGGAATCGGTATTACAAGGACTAGTGGGCTACGATGGTTTGGTAATTTGCAAATGTACAGCACCACCCAATGTATATACAAGACTTGAAACAGACCTAGCTCTTAAACTTGTGCATGTTCCAGAATTTTTAACACAGGCACGTGCAAAGTATGATTATGTTAATCCACATAAAATAGTAGTTGGCTGTAAGAAAAAGTTACGCGACGAAGTTGCTGAAGTATTAATGGCCAGTGCTATCAACTTTGACCGTGTTAATATTGAATACTGTGACATTGCCACTGCTAGTTTTTTTAAATATTTTGCTAACAATATGTTGGCCATTAAAGTTGTATTAAACAATGAGTTTAGTGTATTAGCCAGTGCCTTAGATGTAGAGTGGAATGAAGTTGCTCGTATTGCTGCAACTGACTCAAGACTAGGTAATACACATTGGGCAGTGCCTGGTCCAGATGGACAAGCTGGATTTGGCGGAGCATGCTTTCCAAAAGACACTGCGGCATTTGCTACAATGGCAAAACCGTATAATATACCGTTGTCTGTACTTGATGCAGCTATACAAGCAAACAAGTTAATGAGGGATGAATAATGATAGGATCATTAATATCAGTAATGGTAATTGGTATAATAGTAATGATTGTAGCAATATTTCACTAAAATACGAGAAATTTAGCTGTCTTTAATGATTTTACGTATGTTTTTTCACCGTTTTAGGTGCTACTATATGTATAAGTACTAGTAACAACAAAACATGTTGTGGTACTTTTTAATAATTTACTAGGAGAAATACTATGTGGACTAAACCAGCAGCTACTGAAATGCGTTTCGGTTTTGAAGTAACTATGTATGTAATGAACAAGTAATTTATTGTTCCGTACTGCAATAACAAAAGCCCTTCGGGGCTTTTGTCACGAATACGGGTTATAAATTTTTTTAATGATAGGTATAAGAAAATTTAATTAGACAAGTGAAGTTAATAAGTGTAGTATATAATTTTAATCAAGGAGAAATAAATGAGTTTAATCGGAAAACAAGTAGAAGAATTTAAAGCACAAGCATACCAACAGGGTAAGTTTGTAGAAGTATCAGAGCAAGACTTAAAAGGTAAATGGAGTGTGTTATTCTTTTATCCAGCAGACTTTACATTTGTCTGCCCAACAGAATTAGCAGACCTACAAGACGTATACGCAAGTGACTTCAAAGGCTTAGGCGTTGAAGTATACAGTGTAAGCACAGACACACACTTTGTACACAAAGCATGGGCAGATGCTACAGACACAATCCGTAACATCACCTACACAATGATTGGTGATGCTAACCATCAGTTGGCTCGTCAATTTGGTGTGCTAATTGAAAGCGAAGGCTTAGCCGACCGCGGTACGTTTGTTATTGATCCAGATGGTGTAGTACAGATCATTGAGATCAATCCAGGTGGTGTAGGTCGCGATGCTAAAGAGTTGCTACGTAAAGTTAAAGCAGCAAAATACACACGTGAACATCCAGGTGAAGTATGCCCGGCTAAATGGCAAGAAGGAAGTGCTACACTAGCACCAAGTTTGGATTTAGTAGGTAAACTATAAAACAAAAAGCCCCAATTAAGGGGCTTTTTTATTACTGCGTCAACACCCATTTAACGAGCGTTTTAATATCCTCGTCTTTGATCTGTGGACTCATTGGCGGCATTGGAATAGGACCCCATACTCCACTACCACCTTTCTTAACTTTGGCTATAAGTTTAGCCTCTGCGTCAGCTTGACCTTTATATTTGGCAGCAACATCTCGATACGCCGGACCTAATATTTTTTTATCAACTGCGTGGCAAGCTAAACAGCCACTTTTCTGTGCCAATGCCTGATTAGCATTTGCTGTGATACAACTACCTAATAATAATACTGCTAAAATAGTTTTCATTTTGATCCTTTCATAAAAATTGTACCTGCATAGTATTTAACATCTATGTAAGAAAGAAGTTTATTTTTTTTGATTGAATTTCTCTTGACAAAAAACCCAAAAGAGTAAATAATAGTAATATGATGAAAAATAAACTTAAAAAACTCCTAGTCAGTCCGTGGACTGCATTAATTACATTAGCTGTTATTGTGGTAGTAATCCTACAAGGACCTACGTTTGTAGAGTCAGTTAGACTTAGATACTTTGACACCCTCATTGGCGGCAAGGCTCCTACAGAAAATAATATCTATACTGTAAACATAGATGAAGCTACATTAGACAAGTATGGACAATGGCCATTCAAACGTGACAAGTATGCCAACCTAATTGATGACCTGTACAAACATGGCGCCGGCCTAGTTGTTTGGACTGTTATGATGCCAGAAGCAGATCGTCAAGGTGGCGATGCGGCCTTAGCATTAGAGTTAGAAGATCATCCAGTTATCTTAACTAACATGCCAAGTCAAACAACTAAAAACATTCCACGTAAACCAGGCAGTGCTGTTATTGGTGATGAATACAGCGACACAATTATCACCTATCCAGGTATTATTGCTAACATTCCGGAACTAGAACGTAATGCCGCAGGTGTTGGTATTGCTAATACGTTTCCAGAAGTGGATGGTGTTAATCGTCGACTACCATTGTTTGTTGGTTATGACAATAACGTATATCCAAGTATTCCATTAGAAGTATTACGTGTTATATCACAGGACTCAACTTTCCAAGTTAAGTTAAATGAATTTGGTGTAGAGAAAATGCGCATACCAAGTTTCCGTCCTATTAGCACAGACAGTTTGGGTCGTATCTGGGTAGACTGGAGTCAAAAGTCGACACAGGTATCAGCAGTTAATTTACCTAAAGACTTTGGTGGTGCTGTGGTTATTGTAGGCCTAAGTGCCGCAGGTTTAGCTAATCCTGTGCCAACTAGTATCGGTAGTGTATGGCCACAAGACATGCAGGCCGCTGTTATTGGCACACTTGCTAACAACGTAAACATTGAACGTCCATTCTGGGCAGACAACGCCGAACTGTTAGCTCTTATTGTTATCTCACTTATTATTTTAATCTTAAGCCGTTGGGTATATGTTGGCTTAGGAGTTGGTGTTGTATTGCTTGCGGCAATTACACCTGTAACAATGTATGCGTTTGCACACTATAACTTCTTGTTTGATGCTATTGTGCCCACAGCAGGTGGTGTACTGGTTATGCTACACGCTTATGGTGTTAAATTCATCAGCGAGTTCTTACAGAAACAACAGATCAAGAAACAATTTGGTAGTTATGTCAACCCTACTATTGTTGAACGTTTACAAAAGAATCCAGAGCTGATTAAACTAGGCGGCGAACGTAAAGAACTTTCAATTGTTATGACTGACCTACGTGGCTTTACTACATTAGGTGAATCGTTTGGTGATGATGTAGAAGGACTTACACAGATCATGAACGACTACATGACCGCATTGAGTATTCCTGTGCTTAAGAATGATGGTACTTTAATTAAGTTTATTGGTGATGCTAGTTTACACGTACATGGTGCTCCATTAGACGATGTTGACCACGCTAAGACTGCGGTTAAGACAGCACTTGAAATGATCAAAGCCATTGAAGACTTTAACGTAGAACTTACAGCTAGTGGTCGACCGCCGGTTGGTATGGGTGCAGGTGTTAACACAGGTGAAACCTTAATTGGTAATATTGGTGCTAAGAGCAAGTTTGGCTATGATGTCTTAGGTGACAGTGTAAGTACTGCGGCACGGTTAGAAGGACAGACTAAATCATATGGTGTATTACTAATCATTGGTCCTAAGACTGCTGAATACTGTAAAGATGCGTTCCCTGTAGTATGGTTAGACAACATTGCTGTTAAAGGCAAAACAATTGGTCTAGACATTTACACAGTTGGCCGTACTAATCTTTATATGCATGAAGAATATCGTAAAGAATATACTCGAGGTTCATGGAGTAAGGCTATTGTATGGGCTAAAAAGTTAGTTAACAATGATGATGTTGACATTAAACATTACTATGAACTAATGATTGAACGCATGGAACAGGGTGTTCCTGCAAACTGGGACGGAACATATCATGCTACAAGTAAATAATAAATGAAAAATCAAATCAAATCAATTGGATTTGCATTAGACCCCGCAGGAACTCCATCTTTTCTATTAGACTGGGAACTTACTAAGAAATGTAATTTAGATTGTAGTTATTGTGATATTGGAATCGAAGGTGGTCATGATAATAGTATTCCACACCCGCCATTAGACGAATGTTTGTCTACAATTGATTTTTTGTATGAGTATGTGGATTTATACATGCAGAACAAAAAACCAACTCAGCGCAAAGTTATATTAAATGTCTACGGGGGCGAAAGTTTATTTCATCCTGACATTGTTAAAATTTTACAAGCGTGTCACGAAAAACACAATAACTATGCAGATCGATGGCATTTAACCATAACCACTACAACAAATGCAGTAATTAATAAAAGCATATGGGCAAAAATTGTACCATTGATAGATGAATTTACGGTTAGTTATCATGCTGAAAATTTACCTAAACAAGAAAAATTGTTCTTTGATAATCTATTATTATTAAAGTCACATAATAAACGAGTTAAGTGTGTAGTAATGATGCACAATCAATTTGAGTTATGGGGCAAGTCTATTAATACAATTGAATTTTGTAAAGACCATGACATCAAACACGTAGCAAAGCCGTTTGATAATGAAGATCTATCATACACCACTGAGCAATTTGATTATTTAAAAAGTTTTTGGATTAAAAATACACCATCTAAAAATGTTGATAGTTCGACAAAAAATTTAAAAACCATAGGCATTACAGAAAAAGTAGTGAGTATATGCGAAGGCCGTGCCTGTTGTGGTGGCCGCAAATTATCTTTAAATAATGATTTAAAATCTTCGGTCACTTTTATACCTAGGCAAGGATTTTACGGATGGAGTTGTAGCGTTAACTGGTTTTTTTTATTTGTTCAACAGGTAACTGGCAATGTTTATTTCAATAAAGATTGTCGTATGTCGTTGAATAATCGAGTTGAACCTATTGGTAATTTATCTAATACTGCGGAAATATTAACTACATTGCAAACACAATTCGAGACTAAGTCGATGCCAGTAATACAATGTGCAAAACATCTATGTAAATGTGGGTACTGTGCGCCTAAGGCTCATACTATCGAAGATTTTAAAGAATTAATTGCAAGGAATGTTGTGACTGATGTTATTAAATTTGAATAAAATTTTATTTATCGGCATGTTGCTTTGTATAGGTACAGCAACTGCAAAGCCTATTACTGCCAAAAGTTTCTTAGTATCTGACACTAGTGGCGAAGTTATATTAGAAAAGAATGCCGACCGAGTACAACCTATTGCTAGTATTACTAAACTAATGACTGTAATGGTGGTTTTAGATGCTAATCAAAACTTAGATGAGATGATTACTCTAGATCGTAAATTAGTTGGTAAGTATCACACTCGATTGCCTCGTAGTGTTAAACAACTGACTCGTGGTGAACTAATTGACCTTGCTATTGTTAAGAGTGATAACCTTGCCGCGTATACCCTAGGCGCTAACTATCCAGGTGGGCTAGCTCGTTGTATAGCTGAAATGAATCACATTGCATTTGTGCTAGGTATGTCCAGTACAACATTTGCCGACCCAACAGGGTTAGATGCAAACAATGTTAGTAATGCCCGTGACCTAGGCAAATTAGTTCTAGCCGCAAACGAATATACAGAGATTACCGAAGCAAGTGGTAAACCTCAAGTAAGTATAAAAGTTAAACGCCGCTGGTGGCAGTTCGGCAACACTAATCCACTGGTTAGAAATACCAATGATGTACGAGTAAGTAAGACTGGTTATATAAATGAAAGTGGTGGCTGTGTGGTTATGCTACTTGATACTGAACTAGGACAACGTGTGATTGTGTTACTTGGCAGTAAGAATACTCGTACTAGATTCCCAGAAGCACAAAAAATCGCTGTAACAGTAAGCCACAGCGATATTGATGTTGATTAGTCACTACCGCCACTAGCGGCGTTGTCATCTTCCGATTTCTTCTTGTGTTTGCTTAGATCGTTAATTTCTTTTTCAGCTTCGACACGTTCATACTCAATTGTTTTACCACGTAGGTGTAGGACAGTGTTTACTTTTTGATTCAAACGTATAAGATCATTGTCTAACATACGTATGCGATCTATCAAGGCAATAAGCACAGTATTTGCGTCTGAAATGACTGGTTTTACCTCTTTTGTGGCCCATTCCCATACGTATTTGATAATGAATCCCATACCCACTGCCATAACAATGGGAAAGCCATATTTGTTTACTAAATCTACTACATCCATAATAAAATCCCTTGTAACATTAAGAATACACCTGCGCCTGCCATAAAAAAGCTACCCCAGAAAAGGGCCATGCTAACACTTAAGATACTAGCTGATAGCAACACAATGCTTAGTTGGTATGCTGTTGACGCATAACCTACCCATGGTAGTTGTTGTTTGTAATGGTCACGATCTGCTTCTAATGCTTTAGCCTGAGCAAACAATGCTGGTTTACCTTCTTCACCTAACTCGTAACTAGCGGCTTTGTCAGTAAACTTCTTAGCTTTAGCAGGATCTGCGATTTGTTGTGCAGCTAGTTCATACTGTGTTTGCTTAATGCTTTTAGCTTGGTAGAACGCCCAGATGTCATTGGCCTGAATAGTGTTGTTCATTACTTTACTGTTTAGACTACCCTGTAGCCACATGTTAAATGCTAACAATGCCGCAAAGATGTTGATAACTAAACCAGCTTTTGATTTAATTAACTTTTCAGTTGCTGAAACATCTTCTTCAACACCGTCTTTCTTTTGACGTGTTACCATCTTGATTACTGTATCGTGTAATGCCATTATCCATTGTCCCCATTCTTCCAACGCTCTAAGATTTCAGCATAGCGTGTAATGCTGTGATTAGTAAAGAAGTTAATTTCTTTACGTTTAAGTCCTACTAAGAACCCACGCCACACGTCTTTAGTAACCTGCCACGCTGTTGGAGCACGTAAGTGACCATAGTGATTCATATAGTACATACCACCAAAGTGTTTGTATGGCCAGGGCGGAACACGGGCTACGATATCAGCATTGTTTACAAAGCGGAAGTGTAGTACACCTGTTGCTTCAATTTTATTGATGTAATTTTTAGTGCCTACTTTTGGACTACCATAGGTAAACAAGGCCTGCGGACTGGGGCAATCTTCTGAATACTGCAGACGATAAGCAACCAATGTAGCCATTGCGGCTCCTAGACTGTGTCCAGTACACCATACCGTACGTGATTTACCATGATCATCAGCAAGGTCTTTTAGTTTAGGCCAAATATTATCAACTGATTCTTTAAATCCACGATGTATCCATTTTACACCTGACGCACTTTTTACTGGGCGAGCTTTTAGGTCACTAGCAATATCAGCGAACTCTGTTGGTTGTGTGCCGCGGCAGGCAATAACTAGATCAGTTTTGTTTTCTAACCAGTATGCTTGACTACCCTTAACATCAATTAAGGTTGCTTTAAAACCTAATTGTTTAAATTCTTTCTTACCTTCTGCTTCATCTAAATAAGCAAGTTCGCTAATCTTAGCAAACAACCAGGCTTGCTCGGTGAAAGGTCTCATATTTAACGCTGTTGTCATATTGCTATTCCTATTAAAAATCCTACTAACATACCCACTACAAAAAATCTAAACAAGTCGGCATCATGCCAAACTGCCTGTTTCTTCAACCATTCTTGAGTGTGTTCGGGTTGCTTTTCTAACCATACTTGATGTGGTAATTTAAACATATTATCTCCTAGTCGCGTCGAGCGTCATTTTTACCGTCTGCACGTGCAATACGGTCTGTGTCTGGTTTTAAACCTAAAGCATTACTGACGATAGTATCAATACGGATAACATCATGGTTCATAGTTTTAACGCGATTGTCCAATGCAGTGATGATGCCAGCCATACCTTTAATAGAACCAAGTACGCCAGCTAATAGTAGTTTGATAGTAAGATAAACAAAGTACCCGCCGGCTAATGCCATTGCAACGGGGAAGCCCAGATCGCCAATTAGTTTGAAGATGTCGCCCATTAACTGCTCCTTGAATTTTGTTATTATTGTACAAGTATTTATAGATTTTGGTTGACTTTTTGGTTAGATGGCTGTATAATGCTATACATAAACTGTTAATAAGGAAGAACAAATGGCATACGTAGTCTACAACAAAGAAACAACTAAAACAATACGAGCTAAAGCATACGGTAAAGAATACTATGCCACAGAAGCTGCCGCTAAAGCGTTCTTAACACGTATGGTTAAAATGGGCTATCGTAAAGAAGACTTTGCAGTGGCAGAAATTGGTAACTTTCGAGCTAACATTGAAAAATATGAAAATGTTACTAACTTAATGTCGGGTAAACAAGTTCGTCAAAGTGTTAACACTCCATTAAGTTGTGATGTTAGCTCAGAAACTTATTGGAGTATGTAAGATTTTGGTTGACTTTTTGGTAAAATGACTGTATAATGTTACACATACACTAACAACACAGGAGCAATAAATGAACTTACAAGCTATTCACAACGAAGCATATCAAGCAGCAGTTAACGCAGAAAACGCTTACCTAGCTCAATACGGTGAACGTGCATACTGTGGTTTTGCATGGGTTAACGTGTACGTAGATCGTACTAACTCAAAAGAAGCTAAAGGTTTAATGGATATTGGTTTTAAGAAAGACTATCGTCCTAAATGCTTAAACATGTGGAAGCCAGGTAACTACAATGGTCAAAGTATGGATGTGTTAGAAGAAGGTGCTCGTGCTTATGCAGAAGTATTAAGCAAATATGGTTTCCGTGCTTATGCTGGTTCACGTGCTGACTAGTATGGAAGTTATACGAGAAGTAACTGAATGGAAGGTTGATTACCGACAGCCAAACCATGTTTACCTAATGAGTGGCGAACGGGTTATTGGCTATCAAAAATGGGGCGAAGGTCTTCCTATCTACTTCAATCACAAAGCCAAGTTCGACAAGCGCGGCCGTAAGTTTGTAAAAATTCCTTTAAAAGACAGTGTGTTTAAAGTCGTTGACATTTTAATTAAATGATTGTATAATAATCTTATGAATACTAAACGCATAGGCTTTGCTTGTAAGTGGATTGATAGCCCAGATCAGGTTAATGGTATCAAACCGCTAGATGATGCTAAACAGTATAACACTGGCAGTACAACAGTAGCATGGCTTAACCGCCAAACTAAGGAAGTTGCCGAAGAAAAACTATGGGACCTAATGGTAGGTAACATAGAATCAACACGTAAGTTAATTGAAAGAATTGGAACATTAAATGGCAACCTTAGGATGGTTCGTATCAGCTCTGATATACTACCAGTATACACTCAGTCTGATTGGAGTTATTTTTGGCGCAAGCCTGATGTCGTTGGTTATTGCGAGCAAGCCTTGGGTAAGGTGGGCGAGCTTGCTCGTATGCTTGATGTCCGCTTATCTTTTCACCCAGGTCAATTCACTGTACTTGCAAGTGATAATGACGACATTGTTCACAGAAGTATAGCAGAGTTCGAGTACCATGCGGACATGATCCGTTGGATGGGCTATGGTCAAAAGTTCCAAGACTTCAAGTGTAATGTACATATCGCAGGCCGACGTGGCGCACAAGGTATACGCGATGTGTATCCTAGACTAAGTGTCGAAGCACGTAATACTATTACTATCGAAAATGAGGAGATGAAACATGGACTTGTGGATTGCCTTGAGCTTTATGATCTTGTGCCAATTGTGCTTGATATACATCATCATTGGGTCCGAGAGGGAGAATATATCTCAAGTAATGACCCAAGAGTTGCGAAGGTTATTGAAAGTTGGCGTGGCGTGCGTCCTGCTTGTCATTACAGCGTATCTCGCGAAGACGTATTGGTTGGGCACGATACTAGCATTGCCCCTGACTACCAACAGCTATTAGAAAATGGTTACAAAAAAAGTAAAATGCGAGCACACAGTGACTTCTATTGGAACACTGTGGTTAACGACTGGGCATTAGAACACTTAGCCTGGGCAGATATCATGTGTGAAGCTAAGGGTAAGAATCTTGCTTCATTTGCTCTATATGATCAATGGCAAAAATCATTATAAGTAATCTTGGCCAGTATAAGTAATTGCATGGCCCAAGATTATAATAATAAATTCCCAATAAAAACCAACACTGCATGTCAGAGCAAATGGACATGGAGCACTATATGGCTTAATAAAGGTCAGACATCGAGTTGTCATCGAGTTAATAGTGTTCCCTTAGATTCATCAAACTTTGGTAATTTTCACAATCTTCCAAAAAAGATTAATGACCGTGAGTTAATGTTAAAAGGTGAGTGGCCCACTGGTGGTTGCGAATACTGTCGAAAAATAGAAGATGCCGGCGGTTGGAGTGACAGGCAACATAATAATGATATTGGCGGCTATACTCCTAAGGAATTAGTTGATAATCCGTTAGCCACACATGTAACACCGCGTATTGTTGAAATATTTGCCCGCAATACCTGTAATCTTTCCTGCATCTATTGTGCTGAAGATCTAAGTAGTCAAATACAAGCCGAAAATAAAAAATACGGATATGCCAATGGTGTACCCAAAGTACCTGTTATTAACATCGATCAAAATAATGCATATTTTGATCAATTCTTAGATTGGTTAGATAATAACATACAAGATCTGTCCAGGTTGCATTTACTCGGTGGTGAAACATTCATACAACACGACCTTATGGAAAGTGTATTGGGTATTATCGAACGCAGGCCGAACCCCAATTTACAATTAAATATTTTTAGTAATTTCAATGCACCAGAGAAGCACTGGTATAGTTATATCAATCGTATTAAAGATTACTGTGCATCTGGAAATTTAGGTCGGTTTGATTTAACCTGTAGCATAGACTGTTGGGGGGCCCAGGCTGAGTATGTGCGCAGTGGATTAAAACTTGATGTGTTAGAAAATTATCTTGCATGGGCCGCAGAACAAAGCGAAGATTGGTTATATTTAAATGTTAATCAGACTGTCAGTTCGATGACTATTAAAACTATGCCAGATTTAATTAAAAAAATTAATCAATACAGCAAGCATAGACATATAGGACATTATTTTATGTTAGTCGACGGTGACCGATATCATCATCCAGACATATTCGATTATTCGTTATGGGAAGAAGATTTTGTTAATATTTTTAATGTTATGAAAACTGAGTCTGCCGAAGATAAAGAAACTCTACAACGAATGATTGGCCTGCAAAAACGTTTACAAAATACCTGTAAAAAAGATCCTATTATAATAGGTAAATTACACGCTTACCTAGATGAATTGGATCGCCGCCGTGGCACAGATTGGCGAGCACTGTTTCCTTATCTAATTAACTAGGGTTTTAAAGATATTATCATAGGCTATGGCTTGATCGTTATAGCCTATTTCCTTGAATAGCGACTGACAATTAGCCAGTAGTTCACGATTAATAATATGTTTGAACTCACCGTAGAAGTGATGGAAATTGTACTCTACGATTGGCGCTATGGCCTCTATAACACGTTGTTTTTCTTCTGCACTTAACGCACAATACCAGGCAATCTGCGCAACAACAGCTTCTGTACGTAGATCGTTATCTATAATAGTATCGTAGCTTTCATCTATAATGCCTTCAAAGGTTTTAAAACCATATGATTTTAAATAGGCTAAGTTACCTGGTGCAGCCAGCAACATAAATGGTTGCTTCATTACAATAGGTTTAAATATCTTTTCTGTTAGATGTAGTTTGTCGTAGTAGAACACTGTTTCTGTAACTATGTGCCAAAAGCTATCGTTTGTGCATCGTGGGATATCTGCACTAGCACTGCCTAATATATGCTCGTTGTCAATGATTAATGGTGTACTAGGTAGGTGTAGTTTAATATGGTCAATGGCTCGTTGCGATAACTTTGTATTAACATTTGTAATTTCTTCTTGCCACGGGGCCTGTTCGGTGTCTAATCCAAAACTAATTTGTCCGTGCTCTAATAGTAATTCTTCAGCTAGCTTACTAACAAAATAACAACGATAACTACGATCATTTGATACTAGACGATTAAATGTTATATAATCGTACTTGTAGTCCTTAACCACTTGTTTGTTATAATTTAATGCATAAAATCCTCGATACCAATCAAGCGCGGCAAAACCATGAAAGAAATAATATAACAAATTATAATTATGCGTGGAAATTATCTTATCTATTAATGGAGATTTTTCGCTAACAACAAAAGTAATTGTATCTAAAATTTCTAATTTTAATTCTTTAATAAATGCCTGCATATTTGTTTCTAATATTGGTTCCTGATCATAGAAAAAAATAGCAGATACGGTATCGATATTAAATACATATAAGTCGGTTAGTGCTCCTATTTTAGCAGGTACCACTCCGCCAGGCAATGCAAGTATTGTTTGATCTTTAAAGATAGTAGAATGAAAAAATTCGTAAACATGATCAATTTGGAGCATTAAATGTCGTCTCAATTAAAAACAGTAGGATTCGTTGGAATCGGTAAATTAGGTCTTGCGTGTGCGGAAGTAATGGCACAATCATATGCGGTCACTGGCTATGATATTTACCCACGTACCAGTGATAAGATAGCAATATCTGATACATTAGAAGGAGCAGTAAAGGGTAAAGATGTTATCTTTGTTGCTGTACAAACACCACACGATCCAATCTATGATGGTTCACAACCAATTACACACTTACCAAACAAAGACTTTGATTACACAATTGTAAATCAAGTGTTGGCAGATATTAATCAATATGTTACACCGGATCAACTTGTAGTGTTAATCAGTACAGTACTGCCTGGCACAACACGTAGAGAACTACGCAAACATATTACCAACGCACGTTTCATCTATAACCCATACTTAATTGCTATGGGCAGTGTGGCATGGGATATGGTTAACCCTGACATGATTATTATCGGTACAGAAGATGGTAGTGTAACAGGTGATGCTAAGTTGCTTACAGACTTTTACGCACCACTAATGCAGAACAATCCGCATACAGCAATTGGTACCTGGGACGAAGCAGAAGCAATTAAAATCTTCTATAATACATTTATTTCAACTAAAGTTGGCTTGGTAAACATGATACAAGATGTTGCAGTAAAGAGTGGTAACATTAATGTTGATGTAGTAACTGACGCATTATGTGCGTCGACTATGCGTATTATTAGTACCAAGTATATGACAGCGGGTATGGGTGATGCCGGGCCGTGTCACCCACGTGATAACATTGCGCTACGTTGGCTGGCTGAAAATTTAGACCTGGGCTACGATATTTTTAATACAGTTATGCATGCCCGTGAGATACAAGCAAAGAATCTTGCCAAATATCTTAATGATTTACAAGACCTAACTGATTTACCTATAGTTATACACGGAAAAGCCTACAAGCCAGATGTGGACCTATTAGATGGTAGTTACAGCCTTTTAATTGGTAGTTATCTAACTGAAATGGGTGCAAAATATGTTTATTCTGACCCGTTAACAGGTGATGTTGTTGTTGACGGAACAACTGCTATTGTACTACTGGCACATAATAGACAAATCACCTACGGTTACACAGGCACATTTCCAGAGCAACAACTGTATTATAAACTTGGATTAAGCAGTATTGTAGTCGACCCGTGGCGAAAATTTACAACAGATACATCATCAATTAAAGTAATACATTATGGTAACACCCGTGGACAAGTTTAATATTGAACCATTTTGGGATGATAGTTTTAAACAACTCGACTATTCAGTAGAAGCATTTAACAATCCTAACGACACAGCACAATGGATGGAACAAGGCTACCCTGGTAAGTTCACTGGTGCTATGTGCGATATGCGTAAGCCTCAACCCGTTTGGAATGCTATGTTTGTTAAATACTTTAATCGTCTTGGATGGAAGGATGTGGGCACTAGTTATTATCGAATGAGCAGTGGTACTATACTACCAGTTCATCGAGATACATATAAAAGATATATAGAACTATTTGACCTTAACGGGCAAGAACATACTATACATCGTGCTATAGTATTCTTGGAACCCTGGGCCAGCGGCCATTATTTAGAAGTTAATAATGAACCATTTATTAAATGGTCAGTTGGTGATGTAGTAACGTGGTGTTACGATGCACCACACATGGCGGCCAACATGGGATTGACTCCTAGATACACATTACAAATAACAGGACACGTATGAAATTAAGCACGAGCAATGAGTGGGGAAAATTAAAGAGTATTATAGTTGGGTCAGCGACACATGCTAACTGGCCCAATACCGATCCGGTATTCTCACAGGAACATCTAAAGACAGCCTGGCATGAAACACCAGTGCCTAGTGGCGCAGTGCCGCAATGGATTGTAGATGAAGCAAATGAAGATTTAGATGAACTTGCTGGAGTATTAACTAAGTTGGGCATAGAAGTATTCCGTCCACGTGAAATAAACTTTGTTGAACGTGGGGGTATGTATAATTACTGTCCACGTGATAGACTATTACTATCAGGAGATTGTGTAATTGATCCAGCTATGATGTATCCGTGTCGTGACCAAGAAATTGAAGCATTAGATTTCGTAATGGATGCTGCACGTACAATCTGCCCAATGCCACGCGATCAAGGTTATGTTATGGATGCTGCTAACGTATGCAGACTTGGTGACACTTGGTTATACCTACTCAGCGACAGTGGAAATCAATTAGCATTAGATTGGTTACGTAAAAAATTACCACACATTAACATAGAAGCATGTAACTTTTATAATGGAGTGCATATAGACAGTACGATTGTTCCGTTGCGTGAAGGATTTGTTGTACTTAATGCCAGCAGGGTAACACCGGATAATTGCCCTCGAGCCTTTGATGGTTGGACTAAACTTTGGGTTACTGATGTAGAAGCACAAACATTTCATGAATATCCTTATGCTAGTAAATGGATTGGTTTGAATATGTTGAGCATAGATCCTAATACAGTAATTGTTGACCGAGCACAGTATAGACTTATAGAAGACTTGGAACGTGCTGGTTTTGTAACAATTCCGTTACAATTACGACATAGCAGAACACTTGGCGGTGGATTCCACTGTGTAACACTTGATTTAGTTAGAGATTAGCACAGTCTGTTAATGTGTTTAATTAAGATTTAACTAAATATTTGTAACATTTGGATATATCATGACCAATAGCTTCGCAAGCTACACCCAGGCATCACTTAATGCTTTACAATTTAATCTTAAAAGTCAAGATGCGATTAATAAAAAGCAAGAGATATTAACCGGTATTGCAGCCTATTATAAATCTAATCCCACAAGTATATTATTTGTTGGGTTCAGTCCATTGATGTTAGGTGTAACTTATAAACAGATATTTGTCACCAACATAACCGCTGAAACAAAAAATTATCTCGATGCTAGCGACATTAAATACACATATATAGATACAAAGGATTTACCAGGATATAAGAAACAATTCTCCTGGGTAGTGGCAGGTGATGAATATTTTACCTTTGCCCGCACTGAAGAAGAGCAACAGACCAGTGTGGAAATAATTGCCAGTCTAGCTAAAGATTTGATAGTCACAACATTACGTGATTATAAAAATCAAAACTTTAAAGACCGTGAGTTTAGTCAACCACAGGCAGTTTATAATCACAGTGACAGTATGGTATTTTTAGAATATCACAAGTATGAGTATTCAGATAAGAATGCTTGGGCAACGACGGTATACGAAATGCAGGATGCCAATACAAAGTCATATGGTCCGTTTAGTCGTCGTGCAATGTTTTTTAAACAGTTGGCAAAGTTTAGTATCGATGCTGGTGCTCGACAATTTTATGTACACAAGGATTTAATGTACAAAAGTCTCATACGTAGAAACTATGAGCATGTAATATCAATTTCAATTTAAAGTTTTTCAAGTGAGTATATGGATATCAATGAACAATTACAGCCCATTGTCGCCGGGCTAATAGACAATCTCAAAGTATCAATTGAGCAAGAACTACATGACAAAGTCAGTGCCGAAGTAATTAAGAAAATTGCCAGTACTGAACTTGATGCAGTAGTTGATAGTTTGGTCAAAAAACAAATTGGCGATCGTCTTGACAAATTTAATTTTGCTGATACTAGTAGAGAACAGTTAACTGCGCAGATTGCAAAGATTACAACTGATGTTAATAAAACTGTAATTGACAAAGCCAACGTACAGATCACACAAGAAATAAAAAAACAATTAGCCACAATTGATCTTAATTTAATAGTTAACGAAATCGTTAAGTCTAAATTACTCGAGCTGATTAAACTACATAATTTTCCAGAGAGAAGTATTGCGCACACTGCTATAAATTTCCAAGGGCTTGGACTATCCGGTGATGCAATTAACGGTGGTATTATCGAGAACTTTGGCAGTACGGGTATAGAAGACCGCGCTAGTTTTGTACAGCTTACACTCATGGATCACGCCTGTGCATTTGAAGGGCCTGTATTTGCACCTAGTGCAAAGATTACAGGTGACTTAACAGTAGATGGCGCACTAACACTCAATGGCACAGTATCAGAAACAAGCCCTGGATTTGCACAGTTAGTCGATGCCGCTGGCAGTGCTGTTATTGGTAAACTTGATGCACAGTTGTTCACGGGATTCAGTGATATAGTATTTGGTAGAATACAGGAAACTGGAATTGACCTAGACAAGATTACCCAAGGCGGTAAGGAAATTGTCAAGGGATCGCAACTAGGCTATCACATTGTCGACAGTAACCTGCAACGTGTGGGAGTGGTCAAAGATCTTCAGACATCGGGTGAGAACTTACTAAGCGATACACTGTACGTTACACAGCGTAGAGTTGGAGTTAATACTATAGATCCAAGTGCTGTGTTTGCAGTATGGGATGAAGAAGTTGAACTTATTGTAGCTAAACGTAAAACAGATGTTGCTTATATTGCAACACCACGTAAGCAACAACTAGTACTCGGTAGTAACGGCAAAGAAAATATTGTACTTGATACCGATGGTAGTGCGCATATAGAGAACTTAGTAGTGGGCCGTGTTGCAATGACATCGGCCACCGCAGTGCCAAACTATGCCGGAGAAATGGCACAGATTGTCTATAATGAATTGCCTGCACCAGGTAGTCCTATTGGGTGGGTATGTATTGGCGGATCACGATGGGCTAAGTTTGGAATGATTGAATAATTAAATAACATGAATATTGCTATTACTGGGCATGCATCGGGGATAGGCCATGGCTTGTATAATTTCTACAAAAATGAAAACTGTACAGGATTTGATTTAACCAATGGATATAATATCAATACTGATATTGATGATATATTAATTAAAAGTCGACACTGTAATATTTTCATCAATAATGCTTATAGTAAAAATAAACAAACCGAGCTAGCCATAGCATGGCATAAAATGCATGCAGATGATGATTATTTATTAGTGAACATCAGCAGTACATTTGTTAATCTGTCCAAAGATGCCCAATTTAAAATAAAATCACCGTGTTTAATGGAATATATTAAATACAAAACAAAATTAAATCAAGCCTCTGAGTTTATTAACATTAGCAATAATAAATGTCGGAGTGTTACAGTCTTAGTTGGATTAACTGATACTCAATTTATCAATAGTTGGGCTACTCAATTTACACCATACGAGTTGGAGTATTTTACTAAGTTAATTGCAGAATGTAGTCTATTAGAAATTGCCGATGTAGTTGATACTGTGGATTTTGTCATACGGTCTAATAACAATCGAAAGTTTATATCAAATATATCCTTATCGAATAAAATAGGTTGACAAATACAAATAATTAGCGTATAATACTTACACTATAAAGTTAATAAGGAAATGACAAATGGTTACCGATGAGTTTCAATACAATAATGAAGAAGAAGCAGAAATGGGTCAGCTTCATGCTATTCATAATAACATGAATCACATTGCCGCGGTACAACGTGAATTAGCTAAACAAGCAGCACAACCAAGCCTTGAGCACTGTGAAGAATGTGGCGATGAAATTCCACGAGCACGACAACTTGCCATACCTGGTGTTAGGCTTTGTGTTTTTTGTAAAGAACGTGCTGAACGACATTAATGTTAACAATCGAATACGCTGATCCTTGCAATCTTTCCGATACAGTAACTCTACGGTATAAATTAAGAGATCATGCCGTAACTAAAAAGTGGATCGAACGATTACTGCTGGCACAGCATCAATATTCAATTGACGCTCCTACTAGATTTTATGGATTTGGTTCTATAGAAGATCAAACAGCAGATGCTATTAATCGAATTAACCAATGTATTGCACAGATTAATGCGCATGAACCTATTATCAACAGAATCCTGTCTGACATCACAGATCAGGATACATTAAATTATCTACATAATATCTTTGAAGTATATCACGGTTTATTGGATCAACAAACTCATAAGGTATGGCAAGGTGCGCCGCAAGAAATTAGACTAGCACTGGCAGATTTAAACTTACTTGTCCATCGCTGTGAAAGTGTACAAAGGGGAGCGCAACCTCGCCATGTAGTAACCTATTACGGGTTACCTAAAACAGAACTATTGGCTATAGAAGATTATACATTGTTTGAACCAACTGTACAGTTTGGTACAGTGTATTTGAACTATGCTGAAATTGGCAAAACTTTGGATGACTTAGCTGTGGATAATGATAGCTATATTGCAGATGCTGCATTCCAACCATACAGACATTATAGTGCAGATTTTAATGTTAAGTTTTATTCAACGGATCGTAGACAAGCGGATGAACAATCTGCTATAATAAAACAGTATTACGATTTGCATAGTAAGTTCTTTGAAAATCGTAACTTGCCCTGGGGTCATCCGTATTTAAATAGTGGAGCAATACCCTTGGCAGATTTAATTAACGCAACCAATGTAATAGAACAATTAACCACTAGACAATATGTCAAATCAGTAACTTTAATTTAAGGAATCACATGTCAACTTTAGTCCCAATGGTAGTAGAACGTACAAGTCAAGGCGAACGTAGCTATGACATTTATTCACGTTTGCTTAAAGATCGTATCATCATGTTAGATACAGATGTTAACGAGCATACTGCTAGTTTAATTGTAGCGCAGATGCTGTTCTTAGAAAGCGAAAGCCCAGAGAAAGACATATTGTTCTATATCAATAGCCCGGGAGGCAGTGTTACAGCAGGTCTAGCTATCTACGATACGATGCAGTTTATTAAATGCGATGTGTCAACTATTGTACTCGGACAAGCATGTTCAATGGGTAGTTTCCTAGCACAAGCTGGTGCACCAGGCAAGCGTATTGTTCTGCCAGAAGCACGTACAATGATTCACCGTGTTAGTTCGGGTACTCCGGGTACACGTGGTTCAGTTCATGTACAAGACCTACAGTTTGAAGATGCTAAACGTAGCTTTGAAGAAAGTGTACGTATTAACAAGCGTTTAACAGAACTGTATGCACGCCATAACACTGCTGGTAAAACATATGACGAACTATATGAAGCAATGAAGTTTGATACATTCTTATCAGCAGACGAAGCAGTGGCCTACGGTTTAGCTGACGAAGTGATCACTAAACGTTAATGCTTAAAGATACATTTTGCTCCAGTCCCTGGTTCCATATTAGAATAGATCCTGCGGGTAAATACCTACCTTGTCGATGGAGTAGTCACCAAGATACTACAGGTTATACTGTGGCTAACATTACTATTTTAGGATTTATGAACAGTGATATCATGCAAGGTATCCGAGCTAAGATGTTAGATGGCGAGTCTGTGCCTATGTGTAGTTCATGTCATTATGATGAGTCTAACAATAAAGTAAGTGGTCGGCACCGTCAACTACTTAAAAGTGCAATTAACGTTGATAATTTTGATAAGACATTTTGCAGCAGTCCGCATTGGCCGATGTTTGAAAATACCTTTGCAAATGCTGAGAATGACAATTATCAACCGGTTGATTTTCAAATTGATCTGGGTAATACTTGTAATAGTGCGTGTATTATGTGCTCACCGACTTATAGTAGCAAATTGGCTGCAGAATATCCTAAACTAATTAATTTTGAGCCCACGTTATTTAAACAGTCGCAATCTTTTAAGAATTGGGCAGATGATCCGGCTTTGGTAGATAAGTTTGTTAATGAATTGTCAGCTATTCCTGGTATCAAATACATACATTTCTTAGGTGGCGAGACCCTATACTTAAAAAGTTTTTATGATATCTGCAATCGTTTGATAGAATTAGATCTAGCTAAAAATATTAGTATAGGTACTACTACTAACTGTACTGTTTACTCTGAAGAGCTTGAATATATTATTCGTAATTTTAAACATGTGCATTTGGGACTTAGTGTAGAAGCTATACATAACGTTAACGATTATATACGTTACCCTAGCAACATTAAGCAAGTGTCTACAAATATTGCTAGATTTTTACAGTTACGCGAATTATATAATATACAATTGAGCTTGCGCATCACTCCAAACATTTTTAGTATCTATTATTTAGATACTATATTCAAATTGATGCTTACTGAACAAGTTATTGCAGAAAGTTGTTGGATACTACATAATCCAAGTTGTTTACGTATCGAAGTACTACCTAAAGAATTAATAGCAGTATGTTTAGCTAAAATTAACCAAGTTATCCAACAGTATCATTTGGTTCAAGATACTCAGACTATTATTAATCGACGTAGGGAAGATTTAATAGATCCTGTTATCAGCCAGATTATTTTCGAATACAAACATCTATTAGAAAACGTAATAGTACCCAACAACGTAGAAGAAGAACGCTATAACCTAGTCAAATACATTCGAGCATTTGAGCAAGTACACAATAATACAATTTTGGATTATCTACCCGAATATGAAGAATTTTTACGAAGCTACGGTTACTAAACCTGGATTAAAATTAGATCTAGTAATTGCATTAGATCCTGTAGAACAATGCGTTTGCGTTTTATTGGTTAACGATGAGGTTATACATGACGGATTGTTGTCTAGCCCCAAAGTGATTACACGCCGGCTACTTATTGATAACCCTATAAAAATTAAGGCTATTGTTACACGCCGTCACCCAGAAGCTGTGAATCTTAGTGTTAGTATAGATAACTTGCCAATTATACCGTTGTATCAGCACGTGGCTGTGCCTGCAACTGACTATATTGATTTCAATGGTGAGTGGACCTTGACTATACCTAAGTTTTATCCATGGTATCATCAGGTTACTGGACAAGGCTGGATAGCCTAATATTTTGGTTGACTTTTTGGTTAGATGATAGTATAATGTGTTTGTAAGTTAATTAAACAACAGGAGAATTAAAATGCGATTCGAAGTTAGTTACAAAACTCTAGCACGTGGACTTAGTGAAAGTGGTGGTGTTATTCATGGCACTGACGGTCCGAGTAATTATGTTGTAGTAGTAGAAGCAGCAAACCAGAACTATGCAGAAAATCAAGTACGCAATATGAATGGTGGTGCTGATCGTTGTATCATTCAATATGCACGTCATATTGGTTAAGGAGAAATAAATTATGGCAAGTAAAGAAGCAAATCGTACTATTGTAACAGGTGTTGATAATTTCACAGTTAACATTATGGACAATGGTTTTACGGTGGAGTACACTGGTAATAACAGTGACAATGATTGGATCACTTCAAAGACTATTGTCGGTGATGTTGATAAACTATGTGAAATCATTCGTGGAATTGTTGTTATCCCACGTTCTTAGGAGATATTATGTCTTTATTTAAAGTAGCAGGTGTTTCAACATTAAATGGTGTTACCAAAGTACGCTTTGCTAATGATTTCGTTAGTCGAGTTAAAATGTTAATTAAGTCAGGTCATACTGATATTGAATTAATTGAATTGGCAGAGCCACAGTCTAAATCAGAAGTAGTTAAGTATCTTAAAACCACTGACTTGATGCAAACAGCTCGATATGCAGAAGCAATTAATCTAGCGGATGAGAAGTATAACCTTAACTATGCAGTTAAATTATCTAAACCCAAAGTAGAGCTAAGTTTGGCTGCTATCAAGGCACGTGCTGGCATAGTTGCTTAATATAGTATAATTCTGTTACAGAATATTTACACCTTAAAGGTTAAATACTGATAACGGCGCCCTGTTATTTTTCCGACGCCCGATAGGAGGAATACAGAATGCGTAAAATACTAATGTTGTTAACAGCATCTTTGATTCAAACTGCGACGGCTGCTGATTTACCCAGGGAAATGTACATGCCCAATGATGCTGGTGGGTTTGTTGTGTTAACCACACGACCATGTACAGTTGAAAAGATAGCAGAAGAATATCCGTATCGTGCTTATGCTACAGAAAGTTCTGAGTTGGTCAATCACGAAGGATGCTGGAATAGTCCAGACACTTCTGAAGTGCCTACTCAATTGATGTCAAAGTCAGAAGGAGCAGGTCCAGCACCCACTATACGTGTTATACCTTTGGTTAATACTTGGTGGGTAGAAGCTGGCAGAATGACATTTATGCAACGAAGTTTTAGTCCGGAAAAGAAGAGATATCGTAGTAATGGTACAATTGAAATAACGTTGCCGTCGATTGTAGTAAAACCGCAGGAAGTAAAATGAAAACACGTAAACTAGTAAGAAAAATGTATAGAGCCTGTGTACGACACAATGTAACAAAACAAAAGAAATTGTGGTTAAAAATACTTAAAAAGTCTTTAAAACATAAACATACTGAAACTATGCAGTAAATAGTTATAGTTACAGTAGGTATGCTGGCCAGCATATACTGAGGTATGTTAGGTAACACATGATTTTCGGCCTCGATCTTGTATAATTAATAGTATAAGCAGTACTTTTAATCACAGGAGAAGTTGAAATGTTAGCACGTAGTTTAATATTTGTGGCACTATTAGCAGTGGGTGTAGCACAAGCAGATGAGCAGAGTAATGTTGTTAATCAACAGCAACTAGCTAAACGTTCATATGCGGCACCTGTTAAAGAGAAAGAAGTTCTTGAAGGTGCTAGTGTAACAGAAGAAGTAGTAGTTGATAAAAAACATCAGACGTTGCGTTTACACATGTTAGGAAAACTTCCATACATGGAAAAAGCAACTGATTAAAGAAATTGTTGTAGAAGCTCTAAAGTAATACATGTTGGACGGCGGTTCGATTCCGCCCAGGTCCACCAAAAGCATATTGTCACTAAGGTCCCGTAAGGATTATGTCTTTGGCAAGATAGTATGCTTCTGATGGGCCTGACCAGGTTTCGACAGCGTGAGATAGGATAAGAGTCAACACGTGGGGTCACGTAAAATACAAAACTCGTAAATGCAAACGCAAATACAAAAGACGTAGTTAAAGTGTCAATGGGTCGTGGCTTCCGCTTCGGTTCACGCACTGAAGCTTTAGCAGCCTAAGAAACTGCTCGTCCGGGGTAGCTATACCTTGTTACCAAAAATAGTAGAAAGCTCACTTCGGTGGGCTTTCTTTTTGCTTGACATTTCTATAAAAGAGTGTATAATAGCGTTATAGTTAATTAAGAAGGAAAAGACGATGACAACATACGCAGATAAAGCAAACAGTTTTTATAATCAGAAAGAGAGTCACTTTATATCCTTGCGCGAACGATTGGTCGAAAGCCTGGGAGATACTTTCGAACCGTTACTAGATCGAATTGCTGAAGAATTTAAGCGCAGACATACGCAATGGGAACAATTTACTGATTTACAGATTTGTCAAGCAATTATGGTTCCTATGGACAAAATATTAATTGACACTACAATGCAACGTAAAGTAAATCTTCAACATATTTTGAATATTTTGCATTATTTTAAAGAAACAATGATCATGGCTATTCAAGTATATGAAGATCCAACTCGCCCTGGTTATTATATTGCATGGGACGGGCAACACACGGCCCTTGTACTGTATATCTTAGCAACTAAGGTTTTTGGCCAACGTATTGCTAATTTAATGGTTCCAGTAGTTGTATACAGTATTAAACAAAAAGCAGATATACGTCGTAACTTTATTTTGCTTAATGGTGATGCCAAAGATCCTTTGGATTTTATTGATATTTTACGTCAGATGATTTGTGGTGTGCGTATCGATGGTAGCGAGGATAAAATTTGGCAAGCTGCCGAACTTAAACAACGCTATTTGGAGAAAGCTGGATTATTTGCCACCGATGCCAAGTTTGGTGATGAGAATGAATCTGGAGCATTTACTTTGCTTGCAGATACTTTATGTAGTAAAAGTGACAAGACTCTCAAAGATCCAGAAGTAACTCGAATGTTTGCAGATTATTGGGTATTAATTAACCAAGCTCGACCAGTTGACGCTAAGGAAGCTAGACAGTTATATGAATTTTTTGACGCTTGTTTCCGTGAAAATATTACAGTAGATAATGCGTATCTTAAAGAATTTGCGCAGTTTACATTGGATTATTTTGATGCAGATTTTAATTCAAAAGGTCCGTTTTGGGATAAAGTAAAAATGGCTTATGATAAATGGTATCGTAAGGCTAATCCAGAAGGCGAATTAGATGAACGCACTGGTGAGATTAAGATTAAGGGATTCACAAAAGAATGGAAATGTGGAGGGCCGTTCTTACTAGCTCAATTACGTGCGAGTACTAAATTGCAAGTACCTAATTACGATGCAGACAGTGATTTTGTTCCAGCTAAAAAGGATCTTTGGTAATGGCTAAACTACGTACCCCAGACCAAGATAAACATAAGAATTTTAGGTTACTTACTGCGCAGTTGCGTACTACACCGGTTTGTAAGTTGGAAGATTGTTGCAACCCACTTAGCGACTATGAAGGACCTGGCAGTGATAGTTTATGCCGAGAACATCAACTTGAGCAAGTCGAGTATGGTGGAATGGGCAAAGCAAGTCGTCCGCATACATTTTACCGTGCTTGGGTATGCACTAAATGTAAGTACGACGCAAGACTCGATCCTGAGATTTTAGAAATTGAAGATCCATGGGATCAATTGGTAGTTATGCGCGGAGTGATGCATGGTGACCATTTAATTCGTAAGAGTGATGGCGGCAAGGATACTAAAGAAAACATCAACGCACTTTGCTGTAGATGTCATATGATTAAAACTTATAAAGAGAAAGATTATCTTAAAGGTAATAAAAATAAATCTACAGAAACCCGTTGACATAAGTAATTATCTGTAATACACTATGTATTTCGTGCCTGACTTAGGGCGTGTACATAATTTTATTTGCTTAATAAAGGAGTAATAAATGAAGTTTAATCCATTACACGATCGTGTAGTAGTTCGACGTGTCGAAGCCGACACACAAACAGCAGGGGGCATTATTATACCCGATGCAGTTGCAGAGAAACCAGATCAGGGTGTAGTTGTTGCGATTGGCGCAGGCCGCCGAACAGAAGCTGGCACACTTGTACCAATGACAGTTAAAGTAAACGACCTTGTGTTGTTTCCACGCCATGCAGGCACTGTGGTCAAAGTAGAGGGCGAAGAAGTACTAGTCCTAGACGAAGAAGAAATTTTTGCAATTATTGAGGGGAAATAATATGAGTGCTAAAGACGTACAATTTGGCGAGTCAGCTCGCAGTAAAATGATTGAAGGTGTAAATATTTTGGCAGATGCTGTCAAAGTAACACTTGGCCCTAAAGGCCGCAATGTTATTATTCAAAAATCTTGGGGTGCACCGCACATCACTAAAGATGGTGTTAGTGTAGCTAAAGAAATTGAATTAAAAGACGCACTACAAAATATGGGTGCGCAGATGGTTAAGGAAGTCGCAAGTAAAACCGCAGATTTAGCGGGAGACGGGACTACAACTGCCACAGTTCTAGCACAGGCAATTGTGCGTGAAGGTAACAAAGCAGTGGCCGCTGGTATGAATCCAATGGACCTAAAGCGTGGTATCGACCTAGCTGTGGCCGCAGTAGTAGAACAGTTGGCTAAGATTGCTGTGCCATGTGATACTACACAAAGTATCGAACAAGTGGGTACTATCTCAGCTAACAGCGACAACACCATTGGTAAGATTATTGCCACTGCAATGGAACGTGTTGGCCGTGAAGGTGTTATCACAGTTGAAGATGGCAAATCCTTAGAAATGGAATTGGAAGTTTTGGATGGCATGCAGTTTGATAGAGGTTTTCTTAGCCCTTATTTCATCAATCAACCTGACAAACAGGTTGCAATTTTAGACAATCCATACATCTTATTATTCAATAAGAAAATTAGCTCAATCAAGGATATTCTTCCTGTGCTAGAGCAAGTACGTGGCGCTGGCCGCACATTGTTTATCATTACCGAAGACCTAGAAGGCGAGGCACTGGCTACTCTAGTAATTAACAGTATGAAAGGTGTGCTAAAAGTTTGTGCTGTTAAAGCACCGGGCTTTGGTGATCGTCGTACAGGTATGATGGAAGATATTGCTGTGTTAACTGGCGGTACTGTGGTAGCCGAAGAGTTAGGTCTTAAACTTGAAAATGTTAAACTAACTGACCTAGGCCAAGCCGCACGTGTTGAAGTAAATCGCGACACAACTATCATTATTGATGGTGCCGGTACTCGAGAAGCAATTGATAATCGAGTTGCATTGATTCGTACACAAATCGACCTAGTTGAAAGTGACTACGACAAAGAGAAACTACAAGAACGTGTGGCTAAACTTGTTGGCGGAGTAGCCGTGATCAAAGTGGGCGCAAGTACTGAAGTTGAAATGAAAGAGAAAAAAGACCGTGTTGACGATGCATTACACGCTACACGTGCCGCAGTGGAAGAAGGTATTGTACCGGGCGGCGGAGTAGCTTTAATCCGTGCTAAACAGGTAGTGTTTGGTTTAAAAGGTGCAAATCACGACCAAAGTGTAGGTATTGACATTGTGCTTAAAGCTATCGAAGCACCATTGCGTAGTATTGTAGAAAATGCTGGTGGCGAAGCAAGTGTTGTAGTTAACGAAATCGCAAACGGTTCTGCTAACTACGGTTTCAATGCTGCAAACGACACCTACGGTGACATGATTGCTATGGGTGTAGTTGATCCTGCTAAGGTTTGTAGAGTTGCACTACAAAATGCCGCAGGTGTTGCTGGCTTATTACTTACGTCAGAAGCGGCAATTTATGAATTGCCAAAAGATGACAAAGTAGACAACGGTCATGGCATGATGTAATAACTTAATAAGTTAGTTGTTTATAAAATAGCACCTTCGGGTGCTATTTTTTTGGTTGTGCTATAAATACTACAGTAAATTCATTTAATGGGGAATATAGGAACCATGGCAAATAGTAACTTTGTAGTACACAATGGCTTAACAGTTGGGCCACTAACAATTAACGCAACAACAGGTGATATATCAACATCGGGTAATGTGACATTAACTGGTAGTGGAGCAGTTACAGGCCCCGCAGCAGCTGGTACATTAACCGGAGCAACTTTAGCAAGTGGTGTTACTGCCAGTAGTTTAACTTCAGTTGGCACATTAACAAGTTTGGCAGTAGGTGCAATCACAACAACCGGGACATTAGCTGGCCCAGCAACATTTACAATCGATCCAGCAGCAGTTGGTGACAATACTGGTACTGTGGTAATTAAAGGTAACTTACAAGTTGACGGCACAACAGTAACAGTAAATTCAGCTACAATGTCCGTAACTGATTTAAACATTACAGTAGCTAAAGATGCGGCAAATGCCGCTGCGGCTGATGGCGCTGGGTTAACAGTTGCTGGCGCAAGTGCTACAATGCTTTACACAAGCTCAACTGATACATTTAACTTTAACAAAGGTTTAGTTAGTACGTCGGCTGTATTAAGCGGTGCTATTACTATAAACAGTGGTAACGGTGTTACGGCAATAATCAACGGCGGCACTAACGGCGTAGGTAATATTGGTTCATCAACTACAGGATTTAACACAGTATTTGCTAAGTCAACATCAGCACAATACGCTGACGTTGCAGAAAATTATGCAGGTGATGCAGCAATTGAGCCAGGTACAGTGGTACACTTTGGTGGTGAGCAAGAAGTTAGTGTGTGTGATGCAGACATGTGTTCAGCAGTAGCAGGTGTAGTTTCAACTAACCCAGCTTACTTAATGAATTCAGAAATTACAGCAGAATATGTAGTTGCAGTAGCGTTTACTGGTCGTGTGCCATGTAAAGTTACTGGTACAGTACGTAAAGGTGATTTAATGGTATCTGCTGGTAACGGTCGTGCAAGAGCAGAAGCTAATCCAAGTGTTGGATCAGTAATTGGTAAAGCATTACAAGCATCAGATGGTGATGCAGTAATTGAAGTAGTTGTTGGAAGATAATTAAACTACAATAGCACAACAATGTGAATAGGACCTTCGGGTCCTATTTTCGTATAAATACATAGAATAATACGAGAATCCACATGGCATTAACTAGACCAACCGCATATCAGATCAATACAGTGTCTACAACTATTAGTGATCCGTTGACTGTACTAAATCAAGGTAGTACTGCGGCAAACATAGATATTGGTTTTATTTTAAATCGCAGTCCTTCTGCTAATGTTGCAATAGTCTGGCAAGCATCAAGCAATCAGTTTATTCTCGCAAATACATCTAGTTCCGGTTCAACAAATGCTAACATTACTGTTAGTAATTATGCCAATCTTCGTGCAGGTAATGTGTTGGCTACAACAATAACTACAACAAATTTAGTAGGTGATGCTAATATTACTGTTACCGGTAGTATAATACCAAGTGCAAATGTAACTTATGATTTAGGTAGCCCAACGCAGCGTTGGCGCGAAGGCTGGTTTAGTGGGTCGACTATACATATTGGTGACGAATCTATTAGTGTAGATACCAATGGTAAGTGGACATTTAGTAGTAAAGGATCTACTGTAAATATGGGTAAAGATCACCCATTTGATGTTCCGACAGCTACATTGACTGGTAATATTACTGCTGCAAATTTTAATTTCTCAAACGGTAATAGTATTTTTGCAACTATTAATTCAACAATAGCAACTGCTAATACCAATATGAAAGGGTATGTTGATGGGCAGATATCAACTACTACCACAGCAATAACCACAGCTAACACTAACTTAAAAGGTTATACTGATAACTTAGTCACAACTGCTAATACTAATCTTAAAGGTTATATTGATGCAGCTAATACAATTCAGTCAAATCAAGTAGCTGGTGCTAATTCAGCTATTACCACAGCTAATACCAACTTAAAAGGTTATGTCGATGGACAGATATCAACTACTACTACAGCTATAACCACAGCTAATACCAACTTAAAAGGTTATGTCGATGGACAGATATCAACTACTACTACAGCTATAACCACTGCTAACACTAACCTTAAGGGCTATACTGACGGACAGATATCAACTACTACCACAGCGATAACCACTGCTAATACTAACCTTAAGGGTTATACTGATAACTTAGTCACAACTGCTAATACCAATATGAAAGGGTATGTTGACGGGCAGATTACTAATTTAGTAAATAGTGCTCCGAGCACATTAGACACACTAAATGAACTGGCAGCTGCATTAGGTAATGATGCCAATTTAAGTGCATCACTAACATCGATGATTGGCAACGTGCAGGCAAATGTTACCACCGCTAACACCAACATGAAAGGCTATGTTGATGCGGCTAATACTATTCAATCAAATCAAATCGGTTGGGCCAATGCATCTATATCAGCTGCTAACACAGCAATAACCACTGCTAACACTAACATGAAAGGCTATGTTGATAATGGATTAACAGCACGTGTTACAAGTGTTTCGGGAACCGCACCAGTTACATCAAGTGGTGGAACTACACCGGCAATTAGTATGGCGGCTGCAACCGCATCAGTTAACGGTTACATGACCAGCACCTATGCTAGTAAATTAGATGGTATTGCGGCTGGTGCAACTAACGTAACCAATACTAATCAACTTACTAACGGTAATGCATTTGTTACAGCATCAGTTACATTAACCACTGCAGCACAAACAAACATTACGTCAGTTGGTACACTAACATCATTGGCTGTCAGCGGTGCAATAACAGTTAATAGTGGCGCAGCGGTAACTGCTATCATTAATGGCGCTACTACTGGTGTGGGCAATATTGGTAGTTCGACTGTGGGATTTAACACAGTATTTGCCAAATCAACCTCAGCACAGTACGCTGACTTGGCCGAAGTTTATCGTAGCGATCGTAACTATATTCCAGGCACTGTGGTTGTATTCGGTGGTACTAGTGAAGTTACAGTAAGTTTAACCAGTCACGATACCAAAGTTGCAGGTGTAGTATCTACAAATCCTGCATATCTAATGAATAGTGAGTTAGAGGGTGTAGCAGTAGCTCTACAAGGTCGTGTACCCTGTCGTGTATTAGGTCCAGTAGTTAAAGGCGATCGTGTAGTTACCAGCGATGTACGCGGCGTAGCAGAACGCTTAGACATGGGCAAATATCAACCAGGTTGTATCATTGGCAAAGCGTTAGGCACAATACCCGATGGTGAAATAGCCACAATCGAAGTAGTAGTTGGACGTAATTAACAGTTGACAATTGGATTAATTTCGTGTATTATATAGCTTATTAATATGAAAATTAAAGAACTTATGGAATCTATTTCTTATTCTTGGTTAACAACTGTTCAACAGGCATTTATTAACCAGGGAGTAAACTATATCGATCCTGTTATTACTACAGTAAAGAATTTACACACAGGCGTAGTAGGAAGACATACCGGAATCTATATAATTTTCAAAGAAGCACCCGACGGTACTGTATTTTATTACCTAGGTATTGCTACTAAAGGCAATACCATTCATGCTCGATTTCAGCCGCACTATGCCAAACTAACAGTTAATTTATCTGCAATGTATGGTCCTAATTTAGAACCTCGCCCAGAAACTCGCTGGATGTTTCCAAAAAATTGGCGCAAAGGTGTTAAACAACATTTTTTAGATAATCCGGATGATATTCCTGATTATTGGACTGGCAAACAAAAACGAGGTGTACAACCTATTAATCATGAGTGGAAACCAATTTGGAAACAGGGAGTTGATATTGACAACTTGTCCGTGGCTATTTGGAATTTAAGTTCAGCCGATGCTGTACAAATTGATAAAATAGAAACTTCATTAATTCAAACTCTTAAGCCAATTTTCAATGGCGCAAAAACAAAAGTACGCACAAACTAGCTCTTGACTTTTTGGTTAAATGACTGTATAATACACTTATAAATTAATAAATGAGTGTATACATGATAAATGCTATTTTAGAAGAAGTTGCTAACGAACCTAGTAAGAATGCAAAAATTGCTATCCTTACCCAGCATAAAGACAATAAAGAACTACAAGAAGTTGTTCGTCTTGCCTATGACCCAACTGTAAACTTCTTTATTAAAAAAATTCCTCAATACGAAACTAAAATGCGCATTGACTTCATGACCATGTCCGAAGCATTTTCGTTATTAGAAACGTTAAGCACACGTAAAGTTACTGGTACTGCTGGTATTAATCAGCTTAAACTTATACTCGAATGTGTATCAGCAGACAATGCAAAAGTAATTGCTAAGGTTGTGGATCGCGACCTACGTGCTGGCTTCGGTGAGTCAACAGCAAACAAAGTATGGAAGAATTTAATTCCAGAGTTTCCGTATATGCGTTGCGCACTACCAAAAGCTGCCAAGTTAGATGAGTTTAGTTGGACAGATGGCGTTTACAGTCAGCTCAAAGCTGATGGTATGTTTGCCAATGTAAATCATACAGAGGACGGTGAAGTACAAATTCTAAGTCGTGCAGGATCATTATTTCCACAGCAACACTTTGCACATTTAATTGCCGACGTACAAAAAACATTTCCTGTAGGCACACAGTCACACGGTGAATTATTAGTTAAACGTGATGGTACAGTGCTACCACGTCAAATTGGTAATGGTATCTTAAACAAGGTACAAAAAGGTGGCGATATCGGCCCAAACGATGAGATTGTATACCTAGTATGGGACCAAATAGCTCTAACTTCAGTAGTTTCTAAAGGTACTTATAATGTACCTTATCAACTTCGCTTTGCTGAATTAGCAACACAAACGATGCGAGCAGAATGTATTGAGCTTATCGATACACGCATTGTACATAATATGGAAGAAGCACTTGCTCACTATCGTGAAATGCTAGATGCAGGTATGGAAGGTACAATTATTAAAAACGCCCTAGGTATTTGGAAAGATACTACTAGCAAAGACCAAGTTAAGATGAAACTTGATATTGATGTTGATTTGGTTATTATGGGTTTTAATGCCGGCAATGGTAAAAATGAAGCAACGTTTGGTTCTATTGTTTGCCAATCAAGTGATGGCTTATTAGAAGTAAACATCAGTGGCTTTACAGATGAAGTGCGTTTAGAAGTACATAATAATCGAGACCGACTACTTGGTACCATTGTCACAGTTAAAGGCAACAGCATTATGCCACCGACGGGTAATAACACAAAATACTCATTGTTCCTTCCACGATTTGCTGAATTTAGAACAGACAAGCAAGTAGCAGATGACTTAGACAAAGTTATCGAACAGTTTGACAATGCTATTAAATGATAGTAAAATTAATAAACTGGCTATCAAGGATATTACCTTTGACTAAAAATTATAAACTAGCGCAAGAAGCTAACAGGGGCACTGTCTACGGTGCTATGGTAGAAATTACTAAGAACCCACGCTTGTGGCGTAATAGTCCTGTGGGACGTGAGTATTGCCATTTCACAGAAGAAGGACGCGAGGTTATTGTAGACCTAATGCAGGATCTATTGCGCACTGTGGCTGTATTAGAACGTAAAGCTGTAGATCAACGAGCTAAAGAAATTACAATTGATATATTAAAGGGAAAACATGAAACTGACTAAAGAAGAATTGGTAGCAAAATTAAGAGACCGTGTATGCGAAGTAACATTTACTAAAGTAAACGGCGAAACTCGCACTATGCCCTGTACCCTTAGAGCAGACCTTGTGCCTGCGTATGAGCGTAAAACACCGGTTAAAGAAGCCACTGAAAAGGAATCTGCTACACTTAGCGTATGGTGTATAGACAAACAGGCATGGCGCAGTTTCCGTGTAGATTCAGTAACTGACATTAAAATTCACCTTGAATTACACGGATTTTAACTAAAAGTTGACATGAAAAACTATTGCCGATTAATATTCCAAAATCTGTACGTAGAAAAAGTTAATACAACACAAAGTAAGTTAGGATTTTGTTGCAACAGTAAAACTACAGAACCAGTCGACACTGTTACTTTTAATCATCCTACCCTCGAATCTGGTCGAAAGCATCTATTAGACACAGGTGAGTTGCCTTCTTCGTGTAGTTTATGTATTGATAATGAACGTAACGGGTCTATATCAATGAGATTAAGTGCAAATAATAGTGATTATAAATCCGGTATAGAAACTAAATTAACTAATATCCAATATAATTGCGACACAGTATGTAATTTAAAATGCATTGTCTGTAGTGGCCAATACAGTTCGTCGTGGATTGAAGACGAAATTAAATTGGGTCGGCCTAATCGAATTCGAATGATTCCGACTAAAAATAACGCATTAATATATAATTTAGATTTAAGTAATATTGTTTCGGTGTATTTTAATGGCGGCGAACCATTTATGTCATTAGACCACATTAAATTTTTAACTCATTTGATCAATGTTAGTGATCCGAGTAAAATAACGGTATACTATAATACTAATGCAACTTGGCCAATAACTGAGGCAATGTTAGATGTATGGAATAAGTTTGAAACAATTGAGATAATGTGTAGTATAGATGGTATTGGTGAGGTGTTTGAATACGTTAGGTTTCCGGGAAATTGGAAAGAAGTTGAAAAAAATCTAATAGAGTTTAACCAAATCAACCAACCAAATATAAAAATTAGAATAACTCCTGCAATAGGTATTCATAATATATTATATATAGATCAATTGCTATCATGGTGTAAAGAAAATAATTTTAAAACGTCGTTTGATAAAGATTTCACTGAGGTAAATACCGTCGGTGGTATATTCACGCTGCACAATTTCCCCAAAGAACACCATGATTATCTATTAGCTTACCTATCGTCAACTTGGTTAAATGATAAAAAACGTCAGCAGTTAATAGCAGCAATTACTCCACTTGCAGAACAAACTACCGATTGGATCGACCAATTAACACGGCTTGATAGGATTAGAGGAAATAATTGGAAAAAAAGTCTATCTAAACTATATAAGCTAAATTCCGATTATTTTGATAAAATAATGGTTGACAACGTCATTAACTGAGTATATAATATACACATGCTTAGAAATTAAGCAAAACTTTTATTAATCGTTATGGAGAAGTAAACAATGGCAAATTTAGCTAAAGTAACAAATCAAGTAGCATTCTTAGAAAAATACCTACGCGGTACAGGTAAAACATTAACAGCGGCTCAAGCATCTGCTAACTACGGTATCAAAAATTTACCAGCTCGTATGTCAGAGTTCCGTAAATGCGGTCTGGTAGTTAAAACAGAAGTAAACACCACAGGCAAAACTGCTTACGCTGTTACTGCTCGTGATGTTAATGGTTCACGTGCTCGTGCTTTTATTGCTTAATTAAGCGATAGAAGTTGTAACCATAAAAAAGCCGCGTAATGCGGCTTTTTTGTTTATACTGTTGGTAGTTCGGATTTGTTTATCTGTACATCGTCGACATAAAATTCTTCAACTATTGTATTGTTAAGAGATGCCGCAAGAGCAATTACTGCATCTAACCGTTCACGATATTCTACATTGTATTGATAAGATAATTCTTCAACATCATTATATGTGTGTATAACTGTATATGTTAGGGAAAATGGATTATAGTTTGGTTTTGTATCTTTAAATTTTACATTGTTTAAAAAATTGTCAATTACATTGCTGCCGTAGTCTAAATATTCATCGGTTTGATTAATTGAATTAATTGATATAGCATTAGTAGAACGACTGAGTAACCATTCTTTTATGTCCGGGCGTAATTCATCGATTCTGTCAGAAATTTCCTGCCATGTAATTTGTTCAGCGTAATGGCACGAACAATCAATAGTTTGGTCGGTTATTGGTGCAACAGATATTGGGTACATTCCTCGTTCGGAATTTTCAACCCAGAAAACGTCATTTAATGTTGGTCTTGAAGCGATAAGTTTATATACTGCTGACATTGTATTCTTCCTATTTTAATTATTTATCTTTTGCTTGACTTTGGGATGAATTTATAGTATAATACACTTGTTTTAAACATTAGAGAAAGCGTATATGATTAAACGTGGCCTAATTTACTTTATTATTGCAGGTGTGCTATACATATTATTTGTGCAGGATCAACGTATGGATCGAATGGAAGAACATGTATTCGAAATACATGATGATGTTGAAATAATCAAGGAAGCAGTGTTAGAACGCAGTGCAAGTAGAATTAACTATACTCCGCGAGAGTTTGAATGTTTGGTTCGTAATATATACTACGAAGCTGGTGTTGAAAGTGACCTGGGCAAGTATGCAGTTGCACAGGTAACACTTAACCGTAAGAAATCAGGTTATTGGGGTAAGAATATATGCAACGTTGTATATTCAAAAGCACAGTTTTCGTGGACTAAAGTTAAAGAACGTGCATGGACTAGACCTAAAGATGCAACGTGGACTCGCAGTAGAGAAATTGCAAGCCAGGTATTAAATAATGGAGTTAGAGTAAAACCATTAAAGAAAGCCTTGTTCTACCACGCAGACTATGTTAGACCAGACTGGCGTGACAAAGGTAAACGAGTAGCAAAGATAGGGCAACATATTTTTTATACACAAGCAAAAGGAAATTCAATTAAACTATGAAATACTTCAGTTACGGAATGAATACTAATCTAACACAAATGGCTCGCCGCTGTCCACAGGCAGTGAGTTTAGGGGCCGCAGTATTACCAGGCTTCCGCTTTGAGTTTAAATCATTTGCCACTGTAGTTGCTGATTATACTAGTGATGCAGTTGGAGTAGTTTGGGAAATCTCAGATGACTGCGAGGATGCCTTAGACATATTAGAAGGCTACCCTGTTTACTACACTAAACAAATAGTTACAGTGTTGATTGATGGTACCTTGCATACTGCTATGACCTACTTAATGTACCCGGATGAACAACTTAGCTTACCAAGTAACAGTTATTATAATATGGTAGCAGATGGTTATGAGGACCATGGCATTAGTTTGGTTCAACTCGAAGATGCTGTTGACCGTGTTCATATGATGTATGGTGAAGCATATTGCAGTTGACAACATCGGCTGTTTAGTGTATAATATAAAACATAAACTAGTGTAATGGAGAATATGTATGGCCACTGAGCAAGAAAAAGAAGAATTATTGCAGACACTTAAATTTACACCTCGTACTTATCGTGTGGAAATTTGGGGCCGTGGGGGTGAAATTTACTGGGGTAAAGTTGACCGTAAGATCTACGATTTCTTTAAAGAAAAAGAGATTGATATCGAACAGTATGCTGGTAGTTGGGAAGAACGTATGTGGGACGATGTTCCATTTGATATGCGTCCATTTGACCCGGGCAGTCCGTACGAATGTGATGATGTACATACCAGTGGTGCTACATTTGATGACTCTAGCACCATCGTAGTCTATGATGAAACTGGTGCAGAGGTTTGGACTAGTACCTTAGGGCAAGATGCACTGTCCGACAATGGTGCTGAATGTGACTGTATCGATGAAAAGTATATCAGTGACTATCCTGCGGGTACTGTAGTGTTCTATGGTGCCCAGGGTGAAAAAGGTACGTTCTTTGGCAATGATTTTGAGCTTAAATCTCCGTTTGATCCTAACAAACTACGTGTACTCTATGAAGACATGGATGGTTGGGAAATTACCACCGGCGTGCAATATGATGGTGAAGACATCGATGGTAACGACTACGATACTACAGGTAAGTGGGGTGAAAACAAGTGGATTATTGTAGGTGGCGAACCAATCTATCAAGGTGTGGAACGTGATGAAGATGACTACAGTGACGAGGAAGAGGATTAGTATAATGGATTATTTATTATTAGCAATAGCAGTACTCACAGCAATAGGACTAGGATTAGTTTATTTGGTTTTTGAAACTAATGTCGCCGGCTCGGGTACTAGTTGTACAGGTAATTGCAATCAAGGCCGTAACTGTAATTGCAAGGGTTACAAGTAGTGGCAACAGTATATCCGGGCTATCGTTCAACACCTACTACAAGTAATATCACCTTAGGTAGTGGTGGTGCCGGCACAAGTACTGTTAGTGTAACTGGAGCAGGCGGTAGTGGTGGTGTATTAATGGCTGGTAGTGCTGGTACTAATTGGACTACTGCGGCTAAAACAACGATGCAGGGACAACTACAGTTAGACGGCGCCAACCCAGATATTATGATTGGTGGAAAAAGTATGGTAACATGGATGCAAAAAGTAGAGCAACGTCTTAGCATACTCGAACCCAAACCAGAATTACTGGCCAAATACGAAGCACTACAACAGGCATACGACCATTACAAAACACTCGAAGCATTACTACACGGAACAGAAAATGATTCATAAGATTGATATATACAGTGATGTTGCTCGTACTGCAAAGTGTATTGATTGGTGTAATAAGAACTTAAATAACAATGAGTGGGATTTAAAATTACTGTCAATGGCTCCACTGCATTACGCATTTGAATTTAAAGATCCACAGATACATTTAATGGCAGTTATGGCACACTAGGGAATAAAATGAGAAACTATTGGACTTGTAGTAAATTTGCTGATTGGCTACGCGGCACTCCTAAATTAGATGCTGGCACAAGCGAGGAATGGAACAAGTGGAATAAGGATGCTAAGTCAGCACACCCATTCCGTTTTTGGTTAGCAGAAGAAGCACTAAGTGATCTAGACGATGCGTGGAATTATATTCCCGGCAAGATTAACGATGTACGCTATTATATCGATAATCGTTTTCTATCAAAAACACACGCACTAACCAGTCGTTTGAGTAAAGGGCAATGGCATGAATTTGAAGAACGCTTGCTACATAGCATATTCGATACATTTGTGGACTTTATTGAAATTGACACTGCGTGGAATCACTGTATGTGGAATGACGACGCACAGAAAAAATTCAATATGCCTTGGTGGAGGGGACAATGGTATACTCGTTGGTTCCGGCGCTGGCGTTGTGCTGACGCAGCTATAGCTCACCTAGAATGGGAAATGACTTTAAAGTATGATGACAACTGGATAAAGAAAACTGATCCATTATACGGTACCTTTACACCACAGGCAGAAGCCGCTAAAGAGAAATGGGCCTTGTACTACTGGTGGAAACATGTTCGTCCGCAACGTGCTGATGCATATGACTACTGTGGCTGGACACAATACTGCGAAGACACTAGAGCTAAAGATGGAGATGATTGGCTGTTTGGTAAAGAAAGCAAAAAAGATAAAAAACGCAGTAAGGCTATCTTAGATGCCATGGATCGTCTTGAACAGCAGTATGACGCAGAAGATGAAGTTATGTTAATTCGTTTAGTTAAATTAAGGAAATCGCTATGGACTTAATGATATCAATATTTAATATAATAATAACAGGATATATTACATTTTGTGTATTGTTTACAACATTCTTTATTGTTAAATTTTATTCTAACTATCGAAAAGAAATTACTAAGATCAAATCTCCAGACCAACCCGATATTTCAGCAGTTAAATTAGTTAGTGTTGAAGTTGTCGAGAATCGAGTAATGATGTATGATGCTGTAACACACGCATTTATCTGTCAGGCGGATACAGAAGAAGCACTGTGGGCCACAGCTGAAGCAATGTTTCCGGGCAAATCATTACTGCGTTATGTTAGCACTTGACAAATAACTAAATTTACTGTATAATACTTGTATTGATAATTAAGAAAGGTACTAATTATGAGCACACCTGTGTATATGGATATTGAACAAGCATATAGCATTGTACAGTGGGCAGGCGAAGCGTACGGACATCGCAATCTTTGGGGTGCATTAGATAGCATGGAAAAGAATTGGGACGATCTAGACAAACAAGAGCGCACTGCCTATAACATGATTAAGAAAGACTTAATTGCAACTACTAGTACTGGCGCAGAAGGATAGTTAAATGAGTATGCACATGGAAAAAGCATATCTTACCACAACAGGTAAGAAGAAAGGCAAGGAAAAATTCCGTACTGCCGCACATGCACAAAGGGCTCGTATGAACGAAGAATCGTGGAAAGAATTACAAAAGCGTTGGGGCATCGAGCAAGAAGAAAAGAAACGCAATCGTGCGCTTAAGGCACCTGCTTACAAACCTTCAGAACCTTACCGTAGGGATACTGGCCCACGTATCGCTAGTTTAGAAACAACTGGACCAGGTGTTTGTACTCGTCCAGCAGATAAAGTCTATACTGGCACAGCAATGATTGGCATTGGGCAACTACACAAGTCAAATGCTATTCCTGTATTCAGTCAAGAAGATGCTGTTGATATTAGTAAAATGCGGAGAGGGTAATGACAGAAGATAAAGAATTAAAACTTGTCTGTCAGAGAAATGCAACAAGAATCGGTGACACTGAATATTATCGAGTAGAGCAAGCCCTTAATGAATTGTTTTATACAGTTAAAATCGTTAAATTTTGTTAAAAGATGGAAGTATAATGAAAAAGTTTATTGGGTGTGTAGTAAGTCGAGTGTTGTATTGGTTAGGTGATTTAGTGAGTAAACCAATGGATAGGTTTGATTGGGCGTGGTTATACCCGTTATACAATCGTTTAATGATTAGTAGTTTACTAGTACAGGATTGGGCAAGGAATACTACACCGTGGTCTATAAACAAGTGATGGGTTCTGGATACATTAATTATTGGGGTAGTATGTGGGACAGCAGTTGGGAATGGCAGTTAACATTTGCTTGGTTCCCGTGTAGTTTAGACAGCGGTCGTTGGATTTGGTTTAAAAAATATTATCACGGGGTCAGAGTAATACATGGTCCAGGTACCCCAGTTATCTTACATCAGTATATGACACCAGAAGAGTTTACTTGGCATCAATTAATACAGTCTTAAGTTTATTGTGAAATTGTTGTTGCCAGTCAGTTTCGAACATAATCCGTTTATTGTGCTCGACTATTTCACATATTTGTTCTAACACATCTGCCTGCGGTACAGTAGTTAAATATTCCATTTGTTTAAATGCTTGTTCAAATCTAGTAGTTGAATCTTCAATAGTATCATAAGTTTCATCAATAATACCATCAAATGTTTTAAATCCTAAACTGCGAAGATTACGCAGATAGTGTTGCCCGCTAAACACAATAAACAATCTTTCTGCTAGTATAGGTTTAACAATCTTCTCAGTATAAAAACTATAATCATTGTCGAAGTTTGTTTCTGCCACAATGCTGTAGGCAGTTTGATTATATATGCTGATAGGTACAATAGTACTAATGCTCATTTCGCTATTGTGATATTTAACTTTACCTATACTATGGGTAATCGAGTCAAGTGGAATCATATCACTTTCCCAAATAAAATTATCATTGTTAGATAATTCTAAATGCGCAAATTTATAATAGGTCATCACGGATAATTTATCTATGCCTGATGTAATTGCTTTATTATGTATAAAATCTCTATGCAGTCTTCTGCAGCCTAATAATATATCAAATACTTTTTCTTTAGGCTTGAACGGAGTTAGTTGTGCTAGTGCATCGTGTTGTTGATAAAACAATCGAGTATTAGTAAACCAATCCATCCAAAGATCCGATTTAACACCACAGACAAATCCACAGGTGAAATATTTTATTTTATCAAACTGATAACGCCGCATAAAATCAACAGTAGTTCGATGTAACTCCGATACTAATATAACAACGCAATCACAGTGGATTAATGCTTGACCTACATCAAGTTCAAAATCAGTATTATATGGAAATGGTACGTGGAATACTGCCTGTGTAGCAAGGGCAATATTGTCAGTTGGTGTGATGTTAAGACAATTTAAATGGTATCGGCAAACGTCTGAGTTTGTATAAACGCTTGCCGATATCATGTATTACTTAGCGGCTACTGGCGTTTTTGCCTTAGCTGCAGGTTTCTTTTTACCGTAATATGGTTTACGTTTCTTAGCTGGTGCAGCAGTTGTTTTAGCTGGCAATGGTGCTAATTTAACTTCAGCCACTGTGCCTGCACGTTGTCTTGTTGGTTTCGCTGGCGGAATATATATAGCAGTTGCTACTTCAGCCTTAGCTGGCGGTGTTAAAATTTCTTTAACAGTTTCTTGTGGTGCGCCAAAACCAAAAAGTTGTTTGATAAAATTAATCATGTAGTTCTCCTTGTACAGTATTTATTCATTATATACGCATAGATAAAATTTATTTCGGTTGACATTTTGGTTAAATGACTGTATAATGTTACACATACAATAACAAAACGGAGTACAATATGACTACAATTAAAACACAAGCTGATTTAGATTGGGAAATACAAGCATACGGTATGTCAGAAGCTTCGGTTAAGCATCTTGTAGAAACACAGGCTTTTCCAGGTACAGAGTTGATGTTTGCCGCTGGTATGTTAAGTGATGCACAACAAATTATGGATCCAGAGTGCAATGATGAAGGTTGGGTAAGTCCAGAAACTGCCAACCGTGCTCGTCAATATATTAATGTTGCCAAGTATATTATGTTTAACTTGATGCGTGAAGAAAGAGAGGCTGCTTAATGATAGATGGTCTTGAGCATGTGGGTGATGATCATAAGTGTAGTGTTTGCAGTTGTGAATTTACCGAAGATGAAGGCGGCATATTAGGATTCTTTGGTATGTTGCCTGTAGCATTTTGTCCGTTTTGTTTTAGTTCGATGTGTGATATGGTTAGTCAATTGTCAATTGATGAAGATCTTGAAGAGGAAGGTGAATAATGGGCTTAGACATGTATGCGTATGCCGCCGCTAGAGACGGACAACAAAAAGAATTTTGGGCCGGCGGTGAGTACGATCCAGATACTGGTGATTATATCAATCCCAAGGTAGCCAAACCAATTGAAATTGCCTATTGGCGCAAACACCCTAACTTGCATGGTTGGATGGAAGAACTTTGGCGCAGTAAAGGTTCACCTGCAGATGACGATGATGACACAATGTTCAACGGTATCGAACTTGAACTAACATGGGAAGATATTGACATGTTAGAGGAAGATATCAATCAAGGTGCACTACCTGGTACAAGTGGTTTCTTCTTTGGTGATCCGGCAGACGATTATTATCGTGAAGATGACTTAAAGTTCATTAAAGAAGCACGTAGTCAATTGTTCTTAGGCTTACGTGTATTTTATAATTCAAGTTGGTAAGGAGAATAGTATGGATAAGGCAATTAAAGTAATTAAAGGTATTGGTGAAGTTGGTATTGATACTGAAGCAAGTCCGGGCAATGGTCCTTACTATGTTAAGCACTATCGTACAGGCTATGATGTCTGTGGTTTTGACAGTGTAGAAGAAGCACTAATGGAGTTAGAATTTGTCGAAGATGGGACATTGGCTTGATTAACCACACGCTACAATGGTTAGGCACAAGCTGTTTGATTGCTATGTATGTGATCATGAGTTTTTATCCTGAGCTATATCCTGTGAACATTATCCTTGGAGTCACCGGCGGCGTGTTTTATTTTGCCTGGAGTTTCCGTGTAGCTAACAAGCCGCAGATGTTGGTTAATGCCGCAGGTATATTAGTATGTTCAGCCGGATTAGTTAAATTATACTTTACCTAACATTCGACTTAAATAAGTATATAATAAGGAAACAGCCACATTGGCAAAAGAAGAAGTCTTAAAATTCAGTGGAGTAGTCGAAGAAGTACTAGGCAATTCCATGTTCAGAGTTAAATTAGAAAACAATCACACTGTAATAGCGTATATTGGCGGTAAACTGCGTAAGTTTACTATTAAAATTATTCTTGGTGATAAGGTTGATGTTGAAATGTCACCTTATGACTTATCTAAAGCACGAATCGTATATAGGAAATAACATGATTACATTACAACCAACTGCTATTGCAAAACTTAAAGAATTATTTGCTGAAGAAGATAATCCAAATATAAAACTACGTGTTTTTGTACAAGGTGGTGGATGCTCGGGTTTTCAATATGGATTTACCTTTGACGAAGAAGTTAACGAAGACGACTTTGATCTAGAGTTTGATGGTGTACGTTTACTAGTAGACAGCATGAGTTCAAGTTACTTACAAGGTGCAGAAATTGAATATGTTGAAAGCATAAATGGCAGTTCTTTTAGTATTAAAAATCCACAGGCAACAACTACTTGTGGATGTGGTAGTAGTTTTTCAGTTTAACTAATTTTACCCAACAAGCCCGCCGAGTGCGGGTTTTTTATTGACTAGACAAATTAAACAATAATAGTTTTAACATAAATACTTAAACAAGTATATTAGAGTGAAACTATGACCATAACTACAGCACAATTTATTGCAATTAATACCGGACTTGTAGCAAATGACGGAACCGGAGATGATTTACGCACAGCGTTTACTAAAGTAAATGATGCGTTTGCTAATATTGCAGATATTGGTTTCAATGCAGCAAATATCAGTGCCAGTGGTGCTATCGAAGTAACCGGAAATGTAACTGCTGGAAATGTTAGTGCTACAAATTTATACGGTCTTATTCAGACCCCAACACAATCACAAATTACATCACTTGGCACATTAACTGGTGCAAATATTAGTGGCGTCACACGTATTACAAATACTACTCAATCATTACAATTTAACAGCGGTGCATTAGTAATTGATGGTGGTGTTGGTATTGCTAAAGACGTATATATTCAAGGCAATTTGTATGTTGCTAATGCACTTGCAACTAGTGTAACAACCTTAGTATCGACTAGCCCGTTGGTATTTTTTGATACTGTTCCATCATATCCGTATAACTTTGACATTGGCTTCTTTGGAAGATTTACCGGTGGCGTTGGGAATTTAAGTCAGTTAACTGGCTTTGTGCGCAATGATGCTGACGGTAAATGGAATTTATTTAGTAATGTAGCAAATGCTACAGTTACCACACAAATGTCATTGACCAATGCCAAATATGATACGTTAGTACTAGGTAATATCGAAATTAACTCACCTACACCAACTGCAATTACCAACGGTGGTACAACTGCTACTGGTAATATTGGTGCTAGTGGTGCAACATTTAACTATGGTTATTTTACTAATCTAGTTGGAACACTACAAACAGCGACACAAAATAATATCACATCAGCAAGTGCATTGGCTACTGTTGGTACAATTACTTCCGGAACATGGAGTGCTTCGTTTGGAAATGTAAGTGGTGCAAACTTAACTGTATTAACTGCAGGTAATTTGATAGGTACTATACCAAGTACAGTCATGAGCAATTCAACTGTACACGTTGGTACAACTGCAATTCCGTTAGATCGTGCAAGTGCTATACAAACATTAAGTGGTGTAAGCATCGATGGTAGTGCTGGATCTGTTGCTGCCAGCGCACTTACGGGCGCAGCATTGCCAACTGCGGTCGTAGGTTCGAACTTACAATCGGTGGGTACTCTCGGGTCATTAGCAGTAACTGGTAACATAAGAACAAACGGCACGTTAATAGCCAATGGTGCTGTAGCAAGTACATCAACCGCAACTGGAGCATTACTGGTAACAGGCGGAGTTGGTGTCACTGGTAATATTAATGCGGCCGGTAGTGTAACTGCACCAACATTTATTGGTAATGTAACTGGCAACATAACTGGTAACATAACTGGTAATACCGCAGGTACGCATATAGGTGCAGTAGTAGGCAATGTAACTGGTAATGTAAGTGGGTCAGCGTTAACAGTAACACAAGCGGCACAATCAGCAATCACATCACTAGGAACATTAACGGGATTAACCGTAAGTGGCACAATCGCTGCTAGTACAAACAATACCATTAATATAGGTGCTGTAGGTACAACATTTGCCACAGTATTTGCTACTACATTTAGTGGTGTATCAACTACAGCAAGATATGCTGACTTAGCAGAAAATTATCTAAGTGACTCTAAATACGAAGCTGGCACGGTAGTAGTATTTGGTGGCGATAAAGAAATTACAACTACACAATTATTTGCCGATACTGCCGTAGCTGGAGTTATATCAACTAACCCTGCATATTTGATGAACGATGCATTAGATGGGCAGCCAGTGGCATTACGCGGTCGTGTTCCAGTAAAAGTACAAGGTTTTACTAGAAAAGGTGATTTGTTAGTTACAGGTAATATTCCCGGTGTTGCAGTAAGTGTTGGCCGTGATGGCAAATACGGATATGCTGTATTTGCCAAAGCATTAGAAAATAAGACCACCACTGATGTTGGTGTTATCGAAGCAGTGATTATTTAAGGTATATTATGGCATTACCAAAGTGGATTACTCCGGCAGGACAATTAGGAATCGTACCAGAAACTGAGTACTATGAATATAACTTGGATGCATACGATGCAACTGGTGGTACATTAGTTTATAGTCACATCTCAGGTAAGTTACCCTTAGGTATACAATTGATACCCACTGGTAAATTACAAGGTATTCCAATAAGTGAGTTAGGCGGCGACAGAAATGTCACCTATACATTTACCATCAGAGTAAAAAATTCTACCACAAACGGAGTGTCAGATAGAACATTTAATATTACAGTATCTAATGTTGCTCCCCCAATTATTATACCACGTGATGTTGATTTAGGTATATACTTCGATGGCACTATAGTTAATATACAATTAGAAGCAGTCGAATCTACCCCTGGCGCAAATTTGATTTGGCGCAAAAGTAGTGGTGAATTGCCGCCGGGATTGTCCATTTCTGCGGCCGGATTAATATATGGATATATCGAACCAATCGTTGGGCCAGGTCCTGGTAGCGATCCAGGATGGGATCAAACTCCGTGGAATATACTTGGCTGGGATTTTTCATTAATAGCAATTAGTAAAGCATTTACTTTCACCGTGGAAGTTTCTGATGGTGTTAACTACGATGCAACTCCATACAGAATATTAATAGTACCACAGGATGCACTTCAAGCAGATGCTACTACAATTACAACAGATACCACAGAAAGTGGTGGAGACGAACTTACCATTGATGTTGGTGCAAGACATGAACCAATTATAGTAACTACACAAGTCGAATTAGAACCACAGCGACAAAGCAGTTACTTTTCATTCCAAATTGTTGGATTAGATTTAAATGGTGATGTATTGCAGTATATATTGCCTGCTACCGAAACTGGCAAATTCGATGAAGAATTACTAGTCGGGCCAGAAAGTCCTTATATCAATTCAACTTTGATCGGCGGTAATTTATTTGTAGGTGTTAATTCAACTATTAATTCCACTGAGCCTGCATTATTATCAGGTGATGATATTAAGGTATTAAGTTTAACCAGCCCAGATGAATTAAATTGGTATAATGCCACCGTAAACAATTACATTAAATTAAGATTGACTGGTAATAAAGTAATTACTGGTTCTGTTGGTAATTTTATCACACAGGCAATAAGCGGTGCCAACGCTACAATATCTAGTATTAGTACTACAACGGGTAGTATAGAAGTTGCAGGCAATGTTATTGTTGGTAGTTTAGAAATACGTGGTAATACCAACATAGGTACACTTTCAGTTTCAAACCAATTAATTACAGCAAATGTGGGCGATTTTATTACGCAAGTTAGTGGATCTGCAAATGCCACAGTTCGAGCAAATGTAGTAAGTTCATTATCTGTACCAATTGAATTAACCTCAGGTGTATTTACTAATGGCTCCGAAAATATAAAAATTAATGGTAGTACCATTAATGCATATCCAGTATCTTCTACATTCGATGATATATTAGTCACTGCCAACATTGGCGATATAATAACACAAACAAGTAGTGGTGCAACTGCTACTGTAACTGCAAATGTTGTATCTGTAGTCGAAATACCAGTAGTGTATACCAGCGGAACATTTACGTTTAATTCAGGCAATATACAAATTAATTCTACAAATATAAATGCGTATCCTCGTTTATTTACAGGAACCGTAAATCCAGTAGGAGTTACTGCTAATGTAGGCGATGTAATAACACAAACAAGTAGTGGTGCAACTGCTACTGTAACTGCAAATGTCGCATCAGCACTGGTTATCCCAGTAACGTTCACTTCGGGTATATTTACTACAGGATCTGGCAATATCACAGTTGGTGCAACTAATGTACCAGCACACCCAACTAACATCGCGGCAGAAGCTGATGTGGGTATGGTATATAACAGTGCAAATAATTTTCTATTAGATTCAGCTGCCGCTTCGGCGATTGTATATATTAATTATGTTAGTACTGGGGCAACACCTACATCTGTAATCAGTGTTGGGGTAACACTGGGATTGATATCAACTGAAGGCACTGTTGGATTTGATGAAGCTAAATTTGATCAAAGCCCGCTGGCTATTGCTGAAGGTATAACTTTAGATATAGATTCTGGATGGTTAACTGGACGATTGCCAACTTTAACTGCCAACGAAACTAATTATCTATTTGAAGTGTTAGTGTACAAACGAGATTATCCTGCATACCAAACCAGTGGACTATTCACATTAACTGTGTTAGGCGATTTAAACAATAAAATTAACTGGATTACCCCAAGTGATTTGGGTACTATTGAGAATGGTCGTGTAAGTGATTTGTCTATTAATGCAGTATCCACCAAAGGTAAAAATGTACAATATTCATTGACACCAGCATCTGCACATCGATTGCCACAGGGACTAAAACTTATCCCTAGTGGACTAATATCTGGCAGAGTTAGTTTTGAATTGTTTAGTTTAGATCAAGGCACTACATTCTTGGATGGAACTATACTCGGCGATGCAACTACAACATTTGATGCTACATATACATTCACTGTCACTGCTCGTGATTATGATAACAGTATCACAGCGGATCGTACATTTACTATTCGAGTACTTAATAGAAATACTATGCCATATGAAGATTTATATCTTAAATCTCTGTCATCAAAAGAACAACGTGCGCAATTTACATCAATTATGCGCAACACATCTATATTTCCGCCAAATCTAATATATCGTAATGATGATCCATATTTTGGCCTGGCGGATACTATAAAAACATTATTTTTACCAGGATTGAATCCAAGTTTATTATCAGAATATGCGGCGGCGGTATCGACTAACCACTACGAAAAAAGAATTACATTGGGTAATGTAAAAACAGCAGTTGCTCGAGATAGTAACTTTAATATCAAATATGAAGTTGTGTATTTAGAAGTGACTGATGATAATACAAATGCAGATGGCCAAGGGCCAGCAGATATACAATTTCCGGCCATGGCCACTCCGTATTATGATTATGAAGGAAATACTTACACTACTGCATACCCAAATTCTTTCAGTAATATGAAAGATGTTACTGTTTCGGCATTGGGATATGCTAATAAAGGGGCATTGCCTGACTGGATGACCAGTAGACAAGCAAATGGTTTCATACTTGGATTTACTCGTGCAGTAGTACTTGCGTACACTGTACCAGGTGCAAGTAGTTTAATTGCTTATAGATTTGCGCAACAAGACTTTAATGTCAACGAAATTGACTTTACCGTTGATAGATATCAAGTTGATAATATATACACGGCTAATTACGATATTACTGCTGGTGCATTTATTACCAGTAGAGAAACAACCTTTGACCGTTATCCTGGATTATCCAGTGTGTTTGTGGCCACTGGCACAGTTGATTATGCTGTGAGTATATCATATGAAAGTATCAACAATCGTGCAAAATCATCTATTATTAGTCTTGGTGGTTTAGATGGTATTAAGTCCTTCAAAGATGGTGAAACACTAGTATTTGCACGCCAAGAATTTAGACAAGATCAAAACGATATCGGTGATTACAACCAAGGGTGGAATGATGTTGCTACAGTGTGGGGCGGAGATTCTTGGGATTATGATAATAACACAGCTACCTTGATAGATGATCTAGGATGGGATGCCGCTAGCGCAGTCCCTGGATATAGAGAAAATAATCTTGATCCAACGGTAGATAACGAACGTATCGGCATATGGCGTATTAACATCGCAACTGATGGTATGGTTACCTTAACCTACCTACAAGAAGTATCATTCTATAATAAATTATACGTGAGAAATGGTTACACCTACGGTGCAACTAATATCTACTATGATCCAGTTATCAAACCAGGTAATTTAATACCAAATTACAGTATTATACCAGAAGAAGTAAAAATATTATCCACACAATTTGACGGAAATGGTACACGTTTCTACAGCTATCGAGATAGTTATACTATACCTGAAGCCGGAGATAAATACATTAAATTTAGTAAACTCGGAGTATTTAATTAAATGTCATCAATTAACCCAAATAACATTAACGGAAGCTATCCTATTGCTGGTCAAGATAATGACTCGCAGGGATTTCGTGATAATTTCACAAACGTTAAAAACAACTTAACCTTTGCTAAGACAGAGATAGAAGATTTACAAACTAATGCTATTTTAAAAACTGGACTAGCAGGTACTACATTAAACAATGAAATGAATTATGCGCAGATTAAAGGTGCACAATTAATTAAGACAGTTGAAACAATCAAAGATTGGGCAACACAAACTTCAGTTGAAATTAGCTTTGCAGATGGTCACTACCAAAAAGTAACTACCGGTGGCCCATTCACTATTAGTGCATTTACTGGTTGGCCAACAAGTCAATTATATGCTAAATTAAGACTTGAAATTTATATTTCTACTCCATTAACCGATACAGTAACATTGCCAAGTGCAGTTTCTGTAGGACTTACAAATATACAAGGAGCTGTTGGACAAACTATTACATTCCCAACTGCTGGTTCATATGTATTTGAATTCACAACATACAATGCAGGTACTACAATTACCATTAATGATTTAACCCGTAATTACAATATAGTATCGGGATCATCGACATTTAGTACAATCCAAGTTAGTACATTGGCTAATATTACTAGCAATGTTATATCGACATCAACAACTACAGGTGCATTGAAAGTAGCTGGTGGTGCAGGTATTGTAGGTAATTTATATGTAGGCGGGGATCTTGTTGTTACTGGTGCATTAGTTGACCCAGCAAATATATTCGAAGTAACAGTAGATGATGATGGTTCTGGCGCGCAAGAAGTATTTTTTCTAAATGGTACAGAATTAAAAACTAATACTGGTACAGAATTTGGTCTACGTTTTTATCCCGGAAACACATATAGATTTGATTTAAGTGATGCTACTAATTTACTTGCTCCATTAAGATTTTCCACTACTCCGGATACTGCGGTTCCTGCATCAATTACTCCGTATACTACGGGAGTAACATCGTCTGGCCTCTCAGGCAATGTAGGCGCTTATATACAAATAACCATTGAATCTGATACCCCTACGTTATATCTATACGGTGATGAAACTGGTACTATGATGGATACTAGTTTAGTTGGTGCTGCGCTTCCTATAGGAAGTGGAATTGACGCAAATGGTGATTCAACTATCACTGGTGACTTTACTGTTACTGGTAATTTGACTGTTGGTGGTGCAAAAATTGACACCGGCTATCAATATAGTGCCGCAACGACTGGTTTTAACCAAACTGTTGGTGCTAGTGTATCGCGTGTAATTTATAACCCAGCCGGCACATTAGCCAACGGTACATTAACTTTACCAGCAGGTAATGTTGAAGCTAAAGTTGTTACTGTATCAAGTACTGCTAATATCACCGCATTCCAAGTATTACCGAGTGTAGGTACAACATTAGTACCAAGTGCCAACGTTACATTAACTGCTGGAACAAGTGTATCATACTTTTACCATGCATCAGAAACTAAATGGTATAAAATAGGTTAATTTCTACCAAACCCATTGACTCCTTAGCGATATTACTATATACTAGTAGTATAACTAAGGAGTTTCTCATTTATGCAAATTGATTTAAACAAATATTCAGACTTCGTAAAAGAAGTAACTAGCCAACCTAGTAACGACTTAACTACTTTTATGAATCGTTTAGATGACCTAGATGGTAATTATGACCACGAAACACAATCACACGGTCCGGATGTTAATGTTTCTTTACTAATAACAGCATGCTTAGGACTAGCAGCAGAGTCCGGCGAGTTTTGCGAAATTCCAAAGAAAATGTTGTTTCAAGGTAAGCCACTTACAGAAGAAAATCTATTCCACATGAAACGTGAGCTTGGTGATATTATGTGGTATTGGGTAAATGCATGTCGTGCGTTGCGACTAGACCCTAATGATGTTGTTGCTGAAAATGTACGCAAATTAGAATCACGTTATCCTGGCGGAAGTTTTGATGCCTACTATAGCGAGAATAGACAAGACGGAGACCTATAATGCATCCACTTACACCAGACCTTTCGGGTTTATCAGATGATGAGCTACATAAAAAACGTGCCGAATTGAGTAATCGTATGATGTTTGCTTATCGCATGGGTCATGGTGATATGATTGGTCAGATACAGATGGTCATGGGCGATTATGATATGGAAGTGCAACGCCGTAATCAAAAAATGCTCGACGATTTAGAAAAGAACAGCAAAACATTTAAAGATAAAATTGACATCAAATAATGAAATACGATGAATATGGACAGGGTTATACAAACAGTACTGAATTGTGTGACCTACTGTATACCAAACCTGATTTAAATATTAACTTATTTCAAGTTGAAGATCCTCTTGAGTTTAATGCTAGTGTCGATGCCTTGCATGCCGAAATAAACAAACTAGGCTTATACACTAGTAAGCGTATGCCTATAGACAAATATGATGATGCTATGCAGTCGCAATGGCGCATGCCCGATGAATATAAAGAATTAGACATTGCGGAATATATTTTAAGTTTGTGTTGTGAAGAGTACGAATTACAGCGTGTGGCACAAGAGTTACTACTATATCAAGAGCGTGATTTGTTTAACTTATTACGTTACTTGAAATATTTAGTAGATACACTACGTAAAAATAATTTAGTTTGGGGGGTTGGACGTGGATCAAGTGTAGCAAGTTATGTATTGTTCTTATTGGGCGTACATAAAATTAATTCCTTACATTATCAACTTGACATCACCGAATTCTTAAAGTAAATAAGTACACATATAATAGGAGAAAGATATGGCAACATATAAAACAGCAATGGGCAAGGCAGTTGATATCGACTCGCTTCGTGTAGCAAATGAAAATGTAATTGCAGTAGGCAATATGCGTACTAATGCTCGTGGGGATGAGTTGGGTGCAGGCGGCAAAATATTAAAAACTCGAGCTCAGCTAATGCAGGAATATCATAAATTAAATACTCCGGTTGCATCGCACGATTATGTAGTTGCATCGACAGCCGACGCCCCAACAAAACCAGTTACAAAACTTGTTACACCAACAGCAGTTGATACACCAGTTGTTACGTCGGCTGCTGCATCAGTTGAATATACTAAACCTCGTGGTAGTTTTGCTGGTGCAGTTGCTAGTGAAACTGAAGTTAAACAAGAACTATTAACTCCGCTAACACCAACATCAACTACTGCACCGGGCGTTAAACGAATCTAAAGGAATATTATGGCCGCATTCGAAGCACACAAAATAAACAAGATTAGAGCACTGCAAGATCATGTGCTAGTAACTGATATGAACTTTGATCAACGTGTTACTACCAGTGGTATTATTATACAAAACACAGACGGCAAATTAGAAGGTATACACGCACGCTGGGGTCGAGTATATGCTATTGGTACCAAGCAAAAAGATGTCAAAGTTGGACAATATGTTTTAGTTAAACACGGTCGTTGGACACGTGGTATCGAAATTGAAGATGCCGCTGGCGAACATACCTTGCGTAGAATTGATCATAATGATATTTTATTAGTTAGAGATACACCAACAGTAGACGAAATTATAGGAAGGGGTTTAACATAATGCAACATCCAGATCCATGGAAACATCAAGTAGTAAGTTTTGCCAAAAGTGGCCTGCGCATATTGGCAGGCGGCTTTTTATGTGCTAATATATTAGTAAGTGCTGGGATATTGTTTATTCTGGCAGAAATATTAGGAATCGTAGAGGAATTAGTGTGAACGACTTAGATCAAGTAGTAATTGACCAACATAACCTAGCACGTCAAGTTGAAGAAGCATTTGGACAATGCAAACTTAGTATAGAAATGCGTAGAATTGCTGACACACTTTCAACTCTCAATAGTCCCTTTAAACCATCAACAGCCAAAGGCGAACAATGAAACAATTATGGGTAGAAGCACACCGTCCTAAAGACGTAGACGGTTATGTATTTCGTGATGAAACACAACGTGAACAGGTCAAGCAATGGATTAAGGAAGGTGCAATACCTCACTTACTATTCAGTGGTAGTGCAGGTATTGGTAAGACCACATTAGCTAAGATTCTTATTACAGCGTTAAACATTGATGAGTATGATATTTTACAAATCAATGCGTCACGTGATAATGGTGTGGACTTTATCAGGACACGTATCGAAGGCTTTGTGAGTACAATGCCGTTTGGTAAGTTTAAAATTGTACTATTAGATGAAGCTGATTACTTGAGCCCAGGTGCGCAGGCAGTGTTGCGTGGGCTAATGGAAACATACAGTGATACAGCACGTTTTATTATGACCTGTAACTATCCGCACAAGATTATTCCTGCGCTACATAGTCGTTGTCAGGGTTTTCATATTGAGAAAGTTGACCACACTGAGTTTACAGCCAGGGCCGCAACTGTGTTAGTAACAGAGGGTGTAGACTTTGATTTAGATACATTGGATAGCTACGTTAAGGCAACGTATCCAGACCTGCGCAAGTGTTTAAACTTGTTACAAATGAACAGTACCGATAATAAACTTAAAGCGCCAAGCGAAACAGGCACGGGCACAAGTGATTACAAACTTGCTATGATTGATTTGTTTAAACATGGTAAGATACGTGAAGCACGTAAACTGTTATGCGAACAAGCCCGCCCGGAGGAAATGGAAGAAATTATCTCTTGGGCATACAATAACTTGAGCTTATGGAGCAAAACCGATGAAGGACAGGACGAAGCAATATTAATTATTCGTAAAGCCGCAGTTAATGCACCGCTTGTTGCAGATCATGAAATTAACCTCAGCGCAATGATGATTGAACTAAGTCAGGTGACACAATAATGGCAGATTTAAGCATTTATCTAATTGCCAAATATACAGGACAACCCAAGGACCCTAAACAAACTCATAAAGCAGGATATATGAAAGATCCTGCCAATATTGAGTATGAGGAGCAAGTGTACATCACCCGTGGATTGCACAACAAACAGCTTAAAAACCAAGTGATTTTGAACCTAACCGAAGCCAAAATCATTAAAAACACCTTCAAAAATGCCAATAATTTTGAAGAGCTATTCACACACTATTATGACGGCTACGCCGAATATATCGACGAAGCCGTTAATAGTTTAAATGAATAATATGAAACAGCCAGATTGGTTTTTTAAATCAATCGATGTACCTGAACTAATTGATATACAATTAGAACTTACAAGTATTTTACCCACATTAATTCTACCTGCTACAGAATTAACTTTCTTTTATATCAAACGAGAGCTTATACAAGACAATGTTCCAAGTTATGTAAAACTATTGGATCGGCTAAATGTTTTAGATCGATGGACTTATTCAGCCATAGTTACTACACAGGGTAATCAAGAATTTCCTATACATGTAGATGCGTTAGATTGGGAAACTAGATGTTATGGATTAAATTTGCCCATATTAAATTGCGAAGATAGTTATACAGTTTGGTATGATGCTCCTATTGATAACACTCCTACTACATATGAAGCTGATCCAAGAAATTCTGCTAGATTTTGCAATACAGACTCAGCTGTAGAACTATGTCGAATGCCTGCAACTACGCCTGCATGGGTAAATATTTCTATTCCACACCGTCCCCAAACAAATCATACAAACTTACGAGCAATCATATCAGCTAGATTTAGCCCCGAAGTCCACGACCTAATTAACACTTGACAAATCCTATTAATTAGTGTATACTACATATAGTTAATAAGAAAGGTAAAGATGAGTTACAAAAATAAAAAAATAATATTAACGGACTGCGACGGTGTACTCTTAGACTGGGAGTATGCGTTTCATGTATGGATGCAAGAGCGTGGATATGTATTACACGAAGATGCCAAACTCACATACTACATTCATTTGATGTACAATAACCTAGAACACGATGAAAGTAAGAAGTTAGTACGCTTGTTCAATGAAAGTGCGGCTATGGGCTTTGTACCGGCCTTGCGTGACGCTGTATACTATGTTAAACGCTTACATGAAGAATATGGCTATGTGTTTCACTGTATCACTAGTATAAGCAAAGATGTTAATGCACAGAAGTTACGTGCAATGAATCTTAATAAGTTGTTTGGTGCTAGTGCATTTGAAGAGATTGTTTGTTTAGATACAGGTGCGGATAAAGATGAAGCACTTGAGAAGTATAGAGCCAGTGAATTATACTGGATCGAAGACAAACCCGAAAATGCAGACTTGGGTCATGCAATAGGATTAAAATCAATACTATTCGAACATGGGCACAACATGCATCATGAGTGCCCATATCCTGTAGTTAAAAATTGGAAAGAAATCTTTGAGTTAATTACCCAATCGGATTAGCTTCGTTCCACTGTTCTTCAGCAATAATAAATTCACGAACAAATCCACTACGTACAATATCATCATGATTGAAGTACACACTACGGAATGATGGTATCATTGCTGCAATCTTCACAAATTTAGCAAAGCCACTGATGTCATTCTTTTTACGATGTAGGTCGTTTTGTGCAATATCACCACAATAGATAAGTTTAGAGTGTTGTCCGACACGTGTTGCTACTGTTGAAAGTTCTTCGTAGTTAGCATTTTGGAATTCATCAAAGATAACAATACTATTATCCCAGGTTACACCACGAATGTTGCCCGTAGTGTGAAATTCCACAATGCCTGCTTCTTTTAAGAATCTATACTGGTTTGTTTTTCTGAATAAATCATTAAACAGTTGTGTATAAGGCAATTCATAAATTGCATTCTTTTCTTCTTGCGTACCTGGTACATATCCCTGCTCACGAGCTTGAACTGCACTACGTACAATAATTATTTTTTCATATCCATTAACTTTATCTAGTACATCACACAATGAAAGATATAATGCAATAAAACTCTTACCCGACCCTGCCGACCCGGCTAATATCATGGAATAGTCATCATTCCACATATCAAAAACTCGTTCTTGGTTTGTTGTTTTGGGACTTACATTTACTAAATCATGACTTGAAAATTTCTTTTGGTTGTATGCGGTTGGTATTGGTATTGGGTTGCTGTCTATAAATCTTACGAATTCACGTGCTTTTGTGCTGGTACTGCTTCTGCGTTTTGTCATAGTTCACCATTGTTAGTTAATTAGTTATTAATCTTGCGGTGTGGTAAATGTTTCGCCACTGTTAATTAAAGGTTGGTTGTTAATTGATATGTGTGTTTGAATACAGTAGTGCAGAGTTTAATTGAGACTGTCCGAATATGCCTTCTTGTAGTGTCAGTGTATTAAAACCGTTGTCGTCTGAGTGTACAATTTATTAAACTTATGCTATTTCTGTATCGCTTTGTCCTCCTATGTTAAATTTATTTAACTATAAGAAACTGACTGAATGTGCTCAGTTATATCAGAGATTTAATTACTAAATACTGAGCTAAGAGATCCACTCTGCATAAATTCTATTTCCAGTGTCCCACCTTGCAACAGCCATGTTATAACCAAATAGGTCAGCAAACTCTATATGTTTCTCTATAGTCCATGGATAGAAGTCTATAAATTTACATTCATCATTATTATGATCGGCTAGTCCAGGATTACAACGCCAATAGATACGTGATTTAGGTTTAAGCGAATTAACTACTGCACTGATTTGATTTAAAATATTCTCTTCATTACCAAAATTAATACTGCCTAGACAAAATGCTACATCAAATTTGTTTGTGGAAGTAAATTCTTCTATAGATACTTTAACATCAGCGCAGTCGTTGGCAGGGTCAATGCCCAACAGGTTAGGCATACGTGCCCGGAATTCATTGAATCCGCACCCCACATCCAATACTAATTCATAAGGCTTTATTTTATCTACCAACTCCCACCCAGAATACTTGTATTGTTTTAGGTTGCTACGCCACGTGGTACTAAAATAATTATTAAGTGCTGTTTGATTCATATAATTACTTATATGAGCAATTTACCTAATCACATATTTTTTACAGGTGTACCCGGTTCACGGTGGAGTGGCATAGCACAGGTGTTGGAAACTATTCCGGGTATGAATACCAGCGATCGTACACCAGAGCGCAATTATACACATCACACCTATACAGGACATGTTGGAGCATACTTTGGCCGAGGCATGGAGTTTGATGCTATTCCTATTGCTAGTTATGTAGATCAAGCATGGACAGAATCGGGTGGGTGTAAGCTAGTTAAGAGTCATGATTGGGCATATAGATTAAATGAGCTACCTAGCTGGACTATGATGGTCTATCGTCCAGATATGTCGAGTTATGCTTGGTGGCACGAAGCAGGCGGATTTCAAATCAAATATCCCTGTTATGATGCTTATAAGGATAGTGTAGGGATGATGAATGAGATTATGGCACAGAATAAAGCCATATTAGAATTTGGTATGATAAATAACTGTAAGTGGGAGTACTTTACATCCGGGTGGATTAAGGCTAACTTCAACGCAGATGTCAAGGTAACTAACGTCTGGCCAGATATTCTAGTTACATTGATTAAAAATAACGTTATAGGAAAATAAAATGAACTCAAAACAATTTGTTGCCAAAATGGCACAAGACAATGAAGCACTATTTCAAGCAAGTGAAATGAACGTTGAAGCATACTTTGCTAGTAACCCTAGCCAAGAAGCACTAGTAGAACACTTTACTGGTCGTATGGTTAACGAACGTATGAACATGGTTGAAATCTCAACTAAAGTTGCTAATGCACCCGCTGATACATCAGTAGAAACACTAGCATTATTAAGTAAACAAGCATTAGATGAAGCTAATCACTTCCGTATGGTTAAAGAAGTTATCGAACACATCACAGGCAAAGAAGTTAATGTTGAAGCGGCTATTCAAGCCGAAGAGGCTAAACCAACTGCTAAAGGTGCTGCGTTATTAGCTAAGTATGAAGCACAAAACGATCCACTGGCACTTGCTGCATACCAATTCATTGCTGAAGGTCGTGCAGAACGGGTATGGGCTAAAATGGCTGAATGTATCCAAGACGAATTCATCTCAACTACCTACGCTAAGATTGCTAAAGATGAAGGCTTTCACAGCAACATCGGTCGTCGTAGTTTAGAGTTGTTGGCTACAGATGCTGATACACAAGCACGTATTGAAGAAATTGCGCAGACAATGCGTATGGACTTGTTTGCTATTAGCTGTATGAACACAACAGCAACAGTAGAAGCTAAAAAATTAATGGGCGTTACTCACTGAGCATAATTAATTGTATAAGTTTCAGAAAAGGGGCTTAGGTCCCTTTTTTTACCTCTAGGATTTCGATGAAAGATTACACAAAGATAGTCAAATGGTTTTCAGCAACAATGATTTTATGTGCTATGCCTTTGCATATTTTGGGTATCACCCCTTGGAACAGTATATTACAAATTATTGGTGCCTGCGGGTGGGTCTATGTAGGTTTCAAATGGAATGAAAAAAGTTTAATCACTAACTTCTTACCGCAGATCTTTATGATCATCGCCGGTTTAATTTACTTTGCTTATTACAAATGAATATAATTATCACACAACGCCAAACTACTATTAACAACATAGTATATGATTGCTTAGATCCGAGTTGGTATAGTTTTCTCGATAATCATAATGTTATACCAATGCCCAATATTATAGAGGTAGATTTTAATGCCGACTTATTAATATTATCGGGCGGAAATGATACTACTGATAGACTGGCAACTGAACAAAACTGTTACAACATTGCTGTAGATAAAAATATTCCAATCATTGGCATTTGTCGAGGTGCATTTGTATTAAATCAACTATACAACGGTGCTAATAGAGAGTTACCAGGACATCGTAATGTTGATCATACTATAGAAATGGAGGGCAAAACATTTACAGTTAATAGCTATCATGATATGGGTATATACTTAATCGGTGACGACATAGAAGTTATTGCTGAATCCGATGACGGCATTGAAGCATTCAAGCACACATCGCTGCCCCATTGGGGAATTGTATGGCATCCTGAGCGCATGAACAATCCCGTATTGCCCGAAGAAATAGCGGATATGCTCAATGGCTAAGATGCTAATACTAACTGGTCCGCAAGGCGCTGGCAATCACCTATGGAGTAAAATATTCAGCCTACATCCAGAAGTATACGGATGGAAAACTCTGCTAGAAAATTATTGGGAAGCTCATCGTTTTGCAGAACCCTTTGCCCGACACTGGAAGGACCACAGTCTGTTAGCTGCATTTGATTGGACTCAAAGTGACTATTATTTTACTAGTATTAGTTTACCGTTGGGTATTATTGGCAGTGATATTAATCCTATATGGATTGCTGATGTACAAGGATTTGCAACTAATGTGTTAGCACAGGGTGTTGAAGTTGAAATAGCTGTAGTCGGCCGCGATCAAACTATACTTGCAAATCAACAGACTCGCATTAGAACACAAAGTACCTTGCCACTGTTCTTAGAACAACTACCTAAACTATCAAATCCAACATTTCTAAGTTACGAATTATTGTATCTGTATAAACAGGATTATTTAAGAAGTTTAAAACTTAATATACCAGTGGCGCACGATAGTCCTAGACTAAGTGAAATACTAGCAGATGATGCTAATACAAAATATGTACACAGCATAGACTATAATGAATTAGACAACGGCAACAAATTTGGAACAACATTTAAAACTAAACCATGAAAAAGTTATTAATCATTACTGGCCCACAAGGCAGTGGCAATCATTTATTCAGCCGTATTTTAAGCACACACCCTGATGTAGGCGGCTGGAAAAGTTTACTTGAGCAATATTGGGTACCCAGCGATTTAGAACCTTTTGCTGAATATTGGGTCTATCCCGAACGTCTTACTGAATCACAGTTTACAGGACACGACTATTGGTTAGCTAATGTTAGCTGCCCATTCTTTTACGATGGTCGGCGCTACATACCTAAGATACTCGAAGTAGCCCAGCAGGCACGAGGCTTTGGTATAGATGTTAAGATTGCTATCATAACCCGCGATAAGAATATTAATGCAGAACAACAGTTACGAGTACGTAAGGAAATAACCACTCCAATTGCGCAAGAATACTACTATAATCATCTGTTAACCAGCGATTTTCCTATACATTTCCTGTCAAATGAATCATTATTTTTACACCGCGAGCATTACCTTAAATATATTAGTAAACTAGTAAGTTTCCCTATTGATTACACTAATCCAGAAATATTTAAATTTATATCCGAAGATCCCAATGCCAAATATGTCAAGCATGTAGATGAATATTGGTTAGATCAGGAAGTGTGGCAAGGTGTACAATCGAAGCAAGCTCGCGGAATTGAATAAATAACATAAAGAACCTAATATTATGACCCAAGCAATCACAGACGTTATACAAAATACTAAAGATATATTCATGACTGACAGCAGTCTGAATACACTCTTGGACTTTGAACGAGTATTAGACGAACTTGATCTATATGTGTTTAAACATTGGAAAGAGGGTGAACTGGTGCAAGGACCTGCGTACGAAAAATACTTTGTAACCTGCACATTTATGTGGCCTGCAAAACGTATGCCGGATCCACGTGGTGGCGAGCGGTTACTAAGTTATGACTGCGAAGTTTACTACAGCAAAGATATGTTAGAATATCCAGTTAAAGTTAAAGAGCCAGATGACTTTGAACCGGGCGGCAAAATGCCTAAGATGAAAAAAGTTCCAGTCTGGCTAGTTAAAATCGTTATGCCTAAAAAGCTAATGCAAGAAATACAACAAGGTAGTTTGGAATTAGAAAGCGAAACACTGGACCTTGAGGATGTAAATCAAGCATACGAAGAAGGTGATGACGCAGCAGAAAATATGTCAAGCGAACAACAAGATAATGAGCAAGGCAATGAACAAGGTATCGCACAAAATGCACAACAAACAGCTTAACGAAAACTTAGAAGGCGGCGATTTAAAGCGTCTTGTTCACGACGAGCTACACATCGACGAATACAAAAGTAAAATGGGCGATGATGCAGATGTCTGTGTGGTCAGTTTTAAGGTAGCCGGTAAAGAACCAGCAATCGACCTAGTTAGCTTTATTGAAAAGGGCTACGATTGGGTACTTGATGCGGATGTCAGCTCGGGTGAGAAAGAAGGTGGCGACTACTTGGTGTTTGTTGAACTAGATCGGACTGCGGCATTACCAGAACAAATTTATCAATTGATTGCAGATATAGTAAACCTAACAGAACAAGATATCACTGATTGGCGTGTGCGTTATTATAAATCCAACAACGAACATGACCTAACTGTTGAAACACTGGGACAGATTGTGCCATTGTCTCCGGAAAAATATCGTGCCAAGTACGAAAAAGATCAAGAACCGGATAGAGAATTAGATCAACTTAAAACAGCCGCAGGAGTTGATGTAACCACAACAGCGCCGATTAATGAATATACAGAAAGTTTAAGACGGGCGGCAGGAATAAAATAACAACAAGGATTTTCAATTATGCAAATTACAGCAGGTATAATCAAAGCAATATTTCCAAAGTACAAGCATCCAGAAGACCTAGCAGAAGTACTTACAGAGCAATTTGAAAAGTACGAGATTAACACAGTTAATCGTGCTGCAGGCTTCTTAGCACAATGCGGACATGAGTCTGCAGGCTTTACAATCTTAAAAGAAAACTTAAACTACTCAGCAGAGGGTTTAAACAAAATCTTTAAAAAATACTTCCCTACACTAGCAAGTGCTCAACCATATCATCGTCAACCAGAAAAGATTGCTAACAAAGTCTACGGTGGACGTATGGGCAATGGACCAGAGTCAAGCGGCGATGGATTTAAGTTCTGTGGCCGTGGTGCTATTCAACTTACAGGTCGCGATAACTATACTAAATTTGCTAATTCGGTAGGCTTAACTGTAGAAGAAGCAGTGGCAGATTTAGAAACACTAGATGGTGCTATCGAATCAGCATGCTGGTTCTGGAAAACAAATGGCCTAAATGCTATCTGTGATACAGATGATATTGTTAAAATGACTAAACGTATTAACGGCGGCACAATTGGCTTGGAAGACCGCACAAAACACTACAAAGAAGCTAAACACTTGTTAGGTGGCGGACACGTAGCAGAGTCACATGCGGCGCCTGCATCTACTACAGAGTACGTAACAGTGCGTGTAGGTAGCAATAACGACACAGTCAAAGCAGTACAAAAAGCATTAGGACAAACAGCAGATGGTAAGTTTGGTCCGGGTACAGAGAAAGCAGTTAAAGCATGGCAAACAGCACATGGCCTAACAGCAGATGGTATTGTTGGTCCGGCAACTATTCGTAAGATGCTAGGAGAATAACATGTGGATGTTAACATTTATTCCGGATAGCATCTTACATGCGTTCGTTAATTCTGTATTCTATGCTGGTATCATTACTTCATTATTGGGCTTTGTATTCAATTTTAGTTATCTTAGACCCTATCGACTAATAGTACAAGTTGTAGGTATCATGCTGTTAGTAGCAGGTGTGTATTTTAAAGGCGGCTACGAAGTTGAACAACAATGGCGAGCACGTGCTGCAGAATTACAATCAAAAATAGATACTGCTGTAGTTAAAAGCCAAACTGCTAACACAGTGATTCAAACTAAAGTAGTTACCAAAATTAAACGAGTTAAAGAAATACAGGTACAACTACAAAAAGAAATTATTGAAAAAGAAAAGATCATCAACGGTGAATGTGTAGTGCCCAAAGAAGCTATCGAAATACTAAACAAAGCCGCTGAAGGGCCTAGCAAGGAGGAAACTAAATGAGATATCTATTAGTAGTATTATTGCTCTCAGGATGTTCAACGCTAGTGCCAGTTCGAGCAACATTCCCAGACGTTCCTAGTGAACTTGCTATAGATTGCCCAGTTCTTAAACAACTACCTGCAGACACAAACAAACTAAGTGATGTTGTAGGCAATGTAAGTGAAAATTACAGCACCTACTACGAGTGTCAGGCCAAACATGAAGCCTGGGGTATTTGGTATAAAGAACAACGTCGTATCTACGAGGAAATTAAATGAAAAAGCTAGCCTTAGTTAGTCTAGTAGTATTATTAACTGGTTGCGCTAGTATTAATACCATAATTGATGCTTACCGTATGGCCAAGTTCGACAGCAACGAATATAGTTTAGTCAATCAAATTCATACTCAAGCACAAGTGGGCGTGGCCAAATGTGGTACTAAAGATGTACTAGTTTATGTAGACAATGTTTATATTAAGAGCATAGAACTACGTAACTATTCAGCAAGCATTCCGCACAACAATGAAACAGTTACAATGACTACAGAACTTGCGGCTATTACTAAAGGTCTTAAAGATCGTTATGATAGCGGTGACGAAGTTAGTAAAAAGTACTGCGAACTTAAATTTAACAACATAGAAAACAGTTCGGGTACAATGAAAACAGTAATAGGAGCAAAACCAAGATGAGCAGTGTAGACAGTGTATTAATAGAAGTACATGCATTACAAGCAGAATTTGCTAGTGGTAAGTTATCACTAAGTGAATATAAAGAATTACTTAAAGATTTACAAAGCACTAAAGTTATCGAAGCAGCGGCTGGCGATCTAGCAAAATTAAGTCAGTTAAACGAAATAATTAATAATTTAATTGATATAGCCAGCGCAGTAAGTTAACCACAAACTAATAAATAATAATAACAATAATAATTAGGAGCATGATATGGTAACAGCAGCAGAAAAAAAATCAGAAGATTGGATGACCAGTAAATGGCGTCCACTAATGGCCGTAACATATATGGCAACAATTTGGTTTGACTTTATTGTAGGTCCAATCTTATTCAACTTACTTCAATATTGGAATCCAGGGCAGGCAGTGGGTATGTGGGTACCGTTAACATTACAGGGCGGTGGTTTATATCATATCTCTATGGGTGCTATTTTAGGTATTGCAGCATGGACACGCGGTAAAGAAAAAGTAGCAACTATCGAAGCAGGTGACTCGGGAAAGTAACAGGGTTCGAAGACGCCCCAGTATTAAGTTCTTCGACAGAGCCTGTATGGTTAAGCCAACGCAATCCGGCAGATAATGTACCTGTAGCTAGTGTAGCACCAGTACTTAACGAACCAGAAGTTGCTGAAGGTTATGCGGCAGCAATTTCAAATGCTCCAGTTGAAGCAGAAGTTGCACCAGAACCTGTAGCAGTGGATCCTAATAGACCGTTGCGTAGAAAGAAAACTTAACCACAGGTAATTTCGATAGTAAATAAAAAGGAGAGCTTGACAATTCTCCTTTTTTCACATACAATAACTACTATGACAGATGCATACTCAACACTAGGCGTACAACGTGGCGCCACAGACGAAGAAATTAAACGAGCTTATCGCAAGCTCGCTGCTAAACATCATCCTGATAAAGAAGGTGGTGACACTGCTAAGTTTCAAGAGATACAGGGTGCATACGAAACGCTCTCGGATCCACAGAAACGACAACAACATGATAATCCAAATCCGTTTGCTGCAGGTGGTAATGGTGGTGGATTTGAATTTCATTTTGGCGGAGGTGGTCCTCAAGATATATTCAGCCAATTCTTTAGCCAACGTGCAGGAAATCCATTTCATCAACAATCACAACCAAGACGTAATAAAGACCTACGTATCAATATAACTGTTACCTTAGCCGGTACGTTAAATGAACAACAAAAAACAGTAAGTGTACAGACTACTAAAAATGATAAGTTTAACGTAGATGTCAAAATACCGCGTGGTGTAAGTAACGGTACAACAATTAAATACACACAAATGGGCGATAACTTCTTCGAGTCGTTGACACGTGGTGACTTGTATGTTATTATTAATGTAATTGCTGATGCAAGGTTTGAAATACATGGTGTTAATTTAGTTAGTAATTTAGAAATTTCCTCAATTGAAGCCATGACAGGCACAGAAAAAGAAATAGAAGGCGTTGATGGTAGTACGTTCTTAATTAAGATCCCGCAAGGATGTCAATTTGGTACTAAGTTTGGTCTACAAGGCAAAGGTCTATATCAAATGAATACAGACTATCGAGGTGATTTAATTGTTAATACAATAATTAAAACTCCAACATTAACAGCGGCACAGATAGAAATACTTAAAACAATTAACTAGGCAAGGACTAAACAATGGCAATAAATTCCAATCCCGAAATTGAAGAAATCATTGCGGCTGCAACTGATCTCGCACGTGATTATAGGCACGAATATGTAACACTCGAGCATTTGTTAATTGCACTCGTTGAATTTAGATCATTTAAGAAGTTGTTAACTGATTATGGCATTGACACTACACCGCTATTAGCAGACTTATACGAATACACTGCTCAACAGGATCATCTTGTTGACTTGTCGGATAAAGAAATCGTTCCACAACGTACACATAGTTTAGAGCGTGTGTTTAATCGTGCATTTACACAGGTGTTGTTTACAGCACGTGAGCAAATGGAGCCAGTGGATTTATTTCTAAGCATCAGTCAAGAAACTAATAGTCATGCCGCTTACTTTATGCTTAAATGGGGTATTAACCGTAAAGATCTAGTAAAATATTATGCAGATAAATTTGTCGATGGTAAAGCAGTCAAGACTAAAGATCCAAAAGTCAAACAGGATTACTCTGATGCAATATTAGAAGAATACTGTACAAATCTAAATGCCGTTGCTACAGAAGGCAAAATTGATCCAGTTATTGGCCGTGAATACGAATTAGAAGAAATTGCACAGGTATTAGCACGTCGTCATAAATCCAACGTGCTTATGATTGGTGATCCAGGTGTGGGTAAAACTGCTATTGCAGAAGGTCTAGCATATAAAATAGTCAACGGTGAAGTGCCAGAATACTTAAAACCCTACACAGTCTATAACTTAGAGATTGGTAGCTTACTAGCAGGTAGTAAATATCGCGGCGAGTTTGAAGAAAAACTTAAAGATGTACTTGAATCACTGAACACCAAAGGCAATTGTATCTTGTTTATCGACGAAGCACATCAAATGCAAGGTGCCGGCGCAGGTAGTTCAAGCAGTGTAGATTTTGCTAATATGCTAAAACCTGCACTGGCCAAAGGTGGTATTAAAGTTATTGCATCAACTACCTACGAAGAATACACACAGTCATTCGAAAAAGACCGTGCGCTAATGCGTCGTTTCTATAAACTAAACATTGACGAGCCTAGTCCAGAAGTTGCCAAAGATATTTTACTTGGGCTTAAAGGGCACTTTGAAAAGTTCCATAATGGTGTAATCTTAGAAGAAGCAATTGAACTAGCTGTCGACCTAAGTGTACGTTATCAAACAGACAAACGCTTACCAGATAAAGCTATTGACCTAATCGACATGAGTTGCGCACGTCTTAAAATTAATAATCCAACTTGGGTAGTTAATGGCGATGCAATTGTTGAAACACTAGCTAAAGCAACTAAGATTCCTAAAGAGAATTTTGACAGCAAACATGCATCAACATCATTACCAAGTTTAGAAAGCAACATTAAAGATAAACTATACGGACAAGATACCGCAGTTGATGCAGTACTTGAAAAGATTTATGTTGCTAAGGCCGGATTGAAAGCACATAACAAACCAGTAGGTAACTTTTTATTCTTAGGCCCAACTGGTACAGGTAAGACAGAGTTAGCTAAATTGCTTAGTGAAAACTTAGGTATGAAGTTAATCCGCTTTGATATGAGTGAATACCAAGAGAAGCATGCTATGGCTAAACTTATCGGCGCTCCCCCGGGCTATGTTGGCTATGAAGATGGTAACTTAGGTGGCGGCTTGCTAATTAGCGAAGTTGAGCGTAACCCACATTCAATTATCTTACTAGATGAAATTGAAAAGGCTCACCCGGACATCAGTAACTTGTTACTACAGATTATGGACGAAGGTACTATTACTGGTAGTAACGGTAAGAAAGCGGATTGCCGCAATGCTATGCTAGTATTAACTAGTAACTTAGGTTCAGCAGACAACGAGCAAAACAACATTGGCTTTGGGCGTGACTTACAAAAATCAGGCGAAGATGATAGTGCTGTTAAAAAGTTCTTCAAACCAGAGTTCCGCAATCGTTTAGATGCAGTTGTTAAATTCAACGGACTTGATAAGATTAGCATGAAGAAGATTGTTGTTAAATTCTTAAACGAGCTTAACGAATTGCTTGCAGAGAAACAAATTAAACTACGTTCAACAGAAGCACTAGTTGACCACTTAGTTGAAGTTGGATTCGATCGAGCAATGGGCGCACGTCCACTATCACGTAAGATCAGCGAGTTAATCAAAGTGCCGTTGAGTAAGAAAATCTTGTTTGATAACATTGCCAGTGGCAGTAGTATTACCGCAGACTATGTCAACGATGCTGTAGATTTTATAGTAGTTGATCCAATCGATGATATGATTCTATTAGAAAATAAAACAGTTGATGACGAAGGTTTTATTATAGTAGAATAATTTATACCTGTATTTGCCATGATAAATAATTATATACAGCTATTATAAGGATATATCATGGCAAAGTTACAAGAAGAAGTATTAGTAATCAAAGTAAGTAAACTGTTGAAAGACAGTGAAAATTCAACAGAGATTATCAGCAATGATATATTGCATAGTCTCGAAGCAGTAGTAGAAGAGCTTGCGGGTGCAGGCACATTAGTAGAAATCGAAAGAGCATAATTTAATTCAATAAAGAGAGATTTTCAATGGCAAAACGTATTAAACCTAATCAATCGGCGATTAATGCCGCACTACCACAAGCACAACAACAGCAACCAGACTTTAGCAAATATCACATTCACTTTGCTATCCCTTGTTACGGTGGGCAAATTAATGAACCTACGTTTACAAGTTTCCTACGTTTCATTCTTATGGCGCAACGTATGGGCTTGCAATGGTCATTAGACACGATGGTTAACGAATCATTGGTAACACGTGCTCGTAATAACTTAGTTGCTAAGATGATGACTAATGAAAAAGCCACACACTTTATGTTCATCGATGCTGATATTAGATTCCAACCAGAAAGTATTTTCCAAATGTTGTTATGCGAAAAAGACATCATTGGTGGATTGTATCCTAAGAAAGCATTACCAATTAATTATGTAATTAACGTTAAGCCTGGCACACAGATTGTTAACGATATTTTCCCAGTAGATACTATGGGTACAGGCTTTATGATGTTTAAGCGTACAGTTGTTGAAAAAATGATCGAAGCCTACGGCGCTGATACAAAATACGTAGATGATGTTGGTCTCGGTAAACAATACGAGCCATACATGTATTCATTGTTTGACACAGAAATTGATGAGAAAGGTCACTATCTAAGTGAAGACTGGACATTCTGTCGTCGTTGGTCTGCACTAGGTGGTGAGATTTATGCTCATGCCAAAGTGTTATTGAACCATTGCGGTCACTATGAGTTTGCAGGTGATTTAAGTGTACTAACTGGTGGTAAACCAACAATGCCAGATATTACTCCAGATCAAATTGCAGCTAAAGCCGCACAAACTGCACAACATCACCCGGTATAAAAATGGAACAGGAATCATTAGACTTTTCAGTTACAGTTAGCGGAACATATTGGAGTAAAAAACCACAGTTCTCTATCTGGCTCGATAATGCAGTTATCATGCAAACTGAAATTTCTAGTGAATCTCCACAAACTCACAAGTTCACTCATACAATAGATGAAGGTGAACATACTCTTAGAATTAAATTAGAAAATAAAACTGATTATGATACACTAGTTGTTAATGATCAAGTAAGTAAAGATATGTTACTTAACATTGACGATATTACGATTGATGATATATCTCTTGGACAATTATTATGGTCTGAATCAATATTTCAACTAGATAAACCACATGAATATCAGGGTAAAGAAATAACCGAATTAGATAATTGTGTTAATCTTGGATGGAATGGTTCATATATGCTTAAATTTACCAGTCCTTATTATATTTGGCTCTTAGAAAAATTATAAACTAAATATAGTAATAGCTACAGGATTACTATGTTTTTATCGCAACTCTTTGAATCAACTACTCCTAAACATGCTGCCTTTTGCTTTGGCCGTATGAATCCACCTACCGTAGGTCACGGACAATTAATCAACACAGTAGCATCAGCTAGCCAAGGTGGCGATTATTTTGTATTTGTTAGTCAGACACAAGATAAGAAAAAGAATCCTCTAAACTATGCTACTAAAGTTAAATTTGTTCAAGCATTATTCCCAGAACATGCAGGTCATGTTGTATATGATGCTAGTATAAAAACTATTATGGATGTTATTCATTGGTTGTATGCTAATGGATATCGTAATGTAACAATGGTTGCAGGCAGTGATCGTATCAGTAGCTTTCAAGACCTATTGCCTAAATACAATGGCGTGGAAGGTGTAAACGGTGCCTACTATAAGTTTGACAGTATCAACTTTGTCAGTAGTGGCGAGCGTGACCCTGATGCAGACGGTATAGCCGGTGTTAGTGCTAGTTCAGCACGTGAAGCTGCTAGTCAAGGTAATTTAGAAGCGTTTGCACAGGCCACAGGTGCAGGTAAACTAGCTGAACCATTGTATAATGCTGTACGTAAAGGCATGTTGTTAGAGTGTAGTGGCTATATTCCAAAGAATAAGAAAGAAGCAAAAGATCCACGCTGGAGTAATTCTCTTACTGTAGATATTAAACCAGGTGCGATTAACAAAAATCTCAAAGCATTACGGTTAATTTAATATGACCGCATTAAATCTCACAGTTGAAGTAAACTGTCATAGACCGGCTTGGTCGATCAATAAAAATTATCCAACCGCATATAGAATTTACAATAATAATGATTTATTGACCGAACGTACATGGATGTGGAATAATAATACCGTTATTCGAGAAAATATATGGTTATATACAGATACCAACGTATCAAATGTACTGACTATAACTCCTGTTGTTAATATTCAAGAACAGGCTGCATTTAATCTTAACAATTTTACAGTATTAAATCATTCAGTTAGTGCCGAACAAATCAATGAACATACCATAAGTTTTATATTACAATAAATACATATATGAAAATAACCGATATTATCAAACGACCAGACTTAACCGAAGATGCAACAGGCGGAGCAACCAGCTCTGGCGCTATTGCCACTGTACCAGGTGTTGGAACAGGTCCTAAAGTGGGCACATTGTTTGGTGGTACGTATAAACAACCTAAAAAGAGAAAAACAAAATGAGTATGATGCGAAAACTATTAGAAGCTATGACTAAATTTGCTGGTGAACCTGAGCAAAAACCGGGTGAGCAATGGAAGGGTACGGACAAAGGTACTCCAGGTAAAAAACTAGTAGGTGATAGCATCATTAAAGATCTAGTCAAGGGTCCTACTCCAAAAACTAAAGAAGAAGAATTAGCAGAGGCATACGCTAACTTTATGGAAGATGACATTGGTGTAGAACCTAAACGTCCGGGTCGTAAGAGTGATCGTCCAGCTCGTGAATATACTAAACATGGTAAGCCAAGTAAACGTTATACTACAGTTGAAGAAGGTTGGAACACAGGCAATAACCGTGTAAGTTTACCTGATACGCCACACACTTACTGGAGTGGTACTGGAGCATTACAAAAAGAATACGATGCCTTATACGATGCACTAGTACCAAGTCAAGGTAAAGCAGATACTATTGAAGGCGAAGTATTACGTGCGTCTAGTAAAATTGTTTATCGTCACTATAACGACGGTGATGAATTTAACGAGGCTAGTTTTGATCAATTAACACCATACATCGGTACAGTTACTGGCTACGATGATCTAGCACATAAAGCTATAGAGTTTGCTCTTAAAGCCAATGGTAACTATACTCCAAACCCAGACTGGGATAGTTTAGACGTTATGGACTACGGTCCTGCGGAAGATGACTACGAAGATGAAGATGAAGAAGATGACGATAGCTGGGATCATGATGACGACGAAGATTTATTAGGAGAAGGTATGGAAGAATTTGCCAAATCTCAAGCTAAACAACGTGCTGAAAAAAGAAAATCAATTCCTTGGCCTAAAGAAGTTCCAACTGATGCTGAACAAGAGCGCGATCGCACTCGTGACGAAGAAGAAAACGATCCACATCCGTATGCAGACACTCCGGACTTAGATGAAGGTGCTACTGACGTTTACTCAATAACATCAGAAAGAAATGGTAGAGAGCGTAGCAAGTCTGGAACATTGGCTGAACTTATTGAATACTATAGCTACACATTAGAAACTGGTAAATCATACGAACATGAACGTGGTAACAGAAAAATCAATCTTAACCCAAAGAGTATTGAATCATTGGTACAAAATTTAAACAATGCTAAAGACAATGCTGCAGCCAATGGTAGTAGCAACGAACGCTTTTACGTAGATCATAGCAATATGGCAGAAGGTCGTGGTCCTAGCAAAGGTCTACACAAAAAAGTTACTATCGTTAAAGGTCGTGATGCTGGTAAAACTGGATATGTTCGTCAGATCAAAACTGACAAGTTAAGAAATCGTGTATATCTTGACCTAGACTTAGAAGATGGTGGGCAAGCAGTAGTGCTTAAACAAGATGTACGTTTAGTAAAAGACCTAGCAGAAAACTACACTGGTCGTGAAACTAAAGACGGTGTTTGGCGTGTATTTAAAGATGGTCAAGGCGGAAGTGTTGCTGGTCCATTTAAATCAGCTGAAGAAGCCAATGCATGGATTAAAAAGCAAAATCAAGGTGTGGTGGAAGCACGTACTACGTGGAACAACGATTTCTATGTGTACGATCCAGAAACTAAAACAGTTAAAAAGAAATTTCGCACACACAGAGGTGCTAAACAGTACGCAGAAGCCAACGGTTTAGCAGTAGCAAGTGCTGAATACTATCATGATTCTGTTAGTAAAGAAGTAAATGAACATGGTGACCAAGAAGGTTACGAACCGTGGGGCTCACAAGATCTAAAACCAGGTCAAAAGGCTATTCAAGGTAAACCTGTAAAGGATACTAAAAAATTCACTAAAGATTTGGCTAAAGATTTAGGCAAACAATTTAGTCAAGAACCTAAAGTTAAGGAAGGTTGGGAAAGTGGTCCTGAAGAACGTACCAGAGTTGAACGTGATCCAGACGCTGAATATGATGCACGTCGTCAAGAGAAATTAGATGCGCCTTATGCTCAAAAAGAACCAGAAGCTAAAGGATATCACGTAGTTAGCCTCGATACACGTCAGCCAGTCACCGATAAAGTGTTTCCAACTAAAGGACACGCTATGGCCTATATCCAATCTAACTACGGTAAGAACTTAGCTTATCGTGCTATCAATGAAGGTATTGAAAGCGGTGATCCAGTTGAAAGTGCTGTACTAAGTGCAGTACAAGAACTTATTCAACAAGGACATACAGAAGTAGCACCAGAAGTTATTACTAATATGGTAGTAGCGGCTACAAGTCAACCATTCTTACTTAAAGATCTAGTTGATTGTAACAATAATAGCCCAGCTATTCAACACTATGTTGACAGTATCAATCCTACTAAAGTTAAATTCTCTAATGAAATTTTAACTGTTAAAAATGAAGATCCTGCAAAAGATAAAAAGCAAGCACAAGCCGGTGTAAGCAGTATGGCGGCACGTGCGGCTAGTCGCAATCGTCTAGGCGAAACTAAAGCAATATCAGAATTGTCTACTGATTTAGTTACTAAAGTAGGTACTGCCAGGGCTCAACAACTTGCTCCGCATGTAGCATCTAATAGCACAAGTCCCGACAGATTGAAGTTTGCTATTAAAAAGAATAAAGCTGTAGATAATTTATTAGCAAAATCAAGAGCGGCAAACGAAATAGGTGATACAGCATCGGCACAGCACGCAGTTGCTGGTGTACGAAAAATTAAAGATACAGTTGATGGGATTAGTGAAGGCAGTGAAACTCCGTTACGTGATACAGAAGATTATCGGGCCAAACGTAGTGCATTACAACAAATTCAAATGGACCTGGATACACATAAAGATCCACAACTTAAAGCTGAATTAACACGTAGATTGGGCAGTTTAAATCAACAATATGCAGATTTACAAAGTAAGTTACGTGAATTTAAAGAGTCTCGTGGACATAAAGTTATTGCTACCAAGTTAGGTAATATGGATCGCATGAACAATGTTCAGATTCCTACACCAGCAGAACGTCAAGAACAAATACGCTTACGTAAAGAAAAGGAAGCAGGTAAAAAGCCTGTTAAAGAGTTTGCAGTTCCTGGCGCGGCTACTGTAGCTACAGCAACACCAGGTGCTAAACCAGCTGATCCGGCGGCTGTAGCCAAAGCGGCAGCGGCAACTAATACACTAAAAGCCGCAACAGGCACTACAGTTGCTCCAGCAACATTAGATAAAGCACTCGATTCAGCTACACAAGGTACAGCAACATCAACTGATGTAAAAGCCCTTGCTCCAATAATGGGCGTACTTAATAAAGCCGCTGCAGATCCTAAACTTGCAACACAGTTTAAAACTATAGCAAATCAAGCTAAACTAACACCATAAGATTAAAGGGGCAACCCTTTAATCGTCCAGTGCTTCTGGCTCTTGTCCGTCTGTTTGTAAATCCAAGTCTAATTTCTTTAGATACACTTTAACAGCCGACAGTTTACCAAACATACGGCTAGCACGTTTCTTATTAAGATACACACAGAACTTACCGGCTAGATCTCGTTTAACTTCAGCTAAGGTATCACGTTTGAATCCAATGTTTGCTGTGTACACAGGCTCAATGTCAGCCATTGTGTCAAAGCCAAGTAATATACTATCACCCTTGTTGCCCACCTTGACTAACTTAGTATCAAAGTATCCACTACTATTTGCTCGACGCATGATTATAGCCGCTAACTTAACATTGTTCTCAGCTACTTGTATTGTACCGTCGGCGTCAATCCAGTAATCCTCGCCTTCATATGGTCCGTTAATTGGATCACCGATAATTTCATTTAATAGTTCTGCTACTTGTGTCATTGAGTTTACTCATAGGTTGATTAAAGACATAGCTATTATACTATCTTTTGCTAATAAAGTCAAGTCTTTTTATAAGTTTTACTTAGAATTAAATTAGCATAAATATCTTATATGAGTCAGTCTGAGAACAAATATGAGAATATATGATTTAAATCCCGTAGTTAACGAAGATAATGAAATGTCAGATGTCATTACTGCTCGCGGACTAGTAAATAGAGCATTAGATAATCCCGCTGCACGTCAGGAATACTTTGATTACATGACGCATCTGCGTAATAAACACGGTAAAGAATACAGCACACGTATACATCAAAAAGCCACATCATTTGCTAAATCAGTAGACGAAACAATTAAAAAAGTAGGCAGCCAATACGAACTTGTTAGTAAATCGGGTAAGAACCTAGGCAAGTATCCTACTAGAGCTGGTGCTGAGAAACGTGAGCAACAGGTTAATTATTTTAAACACGTTAAAGAAGATGCGTGGACTGGTGAAAATCCACCGTGGCATAACGGTAATGATCAATGGAATGATGGTACTGACCAATGGCATAGTGCAGATGATGGTGCAGGTAGCAGTGCTGCAACTCCATCATCTGCAGGTCCGCTAACTGGTGAGATACCAGTTAAAGAAGAGTTTAATGCACAAGATGTTGTTAGTGTTGATGTTCCACTATTAATACGCTTACTTGAATATGCTCGCGAAGATGCTAAAACAGACATGGATTTACACACAGTAGCTGAACGATTAATTGATCTCAGTCAAGAAGGCGTTACACTAACAATGCAAGATTACGACACAATTTGCAACACCAAGGAAACTGATTAATGAGTCTTATAAGTCAAACCAATTCATACACTACACCCGGAACATATACATACACTATTCCTCAAGGAGTAGGGTCGCTTGAATTTCATATATGGGGTGCAGGTGGAGCTGCAGGTGCATCTGGACCAGCTATTCAGGTACAAAGTGGCACGACTACAGCTCGAATACCAAGTGGTTCAGAACAAGTTCAAAGTGGAACGACTCGAGTTGAATCTGGTGTAGCACAAATACAAACTGGAACAACACAGGTACAAACTGGCACAACACAAGAAGCCTATACAGTTACTACTACTTGTTTTCTTGGTAATGCATTAATAAGCACACCATCCGGTCTTGTTGCTATCGAATCGCTGGCAATCGGTGATTTGGTGTATGGGTTCGATGCATATAGCGAAACGGGTGAAGTAGTCTATGATGCAGAATTAGTAACATCACCAGTGACTAAATTGTTTAAACATACCTGGGAAGAAGCTGATGAATTTTCGTATTTGTTAGTAATTACACACGAACAAGGTGTATTAACTGTAACAGGCGGACACGAAATATTAACATCATCAAGAAAAGACACAACCTGTTATGATGGTTTCGTACGTGCAGAAAATTTAAGAGTAGGCGATGTACTTTATACTGAAGACGGTACTGCTTCTGTAATACAAAACATTATCCGTGGTGGCGAATATGAGATGGTATACAATCTTGAAATTGATGGTGTACACACATACGTTGCTGATGGCATTCGTGTTCATAATGGTATTATTAATAATAACAATACTACCAACACCAAAGGACAATCTACTACTAATACCAAATTCAATAAAGGAACAACAACAAAAACATTGTATCGAGATGTTCCAGTATACGCAACTGTTCCTGTGTACACTACTGTACCAACTTATAGTGATGTTCCGACATATACTACACAAACTACATTTACTACAGTATATAATCCTGTATATGAATCAGTTTCCGGCGGTAGTGGTGCCAGCGGTGGGGCAGGCGGTTATGCATCGAGAAAAATCCAAGTTACTGCTGGCGATGTAATCGTAATTTCAGTTGGTAGTGCAGGAGTTGGATCCATAGGTGGACAAAGTTCGTCATCAATTGGTTTCAACGGCGGCAATGGCGGAGTATCATCAAACGGTGGACGTGGAGGCGGTGGCGGTGCTGCCACCGTGATTACTGTAAATGGAACTATTGTTGCAGTTGCCGCAGGCGGCGCCGGTGGTGGCGGTGGCGGAACATCTGGATCGGCAGGTACTGCGGGAACAGCTGCATCCATTTCAGGAATTGGATCAGGTACACAAGGTGCCGGTCTATCGTCGGTTGCTGGTCCAGCAACAGGTGGCGGAGGCGGTGGTGGTTTTTATAGCGGACTTGCTGGTGCAAGCGGTAATGCCGGCGGAGGTGGACAAGGCGGAGTAAGTTTCGGCACAGTAATTTATGGTGGTAGCGGAACAACTCCTGGAGGCAACAACATATCAGTTTATCCAGGAAGAAATGTTGGTGCTGCAGCATTTGGTGGTGCAGCTTTATTAATATTCAATAAATCATTTAATATAAATGTAAAACGTGCTGGAACTTGGAATCCAGTTAACAGTGCCTGGGTTAAAGTCGGTGGTTCATGGAAAGAACTATTAAATGGATGGACTAAAGTTAGTGGTGTATGGAAACCATTGATTTCTGCAGATGCTGTAGTTGGTTCTGAAAATTTAACAACTCCTGCTATAACATATTCGTTATCTGCAGATTCAGCAAGTATTACCGAAGGTGATTCAGTGGTATTTACACTAGCAACCACAGGTATTGCCGCAGGTACATCGATTCCGTATACTGCTACAGGTATTGCGGCAGCCGATTTATCAGCCGGCGCATTAACAGGCAATTTTATTGTTGGCACAACCGATACTATCACATTTACTCCTAGAGAGAATAATACCACAAATGGTACCAGAACATTACGTGTATCTATTGATAATTCTACTGCGGCTGCAACTTGTACAGTATTAGACACATCATTGACTCCAGTGTATTCACTTGTCGGCAATGTTGCAACAATAAACGAGGGTGGATCAGTTACATTTACTTTATCAACTAGTTATGTTGATTCAGGCACAGTAATTCCATATTCAGTTAGTGGCATTAGTGCTGCAGACTTATCATCTGGATCGATGACTGGCAATTTTATAGTCGGAAATGTAACCACTGCAGCATTTACTTTAGCATCAGATTCACTCACAGAAGGTGCTGAACGAATAACTATTACCTTACACAGTGTACCAGGAAGTGCAAGTTGCGCTATAGCTGATACATCGACTACACCTTATGTAGCATTTAGTGGCTCAATTACATTAAGTGGTAATGGTACATGGACTGTGCCAGATTATGTAACTTCGTTATCTGTTTCAGTAATAGGCGGTGGCGGCGGTGGTGGTGGCAACCACAACAATTGTGGTAACCGAGCACATGCTGGTGGTGCTGGTGGCGGTGGTTATACAAATTCAGACACACTATCAGTTTCCCCAGGACAAAAATTTACATATCGAGTAGGTGTCGGTGGAGCAGGTGGTGCGGCTAGTGCATTAGGTGGTACTGGTGTATCTACATTCTTTGGTTCAGTTTCGGCCGCTGGCGGCGGTGGTGGTGGTGGTGGTACGAAAGGCACGGCGGGTGTCGGTGGAGCAGGCACCAATGGTGGTATAGGCGGCTTATATACAGATAACTTAGGTAAAGCAGGTGGTAGTGGATCCATTAGTCTTTCTTGGACAGGATCAAGACCAGGATAATAATTTTATAGTAGCACAGGCTACTATATAAGTAACAGTAACATCAATTAACTAAGGAAAGTTCAATGTCAAAAATTACAATTAAAATTATCGATATAGATCGTACGTCAAATAATATCATAGTAAAATATGCCAGTGAGGCAAGTGCAAAACCAATTGATGAATATTCAGCTATGGGTTTTCAAATAACCGATACATCAATTCTAACACCAGAACAGTTTGTCGAATCTATTAGATACGAAGTATCACAGCACGTCGCAGTTAGAGATGCATTAGAAGCGCACACATCGGCACTAGATTTTAGTGCATGGAGTGGATATACAACTGAAGTCGATGCTAGTGTACTTGTAGCGTCAGCACCACCAGTAATAGATGCACTAGCGACCCCTGAAGTAGTCCTATGATTTTAAATAATGCCCTCAATGCTGGTAACTTTGTTTACTGCATGATACACTGGAGCCCGCACGAAGAAATTGAATATTTCAACGACGGTGATGGCCACTATCATCCATCTGTGTATGTTTTAGAGGGCAAGGGGTGGGCTGAATTTAAAACACCAGAAGGTGAAATATACATAAGTGAAGCCACTGGCGCTCCAGGAACAATTGTAGATACAAGTCATAGCAAGGGTAATTATCAAATTATCCGTACCATGGATAGTGGACTTACATTGTTTCACATAAACCCTGTACCAGCAACTAGAAATTTGCACACAGAAATAGTAAACGGTCCCATCACTCGCACAATTACTGCTGGTGATAAACGAGTAGTCGTTGTGGTTATTACGGGTCCAATTACTGCTAACGGTAAACAACTATCTAGTCTACAACATAGTAAAGTATTTCCCAGCAAGTCAGTAGAATTGATAATTCCAGAGCATGCAATATGCGCATTAGTGACCGAAATAAACTAGCTATTAATCTACTAAATCCCTTTAGACAATTTGCTACGATATTACAACTGCTTTTGCCAGTTAGTATCTATCTTGGTATAACATCTGATGCAGGTGCAATGTGGTGGCTAGTTGCTGTTTTCTTTTACCTAGTAATCTACACAATGATTGGAAATAATATTGCACTGCATCGTTATTTCACGCACGGACACTTTACAGTAGCAAAACCTGTTGAATACTTCTTTTTATGGTGCGGATCTATGATAGGCATGGGCGATCCGTTGAGCTATGCAATGACGCATACTGTACATCACAATCCAAAATACACCGATACTCCTTTAGATCCACACGGCCCATCATGCGGACTACGTTCAATTCTATTTTGTTTTCAACGCCCGATTAATCCCAACATAACTCCTGTATTCAATAGACATGTTTTAGAATTAAGTAAAAGGTATTGGTGGTTACATAGATACTATGTTCCTATTATACTAGCCAATGCCGCACTTTTATGGATGATTGATTATAAAATATTCTTATTCTGCTGGTTAATCCCTGTGTCATTATCAATTTGGGGTATTGGGTTTGCTGTCTTAAGACAACATTGGCCAATGAAAGCTAATAACTGCCGTACACATTTAATTGAACCTTGGTACGAAGGTCTGCATTTAAATCATCACAATTGGCCAATGGCTCCGAATACTGCGATATATACTAATGAAATCGATTACACTTATCAATTTAGTAAAATATTTTTTCCTAAATTTAATACCAAAGGGCAACCGTGAACAAATTTATCAAATGGCTTATTCAACCTAATTATTTTTGGATGACTCTAATGCAGGTTATGTTGCCTGTATATCTATATCTAGCTGTTACCAGTGGTGCAGATTGGCTGTGGTGGATGGGTAGTTTTATCTTTTACTTCTTATATCTAGCTATCGGTAATAATATTGGCATGCACCGTTATTACTGTCATCATTACTTTACTATGAACAGGTCCACAGAATGGTTTGTTGCTTGGTGTGCTATGATGGGCGGCATGGGCAGTCCAATATGCTATGCTAGTATTCATCAAGTACATCATAGAATACACGATACTGAACAGGATCCGCATGGTCTAAATCGAGGATGGCGTAGCGTGCTGTACTATTTCCACAGACAAATAGATCAAAAAGAAATTAAATTTAATAGAAACATGGCAGAATTAACAAAACGTTACGGATTTGTACATCAATTCTACTGGCCAGTTGTATTTGCTAACGCGGCTATATTTTATTTAATTAGTTGGAAAGCATTGCTATTCTTATGGTTAATTCCTTGCAGTTTAACCTTGTGGGCAGTAGCATTAGTATTGTTAATGCAACACGACCAAGATGGTCCAAACAACAGTAGAAGTTATATGTGGTTTGGCTGGGGCGAAACATGGCATAAAAATCATCACGAAGACCAAAGTCTGGCAGATCATAGTCTAGGCAAGGGCGTCGACTGGACTTACCAATTATCCAGATTATTAGCAAATGACCAATCCAATACAAACAAAAACAATTAATCTAGATCTGGATCGACTTAAACGCGATGCCAGACGTATTAATAATAAAATTATCAAAGCCTATAGTAACTTAGCGGTGCCTGATAATAAGTACTATCAAAACGAGCTAGCTAAACAGTTAGAAGGTGTGCCTATGAGTAGTAAATATCATGACTACTATAATGCATTGACCTTTCCTTATCAAGAAATACATCAACTATACCGAGAAGCCTGTACATTCTTTAAGGAAGTTAATCAATATGATCAACCTTACTGTGTACATGCTTGGTTAAACTATTTAGAAAAAGGCGACAGTATTCCATGGCATAATCATTGGGGTGCCTTAAGTGGCTTGCACGAAACTTATGTTTGTAGTTATTACATTAATGCAGAATCTAGCACCACTATATACAAATTCCCCAACGAAACCTACAATGTAGCTTGCAAAAACAACACTATTAACATGTACGAAGATGTAGGTGATGTTCACATGGTAGAGCCGTGGCAAGGTAATGAGCCGCGCATTAGTATTAGTATGGACTTTGTACCGTTAAAATACGTACATGCTACACCGTTTGTCTTAAATACTTGGATGCCGGTTGTATAAATAAACATAGTATATAATTAAGGAAGATTTTCAATGAAAAAACTAGTATTATTAGTAGGTCTATTATTAAGCGTAAATGCTTATGCAGGCATCAATCAAGAGTGCCCTACACTAACAGCCGCAGGTGCAGCTACATACGCTGCCAAACCAGGCGATCAAGAAATTTGTCATAAGAACTACGCTGTTATCCATAGCTGTGCAGTTAAAGCACCTATTGCAGTATTTGAACGGTTGTCATTAGAAGACATGACAGGTCCTGCAAAACGTAAAGACGACTTCCGACCAGATCCAAAAGTTACTCCGGCATGTTCAGCTACCCTAGCTGACTATGCTACTGTAGGTCGTACACATGACCGTGGACATATGAGCCCGGCTGGTAACAACACACAAGATCCAGCAATCATGAGTGAAAGTTTCTTCCTAAGCAATATGGAGCCACAAATTGCTAATAACAATCGTGGTATATGGAAACAGTTAGAAACATACGAACGTGAATGGGCTAAACAACCAGGTACAGATTATTACATTATTAGTGGTGGTATCTTTGATGCAGGCCATCAAAAAACAGGCAACGGCTTAGGTATTCCTACACGTTTATACAAGATTATTATTGAAAAGAATAGTAAGAAAGTTAAGGCTTACTTGATGCCAAACACAGCATTACCTGTAGCAGACTTACCCAAATATGAAACTACAATAGCTAATGTAGAATCAGCAACTGGTCTTAAGTTTGCCCTACCTAAATAATATTATTTTGCAGCTAATTTAAAAAATACTCTAACAAAATAATATTGAGGATTTATATACCTAACCCACGTGGGGCCTTTAAATATATGGCTCCACGTGGTATATTTTTCTCTGAAATCTTGATGATGTTCGTAATGCCACGCTTGATTTAAATTAAGTGGAAACAACCACGGATATGTTTTTTCTCCGTAGTGCAGAAGATAATAATCGTGTTGTACTTCTAATATAACTTTAAACAATATAGGTAATACGATTATATAGAAGTAATAATCAATACCAAATAATAATATAAAAATAATAGATAGTATCAGCTCTAGTTCTCGTAGATATTTAATTATAAATGGAAATTCTGTATATTGTTGTAATAAGATATTCATATTATCTATAGATGGCTTGCTAAATGGATTTAATCCAATCCAAAAATAGAAAATACCTTTATGCAATGTTGTTGTAAATATATCTTTGTCTGTTTTCCAATACAAATGATGATACCAGTGTGTTTTGATAGATGACGATTTATCTGCATAAGTGTCCGGACTGACAATATAGATAAAACAATCAATTATATACCTAAAAAAAGTATTTTTTGGAAGTATATATCGATGTTCCACATAATCATGGCCTATGATTTCCGCAAACATCCATACTATGTACGTAACAAGTAATGAGATTGTTAATAAATGCCAATTATTAAAATATAATAACCCGCTAACGGCTATTATAATATAAGCATGCTGTTTAATAAATTCTATTAGAGTTTGTTTCATTTTTGGTAAATGCTATTAAAAATATCCAATACTGTAAGTTGATATATTTCCACCATTTACTGCCAAAATATAATTTATTTGGATTTTTATGATGACTAACGTGATATGCTGTATTAAACCAAATTGGTAACATCCATGGTAAATCTTTACAAGGTCGTTTACTTGTATGAAAAAAGATATCAGGGCCTGCACAATATACTATTACTATATATGTAAGAGGTAATACATAAAAAGATATGTAATTAGCAACGCCGAATAACAATATGTATACCACACTACATATTGTTAGTATCGTAAATCGATAGTTAACCAACCAATCAGGATAGTACCAAGTTGGCTGATACCTCGACACATCAATATCTAACATCATTGATGGTGTTGTTTTTTTATCAATCATGGTAAATGTATTACAAAAAAACATAAAGGTATTTTCATTGACTGCCGCTGTAACTGGATCTTGATTGATAAACCAAAATTTATGATGTATTATATGGCCGACAATATAACCTTTTTGATTTTTGGCCGATACAAATGGGGAATATATATACGCTATCACTAAAAATAAATATCGTGTCAGTGAATGTTTAAATGTAATTATATTGTGTTGAGCATACTCATGAACAAATAATGTCAACATTGCGCATATAACATATGAAAATATAAATCCCGATACCAGATTAACATAACCTAAATATGTCATTATGCTTAAAAATATAAGCAATAAAAGATAATAATAATCAACAATTTTTATTTTAATAAAATTTAATAAGTTTAACATAGTAATATTTATAAATACTAATTGTAAACAAAAATAAAGGTCCGGTATGAAAATAACTGAAGGTGGGAATGTATTTAAACTAGCTGATGGTAGCGAAGCAACCGGACGTATCAATCGTGCAGATGTCATTCCTACAGTTAAATGGTTAGAGCAATTAACAGGACTTAATCTAGTAGACAATATGCTAGGGTCAACTGGCTACAAAGAAACAAGTGGCGACCTAGACCTAGCAGTTGATGTAAGTAAAATCAGCAAAGATGTACTGGTACAACAACTATTAAAGAAAGGCATTGAACCTACTGACATTAAAAAGACAGGCGACAGCGTACATTTTAAAACACCCATCAACGGTGAAGCAAAGAACGGCTACGTACAAACTGACTTTATGTTTGGTGATCCAAACTTCCAACGTTTTAGTATGACAGGTAGTCCAGAAGGTAGCCCATTCAAAGGCATGCATCGTCATGTATTACTTGCTAGTATTGCTAAAGCACAGGGCATGAAATGGTCATACAAGAATGGCCTAATGGACCGTACTACAAACGAAGTTATTTCAAAAGATCCAAGTGAAATTGCACACAAACTATTCAATGGTAGTGCCGCTGATCTAGCATCAGTTGAAACTATCGTTGCTAAGATTAAAAATCTACCTAACTACAATGCCTTAGTAGCAGATGCACGTGAAACATTAGGCAAGGAAAATGTACAACTACCGGAATCACAGCAGGCAATAGTAGGCGAAGGTTCGGCAGCATGGTTTAAGAACTGGAAGTCAGTGCTGTGAGAGCTAAGGAGTTTATCTTAGAAGGCGGTTGGGCAAGTACTTTAACACAAGGTACACATATCACACCTGCACTAGTTGATGTTGTTGTACAATCATTACCTGCATTTGAACAAGCATTAAATGCTTTCTTAAAAACCAAAGACCTAGCACCAGTTAAGATAGGCACGCCAGTTGGTAGTACAACATACTACAAACGCGACCTTGCACAAAATCCTCAACGTGAATACGGTGACATTGATGTTAACTTCTTTGTGCCACGCTTGTCTGATATGTCGGACAATGCTAACGAACAAACATACAGTTCAGCTATTAAAGAGTTTTGCGACAGTAACCCTAACTACTCAACTAACAACGGCACAAATGTTATAATTAAAGTAGGCGACGAATATGTACAAGTTGACTTTGTTACAGCATACTATGAGAACGAACAGTGGAGTCGTGCCTTAGGACCAGAGTACAATGTTAAAGGTGTACTAAGCGCAAGTTTATACTCATCACTAGCAGAAGCATTAAATCTCAGCTTTGGTGGACGTGGAGTACAGGTTAAATTACAAAATGGTGTGCCAGTTAGTTTTAGACAAACTAAAGATACAGAGCTTAAAACCATAACAAATAATCCCGACACATGGGCAGTTGATATTGCTACATTCCTTGGTGCTAAAACTATCAGCGCACGTTTAGCCAAGTATCCAGGTATGGGTGACGAAATAAAAACTTCAAATACTATTAACAGTATTGTTGGCATTGCTGAAAGTTTAGGCCGTCCTGAGTTAATAGAACAAGTGAAAGCAATTTACATAAGTAAAATAAGCAAGGCAGTTAATAGCAGTAAGTTTGATAAAGCTGTGACATCAGAAGCTAAGAAAAAAGCTGAAGATACCAAAGCATTATTAACAAGAGAAGCACAGCGTATATTAGGACAGTTTGATGCGATTTAAAGAATTTTTAAGAGAATACAGCAGAGAGAAAACAGTCAATGTCTTTGGCAACAAACTTGTTGCGGCATTAGGCAAGGATAAGAGCCACACTCTTTCTGGTACACAGTTAGGCACGGATCGTGCGTTCATTGATCAAAAGATCAAAGTTAATGATATGATTACAGCAGAACAACGTCAAATAATTATCGATCACATCATGGTTGTAATTGAAAATTCTGACCCTACAGCAAACAAAGAGTATGTACAGTGGTTGACTAAAGTATATGCTAACCAAGGTATTAAACTAGAAGATATAATAAGTCGTGGTAACAGTGCGCTTAAAATGTATCACGAATTCAAAGTTAAAAAAATATTACCAGCAGAATATAGAGACATTGGTCGCATTGACTTTGCTGGCTTAGAAGCAATAGCACAAAATCTTGACCTACGTAATGCCTTAGCCGCTAAAGAAGAACAAGAAGCCGCTAAGACTGTAGACAAGGGCGAAGCTGAAACTGTATTTGAAAATGCTGCAGTGCGTATCATTGTACCCAAGAATGAAGCAGCATCCGGTTACTATGGACAAGGTACACGTTGGTGTACTGCTGGACGTGACAACAATATGTACGATCGTTATGCTCGTGATGGTGACTTGTATATCTTACTACCTAAGAAACCCGACTACGAAGGTGAGAAATATCAACTACACTTTAGTAGCAATCAGTTTATGGACGAAGGTGATAACTACGTAGACAGCGTAAAAGACCTAATAACTAAACGCTTTGGCAATTTATTACCATTCTTTATGGAGCGCGAGCCTTCACTTAAAGATTGGTTAGTGTTTACTCCAGATGAGGTATTAAAACCATTATTGGCTAAAATTAAAACAGCCGTAAACGACCACGTAAGCGAAATAGTCAACGACTGGGAAGTACAAGACGACTACTGGTGGGATCACCTACGCAGTGAAGGATATGTATATCCAGAAGGTCACGACGAAGAAGGCGAGATTGACTTTGATGCTGCGGCAGATGCCGATCTAAGTTACACTGATTGGAACTACGAAGCCAGCGACTTTATTCGAACAATTAATAATGCTGTAGATCTAACGCCAGAAGAAGTGCGCGAAATTGCCCAAGAGGAAGAAGATGATTACAACGGAGATGTGGGTGTTAATGACCTTGATACTATCATAGAACGCAGTATATCAAAAAATATTGGTAGAAATAGTAGTGACGGTGGTGTGATAGAATGGATTAAAGATCACATTTATATTAAGAAAACTGGTGGTGATGGAGCATGGGACGTTAGTTTGCTGTACACAGACAAAGAAGGAAAGCGTGCAGAATACGCAATACACTAATATGAGAGCTAGAGACTTTACAAAGAACAACGTTGCTTATAACAAACAACTAAATCCAGTGGCCTGGGACAATAATCAATTAAACGATGAAGTGCGAGATCGACTACTAGAGATTGCTGAACGTTTTGTCAGCTACTTAGAGATTCCTAATTTTAAAGTAGAAGATGTTGTACTCACAGGTAGTATGGCCAACTACAACTGGACTAAGTTTAGTGATTTTGATGTGCATGTTGTTACTAACTACAGTGACCTACAATGTGATGATATTGCCGAAGCGTTCTATCGTGCCAAGAAACAAATTTGGAATGACGGGCACGATATTACTATCTACGGTTATGATGTAGAATTGTATGTAGAAGATGTTGCGCAACCTCCAGTTAGCGAAGGTGTATATAGTTTGTTAAACAATAAGTGGCTTAAAACTCCCGACTTTAAAGTGCCATCAATCGATCGTGCTAGTGTTAATGCCAAAGTATTAGATCTACGTAGCCAAATTGATCATGCTATTGTAGCCGCTGATGATCCAGAAGATATTAAACGTATATCAGAAAAGATTCGTAAAATGCGCCGTGCAGGATTAGATGCTGGCGGCGAATTCAGCACAGAAAATCTAGCATTTAAAATCCTACGTAATATGAAGTACATGGATAAATTAAGTAAAGCATATCGTCAACAACAAGACGATGATTTGAGTTTAAAATAATGAGAGCACGTGAATTTATAACTGAAGCTATTAGCAACAAGCGAGTAATTCAGTATATTAAACAACATCACCCTAGAGGCGAATGGACTGCGGTTGCTAATAACATGGTTATGAAATACCCAAAATACGAATTATCGTGGGTTCCTGTTAGCCAACTTAAAATAGATGGTGACGAGCCAATTGAAGATCCGTATAGTCGTGTTATTGACGTAGATCAAAGTTATGCAAGCAGACTTTCTACACAAGATATTGAAGATAATCCTATTGTCATAGACGCACAAGGACATATCTTAGATGGTAATCATCGTGCTTGGCAAGCAAAACAATTAGGCATGGATATGATACCAGCGTATGTGCCTGTTAAAGAATTAACTGAATCACTAGATCTTGAAGTTGAAGAATTTTTAAATAATCTAACACCGGAAGATGTTGGTGTAGACGAAGTAGGCGATTACCGTGTACACTTTGAAGGCTTTACTGATGACTGCCAATCCAGCAGAGATTACTGTCGTAATCCAAAAAAAGTGTTTCAAGAAGTATTTGCTGATTTTATCCGCCGTGAGGGTGGACAACAACCTGTAGCGTCAGGTATGGTAGGTGATGATGACTACCCTATTCTATACAGCGTGTTTAAGGACACAGTTAGAAAAAATGTGCCGTTAACTCCAGAAAAAGCATACCAAATAGCATATAATAAAAAGAAACCGTGGCCTACAGGCAGTGCTGAAGAGCAACTAATTCGTAGTGATTTCCAATTAAGTGATTTGTATGATAGGTATGTGTTGAATCAGACCGATATGAGAGCAAATGAATTTATAAGCGAAGACGAAGGATTAAGCTATCAAGGTAATTGTACCGATGATGATGTTATTGAATATATTTTCGGTGATGCCACTACGTTTGCGCAGTTGGTTGACGAATACGGCGATGAGTTTGTATTAGACGATTTAGTAGTAAAGTATAATCCAGAAGAAGATATACACTACTTCTATTATAAGAGCTAATATGAGAGCCAATGAATTCTTAACCGAGTCGTACGAGTTTTTTGATACTATAGTAGATCAAATCAAAGCTCAAGTGCCAGCAGAAGAAATATGGTTTCACGGTAGCAGGGTAATTGGAACTGAACACGATGAAAGTGACTGGGATATCTTAGTTATTGTTCCTGATAACATAGTAGGTGATGAGTATATCAATGTTACTAGGATATTACAATCTATAGCAAGAAGATACGAAAATTTTGATATACAACCTGCTCGTGCGTCAAACAATATTGCCCGTATAGCAAGAGAAGAAGGCGAACGAATAGATTAAAGAACACCTACCTTAGGCCCATACTCGTTATGGTGTTTGGTGTGGCCGGCTGCTGGCCTGGAGGGATGCCAAAAGTGAGCAAGATTAAACAAGCGATAAATACTTAATATGCGATATAGTCAAATTAAACAAGCCTTAAAAGAAGCAGAGATCATTGATGAAGTATCAATGAGTCCTTCCAGCCTAGAAGCGTTCGCTAACAGTCCGGAAGCTGATGGTATGCTTATGGGTATTGAATTTGAAATGTGCGTACCCAATGCCAGCTCAGGTGACTATGAGCCTGAGTGGGAATACGATTACGAATACAACGAAAGCGCCTACAATATTGATGATATTCTTAACTTCTTCCGCAACGGTGATTTCAGTAACATGAGTCGTAGTGACTCTGAGCGTTATCGTAGTGAACTATATGACGAATACCTAGACTGGACTAATGAAGCATCTAATCGCTATATAGACGATAACGTAGATGAATTAGACAGCCTTATCCGAGATCAACTTGAAGGCGAAATTGATCGTGATGATGTCAAAGATGCGGCACGTACTCGCTGGATAGAAGCAAACCCTGACGAAGATCCCGACAGTGACGATGCTGATGCAGAAATTCGTGTCATAACATTAGAAATGATCGAAGATCGAGTAGATGAATTAATGGCAGATACCAGCGGTAGAGAGTATCAATATGCCTACGACCAAGCACGTCAAGAAATGGAAGATGACTTCCGTAACGGTGGTGATGGCGATGAAGGTGCTTGGTTAAGCGACATTGGCATTGGTGATATGCAGGACGCTGAACGTCATTGGGGCTTTGATTGGCCTCACATGTATGACGCTAACGAAGGCAATGATGGTGGTGATGCAGACATAGATCAAGTAGCAGATGACTTTTATGGTGCTACTGGATATGAAGCACGCGGGTTTAGTAATTACCACAGTGGCAATCGTAGTCAGCAACAACAAGAAGGTTACTTTATTATTGAACCCGATGCTTCAATTGATGCTGAACAAGGTGATGCAGGCTTAGAGTTTATCAGTCCAGCTATGCCACTTAAAGATGGCTTGACTATGTTGAAAAAAGTTAAACAATGGGCTAAGTTGGCAGGTTGTTATACTAACAAATCAACGGGCCTACACATGAACATCAGTGTGCCTAACATGACCACTGATAATCTAGACTATGTTAAACTAGCATTATTCCTAGGTGACGAATACGTACTTCAAGAGTTTGGTCGTCAGTACAATACCTATGCTAAAAGTGCCATGAAGATTGTTAAAGAAAAGATTCAGGCCAATCCAGAAAACGCCACAGAATTGTTGGCCAAGATGAAAGAACATCTTGGAGCGGCAGCTAGTAAACTAGTACACAGTGGCGTTACACAAAAGTATACAAGTATCAATACCAAAGGCAACTACGTAGAATTCCGTGGTCCAGGTGGTGATTATCTAAACGAAGACATACCTAAACTTGTTAATACTGCTCTACGCCTAGCACAAAGCCTACGTATTGCCACAGACGAGTCAGCATACAAACAAGAATACGCTAAGAAATTATACAAACTAATCAGCCCAGAAGGCGAGTGGACTGATCCTAATAACTCAGTAGCATTGTTCAGTCGCTATGCTCTAGGACAGATCAACAAATCAGAATTAGTAAGTAATGTTCGTCAAGCACAAACAGCTCGTAAAGAGAAGAAAGGCGAAGAAGTACAGTACTGGGTAATGAATAAAGATGGCACTGGTGGTAAGCAAATGGTATTTGCCGCTAGTGAAACAGCCGCTATCATCCTAGGCGGTAAACAAATGGGCATGAACCGTGAACAAAGTATCAGCAAACTTAAAGCTGAATTGTTTGTAGATACTAACAAAGAAAATACACCGCCAGCATCAGTACCACTTAGTTGGATTGATTGGATAACAGATACACTACCTACGGTTACTGTAGATACAGCAAATTCTGTAAGAGAAAGAATAAAAGATGGCAGAGATAATTTAGATGCAGATGCCAATGGTTGGATAGTTAGACAGATTGACAACGAACTACGCAGTAGAATGGATCAAGGAGTAGTCGACGGCAATGAAACACGCTGGAAGGTTTATTTTGCTCGTGGTAGACATGTAGATCAAGACCCGGTATTCGTCGATGCTGATAGTCCTCGTCAGGCTAAACTTAAAGCCGCAGATATATTCATGCGAGAGCAACGGATATCAGTGGGCCTACACGATTTAGAAGCCATTGCTACCACACAAGATGCTGGCCGTCCAGAAGTAACTTGGAATATTATAAACGGTCTAGGTGAACCTGCTGGTACTGTTAACGCAAGAACCAGTGACGAAGCACTACATGTATACGGTAGTGTTAATAATGTCGATACTAGATACTATAGAGCAACACCAGTTGAAACAACGCCAAGTGCAGGCACGTACACTAGTTTCGCAGATGCGCAGGCTGCGGCAGATAGAGCAAACGCTGGTAATACCACTAACAGAGAAGTGTTTGACGGTTTAGCCAATAACTGGCAAGAGTGGCTTCAGGGTGTTGGTAGACATACCGACGGTAATCTACAGCGTATACTTGATAATATGGCCCAGGGTGTTAATGCTCACTATACCAACTTAACTCTTGACGAGAAAGACTTTATTATTAATACTGTTAATCAAGAAATACGCCGCCGTAGTAGTAATAACGAATTAGCTGCCAACGCAGGTGGTGCCGAAAACGCAGTGCGTGATAGTTTGCCCCAAGCACATCGTGAGTGGTTAGACAATGTAGCCGATAAGAGTGACATGGATCTAATCAACGTATTCCGTAATGTCAGCACAACCGCAGTATTAAATGATCAACAGACTGCTTACTTTAGAGTTATTATTAAACGTGAACTACGTCGTCGTGGTATCAGCGACAGTGAGCGCGATGCTAGCGAACAAGGCGCAACTCCAGTACCTAATTATGAGATATATGCGCCAGACAGCGGAGTAGTAGTACACCAATTCCACGCCGACAACGAAACAGACGCAAATAGAAAGTTCAGTGAATTTGAACAGAATTACGAATCAGATTACGATTTCCATCACGAGTATCGCAGAATTGGCCCTGCACAACAGGAATTACCATTGGAACCCGCAGTGCCACAGACCACTGCTACAGATTTTGAAGTAGTTAAAGCTGATGGTAGTGTGGTGTCAAACATACGAGGTGCTGATATGGTCTATGCTCATCGTAAAGCACGTGAATTAGAACAAGACCTGGGCTTAGAAAGTGGTGCGTTAACAGTTAGAGCATTACCAACAACAAACGAATCTATAAAACAATTACGCCGATTGGCAGGATTAGTATAATGAACTTATTTGAAATGTTTGAACAAGGGCCACCTAAGCCAACGCTGATAGATGCATTGCGTGATTTTTTGCCCATCGCAGTTCAACATTTAAAATTAGATCACATTCCTAAAATTCGTTTAGTTAAATCATTAGATGATACAACATTTGGTCGTTATGTCAATGATGAGCAAGTAATTTATGTAGTTGTTGATAATCGCAATCCTGTAGATATCTTGCGTACACTAGCACACGAAATGGTACATTATGCGCAGGGTCAAGATGATCAACTTGATAGCACTTCCGGCGAAACAGGCAGTCCAATTGAGAACGAAGCCAACGCAGAAGCAGGTGTTATTATGCGGTTGTTTAATCAAAAACATCCTAGCTATATGCAGGCCGATCCAATAGCATTACCTGAAGCATGGAGTGCAAAATACAAAAAGAGTATTAATTGCAGTAACCCAAAAGGATTCAGTCAAAAGGCGCACTGTGCCGGACGTAAGAAAACTGATGAGAACTTTGCAGATGGTAAGAAGCCAGGCCGTAAAGGACTAGCCAAACGTTCAGGTGTTGACTGTGGTCAAAGCATAAGTAAATTAAGAAGCGTTGCAAAAAATAGCAGTGGCGAAAAGCAACGTATGGCACACTGGTGCGCTAATATGAAATCAGGGAGAAGTAAATGAAGTCAAATGAATTTTTATCAGAATCTGAAAAGCAAAAAGGTGTTGACGGTAAAGCCTGCTGGGATGGTTATAAGCGCATGGGCACTAAGAAGAAAGGTGGCAAGACTGTTGACAACTGTGTTAAGATGGAAGAATCCATTGATGAGTACGATGACGAAGCCGGCATGGTTGACAGTAATTTAGAAACAATTAAACGTGCTGCTGAAGAATTAGATCAAGTGTTAGGCCAAGATGACAACATGGCTGAATGGGCACAGGAAAAACTAGCAGTAGTTAAGAGCATGTTAGTTGCTGTTAAAGACTATGTAGTTAGTCAAAAATCTACAGGCATCGATCCACAAATAGACGAAGAACTAGAAGAAACATACCACGGTGATGAGTTCTTCGAAGCCTACGGCGAAATGTGGTTTAACGAAGATGAACAATTAGACGAAGCTGAATATCACGGACGTAAAGTTCCCCTAGGTAAACCAATGCAGGGTGATGTTAAGAAGTTTAAAGTATATGTTAAAGATCCTAGCACAGGTAACATCAAAAAAGTAAACTTTGGTGATCCTAATATGCGTATTAAGAAGTCAAACCCTGCGAGACGTAAATCATTTAGAGCACGTCACAACTGTGCAAACCCGGGTCCACGCACTAAAGCACGTTACTGGTCATGCCGCAAGTGGTAATATGACCAACTGGGAAACTTACGTTAAAGAATCCTATGAGCTTATTAAAGAAGCTGAAACTGCACTATCAATCACATTAGAACACAATGTTGAAGCATACGTTGTACACTTGTTCGCACACTTCCTAGACAAACCCAATGTCAATACAGAACCTGTGGGCATTAAACTAATGGCCAGTACCAATCTACCCGTAGCACAACGTAAGATATTACTCAAAGATGTAGGCGATGAATGCTTGTTAATCAATGCTATGGAATGGAACCGACGTCGTTGGCCTACTGATACCTACTATGCTGAAATGGGGCAATCTGCTTATGTTACACGTGCTGTTGTGGCTAGGCCTGTAGAAGATATCTACGACGATTTGGCTATGGAATTTACTACAGTTACACAGGTTCTACGTAGATGTAGAATTAGTTAATTTCATTAATTTCATTGCTATTAACACCCTGCAATACAACCAACTAGTATCAATTTCCCACCAATACCGATTGAAGTACGGAGTAGTTGTATCATTATGATGATGCGCATGCAATACTTCACCGCCGCCGAATATACCCGGAAAAAATATTTTTGATTTATCCTTGCCACTATTGCCTGCATAGGTAAACCCAATTTTATGATAGCCATAGTTTGATAATATTACAGCACAGGGATTAAAGACATAAAGAAAAAATGCGCCTATTACTGCACCAGGCACGCCAAATAATATAGTCAGCACAGCCCACAATATAATTGTTCCCAATCTTGGATATTTACTATATAGATTAAGTTCAATCCAATCAATGGCAGTTATGATATCTGGTGCATATAATTTCATTTCCTCGTCGCTGATATAATAAGGACGGCCTAGTTCATTGTGTTTATAGTCAAGCATCTGCGTAAATGTTAATTGATAAGGACTATGTGGGTCTAGCTCAGTATCACTATACTTGTGATGTTTTCTGTGTTGGGCGGCATAGTGTTGCATCCAATTGGGCCAAGAATACTGCATGGTAATCCATACCCAAAATCTAAAAAAATGTTCTAGTCCAGGTGCAAAGCTAAAATAATGATGGCCTTTACCTCGATGTATGTAGATGGAAAATACCACAAATGTTACATGCATTATTATTAAAAATGTAATTATAGCTGCGGTTAACCCAAACATTGTGCGCCTCTTTGTATTATCATACTTATATATCAGCGTCGGTAATAATAAATTTTATAGTGTTGACATGGAGATGTAAATAGTATATAATATATTTTTAACTAAAGGAATGACATCATGGCATTAATGTTTTCAGCTGAACAAAAGGCAAAACTTATTCAAATTGTTAACGAAGGCGTACAAGTACTACAAGAAGTAGAAGATTTAAGTGCCGGCCTTAGTGATACTATCAAAGCAGTAGCAGAAGAATTAGAAATTAAACCTGGCCTACTTAAAAAAGCAATTAAGATTGCACAAAAAAGTAAATTCGGCGAGACAAACGAAGATCACGAAACTGTTACTGATATTTTAGAAACAGTTGGCCGCACACTTTGATTGATTGGCACAAGACTGCGGAATTCATTCGTCGAGATTGGCACAGTCATCCAATACGACTAATATTAGAAACAGTCAACTGGGCATTGAATTTTGTAATAGCTATGTTGTTTACACTAACAGTGCCCGATGTGCCATTACTGGTAATTTATCCATTGTTTTTCACAGCATTGGGTATCAGTATGTATTCTGCAGCTAGTCGAGGCAGTTTTGGTTTATTAATGACCAGCGTAACTATATTTTTAATCGATTTAGTAGGCTATTACCGGCTATTAATGTTACAATAAAAGAGTCGTACACTTTACGTACAAGCACAAGGTTAACCGGCCACAAGCGGTAGGAGAGTAAATGAGTTATGTTGACGCACTGTTTGACAGGGCAAAAGATCGTATCTACGTTGTAGAAAGAAAAGAAGGCATGCGCGAGTATGTCGAATACCCAGCAAATTATGTCATGTACATTGATGACCCTAAGGGTAAGTATCGCACAGTATATGACACTCCAGTAAGTCGTTTCAGCACACGTGTTGGCAAGGAATTCCACAAAGAAACACGTATTCAATCGGGCAAGCGTATATGGGAAAGTGATATCAATCCTGTGTTCCGTTGTTTATCAGATAACTATCTTGGTATTGATTCACCTAAACTACAAACTGCGTTTTGGGATATTGAAACAGACTTTGACCCAGCACGTGGGTATGCTCCTACCAGCGATCCGTTTAATCCTATTACAGCTATATCAGTTTACTTAGATTGGCTAGACAAGTTAGTTACCTTAGTTATTCCGCCCAAGAGCTATAGTTGGGAAACTGCACAGGAAATATGTGACCAGTATGAAAACTGTTTTATGTTTGAACGTGAAGCAGACATGTTGGATACATTCCTTAATCTAATTGATGATGCAGATGTCTTAAGTGGCTGGAACAGTGAGGGCTATGATATTCCATATACTATTGGGCGTGTTACACGTGTGTTAAGCAAAGATGACACTAGACGCTTTTGTCTATGGGGTCAGTATCCAAAACAGCGTGAATTTGAACGTTTTGGTGCCGCAAACATCACTTTTGACCTCATTGGCAGGGTTCATTTAGACTACATGCAGTTGTACCGCAAATACACCTATGAAGAGCGACATAGTTATAGTTTAGATGCTATTGGTGAATATGAATTAGATGAGCGTAAGGTTGCCTATGAAGGTACATTGGATCAACTGTACAACAAAGACTTTCCTAAGTTCATTGACTATAACCGTCAGGATACTATGTTGCTAGGAAAACTAGATAAGAAGTTACGCTTCTTAGACTTAGCCAATGAACTTGCGCATGATAACACAGTGTTGCTACAGACTACAATGGGTGCTGTAGCAGTTACAGAGCAGGCTATCATCAATGAAGCACATCAACAAGGGTTAATTGTTCCTAATCGTAAGAATAGAGATGACATGGGCGATACACAAGCGGCAGGTGCTTATGTAGCCACTCCAAAAGCAGGCATGCATGATTGGATTGGTTCGGTTGATATTAACTCCCTGTATCCTAGTGCAATTCGTGCGCTTAACATGGGACCAGAAACTATTATTGGACAGATACGTCCAATTATGACAGACCATTATATCAATGAAAAGATGGCCAATAAGTCAAGTTTTGCAGATGCTTGGGAGGGCTTGTTCGCTACCCTAGAGTATACTGCGGTTATGGAAAGTAAACCCGGTGTTGAACTTACAATCGATTGGGAGGCTTCGGGAGAAAGTACTGTACACAGTGCGGCAGAAGTATGGACACTAATCTTCGATAGCAATCAACCATGGATACTCAGTGCTAATGGTACCATCTTTAGCTTTGAGAAAGAAGCAGTTGTTCCGGGTTTGCTAAAACGTTGGTATGCCGAACGTAAAGAACTACAGGCTAAGATGCGTTCATGTACAGATCCAGAAGAGATTGCGTTCTGGGATAAGCGTCAGTTAGTTAAGAAGATTAACTTGAATAGCTTGTATGGTGCCTTATTGAATCCGGGCTGTCGTTTCTTTGATAAGCGTATTGGACAATCAACTACACTAACTGGTCGTACTATTGCTCGACACATGGATGCGTTTATTAATGAATGCTTCACTGGTGTATATGATCACACTGGTGATGCTATTATCTATGGTGATACAGACTCATGTTATTTTAGTGCTTGGCCTATGATCAAAGATGAAGTTGAAGCTGGTAACATGGAGTGGAATGCCAGTATTGCTATTAAGCTGTATGACGATATTTCGGACCAGGTCAATGAAAGTTTTCCCGCAATGATGGAACGTAGCTTTCACGTGCCACGCAGTATGGGCAGTGTGATCAAAGGCGGGCGTGAACTGGTTGCAAGTAAAGGCTTATTCATTAAGAAGAAACGCTATGCTGTGCTGATTACAGACTTAGATGGCAAACGCATGGATACCCACGGCAAGCCTGGCAAGGTTAAGGCTATGGGCCTAGACTTGAAACGCAGTGATACTCCAAAAGTAGTGCAGGATTTCTTAAGTGAGATTTTACTAGCGGCACTTACTGGTGTAGACAAAACTGCTATTATTGACATGGTGCGCGAGTTTAAGATTGCGTTCCAAGATAGACCTGCTTGGGAGAAAGGTACACCCAAACGTGTAAACAATCTAACCAAGTTTACCAAAGCAGAAGAACGTGAAGGTCGTGCCAATATGCCCGGACATGTACGTGCGGCTATGAACTGGAATAACCTAAAACGCATGCACGGTGATAACTATTCAATTAACATTGTCGATGGTATGAAAACTATTGTGTGTAAGTTAAAAGATAATCCAATTGGATTTACCAGTGTGGGCTATCCAACAGATGGCACTCATATTCCGCAATGGTTCAAAGACTTACCTTTCGACAATGACCTAATGGAGTCGACAATTGTTGATCAAAAAGTAGAAAACTTACTCGGTGTGCTTAAATGGAACATTACAGAAAGCACAGACATTAAAACTACATTTGATGCATTGTTTAGTTTTGATTAATGAATGATGTTCAGAAAAAATTAGATGAACTGATCTCACTACGAGAACAATTAGTTCATCTAACTAACAATTTTGAATTGGCAGGTATAAAAAATATCAGCGGTACATCCAATTATGTTAGTAAGGTGCAGGTTATTGCTGAACAATATCAAGATCGTCAGCTGGAAAATAAAACAAATTTTAATAATGCAACTAATAAAGTTCGAAATAAGATTAAAGAAAGCCAACGATTGGCTAGAGAAAGTCAGTTGGCGGCTAGAGAAAGTCAACGTTTAGCTAACGAAAATATTAAAAATTTTAATAAATTAAATTTAGCTGGTACTAAACAATGTGTTAGTTCTATAGAAAGCCTAATAGGTACAATTGACGTAGATATTATTAACACAACTAAAGAGTTAACTAGACTAAAAACTTTAGATAAAATATATAATCAATGTAATACAGATGAATATTTAAAACATTTTTTAATAGAATATTTGAATAGTGACATTGTAGAAACTGTTGATGATGCACTATCAATAACTACATTTAAAATTAAATCACACTGCGATTGGAAATACCCAGGATTGCAGTTGCATCCTATGTCAGAAGAATGGATTAATTGTATGATAACAGCCGATCCATTGTATCTTACCTATCACACCGATATATCTATATATAATAAAAATTTATCAGCATTACCTGAAATTCCCGTTGCAGAATCAATTTCGACATTTACAATTGATTATCAACGACGATTAAGAATATACAACATAAAGAATCAAGATTTTTCTGCACTACCACAAGAATCATTTGGCTGTATTTCATGTTGTAATTTTTTAAATCAGTTTACTTTAGCAGATATCGAACATTATCTACGTAGGTGTTTTGAATTATTGAAGCCGGGTGGTACTTTAATATGTACACTTAATTTTAATTATGTAATGGCGTCTGTCAACTTGGTTGAGTATGACTATTTTAAATATGCAGTTGATAGAGTAATAGTTAAGTTTTTTGAAAATAATAGATATAAAATTATATCAACTGTTGATTTATCTGCAGGTGAATGGTCATCTGCAATATTAATAGAAGCACAAAAACCCGGAGAATTAACTACCTCTAAGGCGCATCAGGTATTGGGTTCAATAATTGAAAAATAATTTTACCATATCTCTTGCATTTTCTAAATACATCATATACAATACATTATAACACTTTATTAGGAGAACTACATGCGTGATCATTTATTAGACATCGTTAAAAATACTTATGGCTTAGGTATTATTGATTTAGTTAAGGTAACAGGTACAGACACAGAAACAAATATAGAAGCAATTGCTGAAGATCGGTCAGTTATTGTGCAGGCAAAAATTAACAACCCGGTGCCAGAGTTTGTTGGTACGTTTGGTATGCCAAATTTAAGCAAACTAAGCACTATTCTTAACATTCCAGAATACAAAGACGATGCTAAGATTAGCTTAACTAAACAAGATCGCAACGGTGAATCAGTTCCAGTGGGCCTACACTTTGAAAACAAAGCAGGTGACTTTAAAAACGATTATCGTTTTATGAGTTCAGAAATTGTTAACGACAAACTTAAAACAGTTAAGTTCAAAGGTGTTAGATGGAATGTTGAATTTCAACCAACCGTTGCTAACATTCTACGTTTGAAATTCCAAGCAAGTGCCAACAGTGACGAAACTACGTTTACTGCAAAAACAGAAGGTACAGACTTAAAATTGTTCTTTGGTGATCACAGTAGCCACGCAGGTAACTTTGTATTCCAAAGCGATGTTGCTGGTACATTAACTAAAGGTTGGTCATGGCCAGTTGCGGCAGTTATTAGTATTCTTAACTTGCCAGGTGATAAAACATTCCGTATCAGTGATGAAGGCGCGGCGCAGATTACTGTTGACAGCGGTATGGCAACTTACAACTACATCTTACCTGCACAAAGCAAATAAATGATTAAAAACTTAGATATTACTAGTCCGCATTTAACTGGCAACTTCATCAGTACTCCCTACGTTAACAACAATGGACAGAGTGCTGGTAGTGTGCGCTGGAATATGATGACACAACAAATGGAAGTGTCAGACGGTAATAACTGGATTAACATTAGTCAAAATGCTAGTATCGGCTTAAGCTGGACTGCCAACGAAGCTATACAATGGGTACAGGAAAAGATGAAGGAAGAGTCTGCGCTTAAAGCTAAGTTGGAGAAATACCCATCACTTAAACATGCATACGAGCAATACAAAATAATAGAAGCATTGGTACATGAGGAAGAAACAAGTGGCACATGAAATAGATAATTTAACCGCAAAACAACTAGACTATGCAGTGTTCTTACCAGCACTTAGTGGTTTCTATGCTACATACGTAGGCAAACAACGTTTTCCAGATCCTGTAAAAGGTTTGTATGTTGATTCTACTCGTATGCCGACAGACTTTGAAAATGGTATGGAAGGTCTTAACTGGCTTAATCCAGATGCGGCATACTTTCCTTATCAATGGAGTCTATATTCAGCAGGGCATGCTGAGTTAGATGTTAATAAGTTTAGTCCTAAAGAAGATATGGTTCGTAATCGTGATAGATCACGTAGTTTTATCCTAGGTGACTCTGGTGGTTTCCAAATTGGTAAAGGTGTTTGGGAAGGTGATTGGAAGAATCCTAACTGTCCTAAAGCACAAAAGAAACGTGAGCTAGTTCTTACTTGGATGGACGCCTACATGGACTATGGTATGTGTTTGGATATTCCAGCTTGGGTAGCTCGTAGTCCGAATGGTCGAAAAGCAACTGGTATTAATACATACGAAGAAGCTGTACAGGGCACTTATATTAATAACGATTGGTTTATTAACAATCGTAATGGTAACTGTAAGTTCTTAAACGTATTACAGGGTGAGAATCACGCAGACGCAGACGATTGGTATGATCGTATGAAGAAGTATTGTGATCCTAAACAGTATCCGGGTCGTCATTTTAATGGCTGGGCCATGGGTGGGCAGAACATGTGTGATGTACACTTGGTATTGCGCAGACTTGTTGCCTTACGTTTTGATGGCCTATTAGAAGAAGGTCTACATGATTGGATGCACTTCTTGGGTACAAGTAAACTAGAGTGGGCATGCTTATTGACTGACATCCAACGTGCTGTGCGTAAGTATCATAATCCTAACTTTACAATCAGCTTTGACTGTGCAAGTCCATTCCTTGCTAGTGCAAACGGGCAAATTTATACCCAGACTGAAGTTGAAGATGGTAAGAAATGGGTATATCGTATGGTACCTAGTGTAGACAATAAGAAGTATGCATTAGATACACGTAGTTTCCGTGATGCTGTATTACAAGATGGTAAATTTAAATCTTTTACAGAAAGTCCTGTTAGCGCACGTATTAAAATTAATGATGTTTGTGTATATCACGATGGTGTACGCAAAACTGCTGCAGAATTGAACGGTGAGACATTTGATGTAACTAATCAAGATCATTATAGCACGCCGCCTGCACTTAATAAGATTAACAAGGTTGGTAAGACTAGTTGGGATAGCTTTGCCTATGCCATACAAATGGGTCATAATGTTTGGAGTCATTTAACTAGTGTGCAAGAAGCAAATAGACAATATGACCAAGGTATTCGTCCAGCGATGCTGTCAGCTATTACTGCTGATAAAAAATCACACAGAGCATATGATTTAATTTACTTTAGAGATATCGTTGATGCTATATTTGCTATTGATAATAGAGCAGATGCAGAAGCAATGGTAGAACATTATAATCAATATTGGATGAATATCCCAGGTTCGCGTGGTGCAGTTGGTAAGAAGACTATGAATACCAGTACTACATTTGGTAATTTATTTGAAGAAGTAGCGGCGCCCGAAGTTGAAGAAGAACATCATATAGATGATAGCGGACTCGACGAAACAAATCTTAATAACTTAGAAGCAGGATTGGAGGACTAGCATGGACGCAGACAAATTACCTCATCATATTGCACAGTTAGAAGAAAAACACCGTGTAATCAAACAACAAATTGCTGAAGGGTACACTCATTATTTAGATGATGCACATCTAGGCAAAATGAAGTTAGAAAAATTAATAATCAAACGTCAAATCGTAGAAGCAAAAACAAAACTTAAGGCACAACAATGAAAAGTTTAATCGTAGGTATGGGTATTGGTAACTTGTATAATGAAGTATTGACTAACTTAGGTCATGAGATTGTAACAGTTGACTTAGACCCAAGTAAAGCAATGTACACAAATGTGGAAGATGCTATTGCGGCACATGAATATTTTGATACTGTACATATTTGTACCCCAAATTTTACACATGAACCTATTGCTAGAGCTGTCGCGCCATATGCCAAGATTGTGTTTGTAGAAAAACCAGGATTTAAAACTTGGTTAGAATGGAAGTCTACTTGCGAAGCATTTCCACACACACGCTTTATGATGGTTAAGAATAATCAATGGCGTGACAACATTAAAGAGTTACGCAGACTTGCTAGTAATTCCGTTACTATTAACTTATGTTGGATTAACAAGAATCGCGTACCTAGTCCTGGTACATGGTTTACCACTAAAGAACTAGCCTACGGTGGAGTTAGTCGTGATTTAATGACACACTTACTAAGTTTATTCCAAGCACTTAACTATTCATACAAGTCCACACCACTTATCAGCGCCAGTGCAGAACAACGTTATAGCTTAGAAGATGTTAGCGATACAGAATACGGCGCAGTTAAAGCAGATGGCATCTACGACGTAGACGATGTATGTAAGTTCATATTCCAAGGTCCGCAACGTACATGGAATTTAATTGCTGACTGGCGCAGTACTAGTATTGAAGAACGTGCTATTACTTTTAAAATGGTAGATGGTACAACTGAACGATTTGAGCTAGGTCTGTGCCCAGCAGAAGCATATCAGGCAATGATTGCGGATGCAGTAGCAAACGTAGACAACGATACGTTTTGGGCAAACCAACTTGAATTAGATGTATGGATTCATGACATGGTTGAAGTGCAACTTTGAGTTTGACAAGAAATGTTATAATTAGAAATACCCTAGCAGGAGTCACTACAAGTTTGGCTATGGTGCCAGAAGTAGTGGCTTTTGCTTTATTAGCACATGTTAATCCTCTAGTAGGGTTGTATGCCGCATTTATACTAGGCTTAGTAGCTGCCGTGTTTGGCGGCAGGCCAGGTTTAATTAGCGGCGGCGCAGGTAGTCTTGCAGTAGTCAGCGTAGCACTTGTGGTAACACACGGTGTTGAATACCTATTTGCCTGTATAGTACTCATGGGTATACTGCAACTGGCATTTGGTTATTTTAGATTGGGTAAGTTGATTAAATTAGTCAGTCCTACTGTAATGACTGGCTTTGTTAATGGACTTGCGTTGGTTATTTTTCTTGCGCAGTTTCATCAGCTTAAAACGAATGGAATGTGGCTACAAGGACTGCAATTATATACTACTGTAGGATTAGTAGCATTAACAGTATTGGCAGTATTGTTAGCTACAAAACTTATTAAACGTATTCCGGCAAGTTTAGTCGGTATTGTTGTTGCCACTACAGCGGCATTAACATTTAATCTAGACACACATTATGTCAAGGATATTGCAACTATATCTGGTGCATTTCCTAGTTTTCATATACCTAATGTGCCATTTACATGGCAAACCTTAGCTATCATTGCTCCATACTCGTTTATACTTGCATCCATTGGTTTAATAGAAACATTACTAACTGCACAATTAGTAGATGATTATGTGCATCAGCATAAACCCATTGGTAAAACGCACCCAAACAAAGAAAGTATGGCACAAGGCGCAGGCAACTTACTTACTGGATTATTTGGCGGCATGGGCGGCTGTGCTATGATTGGGCAAACTGTAATTAACTTGGAAGCTGGCGGCTTCGATAGATTAGCTGGCATAGTGCAATCGCTGTGTATACTTGCTTATATTCTATTTGCTAGTTTTATAATTGAAAATATACCAATAGCGGCATTAGTCGGTGTAATGTTTGTTGTTTGCTATCATACGTTTGACTGGAAAAGTCTAACTCTTAATCAACCTAAAGAAAATATCTTATTGATATTGACAGTGACCACGCTAACTGTTATACTTAATTTAGCTTATGCAGTTTTAATAGGTATCGCATTAACTAGTTTAATACATTATTGGCAACATGTTAACACAAAGGAATAGCAGTGAACGTAAAACTATTATCTACAGATGGTAAAGGTACATTCCAAGAAATGGATTGGGATAAACCAGCAATTACCGACGACGAAATTGAAGTGCGGGCAGTATTAACAGGTGTATGCCGCAGTGACATTGATATGATGCAGGGTGAGTTTGGTCCATTACCTATTAGTATGCACGGACACGAAGGACTTGGACAAGTTACTAACGTTGGCGCCAATATTAAAGATGTCAGCATTGGTGATTACGTAGCCACCCGCGGTGAGCCTGCTTATGCAGATATGTACAATGTTAGGGCACGAGAATATGTCAGTGTGCCCACAGCAGAACCTAAATACATATTAGAACCTGTTGCTTGTGGTATTAATGTAGTCTATCAAAACTTGCGCGAAGTTGCCGAACGTTCTGGTGAAGGTCGTCGCTTGTTAATATTGGGCAGTGGCTTCCTTGCATGGGTAGCGTATAACACCTTGTTAATTAATCATTTAGAGTTTGATATCACAGTAATTGGTCGCAGTAATCAAGACTTGTGGCAGGGTAAATTATCTCAAGAAATTACTGGTGTTTATGATGTTATTATTGATTTAACTGAACGCACTGATTATCTACAAGGCGACTGTGTTGCAAATAATGGTTTAATCATTATTGGTACTGACAAACATATTAATCAAACATTTGGACAATTGATTTGGAAAGCCGTTACTATTAGTTTCCCAAGCCCACGAACACCACGCTTTTATGAAGCAATGGTGTTAGCACGTGATTGGGTTGCTTCTGGTCAATTAACCGTTGACAAGTTCTGGACAAAGTCGTATAATAGAAAGATAGAGTGGCAATCTGCATTTGCAGATGGCGTTAATAGACCAGCAGGCTACAGTAGAGGATACATTAAGTGGGATTAAACACAGAAGAACGTCAGGAAGTAGTATATTTTACAGGATATGAAGTAGAGCATACAATATGTTATGGTATGAAAACATTGTTTGTAGTGGGCACTCCACCTGTAGAAGAAATATTTGAAAAAGCTCGGGCAAATGAATGTAGTCACATTTACTTTGGTACTAGTCAAAGTTTTAATCCGCAAGCAATGACCTATGAAGAATACAAGCCCTGGGATGATGTTATTCTTGAATGTTTAAAGAATGACTACTGGGTCAGCTTAGACTTTGGTGTAGAACACATCGAAGGTGTTATTGAAAGCGGGTATTCTGAATACGCTAGATTTGTTCCTATGATCAGTGTTAAATTACCCTACATTAATCAACTTAACTACAATGCTACACTTAAACTTGATGACATTACGTGGGGTAAAACTAATCCTGGCGTGTGGACACATCATTTACAAACGCTAATGGGTAAAGATAAATTTACCTATTGGGATCAATATACTCAAGATACAGAGATCAAATAATCAAATACAGAAAGGTTGATATGAACTTACAATTAGTTACAGAAATCTTAAAAAGCAAACATAATAATTTAATGAAATTAGTACCAACATCTGCTAAACTTACTAGTCGAGATTATAATGAAGTTTTTGAAACTAACTATCCATGGTATCAAGTAGTCATCGGACTAAGCGGAAAATGCACTGACAGTAAAAAAAGAGCAGCCAAAATGGGATTTGACTATAATTTAGATTTAAGATATATGACAGATCTATGGATTAAACAAAAAGGACGATGTCAATTAACTGGTCAAATTATGAGTTTTCAACCAGGAAACCAATGGAATAAAAACCCGCTATCGTGTTCAATTGACCGAATTGATAACAGCCAAGGGTATATCAAAGGTAATGTTAGATTACTCACTCACTGGGCTAACAATGCTAAAAGCACATGGGATTTTAATGTCTTTGAGAGTATGATTAAAAGTTCTTCAATAAATTTGGGATTAATAAATGATACAAGCAGAACGTGAACAACTAGAACGTATTAAGTCCAATGGAATACGTACAACTTATATTAAAGTTAGAACTGAATTTGAAGGGTTTCATTACTACCCTAACGCAGGTACTATTGATTCGCGTATCAAATTTCTTGAGAATGAACATCGACATATATTCAAAGTTGAGGTGAAAATATCAGTTACGCACCTCGACCGTGAATTAGAATTTTTCTTAGTTAAATGGGCTTTACAAGAATTTATTAAAGCAGGTAATCAAAATCACAAATCGTGTGAAATGATTGCTGTTAACATTTTAGAAAATCATTTAATACCATTGTATGGTAATAGATCTTATACTGTAGTAGTATCCGAGGATGGGGAATCAGATGGTATTATTGAATTTGTTCCACAGCTTTAATTAGTTCTTCTAAAGTTATTGAACAACTTATACGTTTAGATCTATTATCAAACTTAGGTAGTAATTCTAAATTAGCATAATGCCCTATAATTTCTGGAGAAATATTTTGTTTAAACCCTTCAGTAATGCTAAATTTATGATCTAATTCAAAGTTAGCACCTCGTTCTAAATTTTGAGGATTAATTTTATTTTGATAGTGTGTCCAACTCTTATAAGTATGATTAAGGACTTGTTCTCTATACAATTCCCACTCAGTTTTTAGTTCCTTGGAAATAGCAATACCATTTTTAATTTTTGTATATGTTGCTTCGATGTAGCAAGAAGGATTTCGTTTAATGGCCTTAGCTGATTGTTTTTGTTTAGTCTCATTACTATGAGTCTTATTATACATAGGATTATTTTCGCCGGAATGCCCGCCTCTAGTAGCAATTGCTTTCGAAATTTTATTACCCTTTGTAGCAAGCCAACTACGATCGTTATGTCGTTCTTTAAGAACAGCATTTCCTCTCTCGCTCATCAGTTTCATATGAGCACGTCGTTGTTCTGGAGTAATTTTACTATCTCTAGATGCTTGTGCTTTTTTAATAAAACCAGGACATTGAGTAATTTTCTCAACACATCTCATTTTTTTGGAATTATAACTTATGTAAAAGGCTTGACATCCGCACAAATAACACGTATTATTAACATTAACATTAGTAAGTTTAGGCATAGTTCTATCTCTCTATTGTTATTATTTATCTCAGCCGTCACTATTTAAGGAGAATTTTCCGTGGCAAATCCAGTTTGGCTTAAAAAGTATCTTACTATGAAGCCTGAAGTAAGACAAATCTACAACGACTTAGATGCATGGTGCAACTACTGTCGTTTCCACATGATCAAGTATGACGAGGCTGATTTATATGTTAGCCCAGCTTACAAAGAATGGCAGGAAAAACGCAAACGTCGTGAACAATGGCGTCAACAGCAAGGACAAACGCAGGGTTATCAAGGACGTAGATAGCATGACTGTCTACATCGTTGATTTAGAAGCGGTGGATACAAGGTACACGGGTCAATGGAAGACTCATGTACCTATGTTACTTGAAGATCATGGGCACGAAGTATTTGTAATTAGCGGCCCTCATGATATTCCTAGTGCTACTACCCCCGGCGCTTTCCTTAACTTTGGTGGTACTAACATTTACAAAGCCGCACAGGTTGAGCAAATGGCTAGACTATTCACTGAAGGTCAAATTCATAAAGGTGACCACTTCATCTTTACTGATGCTTGGCATCCTGGCATCATTAACTTAAAGTACATGAGCGAGCTGTTACAGATTCCTGTAACCATACACGCATTATGGCATGCTGGCAGTTATGATCCACAGGACTTCTTAGGTCGTTTAATTGGTAATGCTCCGTGGGTACGTCACGCAGAAAAGAGTTTCTTTCATGCTATTGACTATAACTACTTTGCTACAGACTTTCATATCGAGATGTTCTTTACTAATCTATTAAATGATTACCCTAGCGAAAATCCTTGGTTTGACGAGGACTTGGCAGAACTACGTGCAGGTACCTTGACAGATAAGATTGTACGTACAGGTTGGCCTATGGAATATATGCCTACTACTATTAGTCCGTTCAAGACTGAGAAGCGTGACCTAATCTTATTCCCACATCGTATAGCACCAGAAAAGCAAGTTGAAATCTTTAAAGAACTAGCGACTGCATTACCACAATACGAGTGGATTGTTTGCCAAGAACAGAATCTAACTAAAGAAGCATATCATACCTTACTGGGCGAAGCTAAGTTGGTGTTTAGTGCCAACCTACAAGAAACTCTAGGCATTAGTATGTATGAAGGTGCCCTAGTAGATGCTATACCTATGGTACCAGATAGACTAAGTTATACAGAGATGTATGCTGAGATATGGAAGTATCCTAGTGAGTGGACTGAATCCTATAGTAGTTTCTTACATAATAAGCAAGCACTATGCGATAAGATTGTAGAGTTCATGACTGACTATGATGAATATGCTAAGTTAGTACCGCAACAGGCACGTAGTCTACATCACGATTTCTTTTCGGCAACTGGACTATTAAAGAATATTAAGTAATGTCAGCATTTGATCCAATATACCAGTTTGAACGAGCATTAGGTGAGCTTACAGGCGCACCTTTTGTTGTTATGACAGATTCATGTACACATGCACTAGAACTGTGTCTACGTTACGACAAGGTAAAACGATGTCTTTTTACAGCATTTACCTACCTTAGTGTGCCAATGACCATGCATAAATTAGACATTTCTTATGGTTTATTGGGCGATAATGAATGGGTCGGAGAATATCCTATACTTGGTACACGGATATGGGATAGTGCAAGATTACTACGTACGGGCATGTATCGTGCGGGGCAGATGCAGTGTTTGAGTTTTGGCCACAGCAAACCATTAGACATCGGTCGTGGTGGTGCAATACTACTAGACGATGAAGTTGCCTACAATAAACTTATACAGCAACGTAGCGACGGTAGAGACCTAAAGATAACACCTTGGCAAAGTCAAAAGGTATTTGAAGTTGGCTATCACTACCGCCCTACAATAGAAGAAGCACAACAAGCATTAGAAAAATTACCCTCAGTAGATCAATCACCTAAATACTATGAATATCCGGACCTACGTGAAATTATTATCAAATAATTTGACACCGCCTAAATAATAGTGTTACACTAATATATCAGTCGCCAATATCCACTGGCTTAACATAGGAGCAATAAATGTCAGAAATTAAATATGCAGTAAGCGAACGAATTCGCAGTAACTTAAAAGCGAAGAACAAACGCTTCTGGGCAGGTGACAATGTATCAGAATACATCACCGAAGAAGATAAACAACTATTAATCGATGAAGCAACAGAAGCTTTTGAAACTGTATTAGACACATTGCTTATTGATCGTGAGAATGATCCTAACAGTAAAGGTACAGCACGTAGACTTGCTAAGATGTACTATCATGAAATTATGGCAGGTAGATATGATCCAGCACCAGATGCAACTGCATTTCCAAATGACAGCACGGATCGCTATGAAGGTATGCTAGTGGTACGTAGTGAACTACGTAGTATGTGCAGTCATCACCATCAGCCAGTTAAAGGTGTAGCCTATATTGGTATTATTGCTGCACAAAAACTAATTGGTCTAAGTAAGTATACACGTATCGCGCAATGGTGTGCTACACGTGGCACATTACAAGAAGAATTGTGTAATGATATTTCAAGAGAGATTATGAAGGCAACTGGTAGTAACGATGTTGCTGTATATATTCAAGCAACACATGGTTGCTGTGAGAATCGTGGTATTCTAGCACATAGCTCGCTTACACAAACTACAGTACTCAAAGGTGCATTTAATAATGACCCAGGTACTAAACAAGAATTCTTTGATAATGTAAAACTTCAACAGCAGTTTGCACCACGATGAACAATATCAAACGCACAGTAAAAGAATATTGTTGGGCACTCTGCGACAAGAAGTTAGATAAAGTTGCAGAGTTCTTACACGATGATGTAGTTAGTTACGGTAGATGGATCCCTGGACTAATGAAGGCTAATGTATTATCTGCACACGAAAAACTATTTGCACAGTTTGACAAACTACAGGTGTTGCCATTGTACACATACTTTGACGAAGATACTGTGGCCTGTAGATTTAATGTTCATGAGAATGGTGCGGCCGCATACGAAATGGCAGTGTTCATTACTGTTGACGAGCAAGGGCTGTTCAAAGAAATTAGAACGTTTAAGAATAGTAATAAGGAATAGTTATGAAATGGTTTGATAATTGGATTCAACGTTGCTACAATCGTGCTCGTGAACGTGATGAACTTATTGATGTCGACGGCTGGGATGAACCAAAACGTAGTCGTCGTGGGCGTCTTGGTAAAGGAGGGCCTATAAGTAATGGCACACGTAGAGTAGAGCATAACTATGATGATGACAGTGTTATTACATTTAAAATCTATGGTGCCAATGGTGGTAAGATTGTAGAAACATCACGCTACGATGAAAAGAAAGATAACGAAAGTATCAGACGTTATGTCATTGACGAAAACGCAGATATGGCAGAAAGTTTAAGTAAAATTGTTACTATGGAGTATATGCGATGAATAATGTTGAAAAAGTGTACTACGAATATCTACATATACACGATATGGTTGCTAATATTGTATCTCAAATGTACAAGGACAACTGGCGTCCAGACTACATTGTTGGACTTACCCGCGGTGGATTGATTCCGGCTGTGGTTATGAGCAATGTTTATCATATTCCAATGGAGACTTTAAAGGTTAGTCTACGTGATAGCGACACCGGTCCGGAAAGTAACTTATGGATGGCGGAAGATGCGTTTGGTCAAGTAGTTGATCATGCTGTGGAAGATAGAAAAGTTATGGTACACGGTACACGCAAGAAAATTCTTATCTTAGATGACATCAACGATACAGGCGCTACACTAGATTGGATTATCCAAGATTGGCAATCAAGCTGCTTACCCGATGATCCGCTTTGGGAAAGCGTTTGGGGCAACAACGTGCGCTTTGCTGTGCTAATTGATAATTTAAGTAGTAACTTTAGTCGTAAAGTTGATTATTCCGCTAAAGAGATTAATAAAGCAGAAAAAGATGTATGGATCGTTTATCCATGGGAGAGATAGCTGTTAATAAAAATAAAATCTTTATTGTTAACAGACCCGGTACTACAACTTTTCCTATTCCGTTACTGTGGGCAAGTGCAAAAACATACTACGAAGAAAATAGTAAGCACTCTGCACAATGGGAGTGGGGCACTCCAGATTTAAATTACAACGACTTTGATCAACTATTGGCATTCTTGATAGATGAAAGACCTACTGTGGTGGGTTTTAGTCTATATGTATGGAATGAAACATTCTCTCTCAAACTAGCCAAAGAATTAAAACATCATCTTAAAGATACTATCATAGTTGTTGGTGGGCCACAAGCTGATATACAATACAACACTGATTATTTTAAACTTCACCCGTATGTTGACTTGGTAATCCCAAGTGATGCTTATGGAGAAAGATCTATATTAGATATTTTGGATACTATTACAGAATCTACCTCAACTCCAAAGTGGGATAACCTACAATATAGTTATTATCCTGATAGTCAAGGCAATATAAAATTCAACAGTTTAGCACCAAAGAAAAGAGAATTTAAATGGCCGTCTAATCCATTTAGAGCACAGGAATCATATATAAAATCATTGATTGATAATCGTGATTATTTCATTATGATCTTAATTGAGACTTCGAGAGGCTGTCCATATAAATGTAGTTTTTGTGATTGGGGAGGCGGAGTATTTACTAAAGTAGTTAAAAAAGAATTTGCCACGGTACTTGATGAGATTACATGGGCTGGTGAGAATGCAATCGATATGTTATCTTTTACTGATGCCAATTTTGGTGCATTTGATATTGATATAGAATATATAAAACATCTGATTGATGTTAATAAAAAATATGGATTCCCATCAGGCGTTAAAATACAACCCACCAAGTCAAAAATACACAATCTATTTAAAATATATTCAATGTTAGCTGATGCTAACTTATTATCACATTATCAAATTTCTATTCAGGACCTAGACGATAATGTAAAGAAGAATGTTGATCGCATTGATTTTTCTTTCGAAGAGCAAATATCAATGTTCCACCAACTACAACAGCACAAATATCTACCAGTGTATATCGAAATGATTCTTGGATTACCAGGTAGTTCGTTGGCCACAGTTAAAGATAGTATACACAAAATCAGCTTAGAAAAATTAGCATCACCAGTAGGGCATTTTTGGGCATTGCTGCCAACAACTCCTGCATATAATCCCGTCTATCGAGAAAAATATAAATTAGTCACAGTTAACGGTAAAACATCCTACGGAGCCGATGCCGGTAGCAGCGCACTTAGGGAAAAATCAATCTGTATTACAGATGATATAACCACTGAATTTGTTGTAGGATCATTTTCTTATACAACAGACGAGTGGATTAATATGCATCTATTACAGCTTTTTACTGCATCAGTTCAAGGCTCGGAAATCTTAAATTTAATAGCTGATTATTTGTGGCAAACTTATAATATTAAATATGGCGAGTTTTTTGATACATGTATGCAGACCTTGTTAACTGACCAACACGTTGATCAAAAATTACAACACGATGTATTGTTATATCGTAATAAACTATTAAATTGGTTAGATGGGGCGACTGGAGATTTGTATATTGATTATTGCAAGGAATTTTCGTTTTTACTGTCTCCATCGATATACTACATATTTTTAGCGTTAACGCAGACGGACGAGTTTTTTAAAGGTGTATTACTATCTATATCAAAATTAACACCAGTAACTGATGAAATTATTGATTTATGCGAGTTTTCTAAAAATAGACTTAAAGATATCACGTATCGCCCAGGAAAAATATTTACCACACAATACAACTGGCCTAAATACATCGAAACTGCTGTATTAGAAAAATCAGCCAAAACCTATCAATTATTAGATACCTCAATTGATAGATACGGTTACAGTATGCCACTTGATCATATTCAATATTCGAAGAATTCTGTTGAATACATAGTTAAGTATATAGAATTAATAGCCGATGTACACAAAGGTAAAAAAACGGTTGATCGAATGATAGAAGTATAGTATAATTAAAATATTAATCGAAGAATGGATAAACAAATGAAATTAAAAGTCAGTGAAATATTCTACAGTGCGCAAGGTGAAGGACGCTTTATTGGTGTCCCGTCGTTGTTTCTGCGTACATTTGGCTGTAACTTTACCTGCGGTGGATTTGGGATGCCTCGTGGCGAAGTTAGTACAGAGCGAAATGTAATCAAAGTAGAGCAGTACAAGACATACAATGACCTGCCTTTGGTTAATACAGGCTGTGATAGTTACGCAAGCTGGGATCCTCGCTTTAAAAGTTTAAGTCCATTGTTATCCGTAGACGAAACAGTTAAACAAATGCTAGATGTTGTTCCTAATAACAATTGGCATCAGGCAAATGGTAATAATGTGCATTTGGTTATTACAGGCGGCGAGCCGTTATTAGGTTGGCAACGTGCGTTTCCTAAACTGTTAGCACATGATGATATGTTTAACCTGCTTAACTTAACATTTGAAACAAATGGTACTCAGGCATTACATGATGACTTTGCGGCCTATTTGAAACTGTGGAAAAGACAAGCACGTGAGATTACATTTAGTGTAAGTCCAAAGTTAAGTGCCAGTGGTGAAACTTGGGAAGATGCTATTAAGCCCGAAATTGTAGCAAGTTACGAAAAGGTTGGTACAACATATCTCAAGTTTGTTATCGAAACACCTAAAGACTTCGATGAAGTTGATTGTGCTGTCGTAGCATATAGAGCGGCAGGCTTTACAGGCGTAGTATATGTTATGCCCGTTGGTGGTGTTGTTAGCGTATATGATGGTAATAAGTTCCATATAGCAGATGAAGCAATGAAACGTGGTTATTATTACAGTCCTAGATTGCACGTTGATCTTTGGGGCAATTCTTGGGGGAAATAGTATGTGGAAGAAAATTAAAGCGTCACTAGGATTAAACAAAGCAGAACTTGCGGCAGAAGCTGAAGCCAAGGCATTAGCTGCACTTGAAGCAGCGGCTAAACGTGCAGAAGCCAAAGCCAAAGCCAAAGTTAAAGTAGTATCAGCTAAAGATGAAGCAACTGCAAAGGGTGAACCTTGGGTAAAAATATTAAGTATGGATTTAGATCCTAACGACCCAGGCAACGGAGCATTTGAATTAGATTGGAATGATAAATTCGTAGCTAACTTAATACGTGCAGGCTATCAAGGTCGAACAGATGCTGATATTGTAGACAACTGGTTCAAAGCAATATGCCGCAATGTAATCACTGAATCATACGAACAAGACCAAGCTGATCCAGCAAAACGCAATGAACGTAGACGTGATTTAGGTAATGGCCGTACAGAAGTCTCTTGACATTTAACCAAATTGAAAGTATAATAGCTACATGAGATACTTAATCGTAGATGCAGCAAACACATTTTTCCGTGCTAGACACAGCGCACATAGACAAAGCGATACTTGGGATAAGTTAGGCTTTGCTATACACGTTACCTTAGCATCAATTAACAAAGCATGGCGCGATCAACGTGCAGATCACGTTATCGTGTGTCTAGAGGGTCGTAGCTGGCGCAAGGACTTTTATACTCCGTATAAAGCCAATCGCGCTGTGGCACGTGCTGCCAAGACTGAAGCAGAGCAAGAAGAAGAACAAATGTTCTGGGACGCCTTTGATGCTATGAAAACATTCCTAGCTGAAAAGACTAACTGTACTGTATTGCAACACAGTGAGCTCGAAGCAGATGATTTGATTGCTGGCTGGATTCAAACACACCCAACTGACCACCATACTATTGTTAGTAGCGACACAGACTTTTATCAACTGTTAAGTGATAACGTTAATCAGTATAATGGTATTGCAGACGAATTACACACGCTTACTGGTATATATGATAAGAAAGGTAAACTAGTTATCGATAAGAAAACTAAAGAGCCTAAGAAGATTCCGGACCCTAAGTTTATTCTATTTGAAAAATGTATGCGTGGTGATCCTACTGATAATATCTTTAGTGCTTATCCTGGTGTGCGCACTAAAGGCACTAAGAACAAAGTTGGTTTAGAAGAAGCGTTCGGTGATAAGGATCGACAAGGTTATGCTTGGAATAATCTAATGTTACAACGTTGGACTGATCATAACGGTGATGAACATCGTGTGTTGGATGACTACAATCGTAATGTTACTTTAGTAGACTTGGCGGCACAGCCTGAAGAATATAAACTTATGATAGAAGAAACTATCAAAGCTAATGCAACTGCACTTAATCGTCCTATGGTAGGTGCACAGTTCTTAAAGTTCTGCGGCAGATATGACCTAGTTAAACTAAGCGACAATGCCAGCAATATGGCAGAATGGATGTGTGCTAGTTATCCATCGTCAGCAGTAACATTATATCATTTAATTAATAGTTAGAAAGTAAATTTTGATAGACAAATCACAGAAGTTTTTAGCGTTAGACTTAGAATTAAACCAACCCAGTGGCAAGATCATTCAGGTTGGCATTGCCATTGGCAGTGCAAATGATAAGTTTGAAAATTACATAACTAAAAAATGGTATATTGATCCAAACGAACCAATTGACCAATTTATTATTGACTTGACTGGTATCACTGATCACGACATTAGATTAAACTGCGTAAGTCATGTTACAGTTGCACGTGAGCTCAGTGACTTAATCAAACAGCACAACACATGGATCAATCCTATTACATGGGGTGGTGGCGATAGTAGAGAACTATTAGATGAGTTCTGCAAAAACTATGCCGACTTTCCACACTTTGGTAGACGTTGGATTGATTGTAAAACATTCTATACGTTTATGATGTTTGCACGTGGTAAGAATCCAAGTGGTGGACTTGCTAGTGCCATGGGCACATTCAAACTGCATTTTAAAGGTACTGCACACAGAGCAGACGTTGATGCAGTTAATACTCTTGCACTATTCTTTAAGTTCCTCGAACGACAACGTGGTCTTGAAAACTTATTACATGATGCTAAAGTTATATAGTTCGCTAATACTGGCCGTTATGTTAGTTGGCTGTGCTACTCCAGAAATAACCAAACTCGGTGAGCAGGACTATAAAGTTGTAGGTAAACTTCATAAAGAAGAATACGATGAAATAATCACTATAGTTCGACAACACCCCAACCAACCTTTGAATTTTTATGTTACATCAATTGGTGGTACCAGTGAAGATTTGTTAGATGCTATGGACACTGTACATCAACACGGACAAGTAAATTGGTATGCTGTAGAATACTGCGATAGTGCTTGTGCTATTATGGCATTGGCCACACATCATGCCTACGGTGAGTTTAAACTACATTCATTCTATTCTCGAGGTCATCATCAAGTACTGGCGGCACCAGAGTATAACGAACGTATACTAAAAAAGTTAAACTCATATGGATATGATACAGATCGTATACATCATATGTTTGATAGTGTAGAACAGTTATGGCCGGTAATTATCGAAGATGGCAAAATAATCAATTGACTTTATGCAAAAACCTAAATACAATAGTAATATAGACAAGGAAAACTTATGACACACGTAATTGATAAAACATTTGAATTCTGTTATGGACACAGAGTACACACACAACGACTAAATGGTGAATATGCGGCAGACTTAAAGTGTGCTTGCCGGCACTTACATGGACATGAAGGTAAGATGCAGGTGTTCTTGAAGAGCCCAACTGGCGTTTTAGATTCAACAGGTATGGTAACTGACTTTAGACACCTAGAGTGGTTAAAGAAGTGGATCAATGAATACATTGACCATCAATTTATGCTGGATGTTAATGATCCATTGTTTAGTCAACTGATTGGCACACGCACAATGATTCCTGTGTACATTCCAGAAACAGATCAATACGCAGGTAGTACGCTTGATTTGAGTGATTTAGAACCTAATACGCCAGAGTATGAATACTTTGAAGGTTTCTTTATTGTAGACTTTGTTCCTACTAGCGAAAACTTATCAAGTTGGATGGCAGAGTTAGTGGATGCTAAAATGAAGAAACTAAATGTAACAGTAGATCGCATTGACTGGTGGGAAACTCCCAAGTCGCGTAGTACTTTTATTAGAGGCTAGTGTGAAGATTTATTCAATGTTAATTCATCCCTCAGAACACAGTTTCAATAAGGAAATGTTTTCTGCGGCAAATACAGTATTTGCTGATAACGGGCATACTGTAAAAACTATTGACTTGTATCATAGTCAATTTGACCCACGTGAATTAACCAACAATATAGTAAATTTATCTAATTCATCGTATGATCAAAAATGGACCAGAGCCGAAAAGTTAGATCTATTGCCAGAATTTACTATAGGAGAATTAGAAAAATTAAAAGAATGTGATATATTGTATATTCAGTCTCCCATATGGTTGTGGAGCCCACCTGCAATATTAAAATCATATATGGAAAGTGTTTTTATATTTAATACAGTATTTACAACACCACACCATGCATTTGATACTACATTGCCATTTCGACTATTTAAAGGCAAACGAGTAATTTTGTCTCTGACTGCGTCGGCTTCTGAAGAAATGATGTTGCAGAACTTTAGAGATAAACACGAATTATTAGTTCATTTAAAAAATGTGTTTGAACTTGTTGGGTTTGAATTTATTGATCCTTTTATTGCCTGGGAACAAAATGGTGAAAGTGATCATAGAGAAACTGATATTAATAATTTATGTAACTATATACAATCAACTGTACTAAAGGACTAACATGACTATAACTGTTTTCATTCTACTGGTGTTATTTGGTATTAAGCATTTTATTGCTGACTTTTTAATGCAGTATGAGTATATGCTACGTGAAAAAGGTATATATGGTGCGGAAGGTGGATTGCATCACGCGGCTGTACATGCGGCACTCACTCTCTTTATTCTTGTATTCTTTGCGCATAGTGCCAATGCTATTATTCTTCTTGCCCTGGCAGATGGAGTTATTCATTACCATATCGATTGGGTTAAACAACAACTAAATCGAGGGCTAACCTCAGCTGATCGCATGTTTTGGGTCTGGATGGGTGCCGATCAAGGCCTGCATTACTTAACATATATAGGAATTATCTATGTCGGAACAATATAAACGTTTTTGTGAATTTGAAAAAACCTGCGCAGATGCAGCTGCCTGCGCTGGACCAACCTTTACGTTATTAGCGAAAACTATTGTAAAAAACAAATGTTGGGTTGTTGAAAGTGATGGTACTAAGGTTGCTACTATACTTGCTAACGATGGTAACAGCGGAGTCACACTAGTACACGACGGGCAGCGAGAAAGATTCAGCAGTTTGAAGTTATTAAGTGCTCGTTATAATATTATCATTGACAAGACCAAAGTAACTAAAGTAGCGAAAGAATCACATGAGGTATACGGTTATCCCTGCGAAAACAAACCGCAGAATGCCTTATGGGACGTACAGCACAAGCTACCGGTGTTTACCAAAGGTAGTAAGAGTAAGAGTTTTTTCTGTGCCGGCTATTACATTGTACAGTTTAACAATGGTTGGGTTAAGAGTTATTGCCCTAAATTGATTACACTTAATCGATATCCCTATCAAGGTCCGTTTAAAACCCAAGAAGAAAGAAATATTCAACTAAAAATAGCCAACGGAGGCCACGATGGAGAATCAACTTAGTCTACACTTAAAAGCATTTAACAATCGCGTTAAGGTAATGAATCAAACTAACAGTAAGGATCTAACACTGTCTGCTGCAGATGTTAGAAATTTACATAACGATATATTTGAATTACTAGCACAAATTGCGGCATTAACTGCTATTAAAGAAGCAGAAGAAGCCGAAGCAGTAGTTAACGTTGAGATGGATGGCGGAGGTTTTTAGAATTATATATGTAGTTAATTGGCATAAATAAACGTAGCAAGGATACTTTATGTCAAGACCAAAGCCAACAGTACTGTTAGAGCATGTTAATAAAACAAATTACAAGAGTGATCAGATTCTGGATTCAGAAGGTATCTGGGCAGTCTTCTTCGACAATCAACCAATCAATCTAAAAACACAAAATATCTTAGTAGCCTATCCAGGCCCAAAGTATAAGAAAGTTTCATTTAGTAATCCCGGTCACGCAATCAATCTCGCTAAGAAACTTAATACGCTGTTTAAGTCAGAAAAGTTTTCAGTTGTGCTACTTAAAGCCGGCGATACCATCTATCCATAATCATGTTACAAGCAGAATGGCAGGCTAAGTTTTACGCTTTAACTCCATACTCAGTAAGCCCTAGCAGTTGGTGGTATAATCCAACTAATCACAACAGTTTACGTTTAACTCAAAAAGCCTATTTGGAAGTGCGTAAACACATTAAATTCTACAAGTTTGAACTTAGTCACGATATACGTCCTAAAACGTTTATACAGCTAGAGCGGTGGTTTAAAGAACCATATTACGTACAAAATCGTAAGACTATACACATTGTCAGCGACCGTGATGCTATGATGTTAAGCCTACACGCAAATAATTTACAACAATACTTAGATAACCAAAGCGGCACCAACTAAATATGTTAATGAAAGCCCATGATATAGTTATCTGTTCATTGCCACCGTATCCCACAGGGGCACCGCCTGCAGCACCCGGTATACTACGAGGGTGTGTAGAACAGCACGGTTTTTCTGCCAGAACAATTGATTTAAATCAATATCTATACGTAACTGAATGTAAAAAATCTAAGAAAAAATATACTATAGTTGCAGATGCACTCACTCCATTTATTAATTTTACTCAATTACCCCTTAAAGAACAACTAGCTACCCAAAAGTTCATCGTTAATGCGGCTAATAAAATATTAGAACTCAACCCAACTTATGTTGGGTTAAGTGTGTTTAGTTCATACATGCATAAATCAACTTATTTGTTATGTCAAAAACTTAAAGAATTATCCCCCAACATAAAGATTATAATCGGTGGTAGAGGAGTTGATGTTCCAATTAAACAAATGAATCAGGATCTTGGGCTACCAACTAAAATGAGAGATATGTTCACTCCATTTTGTAAATTTTTAATAGATACTAATCTTGCCGATTACACTATTGTTGGAGATGGTGAAGAAGCTATTGTAAAAATACTACAGCAAGTTGACAGTATCGACGAGCGACAAACTAATGATATGTTCAGTGTACCTATACCTAACTTCGATGACTATAAATTTGATGACTACGGTGACGGAGTATGGTTACCCGTAACTGGTAGTAAAGGGTGTGTACGAAATTGTGAATTCTGCGATGTTAATAAACAGTATGGTAAATTTAAATACAGATCAGGAGTTGACGTAGCCAATGAAATGATTGCTTTAGCTAATAGATATAGTATTTCAAACTTTTTCCTAAATGATAGTCTGGTAAACGGATCCTTAAAAGCATTTACAGAATTTGTCACAGTTCTGGCAGAATATAATCAAACTGCAACTGATAAAATAACATGGAGCGGACAGTATATATCACGACCACAATCACAGGTCAAACGAGAAGTCTATCAGCTTATGCGGCAAAGTGGCGCTATTAATATGCTAATAGGAGTTGAGAGTGGCAGCAACGATGTATTAAAATCAATCAACAAAAAAGTCACAATCGAAGATGTATTAGATGAACTACGAATTTTTAGTGAGTTTGGAATAACTTGTTCAACTAATATTATCCCTGGATATTGGAATGAGTCGTGGGATAACTTTTTAGAAACTGTTAAATTCCTTAAAGATATATACCCCTATGTTAAAGACGGCACAGTTGCTAATATTGCCATATTACTACCTTTGGTAATATATGATCGAACACCTTTATGGGATCGACGAGAAGAATATAAATTGCACACCGGTCCATATGCTACTGATCATGCGCACATGTGGTGGAGCGAATTAAATCCTCGCTTGACATTAAAAGAACGTTATTATAGAAAATTATTATTAGACGCGGTAGTTACTAAATTAAATTATTCACTAGGTGATGCGTTTAGAAGTCATGAACATATTATTAAATATTTAAAATCAAATACCAAGGAAATAAATGAATTTTACCAAACTTTATTACCCCACAGCTGAAGCGGCGGCTGATGACCCAGATTTCTTAAAGAAAGCTTTAGCAGATGACACTATCTCAATTGACTTAACTATTCAGTCTGAATTAGGGCCAGCAGATATTGTAATAACTCTATTAGATCAAATTTTGTTCTCGGGAATTATCAATGAAGAATTTTCCTTAGTACAAACTATATCAGCCACTGATTGGCTATGGTCTACTGGTGAGTTGTTAATTCAGTTAATCGACGGGGATAGTCAACGTAAAATAAAATTAACAAAATGTAAATTACAAGGGATTAATATGTTAGAATATCCTATATCAGAACTAATTACAGTCACGCAGAACAATCAACAATGGGTAGATACCTGTGTGGAATCATATGGTATATTGTCATTATCCATATCTAATCCGATTTGTATACAAGCAGAACATATTCTCAGGGCGCACTATACTCACCCTGTTGACGAAATTCGAGGATATCTAACCGCTGAACAAGACAATACTATAATTAAAAAATATTTAAAAAAATTGCGAATTTAAGTTGATTGACTTTTGAATATGTTTATGTTATAATTGCTGTGTATTAAATACAATCCAAGGAATAACTATTATGAAGAAAACACTTTTAGCATTACTATTAGCAACGCTTAGTACCACAGCAATAGCAGATGGATACCATAATCGAAACTATCATGGTAACGGTAATGACGTGTTACTTCCACTAATTGTCGGTGGCACACTCGGTTATATTATAGCCCAACCTCGTACTATAGTAGTACAGCAACCACAATACACACCGCTACCAAGCTATGTGCCAGCTAACAACGAACCAATCTATCAATATCAGAACATTTATGATGGTAATTGTGCTTGTTATCGTCGAGTTTTGGTTCAAATCAATTAACGATTGACTTCTACTACAAAGAGTGTATAATAGCACTATTAGTTAAGTAGGAGTTAATCATGACAGACCTTGTAGCCAGAGCAGACGCATTTGCTGCTGCCGCACATGGCGCAATCAAACACAAACGAAAATACACAGGTGACGACTACATTGTTCACCCTCGTGAAGTTGCGGCTATTGTTGCCACTGTTCCCCACACAGCTGAAATGTTAGCGGCGGCCTTGTTGCACGACACCGTAGAGGACACGGGTGTAGCCATTGAAACTATCCGTGAGGAGTTTGGTCCAATTGTTGCAATGTATGTAGCAGACCTAACTGATGTTAGCCGTGCCGATGATGGCAACAGGGCTGTACGCAAGGCCATTGATTTAGCACATACTGCCAAGGCCTGCGCCGATGCTAAAACAATTAAACTTGCCGACTTGCTGTCAAACACTGCTAGTATTGTTGCCTACGACCCTGGCTTTGCCCGTGTGTATCTTAAAGAAAAAACAGCCTTACTCAAAGTATTAACGGAAGGTGATGCAACTTTGTTGGCTCGCGCCACTGATACACTGTCTAAATCACTTGACAAATTGGTAAAATGACTGTATAATGTTACACATACACTAACAACACAGGAGCAATAAATGGCTTATATTAACGCACAAGATGTTAAAGCAATACGTGACGAACTTAAAGCAACTTTTCCTAAATTCAAGTTTGGTGTACGTAAAGGTTATGAAGGCAGTTCAGTTGATGTAACTATTAAACAAGGTCCAGTTGACTTTGCTGAAGTGTTCAACGAAGGCCATTTACCTACTAAACGTAAATATGTTCAAATCAACGAATATCATTTATATAACTATGGCAAGTACGAAGCGTTCTTTGAACAAGTATTAGAAATTATCAAGTGTGCTCCGGCTCGCGCTGGTGGTCGTGCTTGGTTTGATAAAAGTGATTCGCAAATAGATTATTTCCATATTGCCTATTACATTCATTTAAACGTAGGTGAGTGGGACGAGCCATATACCTGCACAAAAGAAAAGGAGTTTGCATAATGAGTAAAAATTTACAACGTATTTTAATTTCAGTGATGTTAATCATTGGTTATGTAACATTAGGATTACTTGGTGAGAATGGTTTGATGTTACATGACCTACTAGGTAACTTTGCTGTCGGTTGGGTAGTTTGGGAAATTGCCGCAGGTATTGTTGGTGATTAACGAGCACTTGACAAAACAAAAATTTGATAGTACAATGTGGTTTTACATTAATTATTAGGAGTGACAAATGGCGGCAATTACTGAAAATAGAACTGTTACTGCAACAGAAGCAAAGGCGGCAATACTACGTTGCTTTACAAAACAACGCCCATTATTTTTATGGGGTCCTCCCGGTATTGGTAAAAGTGAATTAGTAGAAGGTATTACTAAGGACATGGGCGGGTTGATGATTGACTTGCGCTTGGCACAGATGGACCCGACGGACATACGTGGTATTCCTTATTTTAATAAAGACTTGGGTGTAATGGATTGGGCTCCGCCAATTGATTTGCCCACAGAAGAACTTGCGGCACAATATCCGATTGTGGTGTTGTTTTTAGATGAGATGAACAGTGCGGCGCCGAGTGTGCAGGCAGTTGCTTATCAACTTGTACTAAACAGACGTGTAGGCAAGTACAAACTGCCTGATAACGTTGTTATGGTAGCGGCAGGTAACAGGGATGGTGACAAAGGTGTTAGCTACAGAATGCCAAGTCCACTTGCTAACAGGTTTGTGCATTTGGAAATGCGTGTAGACTTTGAGAGCTGGTTAGGTTGGGCTACTGAAAATCGTATTAACAAAGACGTGATTGGTTACATTAGTTTTGCTAAACAAGACTTGTATGACTTTGATCCAAAAAGTTCAAGTCGTAGTTTTGCAACACCTCGTAGCTGGACATTTGTTAGTGAATTGTTAGACGATGGCATGGCAGATGGCACTACTACAGATATTGTAGCAGGTACTATTGGTGAAGGTACTGCGGTTAAGTTTATGGCACATAGAAAAATTTCTGCTAAAATGCCTAACCCAAGTGACATTTTAAATGGTAAGGTTACAGAACTTGCTGTTAAAGAAATTAGTGCTATGTATAGTTTGACAATGAGTATGTGTTACGAGTTGAAAGATGCGTACACTAAAATTGGCAAGGAAGACAATGCTAAATGGCACACTATGGCAGATTACTTCTTTAAGTTTATGATGGAGAACTTTACTACAGAAGTTACTGTTATGGGCGCACGTGTAGCGTTAACAACTTTTAACTTGCCTTTTGTGCCTAACAAGTTGAAAAACTTTGATGAGTTCCACAAACGCTTTGGCAAATATGTTGTGGCTGCGGTCGCATAATAAGGAAAAGCCCCGCAAGGGGCTTTTTACATGTATGAGTAATTATAAAATAACTAAGATGGATGGTAGACATACAGGTCACGAACTGTTTAATCATTATATAAATTATAATGTTTATACTCGTAGAAACTTTAATCCTGTCTCTGAGAATGAAGTAAACTTTCTCAAAGCCCGTGTTTGGTTTTGGGAAAAGTTTGGTCCAAGTAGCGAACTTGGTAAATGTCATCGACTAAACAGTATCGATCACCAAACCCCATTATGGGCTTGGCAAACTGAACATAACCTACTAAGAATATATGTATCAGAAAAGGCCCTAGACTTCTTTCTGTTAACACATTCAGCTTGACAAACTTCACATTTGAATGTATAATAGCTGTTATAGTAAACAATTAGGAGTAACATATGGCAACAGCAACGGCAACAACTAGTGCAGAAAAGAAAAAAGTAGTTACTGTAACAGATGCACGTATTGATGCGGCTGTACGTGAAAAACTTATTACGGCACGTATTGCGCTATTACTTAAAGCGCCGTTTTTTGGTAACTTAGCAACACGTTTAAAATTAATTAACGCAGACGAGTGGTGTAGCACTGCGGCTACAGACGGGCGTAATTTTTACTATAATAGTGAATTTGTAAACAAACTGCCTCAGAAACAAGTGGAGTTTTTAGTAGGGCATGAAGTGTTACACGTAGTTTACGATCACATGGGACGTAGGCAGGATAGAGATGGGCAGTTGTATAACGTTGCGGCAGACTATTGTGTTAATGCTGATTTAATTGACAGCAAGATTGGTGAGAAAATTACAAGTGTGCCTATTTTGTATGATAGAAAATACGCTGGCATGAGCTCGGAAGAAGTGTACGACTTGCTGTACGAAAATGCTGAAAAAATTAACGTCGACGATTTGATTAAACAAATGTTAGATGAACATTTAGATGACGGCGACGACGACAGCGAAGAAGGTGAAGGTGCGGGAGAAGGTGGACGTCCGGGTAAAATGACTGCTGAAGAAAAGAAAGCATTGCGTGACGAAATACGCGAAGCTGTACTACAGGCGGCAGAAGCGGCGGGTGCTGGTAACTTGCCAGCAGGTGTTAAACGTATGATTAACACACTGACGAACCCACAGTTAAACTGGCGTGAACTTATTAGACAACAGGTACAGAGTTTAGTACGTGCTGACTTTACTTGGGCACGTATGAATAGAAAAGGGCAACATTTAGATGCAATTTTGCCAGGTAGCAACTTTGCAGAAACAATTGATGTTAGTGTTAGTATTGATGCGTCGGGCAGTATGAGTGAAGGTATGTTGCGTGATATCCTAAGTGAAGTTAAAGGTATTATGGAGTCGTTTGACGACTTTAAACTTGATGTATGGTCTTTTGATACAGATGTTTATGGTTACGAAAAATTCACACCAGACAACATTGACGATATTGACACTTACGAACTACAAGGTGGTGGCGGTACAGACTTTGAATGTAATTGGGAATTTATGCGTGAAAATGAAATTGCGCCAAAATTGTTTATTATGTTTACAGATGGTTACCCAGGTGGTGGGTGGGGTGACGAAAGTTACGCAGACACCTTATTTGTAATACACGGTACTACTAGTATTGAAGCACCATTTGGTATTACAGCTTATTATGATTTATCGAAAGGATCCAATTAATGTCAGTATATCAAAGTTTTAGTTATAGTCCTACAGAGTTAGCAGAGCAAATGTCTAGTGCTACACACGACACACTGGCTTATCTGTGGAAGTACAAATACATCACTACCGAACAGTATAATGAATTGTCAGGTAAAATAATGGTTATGGCTGTACCAAATCGTAAAGGGTTTGGTAAGAAACTGTTAGAATACTTTTTTGGTGATAATAAAGAAGAGAATTCTTGGGTATTCCCTATTGTAGAAGTGGCGACCCACTATAGACCTGCTACACCAGAAAAGCCAAAGAATGTAACTAAACTTAACAGTAAACCTAAGTTAGAGATTGTTGAGTAATGAGCACAGGTAGAATGAAAGACCAAAAAGACTTTGATCTTGAACAGATCGTTCAAGTAATAGATCAAGCACTAGAGTCAGATGATCAACGCATTAAGGACGCCTTACGTGCGCTTATGACTATAACTGTGCTGTGTACCGCAGAACATCCTGATCAAATGCTACGCAACGGTCCGCTGGCACGTGTGTTTGAGGACATGCGCAATCTTAATCAGCGTTTAGGTCGTTTAGAAGATGACCTAAACAAGATTAAATGGGATCAACAAAAGCGTCAAGTTGAACCATTTACACCACCATATAATCCAGGCAGTCCGTTTGGTCCGGTTGGTACACCAACTACTTCTAAACCAACTCCTATGTGGGGACCGAGTTGGAGTGCCGGTGATGATCCTAACTATAAAGGCGCAAGTTCTGGTATGCTTGCTGAAGACTTCATAAAAGAATTGGAAAAACGATAATGGCCTTAGGTTGGGAAGATGTACAGCGTGTAAAGCGTGTAGAAGCTCGAGCAGAAGAGCTTGGGTTTAAGTTTTCTTCTTCAGCTAATTATAACTACGGTAGTAACAACAATATAAGTTATATCTGTTTAAAACCCAAGGAAGATTGTTTACCACACTACAGTCGTGATGCCGATGTCTTTATAGGCACACTTGAGGAGATCAATACCTGGTTAACTGGCGTTGAATGGGCTCGTGGCTACGAAGAGATGCTTAAACTCGGCAATGATAAGAAACGTAAGGAAAAAGAACAAGTTGAGCGTAATCGACAATTACTACGCACCATTAAAACTGGTCGTGAAGTTAAAGGTACTATTGGATGTACCAGTGTTGACGAATGGCGCTTGCATCTTGAAGAAGAGTACGATATCGACGATGACGTCGATTACGATGCAATACCATTTTAGGAGAATATAATGACAAAAGTAATGACTATGACAAAAATAATCGAATCATTGCCGTATGAATTAAGCGAGTGTACTACAGAGCAAGCACCGTGGACTACATTAGTAGAAGAAGATTTCCATATTGCTATTTTTAAAGACGGCTTTCCTGTTAGTAACGGACACCTGCTGTTTGTGCCCAAGTATAATACCGCAGACGTATTAGCCGATGCAGTGGCAGATGCTATTGCGCACGGACAACGTATAGTTGCTGAAGGTAACTGTGATGGATATAACATTGGCATTAACGTTGGCGAAGCGGCCGGACAAACAGTTGCTTGGCCACATGTACACATGATTCCACGACGTGTGGGTGATGTAACTGATCCACGCGGTGGTGTGCGCAATGTCATTCCACGTTTTGGCAATTATTTTAAAGACAGGGTTACTGATGCCTACGACGAAGTAAACAAATGGTATGGCGATTTTGGTGATGCGAGAGACTAGTTAAATGCTCAAGCATAACGAACCAAATCCCCTAAACGTACACGGGCTAAGACAGCTAGGTCATTGCCCGCCACACTTCACTCCCGTGATATTTGATCTTGCTGTGCAAGACAAAGACCTAGTAGATTGGCTGTATGAAAACTTAGAAGGACGTTTCTATTCTGGACAAATTGACGTTAGGCAAGAGTCCGGTGTTATTGCACGTCAACATTGCATTGCCTTCGAACTGGCTTCTGAGGCCAGTTACTTTGCCTTATTCCTGCCCCAACTTAATCAATCCAATATTATGTGGTAATAAAATATTTCCACCTGTTTAGACCATGGTAAATAAAGTTATCCCAAGGAGAACTTTTTAATGGCCAAAGCAGAAACAACCGCAACAGAAGATTCAACGCCTGTTGCATCCACAGAAGCACAACAACCAGCACCGAGTTTAACGCTGCAAGATTTAGTTCTTGTTGCACAAATCATCCAACTTACCTCACAACGCGGCGCTTATCGTGCCGAAGAGTTAGCCAACGTTGGTGCGTTATACAATAAATTAATTGCATTTTTAGACAGCGTTGGTGCAATTTCTAAACCAGAAACTGCTGCACAGGAGTAATACTATGATTAAGCACGTAGGTAGACATAATAACAAGCGAGTTGTTATTGCATATAGACAAGTACCAGATGAAGATCACATGTGTTTGGTGATCTACAGTGAAACATTACCAATGCGTATTCATGATGAAGTAATGAAAGTATTAGAAAGCGATATTGGTCAACAGGCCAACGACTTTGCCGATGCACTATTCCGTCATACTATGGCAGATGGTGTTAATTGCTTAAATGCAATTCACCGTGGTGGCTTATTATCCAAAGTACCAACTAACCAAGTTATTGTAACACCAACTTCAGCTAGTTCAGTACGCTTAGATGAGTTAAACACACTATTAAATGAAATTGCCAAAGGCGAAGCCGCAACTGAAAAATTAGCCAAGGCAGATGCAGGACAAAGATGGGAAGGCAGAGAGTTAGGTGAGCCGGCAAGAACTACAGCAGAAAGTGTAAATACTACATCAGCTAGTGTTAATACAGATGGCGTGTTGTCTGATGCTGATATTGCAAATCAACGCATAGCACAAGCTACAAAAATGGAAGCTGAAGCTAAAAGTTTATTAGCTGAAGCTAAACGTTTAAAAGAAGAAGCAAACGCACTAGCACCTAAGGTAACTAAGGCAAAAGTAGCAAAAGCAACTACAAATACAACAACTACTGCGAAGAAAACAAATGCCAGAAAACCTACCACAACCAAAAAAGCCGCGGCGTAAGGCTACACCAGGCAAAAAACTTAACATGAGTGTTAAGAAACGTTGGCAAGATATTGTTAGAGACGTTGATAAAAAGGAAGTGCCAGTTACTGTGCTACAGCGTATTATCGTTAAGCTCGTTGATGGCACTGACCTTAGTATTGACGTTAAACAATTACTCGATGATGGACAAGATCCAGATGAAATCGAAGAGTTACTCAATGCCAAGTTTCAAGACCTAGATGAGTATATCGAAACTGTAGACTTCTTTATCGACATTGATAAAGTAGTTGGTGCAGTTCAACCTGAGACTGACAAGGTACTAAAGAATCTATGATTATATCTATTCTAGCTAGCACCAGTACCGGCGGTATTGGTAATAGAGGTACCTTGCCTTGGCCTCATAATAAAGAAGACATGCGGTGGTTTGCTCAACACACTACAGGTAATATTGTAGTCATGGGTCGTAACACCTGGGATGATCCTAAGATGCCCAAACCATTGCCTAATCGTGAAAACTATGTTGTCAGTAGTCGACATGTAGCACAACAATATCAACACTTGGTTAAATGGATTCCTAGTAATCCTGTAGAGAATATACTACAGTTACAAAAGGATAATCCCGCTAAGGATGTGTATGTTATTGGTGGTCGACAGTTATACGAAGCAACAGAAAGTATTGTTGATCGAGTTTATCTTACACGTATCAAAGGTGCTTGGTTTACTGATACACGTATTCAATTAGAAAGTATGCTGGCATGCTTTCAAATCAAATCAGTCAAGCCTGGCGATAACTGTACCTACGAAACGTGGGATCGCATAATGTTTTTTAAGTAGTTGACTTATAGAACTATCTCTGTTATACTAATAATATGAAAACATATCTTGATTCTTTAAAATTTGTCCTAGACAATGGTACAATAAGACCAGACCGTACATCAACAGGTACTGTTGGTGTGTTTGGTATGCAACAACGCTATGATTTAAGTAAGGGCTTTCCAGCTGTTACTACCAAGCGATTAGCGTTCAAAGCCTGTCTCAGTGAGTTGTTGTGGTTTATTGAAGGTTCAGGTGATGAAAAGCGCCTACGAGAGTTATTACATGGTAGTAGGGACTCTGAAAAGAGTACCATCTGGACTGCCAATGCTACAGCAACTTACTGGACTCCTAAAGCAAAGTTCGACGGTGACCTAGGTCGTGTCTACGGAGTACAATGGCGTGACTTTGGTGGCGTAGACCAACTACTGCAATTGGTAGAAGGCATTAAAAAGGATCCGTTTGGTCGTAGACACATTCTAACAGCGTGGAACCCGGGCGAATTGGATCAAATGGCCTTACCTCCATGTCATTGTTTTGCACAGTTTTATGTCAGTGCAGATAATAAGTTGTCGTGTCAAATGTATCAGCGATCATGCGATATGTTCTTAGGAGTTCCTTTTAACATAGCATCCTACAGCCTGCTAACGCATATGGTAGCCCAAGTGTGTGGCCTTGGGGTAGGCGAATTCGTTCACGTACTCGGTGATGCTCATATATATTTGAATCATATAGATCAGGTAAACGAACAATTGAAACGTGAACCCTTACCTGCACCACAACTTTGGATTAACCCAGATGTTCGAGACATCACTAAATTTACCATGGAAGACTTTAAATTAAATGGCTATGAATCATACGCAAGCATTAAAGCACCAATGGCAGTCTAAGAAACCCGATACCCATCGTGTAAGATTCTTTACCAGCACATTCACTGACGATGTTGACACACAAATGTCTGACAGATTCTGGCGGATTGCTGAAGAATTTAAACTAACTCCACAGGCCCAATGGGTTAAAGATAATGATATTACACTAGCGTGGATGGAAGATGACATATACTACTCATTCGGCAAGATGTGTATTATATACGGTGACTTAACTGAAAGACAATATGTAGATTATAGTCTACGATTCTTTCAACATCAGTCTGAGTGGAAATGAACAAGATATTTTGCGTAACGTCAACTGACTCAGTTGGGTGTACATTTTTAGATTGGAGTATTCACTATCTATCAGGTTCTACTAAATTTTATAATGTTGAATCTGGCTGGAGTGATTTAGTAACTACTCCTTTAGACTCGTCCAACGCTCACGCACACCCAAAGAATCATCCTAACGGTGTTGAATTAACCAACAAAGTAATAGACAAATTAACTAATGTTAGTGCTACAGTACCGCTTTCATTTTATCCTGTTCCAATACACGAAGAACTAGCGGCTAAACAAATAAATCTCGTAATAAATCAACCTACTGACTTTTATGATGATAAAATAACACAATATCAACAACATGACTATGCCGACATTTGGCAGCAATTGGCAGTTAATAATATCTCTATTGTTTATATTAAATTAACTAGTAATTGTTTATACACCCAATCAGTTAGACAGCTGGATAGAAATGCTCCAAATTTATCCAATCAATTACAAACAACAAAAGAAGTACAAGCTAACTATTTAAATACATTTTTTAAAGACAGTCAACTATACTGGAATAAACTTGGTCTAACTAATAACTGGGATCACCGTGAATTTATTGCATTAAATATTCGTCCCTATTATTACAACGACATTGACAAATATATTGATTTTTCTGCCTCGCATTATTATGTAGATGCTCAAGAATTATGGTACAACGGAAAAAATACACTAATTAATATTATGCAGTATCTAGGTTTAACTGTAGACGCTGGCAGATTAACATCGTGGTTACCTGTATATTATGAATGGCAACAAAAACAATTAGGTATTTTAAAATTTAGTTGGAACATCGACCATATATGTAATTGTATCGTTAATAATTATTATTATGATATTAGCTCATATAATTTAGACCTATGGCACGAAGCAATTATACAACACAATTTAATTTATAAACACAATGTAACATTTAAAGCCTGGGGATTAGAAACATTGCCAACTAATACACAAGAATTACATCTGTTACTAGAACCAAATATTCACCCGGTGGAAGATGTATATGGCATGTTAAAAGGGCTATCATGAAAATACTAATCACAGGTGGTGCAGGATTCATTGGACACAATGTAACTCGCATATTAGAACAGCAAGGTCACGAATGTTATGTCATTGACACCGCAACAGACTATGGCTTTATACCAAAAAAGGAATTAACTTATCTCAAATCTTCGCGTAAAGAACGTTTTAACTCACGTGTTATACATACTGATATATGTAGCGTTAATCATATCGACAGTATTTTTAGCGCAGTACGTCCAGAGCTAGTAATACATCTTGCTAGCTTTCCTAGACAAAAAATAGTCAGTCAGGATCCAATACTTGGGTCAGAAGTAATGACCACTGGATTGATTAATCTGCTGGAAGCCAGCACACGTTATAACATCAATAAGTTTGTCTACATTAGTTCAAGTATGGTCTACGGTGACTTCAATAATGAATCGTTTGATGGCATCGGTGAATATGTTGAATGCAATCCAATTGGGCAGTATGGCATTATGAAATACATGGGCGAGAAACTTGTAGCTGATTATACTCGACGTGTTTGTTTTTCGCACACTATCATTCGTCCTAGTGCTGTATACGGACCGTGGGACGTTGAAGACAGAGTTGTTAGTAAGTTTATGCTAGCGGCCCTACGTGGAGAAGTATTAAAAGTCAAAGGTGCCAATGAAGTTCTGGACTTTACATACGTTGAAGATACTGCCATGGGTATTGCACAGGCCGCACTAAGCGACAATGCCAACAATAAAATTTATAATATAACACGTTCATCGGACGTAGAATATACACTACTAGATGCTGCTCAGCTTGCTGTTAAGATTGCAGGCAAGGGTAGTATAGAAATTGCAGACCGTGACTTGGCATTTCCTACACGTGGTAGATTGAATATTATGAATGCAAGAGCAGACTTTGGGTATAATCCCCTAGTTAACGTAGAAGATGGTTTTGCTCGTTATCATGAATGGTTTACTACATCACCTTTTTGGAACAAACAACTCGCAAAATGATTCCATTCTTCGGTGTAGATCGTCAATATAAAACAATACGTGAAGAGATACTCGATGTAACAGATCTTGTATACTCTAGCGGACAGGTCTTAGACGGACAATATACCAATACGTTTGAACAGACTATAGCCAAACTAACAGAACGCAAGTATGGTGTGGCTGTTAATAGTTGTACACAGGCATTAGTGTTTGCCCTACGATCAATTGACTTTTATTCCTTATTTCACAAAAACAAAGTATTAATTCCAAGTCAAAGTTTTGCCGCTACAGTTAATGTTGTATACGAAGCCGGCTTTGAACCTGTGTTCTGTGATGTTGATCCTATCTCAGGATTAATTGATCTTAACAGTATTCCAGTTAAACCAGATGAAGTTGCAGCTGTTATGTATGTTAACTTGTTTGGCAATATCATCGACTACGATAAATTACAAACGTATGTTACGTTCTTTAATAATCATCGCATACCTGTAATCGAAGATGCCGCACAATCATTTGGTGCTTACTATCGAGGAGTACCCAGTGGCAAGTTGGGAGACCTTAGTTGTTTAAGTTTTGACCCAACTAAGAATTTCCCTAACTACGGATCGGGAGGAATGATACTCACAGACGACTACGAATTAGCTGAGCTGTGTATTAATATGCGCGACAACGGCAAGGTGTCAGAGCATTATACAGTTGGCACTAATAGTAAGATGAGTGAAGTCGATTGTGCGCAGATGCTGGTCAAGTTAAGACACTTTGATGCATGGCAACAGCGTCGTAAAAACATTGCAGAATATTACACAGAAGAACTAGATGGCCCTGTGCAGATGATTCCTGTAGACCATAATGTTGAACATGCATGGCATAAGTTTGTTATACACTATCCAGAACGTTCGCGTTTATTCTCAGATTTACACTATATGGGTATAGAAACTAAAATACATTATACTGCACCATTGCACATGATGGGTGTTGTCGGTGGACATGAAGTACTAGTAGGTGCCGAACAGTTTAGTAAAACTTGTTTGAGTTTGCCCATCTATCCAGAGATGACTGATGCAGAAGTTGAAGCAGTTGTTGATGCTATTAAAGAGTGTACTTGGTAGCGTAATACTGTTTCAACCACGCCCATTCAAACGTCAGCATTAGTTTAGCGTAATCACCAGCAACATCATTATAATATTCTAGTGCGTCCTGTGCACCTTGTAAACTCGATTCTGCACAGTTACCTTCAGCTGTTGTTAACCATCTGTCCAATCGATAACGACTTTCGATACTGCCAGTGCGTTCGACATCATCTTTAAGTTTAATACACTCTCTAAACGCAGTACGCCATGTTAGCTCAGGTGTAGTATTATAATGCGCTGTAGCACTTAGTAGAGGCACTACAGCATGTGCTTTGCTCAATGTGAAGTCTAGTCCCGTGTCTGTTGTTTCGATTACTAGGCGTTTGTTATACGCAATTACACCCATGTGTCCGTACTCTAATCCGTTAACCGGATTCTTACTATGGAATATGTAGTGCTTAGGACCTTGTAAGTAGTCTGGTTGCCAATTCCAATCAAACGCTGTGTTAACTTCTAATTTAGCAAACACAGCAAAGAACCAAGGTGTTGTACTAAGTTCAGCGGCGGCTTTGTAAGCGTTAGCTCGACCATCAACATTTTGCACACGTTTAACTGATCTACGTGTCAGGTCTACGGTACTAATTAAATGTTCATACCAACGTTCTGCATCTGGCTCACCATTGCTGATGTAGATAATATCCAATGCATGTTCATCGAACATAGGCATTTTAGTAATATAAGGATAATCGTATGCTTGTGTATTGATGGCAGATTTGGCGTCTCTAGGGGCTAAAATATAGCTGTTTCCGGCTGAAAAACCAACGATTTGACGGTCTTTTGCGTACCAAATGCTGGGATTATACTGTACACCACGATCATAGTTAAAAAAGTATGTAAACGGATGTTTAAATTCATGCGACTTAATTGCCGCAATTAAATTGTCACCTTCATACTGTTGTCCGGGGATAGGCAAGCGGGGCACTCGTTGTTCTTCGCAGTAGTTAATAACATTAAACCAATCCAACATCTCGAGCTCAACCATTTGCAGTTTAAAACTTTCTACGTGTATGTAGAATGTATCACCACGTGCTTGATTGGCACTAGGAAACACGTGTATCATTTCTTTCTGCCAGGGTTCTGGTTGCCAGCTAAAGTCAAAGCGGGCATAATCACATAGACTGCTGATTATCCATACGTGTTCTGTTGAGGCAGTTGCCATAATACGTTTAAAGGTATCAAGGTAGTTGTCAACATATCGAGTCGATTTAATATCGGGGTGTTTCTTTTGTAGTTGCTCAAGTTGATCATTATCATTGCCATGATCCACAAAGTAAATGTCATGCAGGTCGTCTGGTATTATAATACTTTGATCTTGTACAAAGTTTAGGTTTGGAAATTCTTCTAAGCTGTTAGCCCATGCGGATGTACGTTCAAATTCCCAACGATTAATTAAATAGGTATCACTCCACTTTTGATGTTGTGAACCAAATACATGTGTCATGTAACTTTGCCACGGTTCAGCATGCCATGCAAAGTTAAAGTCATCGTAGACGTTTTCACTACTGATAACCCAAAACTTACTGGTCTTTGCTCGTGCTACACAACGACGAATTGTGTCAATCATTGAATTAACATAGCGTACTCGTTGTACCTGTGGATACTGTTCAACTAATTTTTCATAACGTGCGGCCGAACTAGCATTGCTCCGGTCAATAAAGAATATATCTAATACTTGTATCACCGGGTTATCGTGTTGTCCTATAGTAGGAATATCTCCAGCAAACTTAACTTCGGTTGCACCCGGCGCAGTATAGGTCAGTCCGATACTAGATTGAAACTCTGAGCCAAAATGATAGATGTAGGGAGGATCCTGCGGATGCGGCACCCATCCAAAGTCTACAGTATCTGCATTGACTTCTTCTGGTATAGTCCATAAGGTACGATCAGGTAAGGTACGTGCTACCACTACATCAATATATTTTTCTTGTGTAGCACCCGGTACGTGATATTCAGGACCGCCCACTGCATTCCACACTGTAGGGAATTTATATATATAGGGTTCTTCTGCTGGGTGTGGTACCCAACTAAAGTCAAATGATTCTTTGTCTATATTAGCAGGTACCTGCCAACGACTCATGTCACTGAGTGTGCGAGCAAAGAAATCATCTACAAACTTAACAGCAGTTGCACCAGGTACACGATATTCTGGACCACCAATACGCTCCCATCCCCACTTAACAGGGAACTGATATACGTATGGTGGATCCAATGGATCAGGTGCCCATCTTTGATCAATACTGGCGGGATCTATGTTATCAGGTACATGCCAATAGTCTAAATTAGGCAGACGATGTGTGTATGTTTCTTTATGGTAGTTGTGTACTTTATCTTGTACAGTATACTTGTTAGCAAAGTAGGTGCCACCATCCTGTTGCCATTGGTTTGCCCACGTATGTATTTGATGCTGTTCCCAAGGCACTGCACGGAAATTAAAATCAAATCCTGTGTAGTCATTCTGTCCATCTATGTACCAAAAGAATTTAGTGCGACTTAGTTCAGCCGCTTTGGCTAGTGTATCGGCCGGCAGTTCAAAAGGAAATAAGTTGGGCTTAGGGCCCTTATAGAATACATCAAACATCTAACTGTTCTACTTCCACTCCCGAAGCCTTAAGGAAATTGACTCCACTATCATCGCGATAACTAGTAGCGTAGTAAACTCGTTTGATACCACTTTGGTATATGAGCTTGGCACAATCCAAACAAGGACTATGAGTAACAAATAAGTCAGCATCAAGTCCAGACTCAGTGCTCCTGGCTAGTTTTGCAAGTGCGTTAGTTTCAGCATGTAGGACTTCCGGTTTAGTTTTAATCGTGCCATCGTCAAGTTCATACTCGCAGTTATTATCCCAACCAGTAGGCATACCATTGTAGCCAATTGAAATAATTCTGTCGTCTTTAACTACTAGTGCACCAACTTTAAGTCTACGTGCTGTGCTTAGATCACTGTAGAGATGTGCAGCTCGCATGTGTGCTAGTTTATATTTTGTTTTCATTCTAGTATCCAAACTAAATCAGCCAAGGTCTTACTCCATTGATCAATATCATCAAATGTAGTAATACGGAAATCATATTCTTCAATGGACAAAGGTTCAAACAATTGATTAGTATCTTCGTAACGACCAGACCGAATAGTATCCATCCAAACCACTAGATCAGCATCAAATATTTTTCTCAGTTCCCGTGTGGGACAGACAAAATCGCATATGGCAATTATATCTCGTTGCTCAATTGCAGTTGCGATATGTCGCATGCGATGTGCTTGTCGTAGTCTACCTTCACTGGTAAAATCCCAATCGTTGGTGGCCTGTCGGACTTCGTCGGCATTAACCCACTCTACAGCAAAGTTATTGGCTATTTCTTCTGTTAACCGTTCAGCTAACGTAGTTTTACCTGAGCCGGGTAGGCCACAAATTAAGATTTTCATATTAGTTATTATACAACCATTTTTAATGTACGTCAAGTATTTAATATCATGTAGCTGCCCCAAATAATAAATACAAGCATGAATGTACTAATTCTTACACCCGACAGAGTTGGGTCAACCCTGCTACAAAGATTGCTTACCGTGTATATGTTAAGAAAAGGGTTTGATAAACCAGTAATTAACCTACATGAGTTAACCAACGGACTAGTACAATATTACAATACTACCATAAATCAAACTGTTCTGGGTAAACCCGAAGGTCAAGACTGGGGATACCATCAATCCTTGTCCGAAGTTATTGAATTGCTATCTTCAACAGACCATTATAAAACTAGTAGACTAGCACACTATCATATTGTTAATAGACAGGATTCTATTGCCGAACAATTAAAGTTTTATGATTATCTCAATAAGAATTTTTATATAATCAGCTGTCGTAGAGAAAATCTATTGGAGCATGCACTAAGCTGGTCAATTAATGCGCATAGTAAAAAATTAAATGTATACAGTCCACACGAAAAGATTAATTCATTTTATGATATCTATCGTAACGGTATAGAAGTTCAACGAGATACTATGTATGCTCATTTAAAAAAATATAAAGAATATATCGATTGGTCTGACAGATATTTTAACATACAGTCACATTTTTATTATGAAAATGATGTGCCTAAGATTGAAGATTATATTTTAAATTTAGATTTTATGCAAGGGCACGCCAACAACTCCTGGCAGGATATGTTTGGGCAAAGCTTCGTCGACTATAATACCTGTCACAAACTTATTCCAGATTTATTGTTGTCTAATAATGTTACTGCCGATACAACAAAAATCAGTCGTCCACAGTGGGCGTGGAATTCTGAGTCGCTTAATGAATTAAATTGGAATACTGTTAAAGGGAAAGATTGGCCAGAGTACGATGATGTAACTGTTGAATCATTTAATAAACTGCCAGCACCTATACAATCAGAACTTACTGAATTTGGCTATAACCCAAACAAGTATTCAGTATCAGTTACTGCTGATGTTTACAATTTTTTAAACCAGCATGTTGCACAGTATAAAGACACAGATGACCAACTGAACAAACTAGTACAAGATGGATTCTTAGTAACAGGCATTCCAATTAAACTACAGTCGTTCAGTGAAAAGAAATCTATTGTTAGAAACTTTAACGAATGTGTCGATTGGTATAATGAGTGGACTGTGGATAATTCCTATGGAAAGAAATATTCTGCGGAAGACATAAGTCAATTATGCATCATTGAAGATACTCGATTGACATTGCCTTTAGTGACTGTTAGTAAATTACTTTCATAAGGTCTGACACAAAATTAGTTGCAGTAGCTTTGTCATAATGGTGACCATCTCTTGCTAGATCAACCTGTGTCAACTGAATAATATTATTACGAATTGCCGAATCGGTTAGATGTATGTACTCGTAGTAATCATTATAAAAATCATACGTACTTAACTCTTCTTTAATGTTCACAGGAAGGGAATCAAATTCTAGTTTTGTGCGAGGTGCAGTGGGCCATGTATCTCCACTAAGTTTTTTCCATTTAATATTGAAAAATTCTTCATTTTCTATACGGTACGCACCAGGAATCATTGAATGAATTAATTTAGTAGTGGTTACAGCGGTATTAACGGCATCTAAATTTTTATCAAAATTATGTAAATAAACTTTATTATCTAAATCAGTATATGCCAGGCGGCGATTCTCGTCAATCTTAGTGTCATCTGTGTCTTCAGCTCGTTCAACATAAGTCCACTGGATAATTATACATCGAGGAGTTATAGTTTCTAACAAGCGTAGTACTTTTCTTGCGATCCAATCATTGCTGGCGCCGTCCATACTAACATTAATACACCGAATGTTAGTTTTATTTTGTAATATGTTTACCCAAGTATGCTCTAATGGGCTACCCAATCCTACTGTAAAACTATCACCAAAGCACCATATTGCATCGGTTATGTTATCGGGCCATTCACTGTCTCTGAATCCTCGAGAATTGTAATTGTATTCAATGGCATAAGGATAAGAATTAAAATGATGTTTATCCGTGCAATATTTCTCAGAATCTATACCAGATTCATTCCATACTTTATGTTGTCTGGTAGTTAATATAAAATCTGGTAGTATCAAGATAAAACTCGAATTCCGTATAACTGCTCAAAGCGGTCAGCATCTGCACGATCGTTAACCATCGGTTCACCACGTACATTTAAACTTGTATTAAGTAACATAGGACAACCTGTCCAAGTATACCACAAGCACAATAGTTCACGTATACCACTGCCATCTCTGGGCACAGTCTGTACACGACTTGTACCATCTACATGTATTATAGCAGGAAATTCATCGGGTCGCAGGCACTTTGCAGTTGTTTGCATGTATCTGCTTGTGGCAAATCCGTTGGGCATTTCAAAATACTCATCAACAAACTCCTCTAGTATTATAGGAGCGAATGGTCTAAACTTCTGTCTACGTTTAATTTGATTAACTGCATCTTTAATGTCAGGGCCACGTGGGTCGGCTAATAAACTACGATTGCCCAATGCTCTAGGGCCAAACTCTGCACGGCCGCTAGCAACGCCAACGATCTTATTGGTCATTAGCTCAGAGACAACATCGGTGACAGGATAACTGCCACTAATATTATGGCCAAGAAAAGCATTATTCCAATTAAGTTTACCCCCGTGTGCCAATGCCGCCGCTCCAAGGCTGCTACCAGCATCACCAGGATTAGGCATAATCCATATTTCATCAAAGTATTCTCCTAGATCTCTATTAGCACTGCAATTAAGAGCAACTCCGCCAGCATATACTAAATTACTATTAGGTGCTAGCTTCTTTGCCTTGTACATAATATTATGTATCAATTGTTCTGTTAATGTCTGTGCCGCATTAGCAATTTCAAAATCATTCCAACGAGCTCGCATGTCATTATCGGGTAGACCAATATGTAGATTGTGTTTTAATGTTAGATTAAACTCATGGTCAACTAACCAAGTTGACAGTTGATCACTTAGACGTGTGGTATTTTGTTTTGCCCAACCTGCCATACCCATCAAGATGTATTCTTCATCTAGTGGTTTAAGTCCAACTTCTTTAGTAAATGCACTGTACATCAAGCCGATGCTGTGTGGATATAGTTGTCGCCATACTCGGGTGTATTCAGCACGGCCATTGACATACTTAGCTGACCATATGCTTATGGTGTCCCACTCGCCGATGGCATCGATTACCACAACTGTTGCGCTGTCAAACGGGCTAGTTTGAAAGCCGGCCGCTGCATGACTTAAATGATGATTGTATGTATTAATCGGAGTAGAACTCAACCACGGAGCGACTTTGTGTATCATGTTGCGCACACTCCAGCCTTTAGTTAGTTCGCTGTACTGGCCAGCATAGAGTTGACGTGTCTTTTTAACCCAGGGTCTTTCGTAGTAGGCAATTAGATCAGGTTCGCCATGATTAAATATGCAATCTTTAAACAGTTCACTGTTTAAATTTGGATCGTGTTTAATCTTGCTGTAACGTTCAGCATGGCCCGCAAAGACAATGTCATCGCCTTTGATTAATGTAATTGCTGCGTCATGAAACCCAGCCGAGATGCCTAATATGTTCATTGATTACTTCCGCTATTCGTTGATGCCCTAGTTCCAGTGGATGTCCACCCGGTCCTTTTGGACAATCACCCATCCATTCTACTATGCCTTGGTTTGGCCAGCCTAGCCAACATGATAATCCTGTGTCAGTTGCTTGTTGTTGTATATCAAAGGTACTTACAAACACGTGTGGTATATTGTGTAAATAGGCATCTAATAACTTAGTCTGTACTATAAATTTTTTATAAGCCCATGCAGTGTCCCAGTCAGCAAATACACTATTGACTACAGGACCATATTTTTTATAACTAGCCGATGTTAAATGTTTGCCAGGCAATTCAATACGGTTAGGACTAGTCCATGCTACGATTACATAATCAACTGAATGTGTGTCGACATAGTCAACTGTTGATCTAAGTATGTAATCATTACTAGCACCAGGAACACTAATGTTTACAGTGCCACTGATTAAATCAGGCCATGCAACTTCGCTTTCTTCACCTGCGGTAAAACTATCGCCATTGACTAAAATCATTTATAGATAAAAGGATCGCGTTTACGTAATTCTTTTAATTTTTTACGATAGTTTATTTCTAATCGAATTCTACTGTATAAATTCTTTAACCAGTTCATGATAATTCTCCCGAATATATTTTGCAGCATCAATATGCGCAGGTTCCAACGGATGTGTTGTGCCTATAGGATATTTAAAGTCTCTTGCCCAGGTATAAAATCCTTGATTATTTGGGAAAGTAATCCAACGATCGAAGTCAATTTGATTGTATAATAATGCTATACTTTCATCATTCATTAGATGCATACAGTTATTTAATAGTGCTTCATCCACCATTGAAAATATATAGGGTATCTTTCTTAACTGTAGATATTGCTGTAACATAATTATTTCTGTCAGCGAATTATAAGTTTCCCAATACTGTTCTTTTGATGCACCGATGTGCTTATAAAATGTTTTGGCAAATTCAGTTACGCCTGAACGTTTTGCTCGATTTAAATGTGTAACGTGATGTTCGAGTATATCAGGATCATCTGTTTTAAATTCGCGTTTAATATCTTCTATATCATCAATGATTGACCAAGAAGTAAGGTTGTACCAATTACCCCAACGTTCTTCTGTATCATAATTAAATCTAAATTCGTATCTACCAGGAAAGGTCCATGTCACAATCACTAATCCAACGTCTTGTAATTTTTCACAGGCGTTCATCGTAGTCCGACGAATAGCACTGTTACTAAATCCGGGATATGCTGCACATTCATAGTGCATACCAAAGTTTTGGGCTAAGAGTGCCGGGTAAGTACTTAAACTGACTATCTGATGGGCAGGGTCAGGGTTAGTAGTATCTCTATGAGTAACACTATCGGTTAGTTCACTGCCATAAGTAAAACTATCACCGCCTGATAGTAAAATCATCTTAGGATATCCTTAGGATCTGTTGATCTCGATAGTCACTGTCTGACCAATCGTATGTATAAGTTACAGTAGCACTACTAGTTCGTATGCTGTGTACATTTAAGTGTAGGCCGAGCTGTGCCCATATAACGTTATAGTCTGTTGATCCAAAACTTCTAATTAAATCAACTTGTCCGACCTGTGGGTGACCAATTGTTAATGTTTTATCTTCTGGATCGAATCCATTGTCAATTAACCATGTTCTAAACGCTTCAAGACTTCGTATTTGCCAATGATATTTGCCCGGGTCATTGGCCCATTCAATATCAAAGTCTCCGGCGGCTTCTGTTTGCGAACGCAATGTTGTAGTAGTCAATTCATCTATTCTATGCCCTGCTGCGCCTTCATCTCGAAATACTTCATAATGATGTTTGCCCACTGCTTTGTTGACTCCAGCGAATACACCACCCAGTGGTCGGTTTATGCTGTTAATTCCAAACAATTCAAAATCATCTGCATCTAATACAAATCTTGGTGCATTTAACCAACACATTAGCTGACTTGGTCTTCGCCATTCTGGTGCGTGCGCGGCTTTGCGCATGCTCAACACCAGCGATTCGTATTCATGACATAATAAATTTAATTGTCGAATGTGCCATTTAGTTTGATTATCAGCACGGTTGTAATATTCTGTCATATGGCCGCTAGTGCCCTGCAGGTCTTCAAAATATCGATGCAATTGATTTAATTTATCATGTATAATCATACCACCTGGTAAATCATCACCTACCGGTCCGGGCATTATTGTATTAGCCACTGTGAAATGATCATCAATTTGATAGCCAATATTAGCTTGATTAATTGCAGCAATTGACTGATTCATTTGATCAGTTATATACTCTGCATTACGTTCAGATTCGATAAAGCCGTGAAAACAATAATTCTTTTCTAAGTGATAGTTATTTTCTACTAGATGATTTAATGCTGATAACCATTTACGACTAAGTGAGCTGTCAAATACATCAATGTATACAGTTAACAGTTCGTTGGTTTTATTGTTTTTTAAATCAATTTCAATTTGATCAAGCAATGTTGTTGTACCATTCATATACAGCCGGTCTCTCTTTTAATATGTCTGCTAGCGTATAGGTATCTTTACGTATACTTTCTAATTGTAGCACACGAGCCTTACCTTTTGCAAGACTTACTTTATATGTATCTGGCCATTGCTCATCAAACGTTGGTCGTGATTTTAACTGCACAAGTATATCCTGCATAGCACCAGAAGTTTGTGGTATTAGTTCATCTAGCCAAGGATGTAGTAAGTCGCGTGGTAGTGCCAGCGGACTAAGGATGATGTCAGGGCTAAAGCTAAAAATAACTTTAGCCAAGACATCTACGTTTTCTTTTTCAGCAAGCTGGGTAATGTTTGTGACTTCAAACATGCCGGGCAGTGTGAGAGTAAAGTCAATTCGCATTTGCCTTCTATGACTTGCTGTTCTAACTCCTTCACGGAAATTTGCAAGCCATGTATTGTAGTCAAGTCCTGTTCTAATATATTCTCCAATTCGACCAGTTCCGTCGAGGCTTGCACAGATTTGCCAGTCACGTAGCCCAGATAGAATATCCCTATAGAGATTGATGCCACGATAGTCGACGCGGCTAAGATTTGTATTGTATCTTGCGTAAACATTTTTACCATATCCTAGTTCAACAATGCGTTGCATATAACGCCAATGTTGTTCATACATCAAGGGTTCACCACCCACCCAATATACTTCTTCTACTTGATGATCTTCAACTGCTTGAGCAAACTCCTGTTCAATTTGACTATCTTGAAATTTTGATATTTCATTTCTTACTTCGGGCCGCATCCAATTGTTCTTTGGATTATGCCAGTTAATCATGTCATATTGTCTTTGTTCAGACTCCCATGCACTGCTTAACATATCACCACACATACGACATTTGAAATTGCATAAGTTACTAAAGCGATAATCCCAGCTTACAGGACGAAGTGTAGTAGTTCCGTCTGGTTGGGTATTCTCTAGTACTTGCAAATACTTATGGCCAAACAGACTATCAAAATAACTACGGTAAATGCTAGTGTTAAGTAATTTGTCATTGCACACTTCGCACTCAGGTAGTGTTTCACCTGCCATCATACGGCGACGTACACTTTTCATGTGTTCGCTATTCCAATGTTCTTCAAGTGTAATAGGAATATATGTGCCAGTACCAGCTTTAGTATCTATGTACTGTTCAAAGTTCTGTGCGGGCTCGCGACTAGCACAGCACATACGTCGCTCAGTTTGCGGACTAAGATATGTATGTACCCACGGTGCTAGACAAAGTGTACTAGGCTTCGACATAGCCCATTGCTACAGCAATCTCTCTATGAGTAGTTAACATACTCTGCTCACGGTATGCGTCTGTCTGTTGCATCTTATGTAGGAATTCTGTGCCATCACTACCACCACCATTTTCGATAAATTGAATTATCTTATCAATTTCAACTCGATGCTTAACATTAAATGGATAAGCAGATAATCTATCAATTACTAACTTTTGTGCATCCGTTGTCATTCGATTGATACACATAACACTCGGGTCATGCAACATATTAAAATGCACCATATCAAATTGTTGAGTATTAACCCAGTCACATAGCTCGGGCAGATAATAAACATTTTGTATGTTAACGGTCATGCAAACCTGTGTCTGAATTAAATTAGTTTTCATGGCATTAAATTTTATAACATTAGTTTTTACTTCTTCCCACACAGCACCATAGCGTTCGTATTCAAAACGTGCTTCGGTATTATCAATACTAACTGCAATTTCAACATTTCTAAATTTACTCCATAAGGCAACTTCTTCGTCGCTTGGGTATACTGTACCGTTAGTATTATAGTGTATATCAATACGTTTACTATATCCATGCTCAACTGCATAGCGTAATAGTTTAAAATGCTCTTCGATTAGGAATGGTTCGCCGCCTGTGAATTCAAAGTACTTAATGTTTGGTAATAGTTCTTTTAAATTTTCCCAAAATACTTCGCTTTCCCTCGGCCAGGTTCCTTCTTGTAGGAACATATATGCACCGTGTTGTTTACGGTCATATCCCTGCACGTCTTTATATTTTCTAGCTTCGTAATCAATTTCTTCTTTAGCCCATTTACTGCTACTCCATGATCCGCATATACGACATTTAAGATTACAGATGTTGCCTAGTTTAAGATCAATGAACCAAAGTTGATCCGGTGTATCATTACGCCAATCAACTATTGGATAGAATTCTTTAAGTCTAATTCTGCTGTTGATACGTTTACTAACTATGCCCGCATCTTCTTCACTCCAGCAACGATTGCATGTACTAGGCTTTTCACCTCGACGGAATTGTTGGCGCAGGTCCTGCATGTATTCACTATTGTAAATTTCAGCCAAGGAGCTTTCTCTAAGTTTATACGGAGTACCATCGGGTTTAGTAATTTCATCTTTAGCCAGACAACACGGACGGGCTGTGCCGACTGGACTTGCTTCAATACTGACCCACGGCAACATACAGATATTATCATGTGTCTTATTGATTCCCAAATGGTCTCTCAACTCTTGATATTCTGGAAACACTTCTTCGAATGTTTCTTTTCTAAACTCATCGGTTTGATCATTTATCTTAAAAAATTCTTTTAATAAATGGCTCTTATCGTCTTGATACATAAATGTGATAATAGCTCGATAACCCGATATAGCTCGTTGTAAATGATCCTGTGGGTCAAGCCAAGCAATATGTTCTTCAACACGTTGCTTAATTCTATCTTTAAACTGAATTGGTAATACATCGATTCGATCACGTTCTGGACTTTGTAGAATGTTAACATTCCAATCCATTGCTTTAATTAAGCCAAGTTCAACCCATTCTTTATGAAATTCAGTTAAATGCCAAGCATTAAGTATACTAACTGTACTGCTGACATAAAAGTCAACTTTAGGACAAATTTCAATCATTTTGCGTCGATTTTCTACTGTTTCTGCCCAGTCTGTGCCCTTGCGGATGTATTCTCCGCGAAGATATGAATCATCTAAACTAGCACCCACACTTACTACATCAAACAGTTTCCAATATTCAAATACCATCTTATCTTTAAGACGTATGTGACTGAAGTTTGTGTTGTAGATTAACCTAACATGGAACATTTCACGCTTAACCAGTTCTTCTAATATGCGATAATGTTCTTCCATGATTAATGGCTCGCCGCCGGCAAAGTAAATCTGTTCTAGATAGGGAATGTGTTCCTGCATCTGTTCCCACATGTCATCTTTATTTTTACCTGCAAACATAATCTGCGGATGATTTAATTTACCGAATAGTTTAGTTTCTTCTGCAAACCAACTACTGCTGAATAAACTACCACAAGTACGGCAACTAAAGTTACATAGATTACTAAAACGTACATCATAGTAGCGTAGTTTAAAGTCATCTAAACTACCGTCGGCATTAGTTTTATCTGCTAAGGCAATATGATGTCCAAAGTTCTTATTTTGACTGTTGCGCATCGAAAAGAATCCGTTGTCTTCTTGTTCGTAACAACGTGTACATTCTTTACTGGGTTTATCCTCTAACATATTTAGACGCATCTGTTTGTATGGGGTTCCATTCCATACTTCTGCCATGGTATTCTCTTTGAAGTTACCAATCGGCAAATGCATTTCACCTAAACAACATGGATATGCACGACCATCGGGAATTCCATGCATGTGCGTCCATGGTATCATACAGAAGTGCTTGCTTTCTATTAGTTTATATGTTTGATCTTCTGTTAACTCATCTTCATGTATATACACAGGTTTACGTGTATTGTAATTGTGATTTTTATGATGTACAGTTAATTTTTTGCTTGGCTCATCGCTCATAAGGTGTCGTACCAGTTAGTTAATTGTGTAAATGTATATTTAAAGTCTTTGCCTCGACGTTGGTCGTATTGCTGATAAAATTGTTTAAAATCGTTTTGTAATTTAGGCAAATCAAATGCTTCAGCATGCGGAATATCTACCATGGTCAAATATTCAATTAGTCGTTTAATGTGCTCAAATTCGTGCTCATGAAATACTGTATTCTTATTATTGTTAGCTAAAAAAGTTTCAAGTTCTAAACTATATTTTTTACGTAGTTCTAAGGGTAATATTAAAGGGCTTTGGAAACTTGGAAAGCGCAGAATATTTAGAGTAAACGACAATGAATCACGTCCGTATTTCTCTTTGAGTTTCATTATATTGTACAAAAATTCACTGAGGCTTGATAAACACAGGGCATTGATTGTGCCCATGATATGCACGCCGCGCACCTGTTTGGATTCTAATAGAAATACTAAATTTTTGACCCATTGTTTCCATTCTAATCCATCACGTATATACTCTGCTTGTGCGCCCATAGCTTCGTTACTGGTGTAGATATCAAGTTCGATACCCTGTGTGCTATCCAGCAAGCGTTCGAGTACATCACGTTTAAAGCCAAGATTACTATTGATAGCTAGGCGTGTAGTACTGGCACCTTTATGTTCTTTAAACCAATCTATTAGACGCCATGTATAACCCGACATCAAGGGTTCACCACCTGTGATGCGCAGTTCTTTTAACGTCTTGTGTAGGTCTGTTTCCCACCACTTAAAGAACGCTTCCACATAAGGATTAACTTCATTGAGTGTGTAAAGTTGACTACTATCATGAACATGAGTAAAGTGATTCCTACCGTCTGATACCAAGTTTGTGTAAGCACCATTTGTTTTAATATCTCTGACCCAGGCGCTACTAAAAGCAGGATTGCAGTAACTACAAGCAAATTGACAAGTACGGTCAAAAGAAATTTCCAATGTCTGCAGATCCACGTCTTGGTCCGCGGGTAAATTATATGCATAATCTAAATCCTCATCTTTATAAATTACAGTTTTGTACACACGGTCACTGACTGCCGCTGTGCCCATGTCTTCAATCTTCCAGCAGTATTCACAGCCCGCGGGTCGTTCACCTTGTTGCATCATACGACGTTCTTCTTTCTTACGTATGCTGTTGTGCAGGGCTTTGGGATTAGCAGCAATATCCTCAAGTGACACTTTGTGCGGTAGTGGATGATGACAGCTAGTAGTCATACCCGAACCCAACCATATAGTAGCATTGTACCACTTGGCCGCACAGAATGATTCTGACTTAATGTCAATTACTCTACGCTTGTATTCTAAGTCTGTTTCGTTATTAATTTTCGGCATGATATTTGCATTCGTTCCAAAATTCTCGCATCTGTGGGAATATGTCTGTAAAATGTCCTATGTCAGTTTCGTATGCGCCGCGACGTTTATCGTATTCGCTAAAGAATCGATAGAAGTCCGCACGTTGTAGTGTAACATACTTTGCATCTAACTTGCTACCATCTCGCATCCAAAGTAAGTTGCGTTCCATACGCTGTATTTCATAATCTTTAAAGCCAACAAAACTATCGTTGGGCATTAGGTTAGCCCGCATAAATGCTATAACATCTTCTAATACTGTCTGGTAACTTGCTGGAAGTATCTGTAAACTTTGCCAAGTTGGACTACGTAGTAAAGGTGTATCAAACCAAACACGTTGATAAGTTTCGCTATACAATTCACGTTGATCTAATACAGTCTGCAATAATTGTTTTAGTCCTAAAATATTTAAATTACTCATCGTGATGATATAGGTTAGGCTATTGCGATAAGGTATATGTGTAAGATAACGATGTACATATGAATTTACTCTATGTTGATTTAAACCACGACGAATATACTCCGACTGTCTGGTGTCACCCGAATCTAAACTAACATACTGCATAAAGTGTTCGATGCGTTCACCTTCGCATAGCTGTTTTACTTTGTCTAGATACTTGTCAAACAGTTCAGGCTCGACACTAAAGTTACTGGTTACATCAACGTGCAAGTCACTCTTAGGCAAGGCAAGTATGTAGTCAAACACACGATGCGTATTCTTATCCATAAGTGGTTCGCCACCTGTCATACGGAAGTGTTTTAGTTTAGGATATAGTTCAGGCCACCAAGACCAAAATGCATCTACATAAGGATTTTCTGCACGTACTGGAATTGGCTTACGTCGACCTTCAAAATGTTCAGGCGCATTGTGCGGAGTACTAGTTGGATATGCTCCCCATCGGTCAATATCTGTACCCCACTTAGTACTGTACTGCGGACTGCAATAGCTACATGCCAAATTACAGCCATGACTGAAGTTTACTTCTACATAACTTGGCGTAACGTCCTGATCCCAAGGTGCATTAACTATAGTTTCGTAGTGTTCAGCAGCCCATGGTTCGCCACTGCGATAATGCCTATCGCTTAGTTGCTGGTTATCTTCTGCACTCCAACAGTAGCTGCATTCTGCCGGACGTGTTTGCTCTAGCATAAGTTTACGTTGCTGTTTCTTATAGTCAGTATTGTGTAAGGCACTGGGATTGAATAGTAATGGTGCGCTATCAATTTCATGTAAAGGCGGATGATAACAACTGTTAGTTAAGCCCGTTGGTAAATGTAGACTTACCTGTTGCCACTTAGCCAAGCAGAGTGCCGGACCTAACTTGTCCTTCATTTCTTCTGCGGCAGACATGAAATTACTACTCACGTGACATTGGGCCTCGGTTTTTAAACACACTTTTGTAGTGATGTTTAAAGAATCTACTTTGATCAGCTGTGAAATGTGGAGCAGGTAATCCTAGTTTTACGCTTAATGTATGTGACATTTCACTACATTCTTCTACTAGATTATATACTTTATGTTGATGCCATATATTGTTTAGTGCATCGAAGTCCTGCACTTCTCTATAATCCCAATCTGTAATCATAGTCATGTATGTGCCTAGTTTAGCACCGTACATGGCCCAGTCACCGTTCTCTACATCTATGCCCACATTGTGCCATATGCTTAGATGATCATAGTTACGTTCGTGTACACGTTTTTCAAATTCTTGTAGTGTAGGTTTGGCACCACGATCCAAACACATCTTAACACCTTCTCTAAAGCCAGCTCGCCATGCTTGATAAGGACTTTGATTTGGATATGTTGTGCTGTAGCAATCATTCATTGCCCAATATCGTGGATCAAAACAAAACTCAACTGCGGTATCATCTGCACCATCGCTGGCTTCGTGTGTACGCATATTGTTTACAAAATCCTTGGTCCAGCAACTCATACCACCATTGCCGTACATAAGTCCGTTGATAATGTTACGTGCTTTCCAACGGAATACTACATCTCGATTAGTATCATCCAGTGTAAGCTGTAGGTTAAAGAACTCTGGATCGGGTAAGTTATCACCATCTATTAATACAAAGCGTTCAGTATCACTTGCGGCGGCCGCGGCTTTATGTGCAGCATCACTGCCCTTGACACCGTCTACTCGTTTAGCCCACGGCACCATGTTTTGAATTTTAATCCAAAACTCTTCTTTTTTAGGTTCATCGTAACTTAGGTAGATGCAGTCTAAATCTGCAATATCAACGATTTGTGTCATAGTATTCTATATCCTGGTAGGTGTCAGTTGATTCTATTATTAGTCCTGCATGTTTCTTTACAGTAGCGTAGCCTGTGATACTACTAGTTAATTGTACACGATAACCCGGGTTGTTGTCAATCTTTTTTAGACGGCAGTCTACAATTGTATAGCGGAAATAATTCTCATATTCATCTTGACTAACAACAACATACTGCGTATCTGCTGGGTGGTTCATCATTGTACACATTGTAATGATTCCAAGTTCATTGTAGTGTAATCTATATTCTTTAACTTCTTCTACAGTAGGTTTGAGCATTGCCAATGCTTTTTCAAATTCACTTAAAGAGTTCATGTTCATACTCCTTGACTAATTGATCCGTTACCCAAGACTTTTCATGATAGTGAACGGGGTGATATTGATTGGTGTTTGCTATGCGTATCATTGGCAGTTCTGTTTCACACATGACTAACTCGGGCCAGGGTGTACTAGTCCATGCATTAATTGCTGGCTTCATATGCACAAAATTAATAAAGTCTAGGCTAGGTAGTGTACAATCTTCTACACCAAGTAACTTTGCAGCTAGAGCATAGACAACATCAGTAGTGGGATTATCATCACGGCAGTTAAGTAATACATTGTCACGTATGTAGGCCCAATTTTTAAATATTTGTTCTGCTAAGGCAAAGAATTGCGTAGCTTCACGACTGTATCTAAAATACATTAGCCCATTGTAGGTATCGGGCAATTCATTATCGTCAAATAACTTTCTGTATTCTCGTGATACGCTTAACTCCTGCTGATAGTTTCTACAGCCGGTGCTTAGTACAACATTTTTTAATCTAAAAGCAGTCCACCAATGTGCAATACTTCTAGTGAATACAATGTCACTTTCAAGTTTAATTGTTTCTTTGAATGGAGTGAGATAAAATGCCTGCCATTCATTTGATAACTTCCATGTTTCGTTTTCAGCTAGGTCATTCTCAATAGTAACAACATAATCAAACACCCGTCGATGTTGTTCTGTTATCTGTTCAAGTGTATGTTTATCAACTGCTACTGCGTATAAACTATCAGGCATGGTCAGTTTAATACTCATTGCTTGCACGTAAGCAAGCTGTAAGTAATCAACCTCTGTGGTATTCTGCGCAATGGTCATAAAACCCTGCTGTGCTTGATGTGGTGTTATGCGCATACTGTATCTACCAACTGATTAAAATTTTCACTAAGCAAATAATCTTTATCCATCACGTGTATGTTTTGCAGGGCAATGACATGTGCAGAATTTTCTTCGCGTATAATCATCTTTTCGCCCGTTATTTCAATGTTTTTAATTAGTTTATCCAGGGTTAACATAGTCCAAGGTATACTTTGTGTGGTGTTAGTAGTGTACCCATTAATGATGTTGTTAGCAATAGCAAACGCATAATCATTGCGGAAATTACGTTCTCTTAAGTGATATAGTTTTTGATAGTAAGCATAGTTACGTTCAATACGACCAACTAAATCAAATAACATTTGTGTTTTATCTGTACGCTTAAATGTTATAGCAGTTGCCCATACATAATCTAAACTTAACTGACCCATGTTGCCCGACATTGACTGTTCAGGGCTTTGATTATTGTGCATTAACTTATAATCAACTGTTGTATCAAGTATAGTTAATAAACTTGAGTCTAACTGTAGATAGTCACTGTCAAGTAAGATAGTTTCGTCATAAGGGCTAAGTTCGTATGCACGATATCTACCACCATTCTTCCATTCTGTACCACCAGCATAGCCAGTGCGATAGTTAGCTAAACTAGGTACGCCCAGATCTGTGATAATGGTAGTAGGTAAGTTTAATGTATGTTTTATTAGTCGTGCGGCTTGCTCAGCGATTCTAACATAATCAACTGTGGCAGTGTTAACAGCAAATAGTACAACACCTTTAGACTTTGCGGGCACGTCGAATTTCTTCATATTGAATATGCCATGCGTTCATTACTTGTTGATAGTGTTGCTGACACAATTCTAAAAATGCTAGTCGTTGTATTTCTATAGGATTTTCGTAGGTATCTTCAAGATATAGTGTATCAGCAGTCCAAGTTGATAGGAATGCTATAAGTTCCGGTGTTACTTTAAAGAGTCCATTGTTATACGGAACATGTAAGTCCGTTTGTATTTTTTCTTTAAGTATGCGTTTGTTGGTTTGATAATCCGTTGCTTGTTTAATTTGAGCAACTAGTTGAGTAATTTCTGTTGTCATAATAGTAATTAGCCATAAAAATAGGTAAGTCAAAATAACTTACCTATAGTATAAGACATTTGTATTAAGTTGTCAACTAAGTTATAGTTGGTGTACCCCATGCATTAGTTGTAAGATACGTTGATTCTGGGTATACAACGTCAACTGCCATTCTGTAGGTTAAACTTAATGTGTCATTCCAGGTTTTGTCAGCAACAGTGAACACAGTGCGGAAAACTACGTTTAATCCGTTTGAGCCGTTAGTAGTGTCACTACTGCTTGTATACACTTGTAAATACCCAGTGCTTGCTGTGTAACTTGCTGTGGTATCAGTTACTTGCACTATAGTAGCCGGTGTGTTAAGTACGTTAGTTCTATAACCAAGTGCTGTATTGTTGGTATTTAAGGTAATACCAGACCCAGTGCGTCCTGTGTTCGTGGTATTTCTAAATCCAACACCGCCTAGGCCAGTTACTAGTCTAGCAAAACTACTTTCTGATCCGTTGTCAGCCGCATTAAGTGTGCTTAGTCGTAAATTTAATTGGCCACCAGCATTAAAGAAATAGCGTGCTTGATTGGCGCTGCCAAATGTCACTACACGGTCTACTGTATAACTACTTAAACCTGTTGAACCAGTTACTGATGCATCAAAGTTGGCGCCAGTTAGTGTAGAACCTTGCGCACTATATAAAGCCGCATTTGTATTAATTGTTGTTACCGCTGTTGCTACGTTGGCAAAGTATGTAATAGTTTGTCCGGCAGTATAGTTACCACTTAATTGTGCGCCGGCACCACTTTGATGTCCCAATGCACCATTAAGTAGTGTTAGTAATCCACTCCATTGTGTGGCTGTTACAGTTGCGGCAGCTGCAACTGTATTAATAGCAGTAACAGTTTGACCATATCCTGTGGCACCTGTGCCTACACCCATAACATACGCAATGTTTTTAGTAACATTGGTATAGGTACCCTGGGTACCGCCCCATGCTAGGTTGTTATAGTCTGTTGCTGAAATTAATCCACCTGATGCGTATGCCATTCTTTATTCCTTAACTGTTTAATTTGACTATTGCCTCAACAGTGCCTTCGCCTGTTGATGTTTTATTCTCTAACGCACGTCCGATAACATTAAATGCTGTCATTTCGCTACGTGTTGCGGCGCGAGCTAGCCCGCGTCCTGCACTTACTAATCTATCGCCTTTGGTTACACTACCAATTACTCTAACGGGTACACGCCCATTAACTGCCACTGGCGGGTGAGTGGCGTTATCACCTGCACTACCATTCATTAGGAAGCCTGCGTTAGTACTTATCACACCAAAAACTGCTTCACTTAATTCTTGAACTGCGGCAGTAATTTCTTTAACTCCGCCAAGTTCAACTACTGTGCCCGGTAATAATGGTGTATCTGTTTCAAATCGTTCTGCCAAGTCAGCGTAACTTGCTGTAATTGCCTGACCAATAAAAAATGTACCATGTACGTTAGCAAATCTACTCGATGTACTACCAATGTTAATTGTAGCATTACCGTTAGGTAGTATTGAGTTAGATACAACTGTAATACCTTGATTTAAAGTATAGCCAGTAACTGTTAAATTACCCGCAACACTTGCTGCACCCTGCGCAATTAAACTACCTGGTAATGTAACTGCTGCAGTAGTACCGCTAATACCGATTGCTTTAGTATCGCCGCCACTACTTCTTTTAACCCATAAATTCATATCACCATTAACAAAACTATTAGTTAAACTAATTGTACCAGTTGCTGAACGAATAGCTAGATTACCAACATCAACTCCGCCGCCAGCGGCAATATTATATGCAGTTTCAGTATCTTGGTCTGAACGTAAATACGATCCGCCGGCAACACCGCCTACTTGTAATGCATTACTAGCCGATCCAGTAAATTGTGCCCCGGTTAATACAGTTGGACTAATTAAATTCATACCAGGTTTAATTGAATCAAAACCTGTAATCGATGTCTGCGGAGTAAATTCGCTGTCTTTGCTCAGAATAGCAATTACACTATTTGAAATATAAAATTTAACAATAACGTGACTAATTGTATTACTGTCTAAAATAGTTTCAACTACTGCTCCGCTGGTGCCAGATGTTGTTGTATACGATGGGCCAATTGTTACCCATGCACTGCCGCTCCATACTTTAAGTTGTGCATTGCTAGTGTCCCACCATAAGTCGCCTGTTACAGGTCCTGTTGGTGAACTGCTAGATGCTGCTGAACTGCTGATAGGCTTCCACAAACTACCACTATATACTTTTAATACATTATTTGTACTATCATACCATAACTGACCGGTGCGTGCATTTAATGGTGCTACTGTGTTGGTAAAATTTTCAAGTAATTTAACATAATTCTCATTAAGGAACAAACCATAACCGGCATAGTTTTTACCAATCAGAGTTAAACTTGTAGCAGATGTATTCACTGTTCCATCTGCTATACTTGCAATAGTTACTCCTGCTGTTGTAGTTACTGTATATGACATTGTTTTTACCTATTATATATTATTTATCTGTTCTATACAGTGTATTGGAACCAGAAATCGCCATCATTACCCTGTCCAGAATCCGGAGCTGATGTGCTTACAAATTTAGCACTGCCGCCCCACCATTGGCCGGCTGTTCTTACATATTGTGTAGTTGCTACTGCACCATTACCTGCACTTGTATAAGTCTGCGCCTGAGTTGTCGCAGTTGCACCAGATGCTAAAAATACACCACTTGCACTTGCAGTTAATACACTTGTACCATCGATGGCTAAATTTGCACTGCCTGTTCCGCTATCAAGAATTTCTAAGAAACTATTTCCTTGATATATTTTATTTTTTAAGAAACCAGAATTATTAACAACAAATTCAGTAGTCGCAATTGCAGTATTTGCTGTCAAAGCTGGCATTGTAATTGCTGTCGAAATTCCAGTTAATGTAGCATCAACAAAACTGCCGTCAACATAATTTTTTGTAGCAACACCCAATGTAGTTGTTGGATCTGCGGCAACTTCGATAGTGCCGGTTGTGCCATTAACTGTTAAATAAGTTGTGCTGTTAGTAACTAAATTAATATCACCATTGGTAGAATTGTTTATTATCGATGCGTTAACTCCGCTAACTGATAACGATAAGTCCAGTCCAGCACCAATTGTAATTCCACTATCATTTATAATGCGCAGATTACCGGTGCTACTGTTATTAGTGTCTGTACGTAGATAATTGCTAGCAATAACACCACCTAAATAACTAGCATTATTAGCAGTACCCCATAGTGTGTGACTACTACGTAAATTATGTCCAGTTTTAATAGAAGTAAATCCAGTAATTGCAGTCTGCGGGGTAAATTCACTATCTTGATTAATAATTGCTGTACGTGTGCCATCTATGTACAATGATACAACATTATGAGTTATAGAACTAGTGTCTATAATTTGTTCCCATAAGGCGCCGCTCTCACCGTTCCTTATGCTCCATACCGGTCCAACTAATTTCCAGCCTGCGACATTATACGGAGTAGTACCATCATATACGTATAATTGTTCGGCATAGGTATCCCACCAGATATCTCCTGCAACGACTGTTGACGGTGCACCAACGGTATCACTATTTTGTGCAGTTGCACTGCTGATAATTTTAAAATATGTACCAGTGTATACTTTTAATAATTTAGCTGAAGTATCCCACCACAATTGTCCATCTAGTGGATTACTAGGTTCAATGTCATAGGCAAAATTTTCAATTAATGCTACTAAGTTATCAGTCATTATCTGACCGTAGTTACTGTAGTTACGACCAACTAATGTTAAACTAGTCTGCGCAGTATCTACAGTACCATCTAGGATAGTACCAAGTGTTGTTCCGTTTGTTTTTCTTATTATATACGCCATTTTATTATCCTAGTTATGCAGTGGTACTTAAATTAGTCAGTGTTTGTATGCGCACTGTGTAATCAATTTGAATCAATCTGTTTAGTGATTTTTGTACTGGGCTAAAAATCACGTGTGTTAGTAATTTACCAAGTCCTTCGCCCGAAGAACTAAATCCTTTTAAGCCTAGTTCATCAAATACAAATTGATCGTTTAAATCTTGGCTGTTATCAAATACCGCTTGTCCGTTTGGTTCACCGTAATCTAATAGACAGCTAACAATGATGTCTGAATAAATTTGCCCCGGTACGTGAGTAATCACCATTTTATTGCGTAATGGGTCACCGTTGGCAGCGTTGGTATCATCAACAATCTTAAAATATTGTGGACTGTATAAGTCAGCATTTTGTACGTTGGTGTTTGTGGGCAAGTATGTAATAACACCAGTGGGGTCAACTGTAGTACCACCGTTACCGAAATGCATTTCAGTAATAAATTGTGTACCTTTATTACTTAAACTTTGTGCAATTGCTTCACTCATGTTTTCATAATGAATAGCGTTGCGTTTGTTTACAAAGACTTCGTTAGTCTCAGGATCAAATATCTTAATATGACCTTGAAGGTGTATACCACCACGCTCATCAGGTTGTTTAGCTGGTGCAGCAGTTGGTTGTGAGTTCATTGTTGAATCTTGCATTTTTTTATCCATATACTTATTTATTTCATTATCATTCATAGGTCTTTCTACCATGCGTCACGTGCAGCTCTAATCCATTGATCGGTTTCAACACAGATATAAATGTAACTAGCATCGTATACAATGTCACCTTTAATACCAGTATCAGTGGCACTAGCTGGAGTTACATTGGCTAATGTTGCTGTATATGCTGTTTGCTGATTTGTACTATCAGGAAAACTAATTACTCCCACATTAGCAACTGTAGTAAATAACCAACTGTAACTTACATTACCGTCAATTTGGTCACCTATTATAATAGCGGCATTGTATTCATTAACAGTAACTTGGTTGAATACTCCGTTAATCGCTGTAATATTTGAACTAATGGCTGCAATGGACACACCACCATTGATTCCAGACGACAGACTTACCGATGGCATTCCTGGGGTATCTTCGTTTGTTTCTAATACACTGCCGTTTGGTAAATTAATATCGCCATCTTTAGTGAACTGCCAAGTGTGTGTCACCGCTGTGTTTGCATTATATATTAAAACATTAGCTTGGGTTTGAGTAACTGCTACATAATTATTACTAGCAGTTATTGCCGCTCCGCCAATATTCGATCCGTTTAATACTGAATAATCTGTTCCTTCAAATAATACACTAGTTAGTGTGCCATTTAATGGTAAGTTTATAGTTGATACTGAAATAGTATTAGTATATAAACTAGTCCATTGATACGACATGTTACCCAACGAATACAAACCATCTACAGATGGTATAATATTTCCAAATCCTATCGATCCGTTAGTAATGTTTTCAATTGATGTTAATTGAGTTGCATTATTAGCATCGACATAGCCCTTCATATTGGTGTTGGCTGTTGTAATTGTATTAGTTAACGTAACCGAAAGATTGGCATCATTTCCTAATGCCGCTGCTATTTCATTTAATGTGTCAAGTGCCGACGGTGCGCCACCTATCAATGAGGTAAGTTGTCCATCAACGTAGCCCTTCATGTTGGTGTTGGCTGTTACAATAGCGGCATTAGCACCAGTTACTGAATTACTAACGACTGTGATTTCATTTGATTGAATTGTATTAGCCGCATCAACATAGCCTTTCATATTGGTGTTGGCTGTTACAATAGCGGCATTAGCACCAGTTACTGAATTGCTAATTATAGTATCTTGTGCATCAACATAACCTTTAAGTGCTGTATTAGCTGTTACAATAGCAGCATTGGCACCAGTTACTGAATTGCTAATTATAGTATCTTGTGCATCAACATAACCTTTAAGTGCTGTATTAGCTGTTACAATAGCAGCATTGGCAGCTATAACCGAATTACTGATTATAGTATCTTGTGCATCAACATAACCTTTAAGTGCTGTATTAGCTGTTACAATAGCAGCATTGGCAGCTGTTATCTGACTTAATTGTGTTTCGGCATTGGCCTGCCAGGCAGCACTAACGTCAGCAATTGCGCCACTTTGTACTGCAGCATTAGCTGTAGTTGACGCAGTTAAATTTGCTAAATCTGTAACTACAGTTCCGAGGATGTATGTTTGTAATTGTGCAACATTACTTTGTACTGTTGTCAATGTTCCGGCAATATTACCAACTACAGGAATTATTACATTCCCCTGCACCGTGGTTAAATTTCCTAATTGGCTAATCTTAATCGTCGACATTCTTAATCCTCAATAATTGTTTTACTATCTTCAGTAGTTAGTGTATTTACCGCATCTTCTGTTGTAATCATATCTTTAATCGCTGTAATTACGATATTTGTTGCTGTACTGCCTTTTAAGAATGTCACTGGTACAGTTGTTGAACCGTCAAATCCAGTACCATCAGTTGCTACTCCACTGCCCAAATTATACCATACATTTGTTGTGTGTAATTCTATATTTGCTGCAATAGTTACGTTACCGTTATTATCAACAAACGGAATTCCGTTATCGTTTCTACCAACCGGAACAATACTTAACGGGTAAACATTTCCGGTGTTAGTACCATTTATTATTATTTCCGAATTAAGTGTGATATTACCAGTTATAGTAGTTGGATAAACTGCAACATTGGATCCATTTATTGCAATATTACCACTAGCTCTGCCTGTATTCAATGTTGTAATGCCGTAGTAACTTACTTCAACGTTGCTAACATTGGCACCAGTAGTCAATACTGTTACATTAGCACCTGTTGATGATTGTGTTATGTAATCACCACTAGATACTGTAACATTTCCGCTTAGTTTTAAATAATTATCTTGGAACGTTAAGCTGTTTGAATTATTCCGCACAACCAATAATACTCTGGCTACTGAATCAATACCAGCTACCGTTAGTGATGCACCAGATGCAGTTTGTGTTATTACATCACCCACGTTAGCAGTTATACTTTCAGTTAGTGAAAGATAGTATGAACGAGTCGATGTCACAGTATACGGTGTAGTTGTACTAAGAACTACATTAGACACTGTTCCTGGAACAATTTGGTCAACACTACCATCAGTTACAACTGCACCGGCGTATTGAATTACTGGAGTAGCAGTACCTTGTGTACCACGACGTATTTGCCCAAGTGTATTAGTAATTAAATCACGAGTGTAGTAAGTTATACGTTCACCGTTAATAAACACTACTCCTGGAATAGATATTTGTGCTATACCAATTGCATCCATAAATGGTTCAGCCAGTTTGCTAGCATCCGCTACGACAATTTCAGTATCAGTTAAGCCCAACGGAGCCGCAAGTGTCGTTGCGTGTGCATCAGCAATACGCAAGTAACTTTCTTCACGCATCATGTTACTAAACATTCTGTAGGCAATTACATCAACGTTGCTGTTAATTTTAGTATAGACCTGCATGTCTAGTGTGTCAAATACAATACCAGGAACCATTTCTTCTGGAGCATGGCTCGAGTATGTGTCTACATAAGCACCACCGACAACATCGATATCTTCTGCACGTGTGCCAAGAGCTAAGTCAGTATAGTTACTCTGTATAATTGTATCAACGGTTGCATCATCTAATAATGGTAAGCCATCTGCATCATATTGTATTTGGTCAAACAAGCCGGTATCAAATGGTGTTGCTCCACTGAACCCAGGTGCTTGATCAAATCCAAGTCCTTGTACTCGTACACCTGGATAATCAATTCCACGTAGTAGTTGATTCAAATCACGTGCTGGCATTGAAGCACCAGGCTCATAATATCCCACAATACGATCGTTAGCAGTAGTAAAATTAGCCGAGTTATATTCAGTATAATCATCCGTATGTACAAAAGTAGAGCCTGATGTTATATTTGCTGTTACTATAAATGCATGACGAACAGCACCTGCCAGTGAGCCCACATGAGTCACGATATCGCCAACGGTATAAGCAGTATTTGCTGTCCATTCCTGCACGCTACTTGTATAGCTAATTCTATCAAATTTTAGTGTTGTATCAAATGTTCTGACTTGATTATTTTTAAGCACAGCATACGCAGTTGCTGGTGTTGTATTTGTACCATTGATTAACACAGTTGGAGTTAAGAAATATCCAGTGCCACGAGTTAAGATTTCAATACTGGTTACGGTACCTAAATCAAAATCAATAATTGCACGTGCTGTTGCTCCCGTAGCTGCGAGGCCGCCGCCAACAATAGTAACGATTGGTTCAGCAGTGTATCCACTACCGCCATATTCCACAATGATATTCTCGACACGGTGATTTCTATTCGCATACCATTGATTATACGTATCAGTTTGCCACAATGCTTCATCTTTAATTACATTTTCGCCACTTGGACTACGGAATACTTTTGTTTCAGTATCGTAATAAGCCGGTAAATCAAAGTCAGTTACACTACCTGCAAATTCATCATTACTGTCATAATTAATAGAATATTCACGTATTTTAGTTGAATATGGTTTAACTTCTGTAATGTAATTTTCGTAATACGTTTGATTATCTTTAATATAATTAGGATATTGCAATAGTGAACGTAACTTATGTGATACACTAATAAAGCTGGTTTTAAATATCCAATCAACATATTTTTGCTCATTGAATAGATAGTTAATCATTACAAAGAATAATTTGTTAAATTCTGTATCTAATTCGCCAACAAAAATATCATCTTTAAGTGCGTTAATTATATAACGAACTTCAGTGGTCGGAGTTGTATTATTAATAAAATTCCCAGACGATGTTTTTAATTGTATAGTGCCGTCTTGTATTCCTACAACGTCAAATTGGTTATTGCTGTTAAGAACTAGTAGGTTCCACCCACGACTATTGCCAGTACTTACTCTGACCAGTACTTCTTCACCGACAGCCACTGGTAATTTTAAGGCATCTGTTAATGTTTCAACTACATACTCGAGTTGAGTGTCTGTGCCATAACCAGGAGCATACCAATCAACATACTCCCAATACAAGTCAGTTTTATAACTTTGAATTCGAATTATTTCCCAAATTTTAGTAGTAGACAACTCGTATAGCACCCACAGGTTATCTCGGGTAGTATCTTGATTTACTAGAACTTTATACCCAACAGCCAATACACTCACATCGAGATATTGTAACTCTATTTCTGTTGCTATTTTTAAATTGTATTCACCTAATTTAATATTAGGTTGTGCTTCGGCTGAACTAATAGTAGTCAAATCACAATTTCTTGCTATCGGTTTAGTTATCAATATACTATTCGCATAGTCCACTAAGTTAGCATAGGCTGCAAATCTATCAGCAAATATAGCCTGACGTGGTCTAGTGCCCAGGCCAAATTTATCAGCCTGGCTGAGTGCAGGATCAGGAACTTCTGCACCTAATATATCAATACCAGCTAGACTATCAATTAGCTTATTAATAATTTTAGGAGATATAATACTATTTGCATTACCTTTTTCTACTAGTTCATACTCACTGTGAATAATATTAGTGTTCTTAACTGTGTTATAGTCAAGGTGCAAAATAGTATTTTTCGCAGAAAGATAACTACCCACGTTGTATACAACAAATGCATTGTTTTGTATAATTGCTGCATAAGGTGTACCTTGATTTTTAGGATTTTCAATTATATCTTTTATTGCGGCAATTGGTAAACGTCTAGTTTCGTTGTTTAGATCAACTGTAGTTTTATCTTTAACCCAGTAAAAATATTTGATACTGATAATATTAGTAACTTGGTCAACATACACAAGTTCAACATAGGCACTATCGTCGGCATATTTTGGAATGCCTTCACCACCGTTGGCAACATACGCACTTGGTAAGTAATCACTTTCTACCCACTCTAATAATTCGACAGTTGAGCCAGGGAATAATCGACCCCAGTTAATACTACGATATGTTAATGTATCTTGCTCATAGTCAATATAACTAAGTTGACTTAGGTTCCACCATACTTGTCCAACTTGCTCGCCATTCCAGAATATAGTATCATTTAAACTAACTGCACTATTTGTGCCGCGATTATACACAGCTGGATCGTAGCCGGTTTTGTATGATATTTCTTGATCTGCACGGCCAAGTATTTTACCTTTTGCAGGATCAATAAATTCTAATGTTGTTAGAATAGTGTTTGACAGATTGCTGTATAGATACATTCTATTAACTGATTCTATATCCACTGTCGGTTGCTGATATCTAATTAAACTCCAACCACGTTTGTTTATTGTATTATTAAATAGATATATACTACCTGTGTTTTCAACAACATTATTAATATAAGTTGATGTAGCAACACCATTAATCCAAATTGGATATACAACTTCAACTCCGTCAACTATTACTGTACCCGTCACAAAATGATCTGTCCCAGCCGGTGATACTGTAATATTTGTACTAGCAGTGGCATCAGCACTAACAATATATCTAATATTATCTGACGCTTTTTGGGTAATTATATCCCCAGCACGTACAGTTACCGCTGTAGATAATGTAAGATTGGTTATAGTGTCATCGCTTGGTGCACTTACTATAATGTGTCCGCCAATTATGTCAATTGCTGCGCCAAAGCCGTCGCCTGTGTTTAAATCAGTTGGATTAAGTTGTTGACAGAATGCATAACGTCCAGGATGTTCAACCATATCACGAGGGTCATCGTACAATTCATATGTATACACACTACCGCTGGCTTTAACACTATCAACAAACGGCGTAGAATCATCATCAATTACTGTGGTATCGCTGTCAAAGGTAGTAAACGTATTGGTTGTTCCTCCATCACTGCTGATAACCAACATGTATGCGTTACGAGCTAATATAACTTTAGTACCAAAATATTCATTGTTACTACTGTATGGATTAACAATAATCTGCATGAACGCAAATATAGCCAAGCCTGCGTCAGCATACACTGCACCACTACCTGATAGAACACGTAAACGATTTTTAGCTACAGTTTTATCACTGTCTAATCTTAAGTATCCATTTTCATTGACTGCCGTAATACCCAATAGTTTAGCATCATTGATATCTTTTATTAAACTATCAAGACTTGACATAGGCAATCCGGTAATAGGATCATTATGCAATGGTTGTACAGTAATTTGGAAGTTATCCAACCGAATTGTATCGCCCGGAGTAAATGTTGGATTTTTCGTAAATCCTCTGTTGATACCGTATAGCGTACCTTTGTTATGGAATTTCCACACAGCACCAGTATTATAAACTGTATCTGCATTATAGAATGGAGCACCGATATAGAATGCACAATTATTTGAACAAATAGTCAGCGATGTTCCGAATCGTGCACCTTGTTGGATAGCACTTAAACTTCCACCTAAGCTGTCAACCCCAATTAATTTTTCTAATAGAGTAAATTGATTAGTTTCAATTTTTACATTTTTACCTACCCCAAGCGGTACAAATAGTGTTATTTCGTTTGCGCCAGTCTTAGTATAATTAAATGTTTCGATATCATCAACTGTTACTGCATGCACAGGTGCAATATTCCCTTCTGTAGTATACACTGTGCCATTTGTACTATTGAATGCCTCAATTACCCGATCGTAAACATAAACAGCACCAGCACTTACATTTTCAACATAAGATATACGCGGTAATACATTACCATCTACAGTAATCGATGCAGTATTAGTTCCTACAGGAATTGATCGGTCAACTGTTGTTATTCCATCACTAAACACTGCTACGTTAACAGTATCTGCAGGTGCGCCTACACCAAGTTGTGCACCATTTAAACTTGCATCAATACAAAAACCAAATTCACTGCCTGCCGGTCCAACAAGTGGATAAAGTGGATCAGTTGGATCACCGATTAACGCATAGTACGGACCTTGTGAAATTGTCAGCGTATCGTTAACGTTTCCGGATATAAATGTTATCGTTGTTCCGGATAAGGTGTAATCAATATTTGGAATGTATGTACGTGTCGCACTAGTAACTACTAATGAATTAGCATCATCAGTTACTTCGGGTGTGAATGGTACTGTTATAGATGATACTGAACCAGATGTAGTAACTGTTCCATTTGCTTCAGTTACAAATCGTTTTAAACCGTAGACATAAACTTTAGGAGTCGATTCATAAGGTGCACCGACATATAACCAGTGACCCAATTCATCAAACGCAAAGCCATAGCCGAACTGTCCGTTAACGGCGCTGACATTGCCTGCAATAACCTGTCCTCGATTCCATACAGTTTCGCCTTCAAGTTTATTATAGGTATAGATTAAACCAACATTAGCAGCACCAGCTAAACCAGAACTTGTCGGTGCATTAACTGCTAGACGTACCTGTGTACCATCAACGGCTGTATCGATATGTGAACCATAGGTAAATGTGTTTACACCGTCGGGTATTATTGTAGTTGATGTACTATATATGTTTGCAGTATTTTTATCAAATACATTAACTGCACCCGTATTAGTCGAAACAGATAAGTTTGCATATAACGTAGTACCAACAAAAATAGTTTGCTCGGCATTATCAATCATTTTTAATGCTCGACCGTAGCCAATGTTTGCAGAATATTCATTATTAGTTGTCAATGAAGATACTGTAGTGTTTGCTGGGAATATATTATTAGTACTAACTATCTGACTTGCGCTTACAGAAAAAGCATTTGCACTAGTAAGGAAATTTGATATAATACCCACAGCATTACCTGTAATAGTTGTGATATTAGTTACAACGTTGCCGCCAATAGTTAATGTACTTGTGGCATTGGCCAATGCTACATTACTAAATGTAATGTACATGTCATTGGTTTTTACCAAGCGTTGATCTATTTCCCATGGATGTGTTTTTTCGTAGACTTTCCATGTGCCACTAGGTTGCGTACCATATGGTTGACCCTGCACTGCATTAGTTTCGGCATCATCGTCGATCCAAATCTTTTCACCAACTTTCCATTGATGTTTAGGAGAATATAATCGTGCATCTTCCATGTATTGAAATCGTATGCTATCTAAAATAAACAACATACCGTCGCCATCAAGTGTGGTTAATTGTGTTGTATCACCAGAATATTTGACTAATATATTATTGAGGTCAACTATTTCTTCAACTTGGTAGAATCCATCAAATTCTGTAGTAAAACTACGAATTAGGAATATATCGCCAGCGGCCAATCCGTGTGGATCATCGGTGGTAAATGTCACATATCCATCGAGTGAGTTTGACACCAACAATACATGATTGTTAGTTTCTGATACTCGATAAACATTCCAGTTTTGCGAAAAGTCTTTTGCACACCATATAGTATATCCAGTACCTATTGCACTTAAAGAATTGTTTAAATCTATAAAATTAGCCAAATCAAATATAGTAGTATCAACATCGTCGATGTTTACATATCCGGCGGTGGCAATATCATTATTATAATCACTAGCTGCATCTCTGTTTAATGCAATAGTACCTGCATATTGTTCAGTTGATTTATATAGTTGTGATTTATTAAATGTAGTTACACCGTCACTGCCATCAGCAGTCACAAAAGTAGCAATTGCAGGATTAACCGAAAATGCTTTTTCGTCGAGTGCAATTTCAACATACGGGTTAGTATCTAACGCACCGTATTCACCCACACGTATTGCCCATTCTTCGTAGAAATTTATAGCACTACTTAAATTGTTAAATTCTGCATTTGATAATTGATTAATTGCATTTGCAGAACCTTTTTGTTTAATGAATCCTTTATACAATTCAATTTGTGTAGTGTCACTTAGGCCCAGATCTGCTAGATATTGACGTGGTTTAAATCCGATTAAGCCGTGACTATATTTGATTTGGTCTGCATCTTTAAAGTTTGTATATGAATCATAATATACCTGCGACTTAGCAGCTATAGTGGCAAAGTTTGGTAACAACCCCTTTTTAATTTCAGTTGTAGAAATTTGTTTCCAGTAAGCAAATACAAATTCAGTTGTTGCTGCAACATTTTGTAGGGCAACATAATATTGATTTTTATATTGTACCAGATCACCTTTTAAATAATCCTTGCCGCCTTGCCAGGCATCTACATCACCAGAATTATAAATAAAGCCCGGAGCACTTAAACTGCCATCCCAATCTGCTGTTTTTTGTCCAATTAATTTTAATCTAAATTGTCTATTACCTAGTTCTGGTTTGTAAATAATATCGTTGAACACTGTTGTATTATCAAATATCAATACATGTTCATATTGCACCAAATTTAATTCAATGTAGCCTATAACTGCATCGTTAGTTAATGTCAGTTTAAAAGCAGTTGGACTACGCAATACGTTATAGTTTGTAGTCTTAACCAGGGCAAAATTTTGATCTAATACTTTAGAACCGTATTGACTATCTGTAATAGCATCCGTAATTGCGCCAACGGTAACTGCATTTATTACATTAGCCACCGGACTTAGTACCAAGATACTACCAGGTGCCCACCCTTGTTGCGCCCAGAATAAGAATTCCTTAGTTGATAGTTTCCAATTACGAGTTTCACCAAGTTGTTCATCGGTATCATTGAACGTAAAGCCTTGTGCCATTAAATGTCTTTCGTAACTAATTAAAAAATCAGCTACTTGTTGTTGAGTATTAAATTCGTAGCCGTATGGCACTGTTAGTTTTAAGTTTTGATAATCTTTAAACACAGTCACTGAATTGTTTAATACAGTAATTTTATATGCGTTTGTGTTTATAACACTTGGAATAATAGTAAAGTATGGATTGGATAAATTATATCCACGTACACTATACCCGTTTGTAGTTTTTTCAACAATTACACCGCTGTAGACTATCCTATCAACCGGAGTTGATTTATACAAATGTACATTATAATTTTCATTTGGGATAATAATACTATCATTTGTACTAGTCGGTGAACTTTGCTCTGCCAACACCTGCAGATATTTTTGATCACTGAATCCAGCCATTTTATATGCAAGATTAACTTCGTAATTTTTCAATAAAGGAGTAATAACACTGGCCGGATTAATTCCTTGTTTTACTAAGAAATCCGCAATCCAGTTTATGTAACCTGCTGTCCTAACCGCTGTGCCAGATGACGTATCACCATTAAATGTCATTGATGTTTGTTTAATATGATCATTTGTGTCAGTTATGTACTGGTCTAATACGTAATTTTTTGAATAACGTGATACATCCATTAATAGGCCAAAGTATCTAGCCGGTTTAGCCAACGCTAGAGCTTGTTGAGCGGCAAATGGGTAATCACTACTGTTGCGCCAGGCAGCTTCAACTGGACCTTGTTGCCCTACTGCCCACGATGTTGCGGCTCTAGTGGAGTTAAACGATGCTGTCATAATTGCCGCTGGACTTAATAGTAGTCCATTTACGTCAATTGGAATAACTGCCGATAAGCCAGGACGAGCAAAATTAGTATCTATACCAGCACGTTCGCCATATTTAATTAAACCTAGTTCTAGGTCGTCCCATAAGAGTTTGTTACCACCAGTGTAAGGTGCAGGACCGTATTCTTCTACCCACCATGATGGCATTGTAGAGAAGCCCAACATCTCCCACGGAGTTTGATGTGGACGTATTGTATCGTAGAAGTATTGATAACAGGCTCTCCAGCTGCCAGGTAATATTTCACCGCTAATTCTATCAACGAATCGACCATAGTTCCAAGTAAATGGATCATTGCTTTCAAATGTGTCGTTAATTGTAAAATCAATTTTATTATTGCCAATCCAATTTAAGAAATTCTTAGATAATAATTGATTAGCATCAGCCAATGAATAATCACCTGTTCTAAATTTTCCTGGCATAACTGCATATATGTCTCGATAACTGCTCGAATCTCTAAGAGTAATGTTGTTGTATATACGCTTTTCTAATTCTAATATAAAACTATCTCTATAATCTTCAAATGCTGGTGTCATACTGCCATCATGACCACGAATAACATTAATAGGTGTACGATACGTATCGTCTAAAAAGATTTCAGGAATAAATTTAGGATATAACCCTAATTTACTCGGAGTTTCTGGCACATACGATCCATTTGTATCTTGATATTCTACAATTTTAACATTATCGTCGACTTCTAAAGTAACAGTATCCTTAAATGTTATTGCTGGACGATCTGTATCAAATGTATAATCTCTATCTATGATTAACTGTACATCATTTAAATAAACCAATACCGCAGTATTACCTAAGGCAGTGGCGTCAAATACTGTAGTAATTTCATATGAACGTACCAATGGATCAAATATTGTATAACCTGCACCATTGACAATATTTTTTAATGTACCATACGGTATCATGTCACTGTAGAACCACGGGAATGTTTTATTTTTAATCTTGTTAATTTCTGTTAAGATTAAATCAACGCTGGCCACAGGATCAGTTGGCTGTATGCCCGACAATGTTGCACTCAATTCTAAAAATTTATTTTTAAATCTAGCATATTCTTGTTGTGCATAACGAACAGCGTCAATAAAGTTTGTGCTATCGTTTAATAAAAATAATGCTGCATTTGATATCGGTGCACTGTGTTGCAGTATGTTGCCGCCTTGTGATTTAATCTCAATGTCACGCAGATTACTTTCACTAAGTATATCACCCACTAACTCGCTGCTATTCTGACTTAGCTCCACTAGATGATTTCTAATTTGTCCCAATGTCAATGATTCTAAATCAATGTTTTGTGCATTTAAATCTAAGTTCTGCGGTACTTGATATTGTCCAAGTTTACTTACTTCGAGACTATAAATTAAGATATCAATCTTGTCGCCAATCGCTGGTGCAGTGGTCAACGTTAACTCATTATTTGTTAGTGTCCACTGTGTTATGTTCAAGAATGTATTATTTTTATAAACTTTAACATGAGGAACAGACGCTGATGCCACAGGAGTAATATCAATTTTAAACGGGCTATTAATACCATTATAGATGTATGTAATTAATTGATACTGTTTAAGTGGTTCAGCCACTGTATTCCAATTATTTTTTGGAACTACTGTATTTCTGTCGATGATTTGTTGTAGGAAACCAGTGGCGATTCGATCAGTGTATTCCACTCTATCACGCACATAGGTAAATGTATCCGTATCAAAGTAGTTAGAAAATTCAATGTCGCCTTGCGCACGGAATGTTCTGTATTTTAATGGAAAGTATAATACTGTATCTGCTACAGTGCTGGTGCTAGTACGATTATAACCAAATAATCGTGTACCTGCAAATGTACTTGATTCATATTCAGCAAGACGAGTGCCATTGGTGTCATACACATCAAACAATGGATCTTGTTGTAGGCTAGTCTTTGTCTGACTTTGTGTCCATGTATCTCCGTTGTACCACCACGCTGTTCCTTTATACAATCCTGTTTTTACTACCACAGTATCATAAATTTCGTTATTAGCATCATCTGCAGGATTTAAATTGATATATACCGGTCCCGTTAGTCGCCCAATCTCGTCCAGTTGAGTTTGTACTAAATTAATTGTATAGATATTATCACGCACCACTGGATCATTATCATTGACAAATATAATTCTCATACCGTCAACTAGTGTAACTCCTCCTACAATAGTTAATATTTTTCCATTCAACTCATTAAATGCATCTCGAGTAGTTGTATCTAGTATATCAATTGGTCGTTTACCAATTCTACCAAAATTAAATAATTGTAGATCTGCTTCAAATTGCACAATTGGACGTTGAGCACGATATGTTTGATCGTATGTAACAACTACATTATTATATTCGGCGGTTAATTTAATCACATCACGGTGAAACCAACGATTGCCACGAGACCAAGGATTCAAATCTTTACTACAACGATTAATTGTAATATATTCTGCATTAGACACATTACCTGGCAAGCCATCTGGATAATTTAATGCTAGTTCATCATTGTATAGCTCAGGTGTAACTAATAATTCTACATCAATTAGCTGTATTCCGGTTGGTGCCCCTACATTCTCAACATAATATTCTTTATTTTGATAAGACGCCGGAGTAACATCGGTACCAAAACTTACCTTTAATCCACTGGTGAATATTACTCCATTAGGGCTAGTATAGTTAGGTGTTCCTATAATATCATTTTCGACATCAATTTCCCAGCCAGTAATATCAACAAGTTTGATTGTACCGTAAATAGATGGATCACTGCCGTCTTGGAAGTATAGCGTATTTTGTATACTTGAGATTACAGGAACAACATGAAAAAATTCATCATAATCTTTAAAGAACTCTTTATTGGCATTCACAAGTCCAGATTTAATGTACACTTTTTCATTAAGCAATACATTTTGAACATGCACTAAGCGAATTAATGGATCGTTAATATTGCCTATATCAGTGAACTGCACTTTCCATACGCCGTAACGTTGGGCATTTGGAATAACTGTACCAGCATTGTATCCAGAAACAACCAACCCGGTGTCCGGATCAATGACTTCGGGCATGGTCCATGCTTCTTCACCACGACTTGTTAACAGATTTTGGTTTATGAAAATTGCAGTTTTACCATTAAGTTGCCCAGTAATTCCTGCGTATGCTGGAAATTCTGCAAGAAATTGACTAACAGTGCGATTTTGTATATCTGCATAGGCAAGAGGGACAGCATATTCCACATTAGCTACTACATTCATTAACACATATCGATCTTGTGCTGTTGACTGTGGAACATTAAATGTAATTGTACCTGTTTCTGCGCCGTTATTAGTAACGCCAAGTACATCTCGTGTGCTAACTGTCGGAGTTGCATTTACTAATCCATCAACGCCTAATTCAGTTTGTATCCAAAATCCGGAGCCAAGTTGATCGACTTCGAACGTATATTGCCCACCACGAGCCAAGGTAATTGTATTTTTTACTAAGCCACCTGTGGTAAAATCATAACGAGATATGTTTGCGTTACGAGTGACAGTAAATGTTTTTTCTAAGTCGACTCCGCCGGTATTAACATCAACCGGATCTGGTCCATCTTTAAGCCAGTAGTATTGACTGAAGTTAACAAACTTATCAAAAGAGATTTGCGGATCAAAACTATAGTATTCGCCATCAAATAGTCTGTCATGATTGGCTGTCAACCCACTGTAGTATTCAATTTTATTTAATATATCATTATAGCCAGCAAAGAATGTAATTTCTTTTTGATCATTGCGAACAACAATACTTGGCTCGAGTTGATACTTTTGTCTGTCAGCTGAACTTTCAATTACATAGCTGTCTTTACTTTTGTATGTAGGAGCAAATGTTCTTCCAATATAGCCATATATATTTCTCAAATTTGGTTCAGTTACTAACTGATCCATTGTGGCCGACAAGAACTTATTGTTAACGTCGGTTTGAAATATGGTAGGAAGAAAATTTGAAGTCTTTTTTGTCGCCATGTCGTTATAATCTCAAGTGTTATATAGTATTTAAGCCAGTACAGTTTGGTTGATTTGCGCCGCGGTAATTGCACTAATAATCTGTACATTGTCTACTGTAGCTGCACTAACAATAATTTCATTGTAGTTTGCATTGATTTGTAACAAGCTACCAAATGTACTAGATTCGCTTGACGGCACAATAGTTATACTCGAAATGTTAGGTGCAAGTACACTATGCAGATATGCACTTAGTTCACTAAAATAAAATGTTTCGCCAAAGTCCCAGTTTGCAACATCAAAATAGTTATTGATTGCATCAATAACTTTAGTTTTAACATCGTTGTCACTAACAATAATACTTGCATTTTTTACAACTTTAAATGTTGCTTGCAATGCGGTTGGCGCTTTGGCGCCAAATATTGGTTTGAATTTAGCAGGATTATAAATGATGGTATCTGTTAAATTTTTATAATTTTCTAATGTACTAAATTCTGTACTTAAGGCATCAACTGTTGGCGCAGTCGGTTCGCCGACGGTGCCAGTGCTATCCTGTATCCAGGCTGTATAATCTGTTGAATATTGTTTTGTTAATAGATACAAATCAATAATATTATTTGGGCTTGGATCAATACGACGATAGTTAGGACTATTGTGTCTGTATTGGAAATATAAATCTTGTCGTCCTACTTTAGCAGTATAATCAAATACTTCGTTTAATGTGTAGGCTGCGCCGGTAACAGTTAATTGATAGAATTTATTTTCTGGTGCAATGTAAAACAATTTGCCAGATGTGTACAACGTTGCATCAGCTTGTGCTGCAACCAAAGTTTCATAAGTTGATTCTACTAATGTATTGCTTACTAAAGTCTGTGTAACAAAATTATCATATCCGTAAGTTGATTGGAAAAATACATACTTGCTATTACTATTAACGTCAGGACTAACAATTAACTCAAATAATTCCGGATTATCCAAAATACCATTAGTGTCCAAATCAGAAAATGTAACTAGAATTTTACTAGGATTTTCATATCCGTCAACTTCGATAATATTTTTATAAATGTACCATGTATAATCTAAGGCCAATGGATTAACATCATCTGGATTACTATTAACTTTTAATATTTTAATATTATCGTGTACTGTAAATCCAGTTTTTGGATCGAATACTTTTACAGTATTATCAAAGTAGAAGTTAGTTTCTTTTACACTTTCAAATACGTAATTTAAACCACGATACAGTACAGTATATGTCTGACCAACTGTTTTAAAGCGTATTAGCCAGCTGGCATCTAACCCTGTACTGCTGGTATTACCTGCATAGCCTAAATTAAATTCCCCAGTATCTAAGTCACCAGGTAATATTAATTTCCATGATGTAGTATCGATATCATATCGTAGACCAAAATCTTCATATGCCTGTACATAACCAACAATAGAATCTACTAGTGCTGTTGAAAAGTCAGTGTCAAATACCGCATATACCGCAACAGCTATAGCACCGTTAGGAACTTGTTCACCTAATATAATTGGGCCGGAACCATTGGCTAAATTACCTGTGCCACCATTGGTTCCATCACCTATTACCTGCTGAACATTTGCATAGATATAAAATTTGTCACCAGACTTGCTTGGTATACCTGTTTGAATAGTATTGCGTGCATCAAAATAGTTGCCGGTGCCTGCACTAAATTTAATTATAGAGCTTTGTTTAATAAACTTGTTATTTGTAGACACTACATCGCCAACTTGAAGTATAGTATCATTTGAATCAATAAAATAACCCGTAGATCCATTGGCCACAGTAGTTGAATAATTCCAGTATGCGTTAGTGATAGTAATAGTTGGGTATTTACTGTAGAAAAATTGTAATGTTTCCTGTGCTGATGCCACCGGTTTTACTTTATTGTAAATTGCTTTGTAAATATCATTTCTTGTAGTATAATCAAAAGAGAATGTGCTGACAAATGGGTCACGATACAATACACCATCATCTGCAAAGATATTAGTGCTTGAGTATTTTCCAGTTGTGTCAATAACATCTAAGTAACGGCTAATACCAGAACTAGTACGATTAACTGCTTTTACTTTTAAAATATTGCTGAACAATGTGTAAGGTAAGATATTATAATCTTCACCTGTTACCATACGATCCTGTGTATAGTATTGTTGTGGTGCTTTTTGACGAATTTCATCAAGTGTTTCACGTGAACTAGCATTAGCTACTGTGTAGCGTAGGCTAGCACGAATAGTTATAGTTTCAACGCGGCCGGTTCGACTGATATAATTAACTGGTACAACTATACCCTGCATCTCATCCGGAGTAATTTTATAATCAGCACCATTACTTACACGATAATATAATCTATAATTGCCTTGTGGAATATTAGCAAAAGATCCATCGCCGAACACTAGATCAATTTGATCACTGGCTCTAGTGTTAACTTGAAATACGGATTTATTAGTACTTTTATTATAGATAACATTAGTATTGTTTACTGTTGCAACCTGTGTCCATAAGGCATTTGGTAATCCTTGTGCGTCTAAACTGTATAACCATATATCGGTATTATTAATATTATCTACATTAACACTGTAGACACGATTTGGTGTACTTTCTTGGAATGTGAAATCAAGTGATTTTAATTCGCCCTGTTTGAAGTAGGTAAAAAAGCCTGTATTATTACTAGTGTTGCCTAAATTGTCGTTACGGTAAAGTAGATTAAATGGTTGATTTTGACGAGGTGCGCTTTCATATATAAAAGTTTTACCGGCACTTGTTGGGCTGGTCATTTCAAATTTAGTCGTAGTACCTTCGATGTTAGTGGTAAAACTATATGTTGCAATAATACTTGGTACTAAATTTATTTGATATTCGTCGGTGGTTATACCATTAATCAATTGAGTGTTGCTAGGTTTACCTATAGATTGAGTTGATAACAACCCTGCATTAATCACTGCGGTGAACTGCTCATACCAATTATCATTTGCTGAATCAGACCAATTAATTACTAGGCCAGATAAATTTATACCGTTGCTATCGTACACAGTTTCAGTTGTACTTACACTGTCAACTTTTAAGAATCCGCTTGCAGAGATATTACGTTTAGGATTATATGAAATTAGTTTGGCCAATTTAAGAACACTATCACGACGTTGTGCAGTATCAATAAAGTTTTCACGTGCGTTTAAGTCGCCGCGGAATGCCAGGCTTTGACCTAAGAACGCAATCAAATCAATCAGTGCAATGAATTCACTTGATTCGATAAAGTCGTTAAAGTCTTCTGGGTAATATAAGCGTAAATAATCAATCATTGACTTACGAAGTGTTTCGTAGTCATAGCTTTGAAAGTCCGCATTACGGAAGGTTTGATAGACTCTTGTCCAGTCTTCTGCAACTAATAAACCTGATTGTCTTGTGGTAATAGCCATACTAATTCCCTGTTATAATGTATTTATTTAAGGAAAAAAGTACGTAGTTTATTAGTTTGCAGTAAGTGTTCTGTTTTGATTGTTGAATCTAAGATTCATTAGATTTGTTTGATTTGTCTGTAGATAGCGTAGTTCGAGTTCGATTTGAATACCTGTTTCATACTCAGTGACAATGACATTGTCAATAGAAACACGTGGATCATAGGCAGCAATTGCCTTGATGTCAGCTATAATAGCACTCTTAAGTTCGGGAGTAAATGGATCGTATAATACGTTCCATATAATAGTGCCAAAATTAGGATTCATCAGTTTCTCACCTTTGCGGATTTGAAAGTGATTGATTAAATCTTGTTTAATTAACTCAAAGTCAGTTAGACGAAACTTTTTATTTCTGCCTACTGTTGAGAAACCTTTATATAAAATAGCCATAATAATATTTATCCTAGGGTTATGTGGATTTAATTGGTTGATCTAGTGTGGCCATTTTTGGTCCTAGTACTGCAACGGCATATTTGCCTTTGGCAAAATAATTATCGCCGGTAGTACCAAACGCATCTGTTTTACCACTGCCGCCGCGCCATTGTTTAGCACCACCTGCGCCCAGTAAGTGACTTACTGCTAATAATCCCGCTACGTCTTCGAGAGGAGTATCTTTAGTCACAGTACCAATATTACATAATGTTTTGTAGTTGCGTTTGGTATAAGCACACATCTCAGCTTCTTGTATAGCTGGACTGTTTAGAAATTTTTCTAAGCTATCAATGCCGTCTTTGCCAATCCAGTTATTTGGGTTACGTAACTGTGCATTACTACCGCAGGACATTTTAACATGTTTGGCATCCTGTAGTGCAGGATATCCAAATTGATATTTACCTACAAACCCGATACTATTGATACATCGATATCCGCTCTCACCGTTTGCTTGTCCGCCTCGTCCGGGAGATCCGCTTTCGCTTTTACCTATAACTGCATAGTACGCTGTCATTTGTGCAGAAGTTAGGCCGCCAATTGAACAGTCAGTAGTAGGTTGATTTCGTAGATCAACTTCAGTGGCTGGATTTTTAACTCCTGTGCCAGTAGTGGTTTTAGTTGCATCAGTCTTACCTGTATATGTTTCAGCAGGTTGTTGTCCAATTGATTCTGCCGCTGCAAACGGCAATGGCGCACTTCGTCTATATGGTTCGTGCGTAGGAGCAACTGTGACTATCGAAGATAAACTACCGGTGCTGGTATATAAGCCAACTGTTGAATTAAGTACAACATCTGACAGATTATTGATTTGTATTTCTTTTGGCTTATTAACTGACTGTGCGCCGCCGCTGTTTTGTTTTATCAATTCACCGGTGTGAGCAATATCTCCGGCTGCCTTCATTGATATACTTGCGGCGTCGATGTTAACAGGTGAATCACTTTGTAATCCTATAGTACCGCTCGCTCCGACAGTAACTACTCCAGTAGACAACATGTTAAAACTACCACAGTCAATTTGAAATTTACTGCCCGATTTCATGTTTATTTTATTAGCGGCATTAAGGTTTATATTATTGTCTGAATGTAAATTAATAGACCCTTCACTTCTTACATTAAACCCATTATTTGTATAGATATTAATTGCACCGTCTTTAGTTAATTCAACCCAGCTTGTACCATCACTATGCGAGATATACAAAGTATTGTCAGTCGCAGTGTCATTCATCATTATCTGATGACCGCCAGCAGTACGCAATCTTACTAATTGATTTTCACCCGTTACAGCACCGTCATCCATGACAAACGTGTGGCCGCCTACACGAGTTGAAAAACGATAATCGTCTTCAGTTAAGGTTCCGGCTTTTACTTTGGCAAGATATGCTTCGCGATTGTTAGCCGGATCATCTGCATATGGTCTGCCGGGTGTGCTAATACCAAAAACGTTACTCGGGCTTTCACGTTGACTACTACTGGTAATTGTACCGCGGGCAGTATCCCTATCTAACCCTTGTGTTTTTAGTATAGAATATTGTTGTTCATGTATTGGTTTAGGATTATCAATAAAGTTTGGATTTTTTCGAAGATTGGGGTCAATTTCATTATATTCAACCACAGGAGCAGTGATTCCATTTTGATATGATTTTTTAGTATCAGCTGATGCACCCGATGTATCAATCTTATTACTGCTGGCCATACCCGGCATCATGTGTCTGCTGACATTTGAGTTAACACAGGCAATAAAATATCCGCGCAATGGATCGCCGGCAATGAATATCACAATTACTTCTACGCCAATATCAGGTGGCACCATCCACATGCCATAGGTATGTGGCACATTTACAAACTTATTATCACTATTAGGTCTGTCTGCATATTTTGATGCAATATCAGTTGTGCCCATAAACGGGCTAGCATAGCTGACTGTACGCCAATTTCTTGATTCGTCGGGGTCACCACCTAAATCCGGAATCCATACCTGTAGTCGACCTGCACGTGTTGGGTCGAGATTGTTTTTAACAATACCAATGTATGGGTGCGGGTCAACTCTGGTGGCAGCCGCATCTTCTTTACGTAGATGTTTAACTACTTTACTACCAACTCTATGATCTATTGCCATTTATTACTTTCCTTATTTTTGATTAAACCGCTCTTGAATATGCATCTAATGCATTAACGTATGCAGTTTGTGCGGCTTTATTGGCTGCGTCCAATGGCGCATATTTAGCTTGAGCAGTTGCTAACTGAGTTTCTGCTGCAGCCAAGGATTGTTGATTATTAGCAATTAATGGGTCAGCTTCAGCTTGTGTTAGTACTCCCCGTGCTACTCTGTCAGGGTATCTATCGAGGTTAGCACGTATGGTTTCAATTCTAGATTGAATTTGCATAACTGCATCTAACGCAGTATTTGCTGCAGATTGTGCTTGATCTCTTGCAGCTCTAGCTTGATCAGCTGTAGCCTTTAATGCTAATTTAGCATCACTCATTGGAGCTACACTCGGTGGAGGAACAGCAACCGGTTCTGTTTGTGTAGTAATTGCAGTTTCTGTTGCTGTTGCATCAACTTTAGCCAACTCTTTCTCTTCAGCAGTTTGTAGTGGAGCCACAGTGTCAGCAACTGGCGCACTACCGGGTGCTTTCTCGTCGCCTGTTGCTTTTACGGAAAAATCAGGACCAATATTAGCCTGAGCATCTACGTCAATTGATCTTGGTGCGGTTGCAACTATAGCTCTATTGCCTTTTTCTTCTTTGCCGGCTGTTGATGGTTCTAATGATGTTTGTCGTGGTAATCGAACTGCATCTAATACCTGCTCGAATTTCCCGCCCGAAAATGTACTTTCGACAGTTAAAACACGATACATTCCAGAAAATAAACTTACTGAGTGTTTAGAGTCGAACTTCATCATGCCAGTTGATTCGTCTATGTCGCTGGGACTTTTGACTGTGATCTGTATATAAAGTTCACCTTGATCCATACGTAGACTACCGTTGGCAATTAATCGAGGGTCTATCCCAGTGCCGTCAACTTGCTCTGTTATATTGGTCATCTCCGGTGCATAAAACACGTCATCTTGTTTAATATAGTGGGGGTCACCAATTATCTTTAGTTTTGTCTGCAACATATCGCCGCCGGCTGAGGTATACAGCGATGCTTCAATGTCTGCTAGAGCAATTGCTTCTACTGTCACTGCTCCACCAGTTGAATTTTGTTGCGAGTTATGAACAACTTGTTTCTCAACCATGGGCATTAATGCGTTGGCTTCCTGTGCAGCAGCATCGAGTTTTGCGTTTTTAGTTTCTGCTATTTGTAAATTTTGTGTTTTAGATAAATTTTCTCGATAGGCTGTAGTAGCAGTATAATACAGTGCATTAAATTCTATTGTAAAATCAAGCACATCATTATTTTTTCCTGTATACCAATAGTTGTGTATTTTACAAGGCTCGGTCCATGTTCCTTGCGGGCCTTCGCGTGTTTTTGTATTATACACTGTGTAGGGTAAGATGTGATAGGTAACTTCTCTTGCCCAAGATTCACGTGCGTCATTGTATTTGCCTAACTTTATAGTCGGCACAACTTTATACCATTTTAGAGGTATATTAGCCTGTTCTTCAAGATATTTTTTGTATGCAACATCATCACCATTAAATGTTGACACTGGTCGTACTTGTCCTTGTAAATATTTGGTATGCCGCATGGCAAATGCAATAACCTGATCTATACTTGTACCCGCATTAATTGAAAGTACCCGAACACTATGGTCTAGATTTCCTGGAGTACCTCTAATAGACATACCATTTTCTTCGCTGGCCATCGCAGTATGCGCTGTACTCAATGTCTCTACACTAAGATTAAACTGGCCACCATCATCCTTAAGAATATCTGGATGAATTATAAATTTATATTTGTCTGCTATTTCTGTATTATCTCTAGCAGCCAAATCTGCATAATAAGCATCTAATGCTGCAGGATATGATTTTACTTTATATACTGCATCTTTACCTAGTATAACATTAGTGGTTTGGTCGCTTACTAGCAAGGACGGGGCATAGGTTAATTGTCCATCTGGTCCTATTAGATTACCTGTACTTCCAGCTATAGTAGCCACTCCTCGGCCATTGGCTCCGGCAGTTGGCGCCGCACGTAGAATAGTTGGTCTCTCCCTACTTGCTTTTAACTGGGCTGCCATAATTTCTTCAGTGTTGCTTTTTAAAAAACTTTCTAATGTGCCGGCCGTGACTTCGATGAGTACCGGTGTACCAACAGTTGATAAATCGTAAGCTGAATGACTATACGGACAGGCTTCTATTTCATATTCGGCGCCTTTGGGCGAGGCTTTTATATCCAGTTTTAACAAACGTATAGGTATGCGTTTGGTTAGATCGGGAATAATTCCAACAATTTCGCCAGCGTCATTTGTGCCAAAAAAATCAATCTGTAATAGATATGGCTGTGCTATATAATTAGGAGATTTAATCTCAGTGCTAAGATCAATGATTCGATTTAATAATGTAACTCCGTAGGGTTCGATGATTGAAAATTTAAGATTTATTGCGTTGGTAGAACGTGAGCGATCATTCAATCCAATCACTGTGGTCATGTTAAGATTTTCAAAGTAAAAATCTTCAGCAAAGAATGGAGCACGTTTGAACATCGATGCCCCTTCGTCGTTATTGTATCTACCAGCACTGGCTATGATAACCCGATTTGATTTATAATTTTTAACGTCAGCCACTATATCATTGTATTCGTCAACAGTCAACAATGCCAAACTTAATCCATATGTGTACGATGGATAAGCTAATAAAGGATTAGGTATTGGATCTTTTCTCTTTTTATTATTTGCTGTAGGTGCTTTTGCTGGTTCACCGCTGGTAACTTCAGATGCAGTTGATGTAGCATCAGCAACAGTGGCCGGCGAGTTATTTGCTATTCTTGCATCTTCAGTTTTTGAAACCACAGGCACTCTCGATAGTGCTTCGTTTTGCTGTGCTCTGAGTTTCTCAAATTCATTTTGGAATTGTGTTTGATTTATTTTTCCACTTTTTAAATCATTTGCTAGATTAACCTGATATTGCGTGTACTGCTGATTAATACGATCAGCTGAACCGGCTGCAGGTGGAGGAGTAGATGCTAGTTTATTTGCCGCAGTATCTTGAGTCGGTGCTTGTTCTTTTAATAATTGTGCATTTATTTTTGCGATTCCGGCTTGAAATTGTGCCTGTGTTATAGTGCCGGCAGACAAATCATTTACTAATTTAAGTTGAGCTTGCTGAGCTAGTTCAGCTTTTGTAAGTGCCATTTACTATAATCCCAATGCCGCAATGATTGTTTCTTTTTTAGGAATGAATATTGTTGTACCTGGTAAGAAATCAAATACTGGATCTTGTATAGTATTTGGATTACGCATAGCAAATACCCACCACAATGCACTATCTCCATATAAGTCATAGGCTAATAAATCTGGGCGATATTTGTAGGTTGCGGCAATTCTATATACTACATCAGCTGCTAGTGCCGGAATATCTCTAAACGTTGTAACATCTAAAAAGAATCCGTATGTTTCTGTTTTATTGTACGGACTTGTTTGACTGTATATGACTGCTGACATTATAGGAATCCTCCTGTAGTTGCAGTTTGTATTAGTCTGCCCGCAGCAAATGAATCAAGATTAAAATTATCGTGTAGATTTTTGCGGCTGTATATTGGTTTAAGCGTGATCTGTATAGTGCTTACCGCCGGCACTCGTGTTGATGATGTTACTGTCTTGTAAGATGATACCATTGTTTCTGCTGTGGCTTTTTTACTGCCCCATTGTGGCTGATATTTCATACCGTCATTATCCAGTGTGTTTACCACGCTCATTGGTGTTGTTGGTGCAGCCAATGATTCTGTTAAAGTTGTAGTTTCTACTGGTATTTGTATATAGTCTACTTCATTTGGCATAGTATGTGTAAAGTTAGTTATCACACATGGTACATGAGGGAAATAGTGACTACCATAGCCGTCTAAAAATACCAGCGGCGGTGGGTTACCTGCATTTGCGCCTTGACCAAAAAACATTTTGGTAGCTGATCTAAAAAAGTAGATAGCTGCTAGTAAATATTTGCCTTCGTCAATGCCTTGTACTGTAAATTCACCGCCAATGGTAATGTCACTTACTTCACTGTTAGTGTAAAATTGTTGCGAGTAGTTGCTGTGTACTGGTGTAGTCGAGCTATAATTGGCCACATGCGATACTGTTATAGTTGGTGTATATGGAAATATAACTCCGTTTGTTTCTTTCAATGGAGCCATGAGATTATTTGGGTTTACTCCACTGGCTTTGTAAAATATAGTTGCTTTATCAGCTAAACTTATACGTACTCGCCAATCATCATCCGATGCTCCTCCACCGGTATTTGCATCTTGTATTGCAATTGATGGTTCATTTTTTGTGCCGGCTTCTGCTGCATTATCAGGTAATAAACTTCTTCTAGCATCTTCCGATTCATACGAAGCAACATCCTTCGATGGGTCATAACCGCCGGTACCACTTTCTTCAATCTGGTCACCATAAAAGCCGCCTCTAAAATCAGCACCTTGATTATAATTTTCAGTTATAGCTGCACGGCCGCCAATTGAATCTGTTCCTGTTAAATAGGCACTAGGGTTGCTAGGATTATAGCCGCCGCCACTGCTTAGTGTCTGTTCACCATTATACCCGCCAGCAAAACTAGGTGCATAAGCACCGGTGTAATTTTGCGGAGCATACGGGTCATATCCACCGTTAGTAGATTCAACTTGTCCCGGTACATATCCGCCTCTATTGTCGTATACGGGTGCATCTGTAGGATTTAGAGCCATAATAAAACCTCTGTGTTATAGTGTATTTATTACCGGAGAAATAGTAGCAGTTAAAGATTAACCGCATAAATAGGTTGTATAGTGCAATGCTATTATGTTATACTAATTAAAAGGAACCAAACACTGTGGCTCGTAAAATTAATTATCTCAACAACAAAGATATACTAAAAGAAATAGCAAAAAGTAAATTAGCATACTGTAGTTTCGTTAATAAAGAAGTAACTATATACGATGCTATTGTATCAAATGTAAGTGCAATAAACAAAAAATCCGTGGCAGACGCAAGGGCAACACGTGCAACTAGACTAGCTAAAGAAGCACAAGAAGCCGAACTAGCATTAGGCAATAAACGCAAACTAGATGAATTTGCAATCCCTGTAGAAAATATTCCAGTCACTGACATTGTATTCCGTGTCATGACCTGGGAGCATATACCCATTGACGAAGTTAAACAGAAAAAATCTGACGCCAAGGCGCAAGAAGCCTACGATGAAGATTTATTCGAAACTGAGTATGATGAACCAGCAGTTAAGGTTAAAGGTGCTACCAAGTACGTTAAACTAAATTTTCCTCCATTCTTTCACTATTCAGTAACAGAAGAACTAACTCCGATTATTGTAGGCAAGAGTCACTGGAAAGGCGATTTAGAAACTGGCATTTTCAGTAGAGACCATGGGCAGATGACTCCAAAACTAGCGCACATGTTTGTTAAACTATGCGAACGTTATGCTACACGTAGCAACTGGCGTGGTTATACTTATAACGATGAAATGCGCAGTCAAGCATTGCTACAGTTAAGTCAAATTGGTCTACAATTTGATGAAAGCAAATCAGACAATCCCTTTGCCTATTACACAGCGGCTATCACCAACAGCTTCACCCGTGTTCTTAACATTGAAAAGCGCAATCAAAACATCCGTGATGACATCTTGGAAATGAACAACTACGCACCTAGCTACACTCGTCAAAATCAAGGTGGCGGATCATGGGGTGGCGGTGGTGGACACGGTGCAGACGAGTAATTTGGCTACATTCTATTAGACTTCACAGGGTTAAGTAGTATATACTAATTATATGGCAAATTTATTTAAAAAAGCGGCAGTTCTGACAGACATACATTTTGGCCTAAAGTCAAATAGTCAAACACACAACGACGATTGTTTAAACTTTGTTAAGTGGTTTATTAGCAAAGCTAAAGAAGAAGATTGTGATGTTTGCTTTATGTTAGGTGACTGGCATAACAACAGAGCGGCAATTAATATTATCACGCTAAACTATAGCTTACAAGCTCTCGAGTTACTAGGCCGGGCGTTTGAGCGTGTTATATTCATACCGGGCAATCATGATTTATATTATCGTGATAAACGTGATATACAGTCAGCTGAGTGGGCTAGACATATTCCTAATATCGAAATCATCAATGATTTCTACCAAGAAGGTGATGTTAGTATTGTCCCGTGGTTAGTAGGTGACGATCATAAGAAAATACAAAAGATTAATGCCAAGTATATGTTTGGTCACTTTGAACTGCCGGGCTATTACATGAACGCAATGGTACAGATGCCAGAGCATGGCGAGATTAGACGTGAGGATTTTGGGCATATCGATCATGTCTACAGTGGGCACTTTCATAAACGTCAAACTGGTAAGAACATTACTTATGTTGGCAATGCATTCCCGCATAACTATGCCGACGCCGGCGACGATGAGCGTGGCATGATGATACTATCCTGGGGTGAAGAGCCGACATTTCATGCATGGCCCGATCAACCCAAGTATCGTGTATATACTTTAAGCGGTATTTTACAGAATCCAGATACTTTGTTACAAAAGGGTATGCACTGTCGTGTAAATATCGATGTAGATATTTCATACGAAGAAGCAACCTTCATTAAAGAAACATTTGTGGGCACATATAATCTACGTGAACTTACTCTAATACCAGTCAAGCATACTGATGTCGGCACAGATATTATGTTAGGCAATATTCAATTTGAAAGTATTGATACCATTGTAACTAGTCAACTAACAGCTATTAACAGTGATCACTACAATCCAGCATTGTTATTAGACATCTACAGGAATCTATGAGTTGGAGATCAATTCAATTAGGGGAAAGATTATGCGACCAAGATCAACTAATAATAAATTTATTTCAAGGGCGTACAGTAAACTATATTGGCAACGATGATGAATTTTCAAAAAATTTAAATTTAGATCCTGCTTCGAAAAATATTATTGCTATTTTTAATCATGCTGGTTGGTTAAGTGATTTATTAAAATTCATCGAAAGTTCCATAAAAGATGCCGATGAATTTTATATAGGAATTAACAGATACACAATATTAGGAAACGACATCGATATAATGTTTGCAGATGGTAATAGTAGCACACTGATTGACTTTATTTTGCAGTACACAGATTCTTTGGGATTTTCTATTAGCAAATCCGGATCATTTGATCAAGACCAAGGAAGGTATTTTAATTTTGTACAACCGATAACCTGGGTATATGGAACAAACAAACGTAACCGATAGTAACCGAATTGCATTTTTTCAGCAAGTATATGCTGTTTCGACTTATTCGCAAAAAGAATTACTCGATATTCAAGAGTACCGAGATAAGAAAATATTAGCCGTCGATTCTTGCGGGTCACACTATGAAAAAATGTTTCCAGAAGTAACCATTACAAAATTTGAACATGTACAAACAGTTAAAGAATATCAGTTACCCCAGGGGTATTTTAATAAATTGTATAATAAGATAGAAAATATAAAAGAAAAAACAAATGTATTGCTGTTAGATCATTGTCCTACTATTTTTAAATACAAAACAGAAATCGAGTTAGCCGATATATTATCTATTATAATTAAAAATACAGATGCCGACTTATGTTTAGTGCGTATCGACACTGTTACGTTGGCTGATAATCGTTTAGTAGATCGTTTTAAAAATCTGTCTTTGATAATACCGGAAAATTATGTAATTAATTATTTTATGTACAACCAAAAAGAACTATCATTTAAACTAACAAAAAAACAAAATTATGCTACCAGTATCTATTGATTTTGTTGCCGGCAGTCACGGACATTTTTTAGAATATGTTTGCAATCGATTTATAGCAAAACAAAACATTGAATTTAGCCCGTTTGATTCGTTGGGTGCCAGTCATGCTATGCCCGCAGAATATCAACAGGAGAAAATATTTAAATGCAATCATTATTCAAATTATCATATACCCACCGAACCTAATGTGGTTAAAATCTCTTTTGATAATAACGATTTATTAGCATTATCTAGTGTTTGCTTTTTACGGGCCGGTAATTCAAATATTGATATCAGTAATCTCGAGTACAATACATACAATAAGTTAAAAGATGGGTTTTTTAAAGAGTTAATTAGCGAAATAACTGTAGCTTATCCTAATCTTGTGCTAAATGAATCTATGCCTAATTGTCCGAGGTACATATTGCGAGAATTTTTTAAATTTGGGTTTAAAGATTCTGTTATTAACGGATTTACAAAGAAATTAAAAGAACTACAGTATAATAACAATATTAATGTTTTTGATTTTAAGTTTAACAATTTTTACAATACCCACCAATTTATAAACAATATTATAGAGATTTCGCATTGGTACGGTGTTACTGTAGACCAAATTAATCAATTAAAAATACTACACGAAGAGTTTTTAAGTAAACAACTATTCAAAGAGCATAAACAACAATGTGATTATATTATTGATATGATTATTAAAAAACAAAACGTTTCTATTAATAATTTAACCATATTTCAAGAGAGCTATATAAATGGTTGTTTGGAAAATTTATATAGCAACGAAATGCCTTTTGTGCAAGAAAAGTATTTTAATTCAACTCAAGATGTAGTATACTACTTAAATACCTCAGGGCTCAGATAAAATGACATTCAAAATAAAAAATCTTACAGTTAAGAACTTCATGAGTGTTGGTAATGCAACGCAGGCAGTGGACTTTGATCGCAATGACCTTACGTTAGTACTTGGTGTTAACGTTGACTTAGGTGGGGATGACAGCGGTGCACGTAATGGTACAGGTAAAACTACTATCATTAATGCCTTGAGCTACAGTTTGTTTGGGCAAGCATTAACTAATATTAAACGTGATAACTTAATTAATAAAACTAACGGTAAGAATATGTTAGTCACAGTTGAGTTCGAGCATAACGGGCAAGATTATAAGATTGAACGTGGCCGTAAACCTAACATAATGAAGTTTTATGTAGGCGATGAAGAAAAAGAAATTACCGATGAAAGTCAAGGCGACAGTAGAGAAACACAGGCTGAGATTGAACGCTTGTTAAGCATGTCGCACAATATGTTCAAACACATTGTTGCACTTAATACATATACTGAACCATTTTTAAGTCTTAAATCTAACGACCAACGTGAGATTATCGAACAACTACTTGGTATTACTGTCTTAAGTGAAAAAGCAGAAAAACTTAAAGAGTTGGGTCGTGCCACTAAGGATGCAATACTGCAAGAAGAGTTCAATATTAAAGCCATAACCGACGCAAATGGCCGTATTCAGGAGCAAATTGACAGCTTAAAACGTCGGCAAACTTTGTGGACTACCAAGCATGCAGACGATACAGTAAAACTACAAAATGCCCTTACAGAACTGCTTAAAATTGATATCGAACAAGAGCTAGCAGCACATACTGCGCTAACTGCTTACAATCAACAGCGCAAAGACCTAGATGATTTATCCAAGGCCATTCTGCGTAGCGAAGCTGACATTGCCCGTGAACAAAAGACTATAGACAAAGTTACTAAAGAAATTGCAGACTTAGAATCACATACCTGTTATGCTTGTGGACAACATTTTCACGATAGTAAGCACGAAGAAGTGTTGGCAGCTAAACGTGCTTCGCTCGAAACTGCTACAAATCAATATCTGTCAGATGAGTCGCAATTACTTGCGCTTACTGGTGCTAAGACAGAAATTGGCATACTTGGTGCGCAACCTCGAGTGTTTTATGACAAGGAAGCTGATGCATTCCATCATAAAGGTTCTATTACCAGCTTAGAAACGCAGTTAGCCGCTAAGTCTGCAGAAGTAGATCCATATGCTGAACAGATTGAAGAAATGACTCAAACTGCCCTAGTTGAAACTGATTATACTACCATGAATGATCTAGTCAAGTTAAAAGAACATCAGGACTTCTTGTTAAAACTATTAACTAACAAAGATAGCTTTATCCGTAAGCGTATCATTGATCAGAACTTGTCGCATTTAAACGCACGATTAAGTCAATACTTGGATCGTATCGGCTTACCACATACGGTGACGTTCTTAAACGATTTAAGTGTTGAGATTACAGAACTTGGGCGTGAGTTAGACTTTGACAACTTATCGCGTGGTGAACGTAACAGGCTTATCTTAAGTTTATCATGGGCTTTCCGTGATGTATGGGAAAGTTTATACAATCCAATTAACTTATTGTTTATCGACGAGCTTATTGACAGTGGTATGGACAGTAGCGGTGTTGAAAGTTCATTGGGCATACTTAAAAAGATGTCACGTGAGCATGAGAAAAGCATTTGGCTTGTTTCACACAAAGATGAACTTGCAGGGCGAGTTAACAATATTATGACTGTAACCAAAGAGAACGGGTTCACATCATATAGTACCGACGTAGAAGTAATATGAAAATTGCAATCACAGGACATAGTCGAGGAATCGGGTTAGCAATAGCTAATCAGTTAAATCAGCATGACATAATTGGCTTAAGTCAAACCAATGGATATGATATTGCTAATATTTCTCAAATTATAAATGCAGTGCGTGATTGTGATGTATTCATTAATAATGCGTATTGTGATTATTATCAGACTGAATTACTCTCAGCATTATATTTAGAATGGCAAGATCTTAATAAGATTATTGTTAATATCGGCAGTACCAGTACTGCATACCCGCGCACCGAAGCTGCATTAAATGATCTACCTTGGCCGTATAGAGATCATAAGATAAGTTTAGAAAAAGAATTTAGAAAATTAGCATGGCAAGGCGCTAACTGTAGACTTGCATTGATAAATCCCGGCGCAATAGATACCGATATGATGCGAGCACAAAACTGTATTAAATTAAATCCTATAGAAATTGCCAAAGCTGTAGAAATAGTATTAACTAATCCTTATATTAAAGAGATGACAGTTTATGCAAAATAAGTATGGATTTCAGTTATACCATTGGCATCTTGAACCAAGTAGTCGTTGTACATTACGTTGTCCTCGCTGTCCTCGTGAAGAAATGGGCGGTGATATACCATGGCTTAATAAAGATATCACTTTAGAATTATTTAAAAAAACATTTACAGAAGAATTACTTAAAACACAGGTTAAACGTATTACTATGTGCGGTGATGTCGGCGATCCAATTTATTGCCATGACTATTTAGATATATGTGAATATATTAAAACTACTAACCCTGATATACATATCTATACTATCACTAATGGCAGTTATAAAAAACAAGATTGGTGGGAACGCTTTGGTAATATATTAAATGAACGTGACACTGTAGCATTTAGTATCGACGGATACGATAACGATAGTAACAATTTATATAGAGTCAATAGTAACTGGGACAGTATAATTACCGGTGTAACTACGTTAACTAAATTAAAAAGAGCTTATGTAACCTGGGCTGTAATTGTATTTGCATTTAATCAAGATCAGCTAAAACTAATAGAAAATATAGCACGTGACGCAGGATGCGATAGTTTACAGGTTACTAAAAGTATAAAGTTTGGTAGTCGATTTAATAGTTACAATACAACAGATAGCACAGACGAATTAGAACCGAGGCCGGAGTTTGTTAGTCAAAGTGGTCGTTACGAAAGATATAGTGTTCAATTAAGTAATCGTCGATTTGATAATGCTGACTATATGCAGACTAATTTAATACAGTGGAAGAATACAGTTAATACCTATAAAGATGATTATGTAATTCCACTTTGTTTAATTGGTAATCGTGGATTGTACCTAAATGCGGCTGGTCAATTATACCCATGCAGTTGGGTAGCGGCTCCTCACAAAGGTAGACATAGTCCTATTACAAATAAAACATTGAAATTAGAAGACAGCTTGTTTAGGAAACACGAAGACTTATTTAATCTGCATACTAGGTCATTAGAGGAAGTATTAAATGACCCAGTCTGGGAAAAGTTATTTGATAGTTGGCACAAAAAAGAAGATGCATTTATTGAATGTGAAGAAAAATGCAATAACTGTGCAGTCAGTCAAGAAAATTACAGTGTAGGATATTTAACAAATTAATTTGCCACCCACTACAAGGCGGTTAAATACACATAACAACAAGGAGAAGTAAACATGTCAATTCATGAAGATATTTTAGCAGCAGTAGAATTATACGTATCAGAATCAGAGAAATTTGAAGTTAAGGGTGTTAAGGCCGCAGCGGCACGTGCTCGTGGTGCATTGGGCGATTTAGGTAAATTAACTAAAGCCCGTCGTGCAGAAATCCAAGAGAAGAAAAATGCAGCGGCTGCAAAATAAATAACGTATGACATACGACTTTCCCTGGATCTATAATGGTACACCTTTTGATTCAGGGGATATCGGTGAATACTATGGTTTCATTTATAGAATAACCAATCTTACTAACGGCTACGATTATGTGGGCCGTAAGTATTTCAAAACTATTAAGAAAAGACCACCACTAAAAGGCAAGAAGAACAAACGTCTAGAAACAATCGAAACTGATTGGAAAGACTACTGGGGTTCGTCAAGTCGATTAGTAGCAGATATATTAGAATTAGGCAAAGAACAGTTTACTCGCGAAATTATACACTTGTGTAAGAGTCGCGGTGAAACAAATTACATGGAAGCGTACTATCAATTTACAGAAGGTGTACTGTTGAAGGAAAATAACTACAACGGTATCATACAAATTAAACTTGGCAAGGGTTCCGTAAAAGATTTAATAATTAATAAAAACAGTTGACCAACGACACTAAACGTATTACAATAAACACACAGCTCCTAGACACCAAGTCACTCTCATAGAAACAAATTCCAACTCCGTAGTAAAGTAGTAAATGTTTTAACAGCCCTATTGCAGATTAAGTTCTGTATTCAGAGGAGATCGTGCTCGCGTAATGGCCGCACGTGGAACGTGTAGACTAGACTACACACTGAATGGCGACCGTGTATTGTGCTATAAAAAGCGAATCAACAATATAAAAATTAGGTGTAAAAACCGAATGATTTGGGCACTGTGAAAAAGATACAACCCATATGATGACATAGTTTGGCTAACTACGGATTATGCATCAACCGTCGTAAGAAGCAAGAGTAGGGAGTACAGGGCGACCGCTTCCGTGTAAATGAATATAATCTCTTTTAGTTAGTATGATGAAGCACTCGGATGAAGTCGCTCTGTTTTACTTTGCCTTTAGTGGGTGAAGTATGACTATAATCTGGATGAAGCAGTTCTAAAGTCAAAAGCATTACAGTACATAACAAAGTAAATTAGATTAATTAGATTAGAAGAAAAAGCATGAGCGCAAGCGAAATGCGAATGTCTTTAGACATTCTTTAAATGTAGTTAATTGTCTTTTGCTCTTATAATGACTTTGATAGACGTATGTTATAGTCAATAAAAAAGCACAATAAATGTGCTTTAGTATTAAAAAAATGGAAGTCCGCTTTTTTGTGTAGTTTCCATATTATCTTTAATAATCTTTCCGATAATATCTCTTTCTTGCTGTGTTAAAAACATTGCATCTTCATAACTTAAACCACCCCGCATATACCAACACATACGTAATGCTTCTTCTCTGAAGGCTTTTGACTCTTTATCGTAGGAATCAAGCAGTTCTACGATGGCATCATTATCTAGGGTCAAAAGCCTCGAGCGAAAAAACTTGCGTAATCGAAATCAATGGATAATTTAAATTCATTTGAGCATTCAGTACACACTACGTCGACTGGTTTAATACTAATTGATTTAGACAGTTCTTCAATTGTTTGTTGTACTGTGCGTATTACAGTTGATTCGGAATTTGTGTAGTACTCTCTAATAAATTTTGTATCTGATACAACGTCGCCATCTTCTGTCGTAATCGCCGCAGTACAATTAGATATAGTTTCGATGTTTAATTCAACCATTTTATTAATATGTTCATTGTATTTGACTTTTCTAACGTCTGCGTCAAGATCGGGATCTGCTAGTGTCTGGATTAACTTTTCTTCTTCAAACACAGTATTACCAGATTTACTAATTTGAGCGTAAGTTAATGGTTTAAGACTAACAGACAACCCGTCTGATAATTCCACAGTCTTTGAATAATCTGGCATTGATACAGAACCTAATGTAGCAGTTAAGTCTACATCATAATCATGTTCCGTACCGCATTGTGGGCAAGTCGATCCTATGGCCATTGTAGGACCATAACTAGCAATACGAATAGCAATCAATGTAGTGTCTACATCTACGCTGGGCATATCCCACGCATTTTTAATATTTGGGCAGCAACTCTGAATAACATCAACGACGCTTGTACCACTGATCAACGCATCTGGTGTGCGTAATGTAATTTCGTCTCTGGTAGTCATTGGATATACAGGTAGTTCGCCTGTTACTGGTAGTTCTAATGAACCCTCTTTCCAAAACTTTCCTTCGCTAGTTAACTTGATATACAGCGCAGGTTGGCGAAAGTGTTTAGCTAACGGATTTGCGTTATTGATTTGAGCCATGGTTTTATTTCCTATAAATATAATTGATATACTGTATATTTATAGGTTAAAACCATGGATGAAAAAGAATTAGACCAGAAGATCGAGGCCCTAGCCAATGCTTCAGCAAAAGCACGGGATGACATGGTGTTTTTGGCTGAAGCAATCAATAAAATGGGATTGCGCGGAGTTGATGCTAAGAAAAAACTAATAGAAATGGCTGTTGGTGTAGACAAAGTTACAGTCGCAATGAAAAAGTCTGCGGTTGATATTAAACAATCCATGGAAGCTCTTAAAAAGAGCATTAACAAAGGCGAAGTAAGCTCTGAAGAGCTCACAGAGCAATTAACTACTCTCAGAGATCAAATTAACAAAACATCTGATCAAGGTAAAAAGCAAGCTCTGCTTGATGCTAAAGCTGATCTTGAGGCAATGAATGCTCGTAATCAAGCAAACGCCGCATTAAAAGACAGTTTGTGGAATATGGCGGGTGTTCTAACTGTTGGAGCTGCTAATGCATTTAAAGGTGCAACTACTAAAGCATTGTCTGGAGCAGATGCATTTGACATAGCTGGTTCAATGATGACTGCTGGTGTTGATCTTGTTAATACTGCCAATCAAGGTGGAGCAAACGCTTTAAAATCATTCGGAGCTGCTACGGCTGGAGCAGGCGGAAAAATGGGATGGGCCGGCGCCGCAGCAAGTGTACTAGGTGAAGGGTTAAGTGCCGCAAGTGTTGGGTTAAGTGAATTAGCTAAAGCAGGCATTGGATTTATGCTTGCACAAACCAAGCAATTAATTGCAGGGTTTCAAACATTGTCTTCTGTGGGTGCTGTGTATAATGGCGGTATGATGGCCATGGTTAACACTAGTCTTCGTGCTGGTATGACTATGGAACAATTTAGTAAATCTGTATCAGCTAATAGCGATAATTTAGCTAGAACCGGACTAGGTGTGGCAGAAGCAAGTAAACGTATGGCCGGTGCAATGGACGGAACTTCAAAAGCCGGTATTGCTGCTCGTAAAGGTATGTTTGCTTTAGGTATGGGCATGGAAGAGCAAGTTGATGCATTTGCTAATACTATGGCACGTATGGCTGGGCCATTAGGGCAATTACGTGCTAGCGATAAAGAAGTAGCACAAGCAACGCAAGAATATGCTAAGAATTTAAAAATGGTATCTGCAATCACCGGTGAAGATGCCAAAGCCAAACAAGAAAAAATTCGCCAAGAACAAGATAATCTATGGATGGATGGTCAACTTGCTAGTATGAGCACAGAACAACGAGAATCGTGGAATGCTATGATGCTTTCGTTGAACGAAGATGATAGAAGAGCAGTAATTGAAAGAAAAAAATACGGCAGTGTTATTAGTAAAGATCTTGCAGGTGGTGAAGCGTTGGTTCCTGCTATAGCAAAAATGCGAGATCGAGCACTTCATATGGCTCTAGATGCACATAGTACAACTGCAGACGGTTATAGAATGCAAGGAGAATTTGCTAAAGAAACTCAAAGACAGGGGCTAGAACATGCCAATACACTAGGTATAGCTACAAGCGAAACTGCTATAGCTATGTCGAGTAGCATACATAAATCAATTAAATCTGCAGCTGCAACTTCAGAAGGTGCAGAAAAACTTGCTGCTGCTGCAATCGAAAGACAAAACAAAGCCGGCAAGGCAGGAACAGATGTCGGAGCAAATAATTTAGAAATGCTTCAGAGTAATATGATTGACATGCAAAAGCTCGCAGTTGATAATATGGATCAATTTCAAAAAGCATTAAAAATGTCATACGATGCTGCTATGTGGGCAGTTCGAGGATTGGGCAGTTTAGGTACAGCGGCTGCCAATAATCCAATTAAAACTGGATTGTTGGCTATATTACCGGCAATAGTCGGTACAATTGGCCCATTGTTATTAACAAAAATGTTTGGTGGTAAATTTGGTGTACTAGGAGCATCAGCAGCAAATCCGATGCATGTTACCGGCGGTGGCTTTGGTGGACCAGGCGCAGGTGGCGGTGTAGATAAAAATGGACGATACAGAGACTCAAAAGGTAGATTTGCCAAAGCCCCTACTGCAATGTCTACTCTTAAAAGTGCCGGTGCATTGGGAAAAATTGCCGGTGTTACAGGTGCTATAGTTGGAACTGCAATGGCAGTAGGCGATATCTATGATACAGAAAATGATAAAACATTAACTAAAGGTCAAAAACGCGAAAAAGAAGGAAGTATAGTTGGTAGTGCCGCCGGCGGCGCCGCCGGCGCTTGGGCTGGCGCAACTGCCGGCGCAGCTATGGGGGCATTTGGCGGCCCACTCGGTATAGCCGTTGGCGGACTAATAGGCGGAGCATTAGGATATTGGGGTGGTAGTGAAGGCGGAGAGAAATTAGGCAAAGCCATAATGAAAGACGAGTCTGCTACTAGCAAAGTTGCAGCAGCAACTTCAGTAGCCGTTAGTGGGGCAACTACTCAAACAACTACTCCAAAACCAGTAACTAGCTCATCACAAAACTTAGCAGCTGAACAAATTAAATTGTACGGTGCTGTTGTTGATCCCGAAGCAGCTAAAAAAGCAGCAACAGAAAAACCAGTAGCCAGTGCAAATCCAGCAGAGCAACAACAAATCAATCTATTACAAAGCATTTTAACTACTATGCAAAAGAACAACCAGATAACGTCAGGAATTTTACAGAACAGCTATTAAGCTATAAATACACTATCGTAAAGAGAATATAACTATGTCATGGAAAAAACATTTCCGAACTGCAAACACTGGTGGACAACTAAGTCCAATTAGTGGTATTAACAATTCAGCAGATCCGAGCTATCGTAACTATCAAAGCCAATTACCTGAGGTATATATCGGCCATCCAAATCGTACTGAACGTTATAATCAATATGAGCAGATGGATATGGACAGTGAAGTTAATGCTGCACTTGATATTATTGCAGAATTCTGCACACAACCAAATACAGAAAATGGCACAGGCTTTGATTTATTCTTTAAAGAAGATCCAACAGATAACGAAGTTAAATTACTTAAAGATCAACTGCTACAGTGGGTTAATCTAAATCAATTAAACAAACGTCTATTCAAACTTGTACGTAATACATTAAAATACGGTGATCAAGTATTCCTACGTGATCCAGAAACATTCAAATTATACTGGACAGAAATGGGCAGTGTAATCAAAGTTATTGTTAATGAAGCAGAAGGCAAAGAGCCCGAGCAATACGTAATTAAAAACCTTAATCTTAACTTTCAAAACTTAACTGCTACTGCATTAAGTTCGAGCGATACCTACACAAATCACCCGCAACAAGGCGGTAGTGGTGGCGCAGGTTCCTATGTACAACCTAACGTACCTTACAGTGGCGGTTCACGTTTTAGTCATGCTCAAAACGAAGCAGTATTAGATGCAGAACATGTAGTGCATATCAGTCTGACAGAAGGTCTAGATGTAAACTGGCCATTTGGTACTAGTATTCTTGAAAGCATATTTAAAATCTTTAAACAAAAAGAATTGTTAGAAGACGCTATTATTATCTATCGTGTGCAACGTGCACCGGAACGTCGTGTATTTAAAATTGACGTAGGTAACATGCCTACACACATGGCTATGGCCTTTGTGGATCGCATTAAAAATGAAGTACATCAACGTCGTATTCCAACACAAACTGGTGGTGGACAAAATATGATGGATGCTACATACAATCCATTAAGCACAAACGAAGACTTTTTCTTCCCAGTAGGCGCAGAAGGCCGTGGATCGAGCGTTGAAGCATTGCCAGGCGGTAGTAACCTGGGTGAAATTACAGACTTACGTTTCTTTACTAATAAAATGTTCCGAGGTTTACGTATTCCTAGTAGCTACTTGCCTACAGGCAGTGATGATAGTTCATCTACATTTAATGATGGCAAGTCAACTACTGCATTAATTCAAGAATGGCGCTTTAATCAATACTGTATGCGTTTACAAACTATGATAGTTGAAAAACTAGACAATGAGTTTAAAATGTTCATGCGTTGGAGAGGTATTAACATTGATGGTCAGCTATTTGAACTACGCTTAAACGAACCACAAAACTTTGCCAAATATCGTCAAGCAGAAGTAGATGCGGCACGTATACAAGCATTTACATCATTAGAACAAACACCATACCTAAGTAAACGTTTCTTATTAGAGCGTTACTTAGATCTAAGTGAAGAAGAAATGCAACGCAATGATGAATTATGGGCAGAAGAGCATAATGATACTCCGAATCCTGGAGATACTGATGTTGGATTACGTGCAATTAACGTTACACCAGCGGGGATTGAAAGCGATATGAGTAATTTAGAAATGCCCAACTTAACCGCAGAACCAGCACCTGGAGTAGAACCGGGTGCATTACCTGCAACGGGTGCTGCACCAGCAGTACCAGAAACGCCTGCTGCACCTCCTGGTTTATAATATTTTAGGTAAATAATATTATGAATCTACTTGAAATATTTAATTCTGAATTAGTGCAACAGCACCAAACTGAAAAGGACGATAACACTCCTTTAAAGTTGTCTGATCTGCGCAAAACTAAATTAACATTAACTCAATTACATCGTTTGCGCATTATGAATGATGTACGTAGGTTAGAAAAAGAGCAAGACTTGGAACGAGTAAGAACACAGTACAAACCAGCAGAAGTTGCTCCACCGATGTAGTTATCAACTAGAATCAATCAAAAAACACGCATTTAACTTCAATTTTTCAATAAACCAGTAAATAATATTACAGAGATATTACGTAACGTAAATCTCACCTAGACAGACACAATTTAAGGAGTTCTTTATGAACAAGTATGAACAGTTAATAGAACACATCATTAATGATGAAACTGATAAGGCTCGCGAATTATTCCACAACATCGTTGTTGAAAAATCACGTGACATTTATGAAAGCCTAATCGACGAAACAGATTTAGACGAAGTTGGCGGAAATAAAGTACAAGGCTACATGGATGAAGTTACTATCGATGAACAAGGTCTTAGCGAAGAAGAGGAAGAAGCCGGCGAATTTGAAATGGACAGCGAAGAAGGCGAAATGGAAAATGATTTCGACAACTCAGGTGATTTAGATTCACACGAAGAAGAGCACGGCGATGTTGAAACACGTGTTGATGATTTAGAGTCTGCATTAGACGAACTTAAAGCTGAATTTGATGCGTTAATGGCCGGCGAAGAAGGCGAAGAAGAACACGCTGACATGTTTGGTGGCGACGAAATGGGTACTGACGAAGTTGCTCAAGAAGAAATGTACGAAGCTGAAGAATGTGATACAGAAGAAGATGACGAAGAAGAAGTTGAAGAATCTATTGTACGTGAATACGTAGAAAAAGTAGCTGCTCCGTCAAATACTGAAGGTGCTGATAACAAGCAATCTACAGTAGCTAAGAAAAATGACATGGGCGGTTCATCTGCTAATATCGTACGCGGTGGTACAGAAAACGGCGGCACAGTTAAAAAACCAGCAGTAAATAACATGGGTAATATTAATGTTCCTGGTGGTAAAGCTGGTAATGCATTTGCTAAGAAAGAAAAAGTAGCAACTACAGAGTCACGTAAAAGCAAATAATTTAGGATAAGAAAATGGCTTCATACTTAAAAGAAAACTTAACCTTTGACAATGCTAGAATGGAAATTCTAACAGAAGATAGTCATGATGGTAAAGGTAAGAATCTTTATATGAAAGGCATATTCATTCAAGGTGGCGTTAAAAACCATAACGAACGAGTGTATCCAGTAAATGAAATTAGCAATGCCGTAACAAACATCAATGAACAAATCAAGGGTGGCTACAGCGTTTTAGGCGAAGTAGATCACCCAGATGATTTGAAAATTAATTTGGACCGTGTGTCACACATGATTACAGATATGTGGATGGACGGTCCTAACGGCTTTGGTAAATTAAAGGTTCTCCCTACTCCAATGGGTAAGTTAGTAGAAACAATGTTGGAAAGTGGAGTTAAACTTGGTGTTAGTTCTA